ATGCTCGGAATCTTTTTGGCAGATGGACTTTATAATAAAGCAAATGAAAAATATTTTATAGTATACAACGAAGATTTTAGATTGAAAACCGAATTGCCATACATTATTCATTGGGCAGATCACATGTCTTGCAGACAAGAAAATTCTCAATGGAAAAATTCTTAAAGAATTAAATACTTATATAAAACGCGCACTTCTATGAATTGGAAATCTTTTAATTTTGATTTTATTAAAATGAGTAAGAAGGAGTTTATGGATACCATTATCCTATATACTACGACATTACTTATCACTTTGGGGATGGTTTACCTGCTATTTCCTAATTTCGTAAAAGGGCTTACCGATGTAAGTACAATAAGAACAAACGTTTCTACGATTGACCAAAAAATAGATAGTGTAAAAACTGGACAAAACCTTTTACATGAAAAGGTTGATGTCATTATAGAAAATCAATATAATTTTACGGGCTCTACACTTGATTCTATAAGACTATTAAATCAGAAAATTGATATTTTGCAAAACGCAACTTATCAAAATAATAGACTTGTTAATCAAAACTCGCGAGATTTACAAACTCTCAAACAATTGTATTACGAAAGGCAGTTAAATGATAATAACGGAAATAAGGTTTCATCTTTAGAGGGTTTGTTTAGAAAACAATAGTAAAGTTTTATTGGTTTATTGTTAACCATAAAATTTTTAAGATGAAAACATTATTTTTAGGAATCTTATTATTTTTATCCATATCGGTAAAAGCTCAAATACCCGATTCTCTCTTAAACGAAGAAACTAAATCATTATATAAATTTATAAACGAATGGTGGCGCACACCATATCGGTATGGTGGTAGTAGTAAGCGCGGAATAGATTGTTCAGCATTTACACAATCTTTGTACAAAAAGGTATACGATGTTAATATACCAAGAGTAGCATCTCAACAATATAAAGTAGGTAAAACGATTACAAAAGAAGAAGTAAATACTGGAGATTTAGTATTCTTTAGAAGTTCAGGTCCATCGGGTTGGCACGTTGGTGTTTACCTAATAGATGGATGGTTTCTACATTCGGGAACATCGAATGGTGTTTATGTAAACAATTTAAGTGAAGAAAAATATTCTAAAAAAATAAGAGGTTTCAAACGTGTTATGTGATTTTCTGATATTTATTATTGAAACAAAAACTTTTAACTATGAACGCACTTTCACTTTTTATTTCTGAATTAGTTTTGAGAACTTTTTCTTCAAAACCTAAGTTCTTCGTAACCATCCAATGGTTGTCCATCGTAACTGGTGGTGTTTCTGCAATTATTTCTTATCTACAAACAACATCAGTACAATTACCAGAGTGGGTTGCAACCGTCGGTAATGCAAATGTAATGGTTGGATCAGTAGTTGCTCTTATATTGGCACAATTAACAAACAAAGACCCAGAGGTAGCTACTAAAATTGATGCTCTTCACGAGAAGTAATTCAGAAATTATTTCAGGTAAAACTTAAAAAGTATGACGTATTGTCATACTTTTTTATTTGGTATAGTAATTGAATTATAATAGGCATTAAATAACCTTAAAAACTTAATTACTATGTATTACAAAAAATACGATGCACTTGATAGGATTTTTGATTCGTTTTTTAACGATACGATATTTACTACAACTGAATATCAATACGAAAATTCCAAATTGGCAATTGAAGTATTAGATGATAAAGCACAGATTGCTTTATCAGTATTAGGACACTCTAAAGATGATATTACAATTGAATTACACGAAGATTCTATTGTAGTAAAATCGGCAGAAAAGGAAATGACATCTATCCAAAAGCAATTAATTTCAAAAGTTAATGAAAAGATTGCCGTAGGTAAAAAATTTGATGGAGAAAAAGCCGAAGCAAAGATTTTAAATGGTGTTCTCTATCTTACCATTCCTAAAAAAGAGGAAGCAAAACCAAAAAGTGTGGAAATTAAAGTTGATTAATTCACAAAAAAGTGTTATATTAATGGGTGAAGTCAGAAAAACTTCACCCATTTTTGTTTTATGGGGATATTTATACTTATAAACTTTAAACAAATGAATTATAAAGATAAAATAGAATCTCTTTTAGAATCTCTCGAATCTAAAATGTCTATAATTGAAAATGTGGCGAATGGTCGCATGCGATTGGATACGAATGACCTTATATTTGTTATCGAAGATTGTAAAAGAATCAGAGAAAAAATTAGTGAACTCATATCCATAGAAAGATAAAATGAATTGGCTTAAATTTTTAGTGGCGTTAGCTGCCTTTGTGGTAGCTGGTTGCGCTGCATATTTTTCAGTAACCGGTTTGGGAATACTATTCAGTGGTGCATCAATCGCCGTAATGGTAATGGCATCTGCGTTAGAGTTTTCAAAATTGGTAGCAGCGTCATATTTAAAACAATCTTGGGATTCAATTGGTAAAGTATTAAAAATTTATTTGGTTTTGGCCGTAGTTATCTTAATGATAATAACTTCAGCGGGTATTTTTGGATATCTTTCTAACGCGTTTCAACAGCAAAACCTAAAAATTCAACAAGTTGAACGTGAAATATCCATTTGGGAGCAAAAAATCAACACGAACAAAGAACAAATAGAAATTTTTAACACACAATTAAATAATTTCCAGCAAAATCAGGGTAAAATAATTGATTTACAACAAGGTAATCGCGCGAATAGTAGACTTTTACGCTCAGTTGATAATAGAGATAGACAAATCACCGAAACTTCTGAAAAAATTGATGTTTTGCAAAGTGAAATCGTACAATATAACGATACTATTAACAAAATTAAGAATGCAAACATAGATATTGAGCGAGAAGTGGGTGGATTTCGTTTTGTTGCCGAAGCATTTGGAGTAGATTTGAACTCGGTTGTAAAATTTTTCATATTTTTGATAGTTTTTGTGTTTGACCCATTGGCAATTGCTCTGGTCATCGCGTTTAATAACTTAATTAGACAAAATTCCGAAAAAAAATCAACTCCAAACGATGGAATTAGAGTATTTAAGGTTTATGGTGATGATAAAGACGATAATATCATAAATTTATCCGAAAAAGATTCAAAAATACTTGAAGAAACATTAGAAAATCCCCCAATTCCGAATGATGCACTAAAAACTGCGGCAGATGAGTATAAAAACGTGGTAGAAAGTGAAAAAAACGAAAAACCTGAGCAAGATTGGTTAAATGCTTACAATGGGCAACCATACTACACAAATCCTGAGTTTCCGTGGGATAAAAAACATCTTTGGCAGAATGACCAAAAGGCAGTCAACCATTGGATGAACAATAAGGGCCTCGGTAATTATTAATATTTGGTTTTTTGATAAAATTTTGTTATATTTAGGTAATAATTAATATTATGAATTTAGGTTACGCTTGTATAAACTTATCATTGGGTAAAAAGATTACCACAAATCGAAGTATGGTTAAAAAAACTCTTGATAGTAAAGGATTGGATTACGTGTCAGAACTTGCACTTAAAAACGCAAGTGATATTATCAAAATATTGGAATGGAACGTAGCAAACGATATTTACTTTTTCAGACTATCATCTGCCATCATTCCTTGGGGTGACCATATTGATATTACTGCCTTAAAGGATTACAAACAAATTGCAACCGAGCTCAGAAAGGCAGGTGATTACGCCCAATTGATGGGTGTTCGTATTACATCGCATCCTGGTCCATTTGTAGTTCTTACATCCCCTAAAGAAAGTGTAGTCCGCAATGCAATCGCAGATTTGGAACTACACGCTAAAATATTCGACCTAATGGGGCTAGAACGTTCTCCTTACAATAAGATAAACATACACTGTAACGGCGTTTATGGCAACAAGAAAGAGGCAATGGATAGATTCTGTACCAATTTTGATAGATTATCGGAATCGGTTCGTTCTCGGCTTACCGTTGAGAATGATGATAAGGCATCTATGTATTCTGTAAAAGATTTACTATACGTACACAATAAAATCGGTATTCCGATTGTGTTCGATTATCATCACCATCAATTTTGTACAAGTGATTGGACGGAAGAAGAAGCACTGAAAGCAGCAGCTACCACTTGGCCAAAAGGCATAACGCCAGTTGTGCATTATTCCGAATCGAAAGCATTGCACGAAAACAACATCAAAGAAAAACCACAAGCTCACTCTAATTATATTAATTCACTCCCCAATACATACGAATTGGATGTAGATATTATGGTTGAAGCGAAAGCAAAAGAGTTAGCTATTTTACCATTTATAAACAAAGTTATATGAAATTAATTGTAGACAAAAAAGCAAATGGATTATCAAATCCCGAATTTGATAAAAATTTAAAAACATCAGTACCACGTACTGAATTTACAAAAGAGTCCGCAGATGAATTGGAATCCATTCTTTCTAGCGCCATTGATGAATATGGTGGAGTGGGTATATCTGCAAATCAGTTAGGTATTCAAAAACGTGCATGCCTAATACGTGTTAGAGATACTTCACTATTTTTATTAAATCCATACATCGTAAAACGTGATGAAGAGGGATTCATATTTTATGAAGGGTGTTTATCTATTCCTAAAACAATAAACAAACCAATAAGAACACTTCGTTCTAACTCTGTTACGGTAATGACTGATAATTTCGGTGAAATGCAATTTTCTATTAATCCCGATGGTGATAAAGATTCGGTTTCAATCGAAACACTACAAACTGTAGTTGTGCAACATGAGATAGACCATTTGGATGGAATAACTATAAAAGAACGTGTGTATACTACTCAGGTTACTAAAAAAATTAATTATGGAAGAAATGATATTATCATTATGAAATCTCCCGATGGAGATTTGATTGAAGTAAAACATAAAAAAGCAAATGAGTTTTATTTAAAAGGATATGAAATAGTTTAAAATGGAAATAATAATTTTTATACTTTCTATATTCCTTATTGCCTCATTGTATTTGATTTGGAATCTATTTTCTAAATTAGAAGTATACGAAGATATATTCGAATCATACGATGAATTTCTTTCTAAGAAGGCTTTGGCATATGAGCAACTGCTGGAGAAAATGAGAGAGATTGATTCTCGTCAAATCTTTGAAAAAGATGATGACGTTGGATCAACCTTTCAAGGCATAAAGGAGTTAATAGAAGATTACAAAAACTTCGAATAAATATGCCAAGAAAAAAAGTAGTAAGAGAATACTTCACAAAAGACACGGAGAACGCCATATTGGAATATAATACGGCTTCAGAAAAAGAAATTAGAGATAGAATCTACAAAGAAAGAATCCAGCAATCATTTGAAAAGCTTGCCGAAATTGTTTACAATAAATGGAAGTTTACATATTTCGATGATGAGCCGGAAGATGTTATGTCGCAGGTTGTTGCGTTTATGGTAGAGAAAATCCATATGTACAATGACCCTAATAAAGGAAAGGCGTATAGTTACTTTACAATTGTAGCGAGAAACTACCTTATATTGAATAACAATTCTAATTACAAAAGGTACAAAGATACCGATATAATCTCCAAAATGCCCGAACAATGGGATGTAGAAAATAATTTTCACGATGAGGTTAAAGATTCCGAATATAAGGTATTTAATAGGTTAATGCTAGCTTATTGGGATAAGAATTTAGAAACATATTTTCAGAAAAAACGTGATATTCAAATTGCAGATTCAGTATTGGAATTGTTCCGTCGTGCCGAATACATAGAAAATTTCAATAAGAAAAGTCTATATCTTTTAGTTAGAGAAATGACCGGTTGCCCCACTCATTATATTACAAAAGTGGTAAACAAAATGCGACAGAAACAAATGGAGTTATTTAACGAATATCAAGATACGGGTGATATTAAAATGTAAGTTTATTGATTAACTATATTTATTTGTGTGAGTATCCTATTTAGGATAAAGAATATATTTCACACGTAATTAAAAATAAAAATAAATGTCAGTAGATTTTCAATTGTTTCCCGGCAAAACTCTATCTGATGTTTTTCAAGATATTTACACAAACCAAGTAAATAAAAAGAAGAACATTTCAGAACTCATCGAATCCTTACGAAAATTAATTAAAAACGTGGGAGAGGCAGCAGTAATTGCACCGATAGTAAAAGACCTTATTGAAGTCTCAGTAAAGAATGATGATCATCTAATTAAGTTAGCAACCATTGCACAGAGATTAGCAGCAGCTGCAGGAAAACAAAAAGGACAAGAAGGTTATTTATCTGAAGCAGAAAAATCTCAATTACTTTCCGAAATAGAACATACCGTTTCCGAAATGGAAAGGGATAGTAAAGAAAAGTTAATTGATTTGGAAATAGAAATTGATGAAATAAAATCAAAATTTTAACCTATGGAAGATAAACTTACATTAGAAAGAATTAAACTACTTCATCCAAAAGTTAGAAGTGAAGTAGAACATATTTATCGTGCACAAATTGTTCCTGCTCTGACCGGTAGAGCAATGTGTCGCTTTGCTTACACTCTTAGGACGTTTGATGAGCAGGCAGAAATTTATTCACGTGGTAGAACCAAATTGTTCGATGAAAAAGGACAACGATTGGGTGTTGTAACGCAAGCAGCCGCCGGTCAATCTATTCACAATTATGGATTGGCATTTGATATTATATTGTTAGTTGATAACAATCGTGATGGCAGATACGAAGAAGGTTCATATAATACGGTTGCAGATTATGATGGAGATAGAAAATCCGATTGGATGGAAGTAACAAACATCTTCAAAGCAAATGGATGGACATGGGGAGGTGATTGGACTCGTTTTAAAGATGCTCCTCACTTTGAAAAAAATTTTGGATTTACTTGGAGACAACTAAAAGCTAAATGGGATAAAAAAGATTTTATTCCTGGTACGGGTTATGTAAAAATTTAATTATAATTCTATATGAGAATAGATTCTTTTTTGGCAAAAGTAGTTACTGTTTATATGGGGTATGGCGAATCCATGTCTGAATTTCCTTTACAAAAAGAAAATGGAAAATTAGCAGATGATGTTATAGTTTACAATGAATCGGATTCATTTGGTGATATTGATACAAGTGCACTTGGTGCTATATTGTTTTATCACGAATCTACTAGTCAAAATGTAAAAGCGTATCCTTTTGATAAAAATCAAATGACGTTTCCAATTGAGGGAGAAACTGTTATAATTTTTAAAATAGAAAACAATCACTATTGGTTACCGTATTCAAGAACTATTTATCCAAATTTTAGAGAACTATATTCTATTTCAAAATTAACAGAAGAAAAAGAAGTAGATGAAATTTCTCCCGAAAAATCAAAAAATTATGGAAGGTTAAAAAAGACAGGAATAACAAACACCGCAAATTCAAATCAAAAAAAACAAACCACACAAAATTATAAAGTAAATACTAAGCCAAAATTTCTAAAACCATACGTAGGAGATACTATCATAACTGGCCGGACCGGTCAATCAATTAGATTTTCGGAATTTTTCTTAACCGAAGATGGTAAAACATCTTCACCATCAATTTTTATCAGTAATAAAAAAAGTAACGATTCTGAAAATAAAAAAATAGGAGAATTAATCGAAGAAGATATTAATAAAGATGGTTCTTCAATTTATATTGTCTCTGAAAAAGTTAAAATTCCATTTGATTATAAGAATGTTTCAAAAGAAAGAATTGCTTTTAAGGATTTTCCAAGCGATGATTCATTTAAAGGGAACCAAATATACATCAATTCCGACCAAGTTATTTTATCCGCAAAAAGTAAAGAGTTTATTATTTTTGGAAAAGGAAATACTGGTGTAGTAACTGATGCAAATTTTTCGGTTGATGCTAAAAAAGAAGTTTATATTCATAACGAAAGTAATATAATTTTACACACAAAAGGATCAAATCAAATATTTCTTAATTCTGAAAATGGTAAGATTTATTTAGGTAAAAATAAGGGTGAGGGAGCAGCAGGTGCCGATGTACAAAAAATGGTTTTGGGTGGTGAACTTGTAAAAATATTACAAGATTTAATTGATGAGGTAACTAAAATGTGGTTTCTAACTCCTGCAGGTGGTTCAAAAAAACAACCTCAAAACTTTCCACAGTTTCAAGCAATAAAAAATAGATTAGATGTAATATTATCAAAGAGTAATTACCTAAGTAAGTAAGATGGCCATAAATTTAAAAAAATCAATATTACAAAAAACGGCAGTATCCACATCGTGGACAGATTTTTATGTAAATATGGCACTAGAAATGGGAGAAAATGTTGCAATTCAACAATTTTCAAAATTTGCATTAGGTGGAGTAGATGATACTGCATTACAGCAAGAGTTGATAAACTTGAATGATAACTTTTGGTTTGCTTACAATCTTACAAATGAATATGATAAGTTAGTTACAAATGCAGGAAAAACATTAATAGGAGGGGTTGGATTACAATCGGGTAATTTTAGTGTAATGCAATCATTACTATTTACTTTGTTAGGCAAAACCGAATCAGATGAAAATGGAGACCTATTGAGGGATATTGGTCCATCGGTTCAATCATATTGGTTGGGTGCAAGACTAAAAAGGTTTCCTCCTCCTACAATCCCATGTATAGGTGCAGTACAAAATATATCAACAACTACCGCGATAAATTTATTTCCCGGAGTTTGGACTCCAATTATAGTTCCTCCATTATTTGAAAGTGTTTCTCCATTTTTACTTAATTTTATAATTTCGGCAAACCTCCATTTACTTACAATTAGTGGGTTGTTTGTGTGCAATTGCGCGTATCCACCACCTGCACCTCCTGCGCCAGGAGTATTACCATATGTTGGTTATTTTGTTCCACCACTTAGTAGTGTTAATCCTCTAAAAAGTTTAGATAAGAGTGATTTTATTGGATTGGCAATCGCCACGGTGACAAATACAATTCTTCCAGCCGTAACTGAAATAGTTTCAGAAAATAAAAAAAGTTCGGAAGCGTTTTCTTTGGAAAGTATTACTGCACGCTCAAGTGTAAGTTTAGGCGGCGGATTTATTAGTGCAAAGGGGGTTGGTGATAACGAACAACTATTAACATCGGATAGATTGGTTGAATTATTAAGAGGAAGTGCCGAAGGTGAAGAACTTGCATCAAATTTAAAAAATTCAATAAAATCTGTGAGAGAGCAAATATTTGATAATAAATCTCGTTTGCAAGCTTCCATAAAAGATGGACAAGAGCTTACAAAATCCCAAATCAAACAATAAAATCAATATTGGTAAAAAGGTTTTATAAGTAAACTTTTTCTTTCAATATTTATAAAAAAGAAAAAACTATGTCTAAATCGGATGTATTAATAACTCTTATTAAAGAGGTTGTAAAAAATGAAGTAAAACAACAAGTAAAAGAAGAAGTAGCTAAACTTATTAAATCAGGAGTATTAGTTCCGGCAATAAATAAAAAGTCAAATACGAATGAAACTATAAAATCTAGTGTAAAAAAACAAACTGCTTCTTCTCCATCGGTTGGAATTAATAGAAGTAATACTAAGCAAAGAACTTTATCAAAAGATCCTATGCTTAACGAAATTCTAAATTCAACTACACCATTTACCGCAGATCAAAGACGTGATGGTGGTGGATTAGCCGGAATGATGGGTGGGTCAGTTTTAGATGCTATCCATAGAGATTCGGAAAATGGTTGGGGAGAGATAAATCTTTCCACAAAAAATATGAATTATCAACCGGCACCACAAGTGACGGTTGAAAGCACTGGTAATGAAGCAGTCGATATTGTAGCAAAAGCATTGACTAGAGATTACACTGAGTTAGTTAAAAGATTTAAATAATGGCAATAGAACTTGGTAGAGTAAGTGTACAAGACCTTTCCGAAAACGATTACAAATCGTTAGGGATATCCATAAACCAAACATCGAATAGCAATGGTGTTTTTGCTGTGAATTATACTACTCTATCTCAAGTAAAATATAATTTGATTAATCTAATCCTAACAAAAAAAGGTGAACGCGTAATGCAACCCGAATTTGGATGTGATATATGGAGGATACTTTTTGAACCAATTATTGAGGGGCAAATTGATGCAGAAATAGAAAGAACAGTAACAGAAGCAGTAAACATTTGGTTACCATATATAAATGTAGACCAAATATTATTTGATTATGATGAAAACGATATTGATAATCATAGAGTAAACCTTGAATTACAATTTTCATTGACATCTAATCCTGCTATAAGAGATTCAGTAACAATAAACGTAAACGGATAAATTAAATGGCATTAAAACCAACAAATAAAAATTGGGGTGAAAATAGAACAATAAACTATTTGGGAAAAGATTTTGGAAGTTTTAGGCAAAACCTTATTGATTATGCAAAAACTTACTTTCCAAACACTTACTCCGATTTTAACGAGGCATCACCCGGTATGATGTTTATTGAAATGGCATCCTACATTGGAGATGTACTTTCTTTTTATTTAGATACACAATTAAAGGAATCCATTCTAACATTTGCAACGGAAAGAAAAAATGTGATGGCACTTGCTCAAACTTTAGGATATAAACCAAAAGTGACAACACCTGCCGCCGTAAACTTAACCGTATATCAATTGGTTCCATCAATCGGGGTGGGTGCTAATAACCGACCAGATGATAGATTTTATCTAAAGATAAAAGATGGCATGCAGGTTATTTCAACCTCAAATTCTAACGTAATTTTTCGAACGGTTGATGGGCTTGATTTTGGAAATTCAAGTGGGAGAGAAATAGATGTATATGAACGTGATTCAAATGGTGAACCTACATTTTATCTTATAACAAAAACAGTTAAAGCTATATCCGCGACCGAAACTGAAACTACAATTACAATACCAAATACAACCGAATATCCTACTGCCACATTATTCGATACCAATATCATTCAGATAATTTCAGTAGCAGATTCAAATGGAAACAAATACTATGAAGTTCCTTATTTGGCACAAGAAAGTATTTTTGTAGAAAATGCAAACACTACAAAGTTCAGTTCTGAATATGCACAATATTCTGGTTCAGTTCCTTATATGTTGGAAATACAAAAAGTTCCACGCAGATTTTCTATTAAAGTAAATACCGATTCTACAATGGAAATACAATTCGGTAGTGGCAACACTGCTCTATCGGATGATATAATACTTCCAAATACAAAAAACATAGGATTAGGATTGGCAAATTCAGTTTACCGATTAAACGATTCAATTGACCCGTCTAATTTTTTAAAAACAAATACATTTGGTATTGCTCCTGCGGGACAGACACTTACTGTCAAATATCTTACCGGCGGAGGAATTCAATCGAATGTAAACCAAGGCGATTTGATTACAGTATCAAGAATTGAATACGAAGAAGACCTATTATCTCTTTCTACTATTGATGCGGGAATTTATCAAACAGTAAAAAACTCTTTGGCAGTTGAAAATCTTGAACCTGCCACCGGTGGTCGTGGTGCAGAAAGTGTTGAAGAAATACGTCAAAATGCTTTGGCAATGTTTGGTTCGCAAAATCGTGCAGTGACTAGACAAGATTATTCGATACGAGCGTTGAGTATGCCTGAAAGGTATGGCAGTGTAGCGAAAGTATATGTATCCGCAGATGGTGAAATAAACGCAAATGACCCGTCTACAATCCTCTCAAATCCAAGTTCCTTATCGGAGTTTATGAATTTGATAGAATCTCTTAAAGATGTTCCTAAAGAGGAAATGCAACGACAAGTAAATGAATTTATTTCAAAGAAGAAAGGTTCTACAACGGAATTGAATAATCCCTTTGCAGTTAATCTTTATGTGCTAGGATATGATGTAAATAAAAAATTAACTACATTAAATTCTGCAGTAAAACAAAATCTTAAAACATACCTTTCCGAATATAGAATGCTTACCGATGGTGTGAATATAATTGATGGATTTATTGTAAACATCGGAGTTGAGTTTGATATAATAGTTTATTCATCTTATAATAAACGTGAAGTTCTTGCAAATTGTTTGACCGAATTGCAAGATTATTTTAATATTGATAATTGGACATTCAATAAACCCATAAACATTTCCGATATAGAATTAACATTAGCAAACGTTGATGGGGTTATGAGTGTCCCATCCGTCACTATTAAAAACATTTGTTCGAATGATGGATTATACTCACCAAATGAATATAACATTCAGGCGGCAACTATGGGTAAAATAGTGTATCCATCATTAGACCCATGTGTATTTGAAGTAAAGTATCCAAATAAAGACATAAAAGGAAAGGTATTATAAAATGCATAAATTCTTTACAGCATCGTATGATGCGAGTGTATATCTACAGCAACCCGAACAAAATAGCGGATTAGATGAGATAATAGAAGTTGGTAAAACGTATTATGGGTCAACCCGCGATGTCACGCGTACCCTTATAAAGTTTGATATCACCTCTATATCTCAAAGTATTTCGGCAGGGGCTATTAGTTCAAGCTTCACATCTTACTTAGTTTTAAGGTCGGCAAATTCAGAGGAAATTCCTTTGAACTATACAATATATGCTAACGCCGTATCACAAAGCTGGACAATGGGCACCGGTACTAAATTTGATAATATAACATCAAATGGTGTAAGTTGGAAATATCGTGATGGTATAACCGCTTGGATGACTAATACTATTGGTGGTTCTGCGGTTTATTCTGCCGGCACGACTGGTTCTGCTAATGGAGAAGGCGGTACTTGGTACACCGGTTCCGAAGCCAGTCAATCATACTCATATTCATCCGATGATGTTCGTATGGATGTAAGTGGTATAGTAAGATTGTGGTTAAGTGGTAGTGTTCCAAATGAAGGATTTATTATACATCATAGTCTTCAAAATGAAGAAAATACAACCGATTATGGTTTGCTAAAATGGTTTTCAAAAGAAACCTCAACCATATACGAACCAAAATTGGAATTTGTTTGGAATGATTTTTCATTTACAACAGGGTCATTATCTTCGATGCCAACCAGTGATTACAAAGTTGTATTCACAAACCTTAAATCAAAATACGATAAAAATTCAAAAGTAAAAGTAAGATTGAAAGGTAGAGAGTTATATCCTCTAAAATCTTTTACCACTACGGCTTTTGAATACGACCAAAGTAAATATTTACCAACATCGAGTTATTATCAATTGCAAGATGAAGTAAGTGGTGATATATTATTTCCTTTTGGAGATTATACCAAAATAAGTTGCGACCAAAGTGGTAGTTATTTTGTTATGGATTTAAACACATTACCTCAAAAACGTATTTATAGACTTAAACTAAAAATTACGTCCGACGGAATTGACAACATTATTGATGACAAGTTTTTATTTGAAATAGTATAAGATGTTATCCATTGAAGCCATAAAAGAAAAATTAGAAATAGAAAAGAGAGAAAGATTAGAAGAAATTCTAAAGGTTTCCGGCAGTAATGCTATTTCAAAAACTGAATATAATACAACGATAGTTGATGAAAAAAATGCCGCATCATCATTGATATTCAAAAATGTATCAAAGGATAAATTTGATAACGATGAGCTTGTAAAAGCAATTGATATAGAGATAACGGAGTTAAAACCAAATATTCCGATACAAACTACACCGAAAGTTGATTTAGAATTATATAATCAGGCTCTTAGTGAAATTGAAGATTTGCGTGCATTAGTTGCTTTACTTAGAGAAAATATCAACATATTAGAATCAACAATAGGTGTATTAAATGCGCAAATAGAAGTAGCCAGAAATGAAAAACTTGCAACTGATCAGCTAAATGATGTATTGGTAAATCAGTTAGAAACTCTTTCTCAAACACTTGCCGACTTTGCCAGTCAAATACAAACTGCAGTTCAAAAATCAGTAGATGAATCCATACTACGTGCATCGTTACAAGCACAAAATTCTGGATTCAAAGCTCAGATAGAAGCACTCATAAAGCAGATTGATTCTCTTAATTCTATTATAGAAGGATTGCAGGCACAATTGGGAGCAGTTCAACAACAACAAGCAATTGAGCAAGGAACGCAAGCGCAAGCACTTGCGGCAAAAGGTGAAGTTATAAATGATGTTGTTGTTGCATCATTTGATAGAACACTATCAACTACAACCGATTACAGAATCTATGCCAAGATTCAAGAAAATAGAAACAATAAAGAGCCAGAAAGTAAATGGATAAATGGTGAATCTATTAAATTTGTAAATAACGATAAATTGCCAGTCAAAATAATTATAGATGTATCATATCCTGAAAATGGAAGATTGCGTTGGTTTGAGCCGGATAATACTAACTTTGAAGTTCCTCCGAACGGAGATGTAAAAGTATCTTTGAATTTAAGAGGAAGAGCGGCAAATGGATATCAAAGTAAACCTATATTTTTAGGATACGGATCTAGTCAGAATTATACAGGCGAATTAAGAGTAAAAGTAATTCGTTCTGATAAAAGTGAAGATACTAAAGCATTCAAAACATTGATGATAAAATCACATCCAAAATCATACGCAAGTAACGATTAATAATTATGGCAATAAACAAATATACAAATATTGAACAAATAAATAGTAGGCTAGAAAATGAGGGGCAGTTCTTAAAACCCGAAGACCTATTTATCGTTTCAAAAGATGAATCCGAAATATCAGAGTTTGGAGATTCCAAATATGATGTTATGGAGGTATCGGTTTATGATGTTAATAATAATTTACTTCCACAAAAATCGGGAAAAAATGTTGCATACATAAAGGGTGGTGATATTAAAAATTATATCTATAATGTAGTAAACAAAGGTGGGCAGAAGGAATTGGCGATTGATGCGGAAAAGTTGTTGAATGGATTGGGATTCTCAAATGGAATTTTAAAAGTTAATATAAACTTTGTAAGAAATCGTGTTGGAAACGATAATGAATATCAAAAAGTATGGATACAAGAAATTTCCGCAACACGCGAAGAAGTCAGAATCCTACCACTAAAAGTTAAAGATGAGCAACTAACAAAGAAAGTAGCAGAAGAGTTTAATAGAACGATTGCGCAAGATAAAGATTTTCCACTTGTTAAAAAATGGATTTTGGATTCATTGGATTCATTTGGCAGAGAGTATCTATCAAAGATAAATGATACTATGGTTTCAAAATTTGGTAATGATTTTTTTACTACAATAAAAAAAGATTTTGGAATATCATCATTTGATGCGTTTAAAGATAGAATTTTTGAAAACTTTAAAACATCGGTAACATATTATCTATCAAACAAATATTACGATATAGAACAATCAAATTTTGGAAGACAATTATCAGTTCCAACATTTGATGATTCGGAAAGATATGATTTTTCTATGATAAGAATGGAAGTAGAAAAGATATTGTATAAATGCGTTTCATCTCAAATAAAAACACTCAAAAGAAGAAATGTAGAATATCAGATACTACCACAAGAATTTTCAGTTGTTCAGCTACAAAAATCAGTTAAAGATAATTTGGCAAGTTTTGAAGTTCCAACGGTAAATGCTACTGATATATTTAGTCCGAAGTTGGCTCAACTCCGGAGAGAAGAATCATTGGTAATAACTCCATCCCCAACACCAATTGAAAATCCACTTGTTACGATTAGACAATTGGAGCCGGATATATTACCCGGTGCACCATTCAGGCCACAAGAACCACCGATAGTAGAGCCCGATCCAGGTGTATTTCCGATTGATGTTATAACTCCACCTAATTCAGGTACAAGAGAGGTAGAACCCCTACCAGAACCTCCAATACAAACACCAATTGGTGGAGGAGGTGGTGGAAGTGGAACACGATTGGAAAACCCAATAGATAGTGGATTTAGGTATGGAATAAATAATGATGTATTTCAATTAGAACAATAGATAATACATGGCAGTAAAACAAAATAGACAATATCAGAGACCAGTAGATGGTAATCCATTTGAATTTGATAATCAATTCGGAGGGGCAGGAATTTCGGATCCATACGATGGGACTAGACCATATGTTCCATTTAATCAATTAGGATTATTTACTGATCAATTGGGCGGTGGAACTGGCGGAGGCGGTACATCTTATACACCACCGACACCACCAAATAGTACGTTTGTTCCACCATCAAATCAACAAGATTTGCTGAATGGGAACATAATTGTAAATCTATCTGCTGAATCTTTATCTAGCTCTGAAAAAGTAGATGTTGAATTTTTAGAAAATGATATTTCTAAAGGTATCAGTAATAACACTCGTATAGTATATTCTCCTGCACTTTCATTCGGTGATAAGAAAATATATAAAGCAACATCGGCAGGAAAGGTTTTAACTAACTATTACGAAGTTACTGTTGTAAAAACGTTTGTTAGTTCAAATTATCCATTTGATGATGTGATAAGATGGCAACCGGGTAGTGATGGAGTTATACCGGACCCAAATACATTCGGTACAAGCAGATATCCATATTGGGATCAAAATAATGGAACTTACAATTATACATTTGATTTCAATAGAGGTAATCGTAACACTCCGTTTACAAGATTTGAAGAAATATACACGGAGAACCTACAAGTAAACGAATATGAATTGCAAGATGATGGTACATACATTGTATCATCAACTAAAGACTATAAAAGTACCGGTGATGTAATAAATCTTACATTTTATTTTAGAGAAAAGAAAACTACCGATACTCCAATAGAGGAAGTTCCAAAAGATGCATCAAGTCAATTGGATTACGAAATCGCGTTTGGTACTAACTTTGGACTTGAATTAAATGGTAAAATATTTTTAGAATATTCAATTGAAGGAGCAAACGGCGATGTTGTTGCTGGCGGTAGAATTGGTGTAGAAGATGGCAGTGATATAGGTAAATTAAATTTTACGGAACTTACAAATGGTAAAGTACGATTAGGGATTACTGGAAATCTACCTGCCGAATACAAGTACAAAGCCGTTTATCAAAATAAATTACAAGGTCTTTCAAGAGATACTCAAATAGATTATACAAATTGGAAAACGGTACCCCAACAATTTGAGTTATCTATTAATGAACTAAAGTATGGCATAGCGGTTGTTGCTGAATTATACAAAGAGGTTGCCATATTGGCTCCGGAGTTGAGTTTACCTCAAAATAAATTTGATGTACAAGTAAAAGAATCAGATTTAGAAAAAGGCGTAAGGATTCCATTTACTACAATAAGAGCAGATGAGGTAATCGCATATATTAGTAAAGATAAATCGGTAAAAGTAAATGCATCTGATAATGAAGTAACGCTATTTTTTCAAAAAGACTTTGAAGAAATATATGGTAGTAAAAAAGTTATACTTGTAGCACGTAGTGGAAGATATGGAACAAGTTCTCCAATTGAAGTTCTAATAACATTTACTGCTGTAAATGATTTTCCATCTATCACAAATATAACATATCCACAATTTTTGGATATTCCTGCGTTTTCAGATTTTAATATAGATATTAACGTAAATTATGATACGTTTGGTGCAACAAGTGTTGATGTAGACCTTCGTAAAAAAGATAAAACGCTAATAAACGTTTTTAAGAATTTAGGTACAAATTCTGCTTTCAAACTTAATGTTAAAAAACTAAACGAGGCATATCCCGATTGGAACGCAGGCGATAACAAATTGTATCTGGTTTTAAGACCATACAATCGTGGTGGAGCAGAAAATCTTATTGGAAATGAATACGAAATTATTACCGATATTCGTTTACCAAAGGTTCAGTTAAATGAGACCATAATTGAATCTGCTTTAATGCAAGCATTTACTGAAAACCTATCCATAATAACTCCCGAAAAAGATAGTAAGTATTTAACTCATCTTTTGAATTTCGGAGGTAACGAACAAGTATTAATTTCATCTTGGGAAGAAGATAATTGGACTCTATCGGAAAAAGCAGAAAACGCAGATGGAATACTTGCCGTAGTTCCTGGCAAGGAAGTTAAATCTTTAATATTAAAATTATATAATCCGCTTCCTCCTGCAATTCAAATTAATTCAACTTCTTGGATTACTAAATTGATGACCAATCCATTGGTTGAAACTGTAATACTTACTGAACAAGCCAAATTAGAATGTCCACCAATTAAAGGACCAAACTTTAACATAGAAGTAAACTTTGTTCAGGGGCAATCGGTTAGTTATGAAACATTGGATGATGTTTTATTGAGTGGGTCAGTTAACAATAATACTTTAGTTCAAAATTATACAAGTGCGTCTCTCTTGGATTGGGAAGACATTAATATAGAATACGCAAGTGGATCTAATGCATTGACCGGGTATCTATGGGAAAACTTTACTCATTTTTCATCTGCAAAAGAAAGATTGGATAATTTTGTTTATAAGGTTCAATTAATCGAAACGTATGAAACACTTATAACATCGGCATCTACCGATTATACCGGAAATGGTTCGGCATACACCGGTTCTACTGCGGGCATCAATGAGATAAATCGTCAAACACAAAAGAAAAACGCAGTAATCCAAGGATTTGATGGATTTGAAAAATTTCTATTTACAAGTTCATCTTTATCTTGGCCATTCAATGGAACGATTAGATATTCCAGCACATCATCTCAAGTAATAAATTGGTACAATAGTGCCTCAACTGCAGCTACTATATATGATAACAATAACGCTAATTATGTATTAAACAATATTCCATCGTATGTTTTAAACTACGATGAAAATGAACAATTCCTTTTGTTCATGTCAATGATGGGACATCATTTCGATAACATATATTACTACGCGAAATCCATTGAGAGGAGTAGAGATATAAGTTATAATATAACCAATGGTATCGCGGATAAAATATTATTTGATGTACTAAAATCTTATAATTGGGATGCCAAAAATCTAAATTCAAACATTCCACTTTGGGAATATACATTAGGATTGGATTCCAATGGTGATGAGAAGTTTCTTTCACCATCCAAAAAAAGAAACTATGAAGTATGGAGACGTATTCTAAATAACCTGCCATATCTTCTAAAACATAAAGGCACACGTCGTGGTATCTACGCTTTACTTTCATGCTATGGCATTCCTTCATCAAATCTTTCTATAATGGAATTTGGTGGACCAGAACCAACCACATCCGGCAAAGGAAAGTTGGTAATGGATGAATTGACCTATGTGTTGGGTATGGATACTGGTTCAAGAATTAATTTAAGTTGGCCCACAACAGAAAATAGTAGAACACCAGATAGTTTGGAATTGTTCTTTAGACCTACAGCGACCGGTAGTGTATCAACAATATTATCTAATAGCTGGACATTACGAGCGTCTGCAAGTTCACAATTAGAACCAACGTTTGGTAAATTAGTTTGGAATTATGGAGCAGGTACATTGACAAGTAATGAGTTTCCATTGTTTGATACCGAATATACTGCCGTTTGCTTAACAAAGCAAGGTAGTAATGTTCGTATGGATATTGCAAAATATAGTGGAGAAAGACGTGTATTTACTCAATCACTTTCTACTGCCGCAAGTTGGGCTACTAGCACCGGTACCGTCGTTGTTGGTAGTTCAACATTTACTGGATATATAGATGAAATCAGAACGTGGTCACAGCCATTAAGTAGTTCGGTATTTTACGAACATGCTGCATGGCCTGAGATGATTAACGGTAATAACTATTCATCTTCAACTGATGATTTATTTTTCAGACTTGATTTTGAATATCCAAAGAATCTCTATGTAAGTACAAGCATACTAAACGTTGATGCAAACGTTTATTATGATGAAGGATATACTCGTAATATGGTAGAAGCGGAATCAACTCCGGCTACTTATATGAACACAAGAAACGCAGCATCTCCACTTACTGCATCTGTTAGTGGATTTACTGATATAACGACGTATCCATATCAATTCCTTCCATATGAAAGAAAAGTGTCCGCACCCATTCCATCCATCGGCTCCAGTCGATTTGTAGGAAACAAAGTTAGGGTTGAAGAACAAACATTGGTAAGCCAACTATCACCGAAATATAGGTCTACAGTTAAATCGTATGATAACGCTCCGATTGATTCTAATAGAGTTGGATTGTTTTTCTCTCCAAACAAAGAATTAAACTTTGATATTATAAAAGCATTCGGTGGTTTGAATTTTGATAACTATATTGGTGACCCATCGGATACATACAAACCAAACTACGATTCATTAGATAAACTACGTCAATATTATTTTAGAAGATATGCAAATTCAAAAATAGACATTTATCAATATATCAATCTTATAAAGTTATATGAAAAGGCCCTATTTGAAGATATCAAGCAAATGTTGCCGGCTAGGGTTAAAGCCACATCTGGTCTATTGATTGAACCACACATATTGGAAAGAAGTAAGTTTCAGCACACAAAACCAACCGGTAGTGCCGAAAACTATCAGGATACTATTGATTTGAAAGATTCACCGATTTTGAATTTTGAAACAACTATAATTGAATCCGAAATAGATGCAACCGAATATGAATTAATGGGTGAAGATAATCAGCACACAACGATTATTGATGCCGATTATTCTGAAAGTTTGGAATCCGATAGTTATCAACTCGATTCTAATATAGAAACCGAAGGTCTATTCAACGTATCATCTTTAAGTGAGACAGGATATTTAGAAACCGCGGATTCGGTTGTAGATGCTAATCTAGATGAGGGCACCCCACAAAAGGAAAGAGAGGCTTTCGCAGGATTGGCGGTGGCCGGACAAGATGAGTTTAGTGATATTGGATTTGGTATATTCGGAGAAGATGGTCACGCGGTTCGCTCTTATTTCGACCGATTCGGAAAAGTAGCAAAAGAGCGTGTACTTGTATCGATTCTAAAAGAAAAGAAAGAAAGAGAGTTCACATACTATCAGCAAGGAGATGATCCTCGTAGTGGTGAATTAACTGGCACTGAAGTTTATTATGAAACACGTGTAAATATTCAGCCATTTTATCAGCCAGGTACAACAACGCCATCATCACTTCCAACCACGAATGATAGAATAGTAGAAGTAACGCCGGTTAGAGGATATCTGCCTACACATTATAAAAATACATCTGATCTAACTCGTGGATTGGAAAATTCATATTGGAGAGGATGTAAAAACACTTCGGCCACTACATTGGATGGAACACCACCGGTCGAAGTGTTTGCTACCAATCCAAATACATTGAAAGTAAATAAAGCAGGAAGAGATTCTTCAGAACCGATTTTGGAAACTGAATAATACTTATTTTTTAGAATAATATATTTATAACAAAAGATAACAATACACTATGGGATATTTAAGTAATACTGAATTGACAGTAGATGCAATTCTAACAAAAAAAGGTAGGGAAAAACTCGCGGCAGGATTGGGGTTGAATATTACACAATTCGCACTTGCCGATGATGAGGTAGATTACTCTCTCTACGAACCTGCACATCCACTTGGGTCTGCTTATTACGATTCCGCAATTAAAAATATGCCGGTATTGGAAGCATCTCCGGATGAAACACAAGTTATGAAATACAAACTTGTTACACTTCCAAAAAATACTACAAGAATCCCAGTTGTAGAATTTGGTGTACCTAATATTACGGTTAATCAAAAAAGTGGTGAGGTTGCTCTTTCACCAACCACCTCCCCTTCCGGAAATAGAAGATTGGGATACACGGTCATTCTTGCAAATAAAAATGCAGGTGATTTAGTAGGAGAGGGTGTAACTGCAGATGTAGGAACTGTCCCCGTATTTATAGGTGATGATGTTTCAGCAACGGCAGCGGTAGCAAAAGGACTTACATTTAAATTCATTCCAAATCCATCACTAACATCAACGGTAAGAACAACAATTACTGTTTATGGTAATGAAACGGGTGGCTCTCAAACAATACCAGTAACCGTAAACTACGTTCAATAATATAAACTATGGCAGTAATTAGAGATAATAGAGGAGCCCTTTTAGCAAGTAATCTTTCGCAATATCTAGCCGCAGCTGCAAACACAGCCGGTACACCGATTGATACTAATGAGCTCGTAAATATACTTAACCAATTTTTGGGACAGGGTGAGCAAATAAGTCCCGATGTAACCACAATATCAAGTGGTATTTATAAAAGATTTGGTTCAATTGATAAAGTAACAAATCGTACCGAAATAGTAACTTCAGGAATATGGAGTGATGGATCTGGCTCACTTACTGGGTTTTTTACATCTTCCGCACAAAGTAGTTCGGTTAGTGGAAAATACTATCTTGATGTTTACAACAAAAATCCACAAACAGATAGTACCGCCGAAGTTCAATTTTCAATTGCTTATGGAAATATAAGTGGTGGTGGAGTTCCAACACTTTCTCAAACCGATTCATCTCTATTGCAAACCAAAGCAGTTTATACTCAATTTAGGAACATTTTATTGGATACCAACGATGAGTTCTTTAGTGTTTATTCAGGTTCTACTGCAGGCGCTCATAACTTACATCAATTTTATGCAGTAGCCATCAATAGAGCAAGATATAAAGAGAGATTGGATCCAGGAAATATTCAAATAAGTCTTCAAGCTGGAGGGTCTACTTATACATTCATAGATGATAGTGCACAAACTGAAACTGTTGGTTCTTTTGGTAGGGTATTTAATATGGTAAGTGGAGCATTGAATATCGGAACCGCAAACGAAGGAACAATATCAACATATACATCATCAAACGGACAGGGATTTGGATTATTCTATCCTGATATGGGTATATTCATTTTGAATCCAGCTGCATTGGGTGCCACTGTAGGATCTAGTTTAATTCCAACAAGTGCAAGTGTAGCGGATACATACTACGATAACAACAAAAAATTGTTTTTAGCATTTGATGCCGGTGATGATTTTCAAGCTCGTAGAATTGAGAATGTATCAACTTCACATTATTTTGTAAGAGCAAACAATAGAGAATATAATTTCTCAAATAATCCAACATTTGTAACTGGCTCCACCGGTCAATTTTCACAAGCAACGTTTGAACGTGATCCAAAAGTGTACATAACATCAGTTGGTCTTTATAATGATGCGAGTGAATTATTGGCAGTTGCTAAAATAAGTAAACCTATTGAAAAATCCTTCGATAAAGAAGTATCAATAAAAGTAAAACTTGATTTCTAAAATTTCAAATATAAACTTTAAAAGCCCACCTAATTATGGTGGGTTTTTAGTTTAGGAATATTTATAGTTGTATGTTAAAACCTATACCAAAATCCGATATTAGCATTAGACCATTCAAAGTTTACAAAGATTGGTCATTCACGGACTCGTCTGCCGAAATAGATACACTAAGTGCGCAATATACCGCATCTTATGCGAATAGCACTACTACGTCCGATACTAACTTATCTTTTAATAAACTATCATTATACGGCCAACTTAGGGCTCAATTTTATAATGGAAACGAAGATAATCCTTTTTTAAGAATTGGCAGAAAAACTTCAAATTATGCTACTAATAATTTAGAAAAAGAAAGATTATTAAACGATTCTGCTAAAATTATTTCTATACCACAAAAATATATTGGAGAGGGAATAAAGCCAGGTAGTTTTACTCTTATAGATAATAATAGAACGTTTATAGATGATTCTTATGGTAATATAGTTGGAGATAGTGGATTCAATGGTATATTGGTATCGTTAATTGATAATGAAACAAATGAGTTTAATTTTTCAGATCAATTAGGAAATGAATACAGCGCATCTTTGAATTATATAAATATAAATGATAATGAAATTAGTTTTGATTTAGATTCAACTACATATTTAGAAAACCTTATTAGCTTTGATGCAGAAACCGGCGTAATGGTTATAGAAAACGCCACATTTTTACCAGCAGGACAATCTGCCACTAAAATAGGAAATATCTTTTATGATAAAGGATTAATTGTACTCACACTTTCACCATCTACAAGACTTACTGCTCTTTGGGATATACAATACAAATCAACAACTACGATATATGAAAATGAATATCTTTTAGTTGTAGGTGAAGATGAATTCAATGTATCTACAAATCCTAGCGCAATAATTGAAACCGGGTCAGTTGTTGAAGATTTTGTAGATTCAAATGGAATAACACGTCGTGTAACTCCATATCCCGGTGTACGATACGTCAGAAAGCAGGTAACGCTGGATAATGGTTCAACAATACAATTTGGATATCAATCAAAAGTAAATGCATCGGTATATGGTGGGTTTGGTGATGGATATTATAGCCAATCAATTGATATGACGGGTTCATATCTTACCCCATTTATTACTGCAATCGGATTATATGATGATAATAATGATTTAGTTGCTGTTGCAAAATTACCAAAGCCGGTTAAATCGGAAATAGATATTCCATTAAACTTTATAGTACGTTTTGATACATAACTTATATTTATATAAAACAAAACAATATGGCACAAATAGTAGACCTTTATAAAGCACAACAAACTCAACTTGGTACAGATAAAATCGGCAAAGATGTCAGTAACGCTAGAAAGACTCCATATTCCACCGATGATTTACAAAAGATTGACAGTGGGGCAGTAAGTGAAGAAAGATTAAAGCAAGCCAGAGGTGGTATCGTAAACGATAAGATGTATTCTTCTACAGTTAAAAAATAATATGACCAAATCTAAGGTTACATCGCGTACTAAATCAAATTGGGTAGGAAAAAAATATGGTTTTAAATCTGGGTTGGAGGAATCAATCTCTAATCAGCTAAAAGAAAATGGGATACCTATTAGATACGAAGAAAAAGAGTCAGTTATTAATTATGTTATACCTGCTTCTGAACACAGCTATCATCCCGATTTTATATTACCTAATGGGATAATAGTTGAAACTAAAGGTAGGTTTGTTTTGGCGGATAGGAAAAAGCATTTGTTAATAAAAGAGCAATACCCACATTTTGATATCCGATTTGTATTCACAAATTCTAAAAACAAAATATCCAAAGGTTCAAAAACTACTTATGCTATGTGGTGTGAGAAGAATGGGTTTCTTTATGCTGATAAGCAGATTCCCCAAAAATGGTTAGAAGAATAGTTTTGAAATACAAAATACTTTTTGTATATTTGATTTGTGATAAAACAATTCGATAAAAATAAAGTCCTATCAATACTTACAAACGTAATCGGTTCACACTCTCTTTTAAAGGGTGATGAACACGCGTTTTATTGTCCATTTTGCCACCATCATAAGCAAAAATTACAAATAAATCTTCAGACTCAAAAATGGCATTGTTGGGTATGTAACAGTGGTGGGAAAAAAATTGCGTATCTACTTCGTAAATTGGATGTAGATAAAGATACTATTAAAATCATTCGTGATGTTTATGGGGATGCCGGATACGTTTCTGAAAAAAACGATACCGATACAAAAGTATTCATTCAACTACCAAAAGAGTTTGTATCACTATCCATAGAACCGAGTGGATTTAATCCGGAATATCGTCAAGCAATCGCTTATCTAAACCGACGTGGAATCGGTATTAAAGAAATTGTAAAATACAATATAGGATATTGTTTGGATGGAATGTATGCTAAACGATTAATTGTACCATCATACAATTCCGATGGTTCTGTAAATTATTTTGTATCTCGTTCGTATTATGAGGATACAAAAATGAAATATAAAAATCCCCCTATATCAAAAAATATAATATGCTTTGATTCCCAAATAAATTGGGATATGCCTATAATATTGTGCGAAGGTGTGTTTGATGCCATAGCGATTCGTAGGAATGCAATACCACTATTGGGTAAGTTTCCATCAAAGCAATTAGTAGAAAAAATATTTTTCAAATCCGTCAAAGAGCTGTTTATAGCATTGGATGATGATGCAAAAGCAGAAGCACTTAAAGTTGCAGAATATTTCAGAAAGCAAGGAATAGCGGTAAGGATGATTTATTTGAAAGAAAAAGACCCATCAGAAATGGGATACGATAATTTTTACAAAGAAGTATATAAAAGTAAAGAGTTCACATCGGATGAACTATTGTTGAGTAAGATTAATAGTATATGAGATTAAAAAAAATATTTCACATAGCAGATGTTCACATTCGTAACATCAAAAGACATAAAGAGTACCGATTGGTGTTTGATAAAATGTTTGAAGAAATTCGCAAACATGGTACTGAAGATTCTATCATTTATTTAGCAGGTGATATCGCTCATGCTAAACTTGAGATGTCTCCCGAATTGATAAAAGAAATAAGTTGGTTATTCACCGAATGTACAAAACATTGCCCAACAATTCTTATCGCAGGTAATCATGATTGTAATATGAACAACACCGATAGGCTTGATGTTTTGACACCAATGGTAGATGCACTTAACCTGCCAAACTTTTATTATTTAAAAGATACACAAGTTTGGAGTTATGGTGGAGTTGGATTTGGTGTATTCAGTATCTTTGATAATAAAGATAATTGGCCCAAAGCAGATGATATTGATACAAAAATAAAGATTGCATTATTTCATGGACCAGTTGATCATTCTCAAACCGATGTTGGATATGTAGTTTCATCTCGTCATTTCACGGTTGATATGTTTGATGGGTATGACATTGCTCTATTGGGCGATATCCATAAAAGGCAAGAGTTGATTTCATCAAGTGGTTGTAAAGCAGTTTACGCCGGTTCTCTTGTACAACAAAACTTTGGAGAAAGTGTAAGTGGTCATGGGTTTCTTGTTTGGGATTTGGATACCTTAACCTATGAAGCAATTGATATCCAAAATGATTATGGATATTATACTCTAAATGTTGATAATGGTATTGTACCAAATGTGTTAGATATGCCAAAGTATGCGCATCTACGTGTAAAGCTTTCCAATACCGATTCTGCTACTACTAAAAAAGTAGTAATGGAAATAAAAAGGAAATACAAAATAAAAGATTTTAGTATTATCCGCACCGATTCAATTTCAAAAGTAAAGACCGGCAATAGAAGCTCTAAATTGGATTTTGATGATGTAAGTGATATCAATTATCAAAACTCATTAATAAACGATTATCTAAATCGTATGCTTCCACATCTAACAGATGGTGATTTACGCAAAATAGAAACAATAAACACCGAAATAAATGGAAGGATATCAACCGATGATGTTCAACGTAATATATTTTGGAAACCAATTCGTTTTGAGTTTAGTAATATGTTTTCATATGGTGAAGATAATAAAATTGATTTTACAAAAATAAATGGATTGACCGGATTGTTTGCACCAAACGCATCAGGAAAATCATCTCTATTTGATTCCATATCATTTTGCCTATACGATAAATGTAGCCGAGCGTTTAAGGCTACCAACATAATGAACAATCGTAAAACAACGTTTTGGTGTCAACTGGATTTTGAAATAAATGGTGTATCATATTCAATTCGTAGAGAAGCACGCACTGTCAACAAAGGTAAAAATGTAAAAGTAGATGTTCAGTTTTGGAGAACTGTAGATGGGCGAGTCGAATCTCTTAATGGAACAGAACGTCGTGATACTAATCTGATAATAGAACAATACGTTGGACGTTATGAAGATTTTGTATTGACATCTCTTTCTTTGCAAGGAAACAACGCCCTATTCATTGATAAATCTCAATCGGAAAGGAAAGAGTTACTTGCTCAATTTATGGGATTAAATGTATTTGATAAATTACATGAAGCGGCTTCGGATGAAATAAAAGAGGTAAGTGCTCTAATTAAAAATTTCAAAAGAACTGATTTCACATCTGAATTAAATGATAAAATATTAGAAGTGGGGCAAACCCAAACTTTAATTTCAGAATTAGAATCATTAATTTCAGAAACTATTAATAAAAAAGATAATGTAATAGAATCTATAATATCATTGAATAAACAATTAGCAAAAGTTGATGTGGTTTATGATATTGATAAATTAATTTCTAAAAAGAAGGATATATTATCCGCATTGGAATCGTTAGACACGGAAAGTGGTGCTAAACAAAAGCAGTTAAACGATTTGAATTATTTATCAGAGGCGTTACTTAATACCATAAACGAAACACAAACTATAAATGGAGTAAGTATAAGTGATGCTAAAGATGAATTGGATTCGTGTAAGAATCAAATTGTTACACTAAACCACAACATACAATTATTGAAGCAATCAATAAAACTAAATAAGGAAAAGCTTTCTCATTTAGAAAAGCACGAGTATGACCCAAATTGTAAATATTGTATAAATAATGTTTTTGTAAAAGATGCAATTTCTACAAAAGAAAAAGTGGATAAAGAGGAATCCGATTTACAATCGAAATTGAATACAATCGAAGAGTTAAAATTGAAATATGAATCCATAAAAGATGTAGAAACGATTTGGAATACCTTAAATGAAAATAAATTAAAATATAACAAACTACTTTCATTTATAGAAAAAGTTCAAGAAGAGATTAAAACTTTGAAAACTAAAAATGAGCTATATAATCATCAATTGGAAACTATTAGTGATAGTATAAAGAGATACTATGCAAATGAAGAAACTATAAAGCAAAACAAAGAAATTGAAATTAAACTTTCTGCATTAGAAGAAACCAATACCGAATTGGATAAAATCATTAAGGTAAAAAATAGTGAACTATCATCTCTAACTTCAAAGATGGCAACAATAAAATCTTATATAGATAGTTGTAGAGCAAAGATAAAAGAAGTAAAAGATTTGGAAGATAAATATCATTTATATGAGTGCTATTTGGATGCCGTTAAAAAAGATGGCATACCATATGAATTAATATCTAAAGCCTTACCAATAATAGAAAGTGAAGTTAATAACATTCTTGGACAGGTTGTGGATTTCAATATCGTTATGAATGTGGATGGTAAGAACATTAACGCTAGAATCGTTTACGATGACCAAGAATGGGCTCTTGAAATGTCGAGTGGTATGGAGAAGTTTATTAGTGGATTGGCAATTAGAGTGGCTCTAATTAACATATGCAACCTTCCTAGACCCAACTTCCTCGTAATTGATGAAGGGTTTGGCACATTGGATTCAGATAACATCTCATCCCTATTTATGATGATGCAATATCTAAAAACTCAATTTGATTTTATTTGGATTATTTCACACCTTGACCAAATGAGAGATATGGTTGATGGCATTGTCGAGATTAAAAAGATAGGTGGATATAGTTCAATACGTGGATAAAGATATATAATCAGTTTTAGGAATATTTATAAAAAAATATTCTTTAATGGCTATATTAAAAAAGACACTATTTAAACAGAATTTAGATAGAGTAAACACACTGGTTTTAGATACGGATGCAAACTCAAAATATTTTAGAGTTACTGAATTGCCGGATACATTTACCGGTGGTAAAAACGCATTCCTTATACAAGGTTCTGAATTTTTAGTTAACGGTACTGAAGTAAAACTAGAAATAAAGGATTCGGCAGGTGAAACCATTTACTATGAACCTGCCAAAGGAAATCCAGAGCCATACGATGGTGTATCAAAGGTGGTATCGGTCCATATTTATCCCGATACTGCCTTTGGTCCGTGTACCATAACGATATTGGGAGAATTAAGTGATTATGTAGATCAAAATGGGTCTATAACACCGGTGCCGGATATTTGGAAAGATTCATATAACGTAAAGTGGCAAAAGGTAATTGAAGTAAATCCAAATCTTCGTAACACTACTAAAATAAGATTTTATAAAACTCCGAAGTTTGAAATTACAGAACAAATACTTCCAATATATAATAGGAGTCCATTAATAGTAACAGTAAGTAGTAGTATAGATGGATACGCAATAAATCCTGCGCCAGGAGATGATTATAGAACTTTCAATGGTGCAGTAAATTACCAATTGAGAATAAATGATGATACAATTTTTTCTCAATCTATGGAAGGATTGCAAATACAAGTAGATGGACTCCCCCAATCCTTTTCTCCTACATTATCGGATATTTACACATCCAAACTTGCGGTTGTAAATATACCTTATTATGAAACAAGTTCTACTAGTCCATATTACCAAGAGGTAAAAAACTTTATATCTGCATCATTTACTGCTTCATATGAAAATACATCATTAGTATTTGATTCAAATATTGATAGTTCTTTTGCACGTATCAAAATAACTGATTTGAATACATTTACCGGTGATGTGCATCGTGTAAAGGTATTTGCCAAAAGTCAAAACTGGCTTGGTGATTTTGAGTTGTTAGAAGATGTTCAATTGGAGAGTGCGGATTTATTAATTGCCGAAACATTTTCTTCATCATTAAATGTAAGAAAAGGAATATTTACTGACCCTATATTGGATGCGTTTTGGATAACTGGATCAATCAGCACACCATCGGATTGGCAAGTAGATGATACGTATTTAAATAAATCAGTAAAATTAATTCCACAAACTGATAGTAATACCACAAATGGATTGATTTATTTTGCTACATCCGAATCAATTAATTTTACAGAGGGCACTGAATATCAATTAGATTTTACACCATTACTATCATCATCCGTTGCAAACTACGGAAATTTAGAAGTGTATATGACCGGGTCTTCTTTTGTAGATACCGATATTAACTTTGGATATGGAAAGCGTTTAACTACAATAACAACCCCCACCAATTTTAGGAGATTTGATAAGCAACAAATTAATTTTAAAGCAGATAAAACTGGTGGTGGTAGGCTTTTCTTTGTAGTTAAATCAGGTGTTTGGCAATTGACAGATGTATCATTATCTACAGCTTCCGAAACATCATTTTCTCCAAACGAAGTTACACTAAATGTAAATGTTCCAAATAAAATATCAAACGAAAAGTTTGAATTTAAGTTTGAATTTTACGATATAAACAATAATTTTGTTCCAATAGATTTAAGGCAATCATTTACATTTGTAGGTGGTAATGATATAGTGGCAGGAAAGGACATAGAATTAACATTAACAAATAATTCATTTGCATTTAACGCATCCGGTACTTTAGCGTTTCCTAATCTTATAAATTTTATAGTAAAGCCAATTGCTATTACCGGCTCTATAACATTTTATTCATCTGCATATGATGATACCGGAAGTCTTATACCAAAAAATCTAACACCATACCCCGGTACTTTAAATAAAATTAACGATGGACTTTATATATTAACATCGCAAAGTTTTTCGGGGTCATTAACTGGATATAAGGTTGGTAGTATAACATATACTGCGTCTGCCGATGGCATTGAGAGATACGCTACAGTTTTTAGACTCAATGAAGGTAAAGTAGGACAAACCGGACCAGGAGTAGTGTATAGGGGTGAATGGTCGGCAAGTACCGATTATTATAGAACCGATACCCGACGTGATGTTGTATTGGGAAAATATTGGAATGGCTCAAGTTTGATTGATAGATATTATTTATGCGCAGTAAGTCATACATCAACAATTGGTACACGTCCATCCGATGATAATACGGGAAATAGTGTTGGCTCTCAATGGTCTGCTAGTTGGGATAATTTTAGTGCACAATTTGATTCGGTAGCAACTGATATTCTTTTTGCTCAAGATGTTTATGCAAACCGAACAATTAATATAGGTGCAAAAGGTGGAACTCCTGTCATTGCTTTAGATTCCGATCATCCTACACGTAAAAATCCAAGTATAAAAATAAGCGCTTCTGCGTACAATACCGATGGAATATTTTTAGGATTCGATAGTGGTAGTCCAAAGATGTCAATTCGTAATGGTAGTAACGCACTTCTTTGGGATGGAGCAAATTTAACAATATCCGGAAGTGTTGTAGCAACTGATGGTAGAATTGCTGGATGGATTATCGATAGGGATTCTTTGAGAGATAGTTCTAGTAAAATTGTATTAAATCCCAAAATACCTTCAATTGGATTATTTGATGAAAATTCTAAAAAGCGTGTAGATATACGTTATGGCGAGTTATCATCTATATCTGCGAATACTAATACAATTAGTGGAAGTACACCTGCTATAACAATACAAGGTGAAACTAAGACCGGTACTGACTATTTTGATGGTACTTTTAATTATTCACCAACGTATGATACGATAACAATTAATCCCAATGGTGCTCTAACTTACTATTTAACAATTGGATGGGATTCCATTGGCAATCCTTTAATAGAAACAAACGATACGTTTGAAGGATATGTAAGCTTTGATAGGGGAATTCAAATAAGAGATTCGGCCGATATACCAATTTTTACTCTATTTGGAAATGGTGTAACTGTATCTGGATCAAACCAAGTAGTATCCATAGATAATACATTTGCTTCAAATGTATTATTAACTTTTCCAACTGCGACCCCACCGAATAACGTGTATACATTATATACTTTTTATACTATATCCGGTCCTTTTTGGTCTAATAATAATACAACACAAGAGCCGAGTATAAACATAAATTCAACAATTTGGGATAACGCCAATTTTACTGCAACATCTGAAATTGATTTAATAGAATTAACAAATGATGGGTTTCAGATGTTGAAAAATGAAAACAAATATTTCAGAATAAAAAGAGATGATACTGACGGTTCTGATTTGGTATCAGCTAGAATTGCCGGGAAGGTTATACACACGGTTGATGATGCCAATAAAGATGCATTAGTAATACAAAAAGGAAATATAAGATTAAACGATGGAAAAATAATTTTGCCGGCAGGAGCAGTAGCAAATTATTCATCAATTGCAGTTGATAACACAATATCATGGGGAACTGCAAACATCGGAATATTAACTCACAAAAGTACTAGACCAACATTGTTTTTACCTAATATGTTAAGAACATCCGATGTTTCATCACCGGGAGTGAATCCATTTGTTGATGTACAATGGGTTCAAAATGGAGCAGATACTGGATACATTGTTAGGAGAACATCTAGTAAAAAATATAAAAAAAATATTAAAAATTGGGATAAATCTGTATTATCTATGGTTAACGAATTACCTATACGTGAATATAATTTTAAATCTCAATCCGATGGAGATGCGAAAATGATTGGTATTATAGCCGAAGAACTACATGATATTGGCTTACCAGAATTTGTTGGTGTAATGGATGGAAAGATAGATAATATTAGTACATCCGATTTAGTATTTGTTTTATGGAAAGCTGTACAAGAACTTACTCAAAAAGTAGAAGAGTTACAAAATAAAATTGGTAATTAGAAAAAAATTTCGTATGTTCGATTAAAAAAATAGTAATAATAATATTTCAATAAAAAAAGATATTTATTAATATGAATATAACAGAAGTAGATAAACCAAAAGTAAAAAAAACAATAGTAGTATATAGTGGTAGATTTCAACCATTCCACAAAGGGCATTATGCAGCATATAAAAATTTAGTTAGTAAGTTTGGTGCTGGTAACGTTTTCATTGGGTCTTCAAATACGACTTCCCAACCTAAATCTCCTTTTAACTTTAAAGAAAAGAAAAAGATAGCAACTACAATGTTTGATATTCCAGCTAATAGATTTGTTATGGTTAAAAATCCATACAATCCAGTTGAAATATTAAGTAAGTTTGATGCCGATACTACACAATACGTTGCAGCAGTTGGAGAAAAAGATGCAGAAAGATTAGGTGGTTCATATTTTAAACCATATCGTGGTAAAGCGGGCTATGGTTATAAAGAAATTGGATACACGTATTTAGTGCCGCCACAAGCAGAAGCAATTAGTGGAACTGATGTAAGAAAAAATATTGGTGGCGCAGATGAAAAAACTGCCATAGAATACTTTAAAAAAGTATATTCAAAATTTGATAAAGGTATTTTTGACCTAATTAGAAAACGATTAATCGGTGAAAATATTAAAGTAGGAGTTGATGTCGGAGATAACGTTCTTATGGGTAAATTCAAAAACAAAAAGGTGAAAGTAAAAGATATATCATCAGATTCTCATGGAATGCCAACCATAAACGGAAAGCAGGCAACTACATTTAGAACAATTGATGAGACAGAATTATACAATCCAATTTTTTCAATTATAGAAAGAGCTGCCGCCGAAGATATATTTAATGATTTTATTTCAAATTATTTAGGTGAGGCAGAATCGGAAAATCCTATAATGGATAAAGAAATTGAATATACAAACGCCGCAGGAGAAAAGAAAAAAATAAAAGTAAGAGCAGCTCTTAGATTAGCCAAAGATCATCCAGCTCACGTAGAGGCAGAAAAGCTTACTGGCAAAGATAAAAAGACATCATCAAAAGAAGAACCATCTGCCTCTACCAATCAAGAAAAGAAACCGGCTTCAGAAAAGCCCACAAGTGATTCAGAGCCAAAAACGACAGGAGCAGAAGAGCCAACTGAAGACCCTAATAAACTATCAGGTTCTGATTTTAAAACAAATGCCGAAAAGCCGGAATCAGAAAAAGAAAAAGAAGAAATTAAAACTCAATTGGATTCGGAAAAAAGTAAGTTATCTGATGAAGAAACTAAAACAATAGAACAAATAAATAATCCACAATCACCGGAGAGAAAAGGAATGATGACCAGATTAAAATCTGCCATTAAAGGTTTTGGTAAAGGAATAAAAAAGTGGGCGCATCACAAAAAAGAAATGATTGGTGGAACTGTTGATGCAGTTAAAGCATTGGCTAATGGACAAAAGATTGGTTCTGTAAAAAATAAGCAAACCGGAAAGTGGGATTATTCCGATGAAAAACGAAAAGAACAATTACATCATGTCAAACATTTTGCAATTGATGTTGGATTGTTAATGGGGTCTATGATGTTAGGTGGCGCAGGTGTAGCGGCGGCCAAAGCGGTTAGCGCTGGTCAAGGTGCGTTAGGAGTTGCAAGTGCAGCAGCACAAGGTTCAGTTGGTGTTTTTACACATGGATTTGGTGGGTTTGGTATTCATTTGGGAAAAGATATTGTGAAGCATGCTGCACTTGAAACATTGGGATTTGGTGGTGCGCAAGCAGCGGGTGGTGGTGCGGCACTATCTACTGCAACAATGGGTTTGTTCGAAATTTCATCAACCCAAGATGGTAACAATAAATTTATAATAAACTTTTTAGAAAAAGTTATTAAACGTGTAGAAACATACAAATTAACCGATGCGCAATTATTACAATCTATAAAAAGTTATAAAAAAGAAGAACCAAAAAGAAACGCAGCAGATTTATTGAATGAAGAACATTATGTTCCTGCTACCGGAATGTTTAATAGAAGATTATCACCACAACAAAAAATAGATAAACTTAATCCTGCAAGGGCAATAGAAAAATCTAAAATTTGGCACAAAACGTTTTCACATCACAATCCCGAAACCGGAGAAACCGAAGATGCATTGGATAGTAAAACCGAATCAATAAATCATTTCGTTGAATATGCTACAAAGCGATTGAAACTAAATGAAAGACCTAAAATCAATTTAGTAGGTGGTGGTGAGTTCGCAGAATCACAAACATCTCTTGGTGGATACGATGATAATACAAAAGAAATATTCGTTTCAACCGAAGGTCGCCTAACTGCCGATATTTTAAGAACGATTGCGCATGAAATGGTACATCGTAAGCAAGATGAAATGGGCATTATTAAAGATAGGGCAGAGGATGGTAAGACTGGCTCTTCTGTTGAAAATAAAGCCCATGCGGTGGCCGGAATACTAATGCGTGAATATGGTAAGATTAATAAAAAGATATTCCAAGAGGGAATTATAAACGAAGCAACAAGTATTCAGGGTGCATTTAATGATGACCAACCCGATGGTATGTTTTTACCAAAAGGATATAAAAGAAAATTGGGTAACAATGATGGTATAAATAAATCCGATGAGTGGTTTACTAATGGCGGATATATTCAAATTGATTTCCCAACTGCGGATACTATATTCGGTGATGATGAGCAAGACCAACCATATGTAATTTGGCGTGTTAAGAACTTACCACGTACTGATTTTAAACCAACTAAATTCAATAAAAAGAATTTTGTAAATGAAGCCGTAGTAGATGGGACAAGTAATGGGGAAAGTTTCAGATCTCCATATTCTCCTGATTGGGAAAAGCACGATAAATATGGAAAAAAGCACGCTGAAATAGTAGGATATGATGTATTAGAATATAGTTCAAAACGTGATGCTAAAAAGGCAGCAAAAAATATACCGGTTAATAATCCAAGAGAGGAAAACGGACCTGCTAAACGTACAATTCATCCATCTAAAGGAGATGCATATGCAAAAGATAAAGCAGATAAATGGGAAATGTATCCATTTAATTCAAGACCAAACCCATACTCTTATCCAGATGTATATGTAAAACCAAAGGCAATTAGACCGGTTGATGTAATTCGTGAAAGAGGATATGAGCATCGTATAGTTTCTCTATTACAAGAAGGTGGTGCGTATGGACACATGTCACATCCATTTGATGATATGGGGCTTACGTTTGGTGACCTTAAACGTATTATATCTGGCGCACTAAGTGGTCGTTTGGAATTGGCTCGTGAAAAAACCGACGGACAGGCTTTGGCAATAAGTTGGAAGAATGGAAGATTGATTGCCGCACGTAACAAAGGACATCTTGCAAATGCAGGAGCAAACGCAATGGGTATAGAAGATGTAGCATCTAAATTTGCAGGTCGTGGTGGATTAACCGATGCGTATAATTTTGCAATGAAAGACCTTAACGCCGCAATAGGTGGGCTTTCAGAAAAACAAAAAGAAAAGATATTTAATAATGGGAAATGTTTTATGAATCTTGAAGTTATATGGCCAGAATCAGTAAACGTAATACCATACGGACAGGCATTATTAGTATTTCATGGAACGGTGTGTTATGATGATGCGGGTAAGGCAATAAGCGCCGACCAATCTAGCGCAAGAGTATTGGCAGGCATGATAAAACAAATCAACGCAAATGTGCAATCCAAATATACGATAGCAGGTCCTCCGGTTTTAGAACTTCCAAAAAGTAAAGAGCTTTCATCGAAGCAAGGATATTGGTTTGGAAAATTAAACAAACTACAATCTAAATTTGGACTTTCTGATTCTGCTTCCGTTTCGGATTATCACTACGCATGGTGGGCAGATTTTATAGATAAGCAATCACCCGTTAAGCCCGATAAACTTACAAAAGAAGCACTAATCCGCAGATGGGGATTTGGAGAAAAATCTTTTAGGTTAAATACAATATCAGATAAAACATTGCAAAATTGGACAATAGAGCACGATAAGATAAATGTTCCAAAACAACAACGTGATAATATAAAACCGTTTGAAGAAATATTTTTGGGAGTAGGTTCTGAAGTTTTACAATTTGTAACATCAGTAATAACTGTGCACCCCGATACTGCCATTCGTGCTATGAAAACGAAATTGGATTCAGTTGCACAAAAAGTAAAACAAACCGGAGACACATCTATAATTAAAAAATTCAAAAACGAATTAGAAAGATTAAACTCATTGGGTGGGGTAGATAAAATAGTAGCAGCAGAAGGTATTGTATTTGTTTATAACGGAAAGACTTATAAACTTACAGGCACATTCGCTCCATTAAATCAGCTTTTAGGAATATTTTATGAATAATTTTATTAACAGTTACAAAAAAACAAACTATGCAAAAAAGGAAAAGTTGGGATGAAAAAAACAAGTACATTCACAAATCTCGTAAAAAAATAATTGATACCGTTTTCGGTAGAGAAGATAATACAAAAAGAGTATTTGGTTATGATGGAGAAAAAGAAGAAATTGTAAAAAGAGAAGTTGGAGAAGTTTGGACCGATAAGGATGGAAAGACATGGAAGCAACAAGATGGATTCAAAGAATCAGTTTCGGATTTTGATGATGTAAGACAATATCTACAAAAACTAAACACTTGCTCAAACGAAAGTTGTAAAACAATTAAGTATTCCCATGCCGATAAAAAGGTATTGAGGAAAACTGGCAAATGTATTAATTGCCTTGCTGAATTTGAAACACAATTGAGAATTGATGGTGTTTATGATTTATATGTTGATTACAAACTAACTCGTAATAAATTAGCGTTTTCAAAAGAAATGAAGCAAAGATTTGAAGAAGCATTGGCATCAGTAAAAGATGATTTTACTATTGTTATGGAAGATGGTTCTTTACAAAAATGGACGTGGGATATTGATATAAATAAAGTAAAAGCAGATTTAGAGCAAGAAGTAACCGATGCGGGAGAAGTGATAGAATTATTAATAGAAAGAAAACGATTATTAGAAGAAGAATTTATTAAACTAAATCATGCCGAACTCATCGTTAAATTTTAATTTCAAATCACTACTCGATTGGAAAGGAGTATTACTTGTTATATTCTTAATTTTTTTGACATTTATGCAATGTCAACAATCTAAATATGATAAATCAAATACGGTTGTAATTGATGGAGAACTTTATAAAGTAAATAAAAAAACAACAAGTACTAAATACATTCCAAATCGTTTTACTGAATATCGTAGTAAAGAACAAATATACACATTTATAGTTGAATACGATACTGCGGTTCAATATGAAAATGTGGATACCGCAGAAATTCTTAAAGACTATTTTGCAAAGAAAGTTTCTATTGATACACTTGAATTAAAAGATTCATTGGGATATGTAACTTTAACTGATACTATAAAAGAAAATCGTATTTGGTATAGAACATATTTATCTAATATCAATCAAAAAGAAATTCACGATACAACGTGGTTAACTCCGGTACCAACTTCAACTTTGTATTTCGGAATAAATGGTGGATTTACAAAAAACCAATTACCAAATACGATTGGATTAAGTCTAATGTACCAAACTCCAAAAAATAAAATATTTGGATTAGGTGTTGGATTACAAAATGGCTCTACAATCACACCATATGTAAATGGTTCAGTTTACTGGAAAATAAAATTGAAAAAATAATGCCAATAAATCCAAATAGAAGCCTGAAAGACCTAATTGCCGATGAGTATAAAAAATGTGCATTAGACCCAATATACTTTATGAAAAAGTATTGTGTCATTCAGCACCCTACTCGTGGTAAAATTCCATTTCACCTTTTTCCATTTCAAGAAAAATGTATTACTGATTTTAAAGATAATCGTTATAATATAATTTTAAAGAGTAGACAACTTGGATTATCCACGTTATCCGCAGGATTTATTTTATGGAAAATGATATTCAATGCGGATTTTAACGCACTTGTTATTGCTACAAAAGTAACAGTTGCAAAAAACCTTGTAGAAAAAGTAAGAGTGATGCACGATCTTTTGCCAATTTGGTTGAGAGATGGCTCATCCGCATCAGTTGAAGATAATAAATTATCTCTTAAACTAAAAAATGGTTCGCAAGTTAAAGCAATCACATCATCTCCTGATGCAGGACGTTCTGAAGCCCTATCATTGCTTGTAATTGATGAGGCAGCGTTCATTAGAGATATTGATGAAATTTGGCTATCGGCGCAATCTACACTTTCAACTGGTGGTTCTGCTATTGTACTATCAACTCCAAATGGTGTTGGTAATTGGTTTCATAAAATGTGGGTAGATGGAGAAAGTGGAATAAATGGATTCAATAATATAATGCTTCATTGGACAGAGCACCCTGAAAGAAATCAAACGTGGAGAGATGATCAAACACGTGTTCTTGGTGTAAAAGGAGCTGCGCAAGAGTGTGATTGTGATTTTGTAAGTTCCGGTGATACTGTGATAGACCCACAACTTCTAATGTGGTATAAGCAAACTTGGGTAATCGATCCAATTGAAAAAACTGGTTTCGATGGAAACCTATGGAGATGGGAACATCCGGATTATACAAGAAACTATATGGTTGCTGCGGACGTTTCACGTGGTGATTCAAATGACTTTTCAACTGCACAAGTTATAGATTTAGATAATTGCTCACAAGTTGCAGAATATCGTGGTAAAATCAATACAAAAGATTTTGGAAACCTATTAGTTTCACTTGCTACCGAATACAATAATGCCCTATTAGTTGTGGAAAACTCAAACGTAGGTTGGGCCGCCATACAACAAATCATTAATCGTGGATATGGTAATCTATTTTACATGAGTAATGACTTGAAATACATTGATGTAGAAAGGCAAATGACCAACAAATATTATCGTGAGGAACGCAAGATGGTTGCTGGATTTTCGGTAACACAAAGGACGCGACCACTTATTATTTCTGCATTAGATACGTATCTTAGAGAAAAAGAGATATTAATACGGTCTTCTCGTATGATAGAAGAATTATTTACATTTATTTGGTTTAATGGTAGAGCGGAAGCAATGAAGGGCTACAACGATGACTTGACAATGGCTATGGCGATAGGACTGTGGGTTAGAAATACTGCATTGAGGCTTAGAAATGAAGGAGTAGACCTTACAAAGTCTATGTTAAGTTCGGCTAAAATACAACAATACGAAAGTGTTTATACTAAAAACCACTTACAAAATAACCCATATGAAATTTCTTATGGAAATAACGGAGAGATTGAAGATATAAGATGGTTATTAGGATAATTGTATATTTATAGATTGAAACACTTAAAATAAAATAGCATGATTAAACTAACTAATATACTATCAGAAACAAAGGTAGTTACCGGATTAAAAGAAGCGATCAATGTAGACCCTATCGTTAAAAAGATAGAAAAATTAACCGATAGAAATGCGCATACCGAAGCGGTACTTGAGTTCGCCAAATTTATGAAAATGGGAGCATTTGAAAACATTTTGAATAGTATGTTGGATATGCAGAAAGAGTTTGGACATACTCCAAAAGAGCTTATAGATTTGAGAACAAATATCTATAATGAATTGATGAAACAATGTCAATCAAAGTATGGTAAAGAGGTTTCATCTCAAATCAATTCCGTATTCTAATGATTAAACTATTTGACCTTTTAGACGAAGACCTCCGTAAGTGGTTCGGAAAGGGCAAATGGGGAGGTAAAGGAGGTGGTGGCTGGGATAGATATGATTCCAGTGGTAAACGTGTTGGAAAGTGTGGAGCCGGCGAAGAAGGTGAAGCATATGCGGCATGTCTTTCATCGGCAGCGGCAAAAAAGCTTGGAAAAAAAGGTAGAGCAAGTTTCGTAAGACGTAAACGTGCAAAACAAAACAAAGCAGGACGTGGCGATAAAGGTGATGGCAGTAAAGGTAAAAAGCCAGTAAGAGTTAGTTGGGATAAAAAGGGAAGTGATAAAAAATATAATCCGCCGACATGATTAGACTTAAAGATATATTAAAAGAAACCACTAAAACTGAATATATTATTTGGGGTGTTCCTCCTGGCAAAAAGGATGAACAAATACTTTTTACAAAAGCTAAATCAATGAGTGAAGCTAAACAAGTAATAGAAATACTTACACAAAAACACGAATGTAAAAAGTGCCGAGTTCAAACAATTGATTTATCACAAGATACGGACTTTTCACAAGAGTTTGGTAAAGCCATTAAATAAAATGATTAGACTTAAAGATATATTGAACGAATTAGAATTTAAATCTCAAGCCGAATTTGATGCTTATGCAAAGCAGCATGATATACGTCCATCTACAAAAGTGACGATAGCTGGAAGAGAAACTACCGCTGGGCAGGCTATGGGTAAATCCTATGGTGATGAAAAGAAAAAAACTTCCGCAAATCTAGTTAAATCAAACTCTCCAAAAATAGAAAGTTTTGAAGATTTTGCAAAGAAAAGATTAGAAGGTGCTACTAAAATAACTAAAGATGCAAAAGAAAAGGGTGGAGTAGCAATTCTTACCTATCATCATTTTGTTGTAAAACTTCCACACTATAAAAAAGCAGCCGAAGGCGGTTTTAATTTAGAAGATGCTCGTGAAGAATTTAATGGTTATATGGAAGAAATATGTGGTGGTAAAGTTCAAATGGACCAAATCGGGTTTCAAAGATTGGTCGGACTAATAGAAGTATTGGGTGAGTTAATCATAAAGCACGAAAACCGACTAAATGAAAAATGGACAAAAGGCTACAAAAAATCAATTGATTGCGATAACCCCAAAGGATTCAGCCAAAAAGCACACTGTGCAGGTAGAAAAGCCCGACAGGCGGGTCGTGATACTAAATCTAAATCCGTAAACTAAAATGACAATAGAAGAAAGATTAGAATTATTTTTAGAAAAGAATTGCCCGACTGACCCAGCAAAATGGTCAGCATCAAAGGCTGCGGCAAAACGTAAATTTGATGTTTACCCAAGTGCATATGCAAATGGATGGGCTGCAAAAAACTATAAATCAAAGGGTGGTGGATGGCGTACTTGTAATGAAGGATACGACCCTTCCGCAGGTGGATGGGTACAGCCAAGTGGACGTATTCCAGTCGAAAATCCATTAGATAAAGATGATGATGAGTTATTGGAAGGGCCATGCTGGGATGGATATAAGCAAGTTGGAATGAAAGACAAAAATGGTAAAGAAGTTCCAAATTGTGTACCGGTTTCTGAAGCAATTAACTCCCGCAATCACATACCACATGGGACCGGTGATGGTAATTTTTTGCATCATCATAAGAGTTCTTCATATACACCCGATTATGGATATCCTGCCGAATTAGATACATATGATTTTGATGATGATAGAGAAGTAGAGCCAGGATATCAATCCGATACAAAAGATAATCAGAGAAAAGGATATGAGCCGGTTAAAGAAACTATTAAGAAAGTAGGAGATAAGTACGCAGTATATCCAAAGAAAGGTGGAGACCGATTAGGAACACATTCAAGTAAATCTGCAGCGCAAAAACAATTGGCTGCTATCGAAATATCAAAACAAAAAGCTATGAAAGAAGAATATCCAGATCATCCCGAACGTAGAGATAAAGATTCCGAAATTAATTACGGAAGAGTTCAACCCGTAGAATACGATGTTGAAAACTATGATGACTACAAAGACTTTATTGTCTTTATGAGAGAATATAACCGAACACTAAATGAAGCAGGATGCGGTTGCGTTTTTGAAGCAGAATATCAGGGTAGAAAAGTAAAGCTCGGCAAACCAATGCAGGGTGATGTTAAAAAATTTAAAGTGTACGTTAAAAATGATAAAGGTAACGTTGTTAAAGTAAACTTCGGAGACCCAAATATGCGTATTAAAAAATCAAATCCTGAAAGACGCAAATCATTCAGAGCTAGACACAACTGTGATAATCCTGGCCCAAGATGGAAAGCGCGTTACTGGTCATGCAGAAAGTGGTAAAAATAGTATATATATAATAAAGATTAACTATGGCAGATAAAACCATTTTTGGAAGGTTACAAAAACTATTTTCTACAAACACAATTATTCGTAGAACTAAAAAGGGCGTAAGGGTCATTGATACTGATGAATATCAATCAATGACGACTAACCTTGTAGACCGTTTTATGAAATTGAAGACCCCACAATATAGTGGTGGAATGTTGGAATCGGCAATGTCGTATCAGCAAGTTCGTGCTGACCTATTTAGAGATTATGATTCAATGGATCATGACCCTATTCTTGCTGCGGCATTAGATATTTACGCAGATGAAAGTACAACAAAAAATGAACATGGAGATGTACTGAAAATACATTGTTCAGATGAAAATGTAAAACAAATTCTTCATAACTTATTTTATGATATTGTAAACATAGAATTCACACTTTGGCCTTGGACAAGAAACTTGGTAAAGTATGGTGATTTCTTTTTACAATTAGAAGTAGCACCTGAACTTGGAATTGTTAATGTAATTCCCATATCGGTATATGAAGTTACACGTGTTGAAAACTTTGATATAGAAAATCCACAACGTGTAAAGTTTGTATATGCACCATACACAAACCCATACGGAGGGTCTTCTGCTTCTAATAAAAAAGAATATGAAAATTATGAAATTGCGCATTTCAGAATGCATTCTGATTCTAATTTTCTTCCTTATGGAAAATCAATGATAGAAGGTGCAAGACGGGTTTGGAAACAACTAACTCTTATGGAGGATGCTATGTTAATACATCGTATTATGCGTGCTCCCGAAAAACGTATATTCAAAGTTGATGTTGGTAATATACCACCAACTGAAGTTGATAATTATATGCAACGAATCATTAACAGCAGTAAAAAAACACCATTTGTAGATGAAAAAACCGGAGATTACAATCTTAAATATAATATTCAAAATATTATTGAGGATTATTATCTTCCTGTCCGCGGTAGCGATAGTGGTACGAGCATAGATACTTTGAAGGGCATGGAATATCAGGCAATAGATGATATCAACTACCTAAAAGGAAAAATGTTCGCAGCTCTTAAAATTCCAAAATCACATTTGGGATATGAAGAAGATGTAAACGGAAAAGCAACATTGGCAGCGCAAGATGTAAGGTTCGCCAAAACCATCGAAAGAATACAAAAAGTTCTTATTTCCGAATTGACAAAGATAGCAATAGTTCATTTATATGCGCAGGGTATGGATAACGCGGCAGATTTGGATTTTCAATTAGAACTTACTATTCCATCAAAAATATATGAGCAAGAGCAAATAGAATTATATACATCAAAGGTATCTCTTATACAATCTATGCAACAAACAAAATTGTTTTCTAAAAAGTGGATGTATGAAAATATTATGAAATTTGCGCAAGATGAACAAGATGACATGACAATTGATGTATTGGAAGATACAAAGCAAGCGTTCAGATTGACACAAATTGAAACACAAGGAACTGATCCTGCTAAAGAAACCGGAACAGAAGAACCAACCAATGTTGAAGAAGAAATTCAAAAAATTAAAGATGAATTAGAAGAAGAAGGAAAAGTTGGAAGACCAAAAGACCCGGTTAGATATGGTAAAGATGATCATCCACTTGGTCGCGACCCACTTGGGATTAAAACTCTAAAACAAAAAGAAGGTTCTGTAAAATACAAACCACGTAAAGTAAGTTATAAAGAAATATACAAAGATATGCTTGGTGGTAAAAAAATAATACTAACAGATACCAAATCTGCTGTTAAATAATCAATAAATATATTTATAAAGAGATAAATTATCCCTTTGATGAAAAAAATTAAACATTCTAAGTTCAAAAATACAGGATTCATTTTTGAATTACTGCTTAGACAAATCACCTCCGAAATTATGTCGGAAAATAAATCTAAAGCAGAAAAAATCCTACAAGAATTTTTTAATTCTAAAAAAGAACTTTCAAAAGAATTAAAATTATATCAGTATCTTATAAACGAAAAATATAATTCTGAAGCAAAAGCAGAAAAGTTTATTGATACCGTTTGTGAAGCACGCAAACGTCTTGATGAAGCTAAATTGACAAAAGAAAAATATAATTTAGTAAAAAAAATAAGAGAATCGTATAATATAGAAGATTTATTAAAATCATCGGTTTCAAACTACAAAGTTCTTGCATCAATTTATAAAATTTTTGAATCAATAAATGAATCCGAAATTTTAGATCCAACCGATGTGGTATCTTCAAGATTTACAATTGCAGAAAACATAATAAATAAATCAATACAGAATAAAGATGCAAAAATAAAAGATGCCGTATTGGAACAATTCAAAAAACAAGATGAAACTGTAAGGGCTCTTTCGTATAAAATTTTAATAGAAAGTTTTAATACAAAGTATAAAGACCTAAGTAATGAGCAAAAGGTTTTACTACGAGAATATATTAATGGAATGACTAATAGTTCCGGCTTTTCAAATCACATTCAAAGTGAAGTAAATAAAATTACACAATCCCTAAATGAAATTGGAAAGAAGATTACCGATAAAGTTACAAAAATAAAATTAGTAGAAACGATAGGGCAGATAAAAAAAATAAAGCAGAATAAACGTGTTAAAGAGCAACACGTATCCGCGCTTATGATGGCATACGAACTAATAAAAGAATTGAAAAATGCAACACAAAAGTAAATTAAAAGAATTTATAAGAAAGGTTGTAAGAGAAATGAATGTGACAGGGAACGTTCAAGGATACCAGTCACCAAACGCATTCAAAAAAAGAGGAGATACAAAGCAAAGTGCGAAACAACAAGCTGACCTAACTGGGTATACCGTTGTAAAAGAAAATCGTTGGTTAGAACTAAAAAATGAAGATATCCCTGCTCACCGAAAAATCGGTAAAGGCGTTTCTAACATCAATAAGCAATTGGCAGAAATGGAAAAATTTCTAAATTGGTATGGTAAATTGAAGCAAGAAAACGGAGTATCTAATGACCAATTTTGGAAACGTACAAATGGAAACATTTTGAAAATAAAAGAAAGGTTGATTAAGTTAGAACAACATATTAGAAAAATATCAGAATAAAACCACAATAAAATGAACTTACAACAACTAAAAGAACTCGTTAGAGAAGTAATTAAAGAAGAGCAGGATTATCAAGAATTGTTCAAAACTATGCTTGATAAAACTGGGAAAGATATTAACTCAATGAGTGACGAAGAAAAAAAGAAATTTTTTAATGCCGTAGACAAAGCATATCAAGCAAAGTCTGAAGGTAGATTAAGAATGTAAAATGAATAAAAAACTATTAATAGAAACCCACCTATTCGAAGCAAAACTCAAAGAAGAATCTAATGGTACTTTTCTTGTTAAAGGCGTTTTGCAAAGAGCAGGTGCACCCAATCAAAACAATCGCCGTTATCCAAAAGAGATATTAGAGCGTGAGTGTGAAAAATATAAGCAATTGATTAAGGAAAGACGTGCACTTGGTGAATTAGACCATCCGGATTCTCCAGTAATCGAGCTTAAAAATGTATCACACAATATTCGTGAAATATGGTGGGAAGGGGATGATGTTTGTGGAGTGGTAGAAATTCTTTCAACACCATCGGGCAATATCTTAAAAGAATTGCTTAAAAATAATATACGTCTTGGTATTAGTTCACGTGGACTTGGTTCAGTTAATGAGCAAAGGGATGGCACGGTAATGGTGCAAGACGACTTCGAATTGGTTGGCTGGGACTTCGTATCGAACCCGTCTACGCATGGAGCATTTATGGCACCAATGAATGAGAGTAAGCAATGGCAGAAAATTGCAGACGAATGTGGTAAGTGGTGTAAAGCACAAGACCTAATGCGTGAAATAATTGTTGAATTGAACTAACGTATATTTATACTATATAAAGAAAAATAAAATGATTAGCATGCAATTAATGAAACTCATTCCTAATAGAATACAAAAACTGAATGAAGCCGAAAAGCATAATCCGCTACATAGGCAAAGACGTAAACGAGGCATGCTACCACTTGAAGTTGATGGAACAAATGATCTACCAAATCCGAAATACTATACATATTCTCGTACTATTAATGGAGGACGTCGTATATACAGTCTTAGTCCAAAATATACAAACACATCAATGCCAAAAAAAGAAACTTCTAAGTATTGGGATATAGTTGTTAACTAATAAAATAATAATCAAAAAATATGAAACCAATAAAACTAAAAGGCCTTATAAAAGAAAATAAAAAACCAATTCAAAAAGAAGCACTTGATGATTTGGATGTTAATCTTCCAACGGCTGTAAACCGATTTTTAGAAAAACTTACATCTCAATTAAAAACTTACAATCTTCCTCGTAAAAAAGAAGTACTTGTAATTGCAAAAATAATTGATGGCCTTAATATGGATAAGCAAGAAGTAATGAGGGCTATCCAAAAGATTAAGCAAGCAGATGCATTCGGCGGTCAAAAAAAAAATGATGTAGGTGCTGGGTTTCAAGGAAATACGAAAGGAGATGGAATGAGTGGATTTAGAGGAGAAAATATTTCCGAAAAGGCACCCGAAGGATGGGAAGGAACCGTTAAAGCAATGAAAGATAAGCCGGGCATTGATAATCCATACGCATTAACTAATTGGATGAAAAATAAAGGATACCAATCTCATAAAAAATAAATTTTTATTAATCAAAAAAAAAAACAATGAAAATCACAGTATCACAATTAAGACAAATAATTCGTGAGGAGATTAAAAAAATCTCCACCATTAATGAAAGTGTATTAAATTTCAAAAATGGGGTATCAGTAAGAACCGCCGATAAGTATGTAACTTTAAGCCATCCAAAATATGGAACTATGCAGTTCAAAAAAGATGGAGCAGCAACTGATAGATGGAGAACTCCTGCAAACGCAGATGGATATCGTGGTGATGTAACCGGTTTAAATAATCTTGTTAATAAATTTGCAGCCGGCGAGTACGGAAAGGGTGATAAGCCATACCAAAAATTTGAAAGACCAAAATCACAGCCAAAGCCAGCCGGCCGAGAGTGGAAAGCGTTTGATACAAAAAAATATAAAAATGGAGTTGTTGTAAAAACATCAAATACAACACAAAATGTTTGGTTAAGTCATCCTGATAAAGATTCCGTCAAAGTAAAGTTTAATAGTAGATATGGTGAATATAAGCCAGAGGGTTCTTCTAAAACTTACGATGGATTGATGCAACTTATTAAGGCGTACGGTAATGATGAGTTTTAATTAATATATTAAATATAAACAATGATACGATTAAAAGATTTACTGAAAGAATCCGAAGAGTTTCAACAATTACCTTCCGAAGTTAAAAAACACTTTTTGGAAATAATATCTACATTCGGCACACATAGAGAAAGTATTAATCGTAAATCTGATATTCGTCAAATTGCCGAAACACTTGGTGCTATTGCAGATGCTGCACAAGAATACACATTGAGAGAGGGTGGAGATTGGTTTGACCGTGTTACTATCAAACGTAATATGAAAGAATTAAAATCCTTACAAGAAAAGTTTGAAAAAGAATCAAGTATAGCACATCAGCAAGAACAAAGACTTGAAGCCCTATATGAAGATATGGGACACGTTCTCGGAAGATATTTTGAAATCGCCGATATTTCACATGAGCAAATGCAAGAAAGGCTTGGACTAAAAAAAAAATAAAAGAAGAATTTGATTATAACGCAAATGATGGGGCAACCGATAGTACACTAACAATTCAAAACCCGCAAGTATGGGAAAGAGTATGGAAAACACTATCTACAATGTATCAAAATCCTGCGTTGGCACAAATTCAAAGAGATATAAAAAGTTACGATAAAGATAAGAAACAAATAGTATTTAGAGATTCATCATCAATGAATGCATTTATTTCTTATATTAAAGGAGAAAAACAAAAATTACATTAAGTTTATGGCAACAAATATCAAAGCATTGACAATGGCAAAGGCTCTAAATCCAAAAGAGCTTAACCCAGCATCGGTAAAGATTATCAACGATAGATTGGTAGATGAATATACTGCACACTTCTTTTATCGTATTGCATCGAATTGGTGCAAAGGTGTTGGATATAACAATGCTGCAGCATTCTTTGAAAAAGAAGCAGCCAATGAATTGGGACATGCCGAAAAACTTCAACAATACCTTGTAGATTGGAATATAAATCCAACTATGCCGGCCGTAAAACCAAACATTAATTTCACAGGATTGATTGATATAGTAAATAAATCTTACGCATTGGAATACGACCTATTCACAAAATACAATGCGGATTCAGTTGAGATTATGCAAAAAGATATTACAACGTTTGATTTTCTAGAAGAATTTAGAAAAGGACAATTCGAATCAATAACAGAATTTTCAGACCTTCTAAATGCGGCACAATTAATAGACCCAACAAACCTATTGGATATACTTCACTTTGAAGAAATATATTTCAAATAAAATGAAAACAAATAAAAAACAATTGAACGAATTTTCATTGGTGGCTATTTTAGGTGGAATACTGATACTAGCTTGGGTAACCGGTTTGTTTAGTAAACTTGCAGATAATATAGATGCATATTATAACGGAAGAAGTGTTGAAGTTCAAAGGGCACTTAAAAAAATATTAAAAAACTTTAGTAACACAAATAGTTTTTTAAAAAAAATTGATAAATATGTTGAAAAAAATGGTGCAGGAACACACCTTATAGATTATATAATGGAACTACCAGAAACAAAGGCACAACTTACATCTTACGAAAATAATACTGATATAAATTACGATGAACTTATACGTGAGTTAAGAAAGGTGTTAACAAAGGCAATGAACGAAGAAGCAAAAGAACGTGGAGTTGCAACAACTATAAAAAATAAAGTAGATAATATAAATTGGTAAATTAATTTTATGTTTTTTATAAAATGTGATATTTATACTCAAATATCACATTTTTTATTATGTGATTAAACTTCGTTAGTTAATGAATACCCTTCCCTATAAGTGGTGACCGAACAACTAACTAAATTCTATTGAAGTTCCCCTACAATAACTTCACAAATCAAAAAAGTAAAAAATTATGGCAAATTCAAAATTGTTAAAGCAAGCAATTGCTGATGCTAAAGCCGTTAAAGAAACTGCTTTGGCAAATGCTAAACTCGCTCTTGAAGAAGCCTTCACTCCACGCCTCCAATCAATTCTATCTCAAAAATTGAGAGCAGAAGCCGAAATGAGCGATGATGAAGAAGAAATGAAGACCGAGGAATTAGATTCATCTGAAATCGGTGCAGGTGACATGAAAGAACCTTCGGGTTATGATGCCGATACCGAATTCGAAGGTGGTTCTACTGAAACCGAATCCGGCGAACCCGGTTCTGAACTTGATGACTATTCTAAAGTAAAAGATCTTACTGAAGAAGAAGACACAGATGATACCGATGATATGGATTTCGGCGACGATGATATGGATTTCGGTGACGATGACACTGATTCCGATAATGATGAGGAATACGAAATCACCGGAGATGAAGAAGAAGCGTATGATGATGAAGATGATATGGATCTTGAATCAATCATTAGAGAATTGGAATCATCACTCGCAGAAGAAGAATCAACTGAAGATGAAGATGATGACCAGATGGCTATGGAATCCCTAGCCGATGGTGAAGAGGCCGGCACCGATAAAGGTGAAGACCCAAAAGTAGTTGTTAGTGAAGAAGATGAAGATGATACTGCAAAAGATGATGATACCATTGACTTAGAAGAAATTCTTCGTGAAATGGAAGCTGATATGACCGATGCAGATGATGATGAAATGGAAAAGAAAGTGGAAGAAAACAAAAAGTTGAAATCCGAACTTAACCAAGCATACAAGGCAATCAAATCACTTCAGGGCACTATCAATGAAGTAAATCTTCTAAACGCTAAACTTCTTTTCGCAAACAAATTGTTCAGAGCACATAACATGACCAACGAGCAAAAGGTTAAAGTTATCGAAACTTTGGATAGAACAAAATCAGTTAGAGAAGTCAAATTAGTATATTCTACATTGGCAGAAAACTTTAAGTACACATCAGTATCTAAAGTTGCTAAAAAGGCTATCGCTGAAGGTATTGCAAGTAGAGCGGTTAAATCAACAAAACCTACCGCTGCTCAACAAAAGCAAGTAATTTCTGAAAATGCTGACTTCGCAAATAGATTTAAGAAGTTGGCTGGTATTATTAAGTAATAAAACAAAACAAAACAAAATGGACTTAAAAAAATTAATGAATGGTGCAAACCCGCAAAGCATTATGCTTGAGCAAACTAGGGGTTTGAAATCCAAATGGGAAAAAACAGGCCTTCTTGAAGGAGCAGGTTCTGAATCACAAAAGCATGGTATGGCAGTATTGCTTGAAAACCAAGCTAAGCAGCTTCTTGATGAAGCAACAAAGACTGGCTTCGCAGCTGGTTCTGAAGAATGGGCAGGTGTAGCTCTTCCGCTTGTAAGACGTATCTTTGGTAGCATCGCTGCAAAAGAATTCGTTTCTGTACAGCCGATGAACTTACCTTCAGGTCTTATCTTCTACATGGACTTCAAGTATTCAACCGACCAAGCAGGTAAGCCAGCATTCTCTGGTTCTTCAATGTTCGGTAAAGGTGGTACCGTTGGTAAAGATTCTCTTTCACCTGCAGGTAACAAACTTGGTTCTACTCAAGTAGCAGAAGAAGGTCTTTATGGCCCTGGTCGTTTCGGATATTCCATCAACGATGTTAGTGTAACAATCGGTACAGGAAGTATAGGTGCAGGAGTAACTGTAACAAGTGCATCTTGGGCAGATACCGATTATTCAAACGCACTTTCAGCATCCGTTGCAGCAGGTGGTATTAAGAAGGTAGCAGTATCTTCATCAATTCTTTCCGAAATGGATTTCAATGGTGTTAGAGCGTTTGTACTTACATCTGGCTCTGTCACACTATATCCACAATACACAAATATCAACGGAAACTTTGTTGAATTCTTTGTAACTGGATCTACTGCTGCATTCCTTTCCGATGGTGCAACTGCAACAGTATCTTATCACAAACAACCAACCGCTACTTCAAGAGGTGATTTTGAAGATAGAACTGGTGCTGATGTTGGTATTCCTGAAATTGAGCTTGAACTCAAATCAGAACCAATCGTTGCTAAAACTCGTAAGTTGAAAGCAGTTTGGACTCCTGAATTGGCGCAAGACCTTAACGCATACCACAGTATCGACGCAGAAGCTGAATTGACTCAGATGCTTTCTGAATACATCTCTCTTGAGATTGATTTGGAAATTCTTGAGATGCTTCAGGCTAACGCATTGACTACTGATTACTGGTCTGCAAGAGTAGGATACGACTACAATTCAACAACCGGTCTTTTCGCACCTGATTCTGCTACTATATCTGCAAACGCTTACCAAAAGAACACTTGGTATCAAACACTTGGTATCAAACTTCAAAAGGTATCAAACAAAATCCATCAGTTGACAATGCGTGGTGGTGCAAACTTCATCGTGGCTAGCCCGGATGTATGTACTATCCTCGAATCAATGAATGGCTTCTCAGCTAACCCTGGTAAAGATGCTCTTCAATTTGCAGCTGGTGTAACCAATGTAGGTTCAATCTCTAACAGGTATGATGTTTACAAAAACCCATACATGACTGAGAACGTTATCCTTCTTGGTTTCAAAGGTTCTAACTTCTTCGAAACTGGAGCTGTCTACGCACCATATGTGCCTTTGATTATGACTCCGCTTGTGTATGACCCGACTAACTTCACACCACGTCGTGGAGTTATGACGAGATACGCTAAGAAGATAGTCCGTCCGGAATTCTATGGCAAGATTGTGGTTGAGGGTCTACATACTCTCTAATCACCGATTAGATAACCAAAAATAAATTAGGGGAGATTAATTCTCCCCTTTTTTATTTTTTATATTTATAGTAAATAACTAACTATGTCTCTTAACGTAAAATGGCCCGGTTCAGGTTCGGCAATATCAGGTTCAACCCCATACGCATTGTATGATGCAGATGCGGATTTTCAAACCGATGGACCCAGAACTGCAGTTTGGTGTGCAACTCGTCTTGGATATCCAACAGTTGATATCGAAATGATAGATACACAATTTTATGCCTGCTTTGAAGAAGCCGTTTCGGAATATTCGGCACAAGTTAATCAATTTAATATAAGAAATAATCTAAATATACTCCGTGGTTATCCGAAATCAGAAAACAAAAACTTTAGTCAGACACTTGTAGATGGCTCATTTGTTCCTACGATATTCAGAATGTCGCAGGCATATGGAACACTTGCGTATGTTGGTGGTGACACGGATATTAAGAAGGCGTATATTGATATGGAAGTAGGTAAGCAAGAATACGATATCGCCTCATTGGCAAAGGATGCTGCCACATCACAATCGTTTTCAACTCTATTCAACACGGCATCTAAATTTGAAATTACAAAAGTATTTTTTGAATCAACACCTGCGATACAAAGATTCTTTGACCCATATTCAGTTGGTGCGCAAGGTACTCTAAACTTATTGGATGAATTTGGATTTGGACAGTATTCACCTGCGGCACAATTCCTATTGATGCCACTATTTGAGGATGCACTTAGAATTCAACACATTGAGTTAAACGACCAAATTCGTAAATCTGCATATACTTTTAATATTGTAAATGATAAAATAAAAGTATTTCCAATCCCAACGGTTCGAACCCCAAAACGAATTTATTTTGAATATTTTTCAAGTAATGAATTTGATAAAAACGCGATAACTATAAAAGATAATAAGGTATCGGACTATTCGGATATTAAATATGATTTTATTTCATATGATTCCATAAACGATGTTGGAAAACAATGGATACGAAAATACACATTAGCCCTTGCTAAAGAATTACTTGGTGCTATTCGTGAAAAATATAGTACAATTCCGATACCCGATGGTGAAGTATCACTTGATGGTGCGGCACTTCGTTCCGAAGCTCAAACCGAAAAGGATACACTAATCACTCAACTACGCGAAAATTTAGATGAACTCGGACGTACAAAGCAATTTGAATATAAAAAGAACGAAGCCGATTACCATCAAGAGATGTTGAAAAAAATTCCACTCACAATTTATATAGGTTGAAATGCCAAAATTCATATCTCCACGTGACGTAACATTTTTTAGAGGGATTGCTAGAGAGTTGGTAGATGAAGTAATACAAGTTGAAATAATACTCTACAAACTTAATATCTATCAATCAAAGGTAAACTTGTATGGTGAATCTCTTGATAAAACATACTATCGTGGAGTATCCATATACGCCCTAATTGATAAAGATGGTATTGAAAGAACATACGAAGGATTTGGACCAGATACTACACAAACCATAACATTCAAGTTGGATAGAGAAAGGTGTCAAGAAAAAGGAATATATCCCGAAGTTGGTGATTTCATTTATTTTGATACATCTTATTACGAAATCAATAATACAAATGAAGTTCAATTCATAGGAGGACAGGAGTATAACAATTACAGTATTGTGTGTACCGCATTTATGAGTAGAATAAGTGATCTTAACATAGAAAAAAGAATTGAATAATGGCAGAGAATCCACTAAGACAATCAGATAGAATACTTCAAAGAAAATGGGAAGGTGGGGATATTAACCCATCGGTAACTCTATATGATGTAGATTACGCCATCATGTCATATTTAGAAGATGTGGCATTGCCAAATCTATCCGATTCACAAAATACAAATATAAAGATACCAGTAATTTATGGTAATTCTGAAAGATGGAATGGAGCAAGACGTCAGGGTATATATAGAGATAATAAAGGTAGAATACAGCTACCTATAATGATGATACGAAGGACAACTGTTGCCAAAAATGATGCAATACCAATGCTTAATAGACACGTATCATATTCAACCGTAACAAAGTGGAGTAAAAGAAACCGATACGACAGGTTTAGTATTCTAAATGGCATAACTCCTGCTTATGATTTATATAATATAACTATGCCGGATTATGTCGAAGTAAACTACGATTGCATGGCATGGACAAGTTTTACCGAACATATGAACGTTGTAATTGAGGCATTAAACTTCGCATCAGATGAATATTGGGGTGATAAGGCCCGATTTAAGTTTTATGCCAGTGTTGCGGATTACAATGTAGTAAATGAAGTAAATGATAATCAAGAACGCATAAATAGATTAGAGTTTACATTAAGTGTAAAGGCATATCTTCTACCTGAAAAATTCGCATCAGAAAATACAACGAGGAAATCTCAATCAATTAATCGTGTGGTTGTTACATCTGAAACGGATTTGACAGCAGATGGCAGATTAGAAGCAATGCTCACTACACAATCACCATACTACGATAATAAAGACCTTGTGGATTATCTATCGTTAAATAGTTCGGATTTTATGAATTATGTTTCGGATAATATATTTAATTTGACAAATGTAAAATTAATAAAAACACCCGCAGCATTTTCATCGGTAATAGCGACGCAATACGATATAAAAATATACATAAATGGTGTCAGATATTACGAAACTACACATTATACATATTCTATGAGTGGAAGTACATTAACGGTTACATTCAATAATATAACTTTGGGATGGAATGTTGTAAATACTGATGAAGTAACAATAACCGGAAAATATATTGAATTGATATGAAACGAACACTTTTAGATATTACAAACGTAATTAGTCGAAATGTTCCAAGAGTAATTCTAACTCCATATAATTTAAATGATTCTACATATTGGATTTGGATTGCAAAAGGTTGGCGGTTTGCACCAATATTACGAGAGGTAGAATATCGTACTAAGCAAGACCGATTAAGAATAAGAATTAATACACAAAATATCAATCCAAGAGATTATATTACTGAAATGGCATCGGATGGACTTTTAGTTAAATTTATTAAATCAAGATTTGAATATCCATTAGATACTTTGGATGAAATTGTAGTTGGAGGAGACTTAGAAAAATATGCTTAACCGATTCACATCGAATACAAAAAAACTCAATCGAGTTGTATCAAAGATAAATTTTAATAATTTGCCAGATGTACTTTCTGCAACTGCAAGTATTCAAGAAATTATTAATGATGGCATTGCTTCACCAAAAAATTTTCAAGCCAATACAAAAAAATTGAAACAATCGGTTTCAAAAGTAAATATAAATAATGTACCTAATTTAAATTCGGCAACCGGAAGTATTCAAGAAATTATTAATGATGGGATTTCTGCACCAAAAGCATTTCAGGCAAATACAAAAGTGTCAGAATCGCCGACTACATATATTTTTACCAATAACATAACAAACGACTTTCATAAAGAAATCCTACAATATAGTGCAAGATATATTTATGTTAGTGCAAGTGTGATAGATAAAACACCTGCCACCGCAGATGAGTCCGTATTAAATAGATTAATCATAAATAATAGAACATTAGATTATGGTACGGAAACCATCGGCCCTGAAAACTTTGAAGTATTTATTGATGGATTGCATATGCCGGGAATATTTAGTATAAGTCAAAGTGGCTCTAATATTGAAATAAAAATTAACGATTATTGGTTAATAGATAATAGAGTTCCACCACAAGATATTAAAATATTTGGAAAAATAAAACCCGTATAAAATGGCCACAAGAATAAGAACAAAACAACTTGAATTAGATTTGGATGGAGCCACACTTAAAAATGTAACTATCACCACTTTAACCGATGACCAATATTCTCTTATTGTTAGTGGTGCAATTGCGGTTGTAGATGCAACCTCATACGATATATCGGCTAGCTTGGATTCGGAATCGGGTTCAGTAGTTCCTGCTATGATATGGATGCAATCCGGTTCAAACGCACCATCTGACCCAATTATATCGGGTAGTCTTTATGGAAATGTAATTGATTTAGGGGAGTTTTAATATTTATGTTAGTAAGTGCTATATAGCATATTCTATTACTAACTAAAGGTATATACCTAAATGAGTCAAATAATAAAACTGCGTAGAAGTGCAGTACCCGGTCGTGTACCAACCACATCTTCATTGGATTATGGTGAATTGGCAATAAACACTTACGATGGTAAGTTGTTTATGAAAACCAGTGGTTCTAGTGGTGAAAAAATAATTGAGATTGGATCAACGGTATCTGCATTTAGTGGCTCATTTTCCGGCTCCTTTTTTGGAAACGGTTCAGGATTAACAAATATATCGGCATCGAGTGTAGTTGGATTAAATCTTTCTAGTATATCATCGGGTAGTGTGACCGCATCGGTAGATTCTATACTTGGCTTTAAGGTAAATTTTAATTCACAATTTAGTGGTTCTGTAGATGTTTCTGGCTCACTAACTACAAATAACGACATATATGTACATGGTGTCAGAATCGGCCGTGGGGATGGAAGTTTCACAACTAATACCGTAGTTGGTAATAACGCACTATCACTAAATACCGGACAACAAAACACAGCAATAGGCTCATACGCATTAAATGAAAACACAGGTGATGGTAACACTGCAATAGGGTCTTATACATTACATTCATCTAGCTATACAAACTACAATGTAGCAATTGGGTCTGAAGCACTGATTGCTATGGAAACGGGCGATTACAACGTCGCGGTTGGTGTAAATGCCGGAAAGGCTGCTGAAGCAGGAAACAACATAGATTCTAATCAATCGGTTTTTATTGGAGCAAATACAAAACCAAGCGCAAGTTCGGAGACCAATCAAATTGTAATAGGATATAACACAATTGGTAAAGGTTCTAATACGACTACAATTGGAAACACAAATATAACTAAAACCCATATTAGAGGTGACATATATGTAGATAGTAGTAACAAACGTGTATATGGAACTGCAAGTTGGTCCGATTCTGCATCTTTTGCGCAAACCGGTAATGGCATATTTAGTGGTTCATTCTCTGGTTCATTTATAGGAAATGGTGCAGGAATAACAAACATATCCGCATCAAGTGTAGTAGGATTAAACCTTTCAAGAATATCATCAGGCAGTGTTACTGCCTCGGTAGACCCTGCATATGGATTCAAAGTAAACACGAATACTCAAATTAGTGGAGGACTCGAAGTAACTGGTTCGATAAATATATCGGGTAGTGTTGGGAATGTGTTCACTGCAAATATTGATAGTATTTCCTTTACCGGTTCAATGTTAATTAGTGGAAGTTTCACATCATCTTATATTGGTGCTGCAACCGGATTTACTTTACCAACTTACAACTCTAACCCATCGGGATCATTTAGCACCGGTTCATTATATTATAATATAGGTGATACAAACATATATCGTTGGAATGGAACTCAATGGATAGCAGCGGCAGGAACTGCAGGAAGCAGCGGAACTGCAGGAAGCAGCGGAACTGCAGGAAGCAGCGGAAGCAGCGGAACTGCAGGAAGCAGTGGAACTGCAGGAAGCAGCGGAAGCAGTGGGACAGCAGGGAGCAGCGGAACTGCAGGAAGTAGTGGAAGCAGCGGAACTGCAGGAAGTAGTGGAAGCAGCGGAACCGATGGAAGCAGCGGAAGCAGTGGGACAGCAGGGAGCAGCGGAACTGCAGGAAGTAGTGGAAGCAGCGGAAGCAGCGGAAGTAGTGGTACGAGTGGGACAGGATTTAATACAATTTCAAATCCAGCAAATAATAGAATACTTACATCGGATGGAACTACCAATACTGCGGTTGCCGAATCCAATTTAACATTTGATGGTAATACATTAGTGGTAACCGGTTCGATAAATGTTAGTGATACAATAGTTGCTCAAAGAATACATGTCCAAACTATTACATCATCTATCAGTTTTGTTACGGGTTCATCTAAATTCGGAGTAAGTGGGAGTGATTTACATCAATTTACCGGATCAGTATCTATATCGGGTGGAGCTGAATTTTCTGTAAATGTAAATACAATAATATTTACAAGCTCACTTTCACTTTCAGGAAGTTTGACAGCATCTGCTATTGATGCAGAAACGCAATTTAAATTACCCAATTATAGTTCAAGTCCGACCGGTTCATTCAAAAGTGGCTCTTTATATTATAATACATCCGATACCGACATATATCGTTGGGATGGAACTCAATGGATAGCAGCAGTAGGAGCAACCGGCAGCAGCGGAACTGCAGGGAGCAGCGGAAGCAGCGGAACGGCAGGAAGCAGTGGAAGCAGCGGAACCGATGGAAGTAGCGGAAGCAGTGGGACAGCAGGGAGCAGCGGAACGGCAGGAAGCAGTGGAAGCAGCGGAACCGATGGAAGTAGCGGAAGCAGCGGAAGCAGTGGGACAGCAGGGAGTAGCGGAACTGCAGGAAGCAGTGGAAGCAGCGGAACAGCAGGGAGCAGCGGAACCGATGGAAGCAGCGGAAGCAGCGGAACGGCAGGAAGCAGTGGAAGCAGCGGAACTGCAGGAAGCAGTGGAAGTAGCGGAACCGATGGAAGCAGTGGAAGCAGTGGAAGCAGCGGAACCGATGGAAGCAGCGGAAGCAGTGGAACGGCAGGAAGCAGTGGAAGTAGCGGAACCGATGGAAGCAGCGGAAGCAGCGGAACGGCAGGAAGCAGTGGAAGTAGCGGAACCGATGGAAGCAGCGGAAGCAGCGGAACGGCAGGAAGCAGTGGAAGCAGTGGGACAGCAGGGAGCAGCGGAACGGCAGGAAGCAGTGGAAGCAGCGGAAGCAGTGGGACAGCAGGAAGCAGCGGAACTGCAGGAAGTAGTGGAAGTGCAGGCACCAGCGGTACAGGATTTAATACAATATCAAATCCTTTAGATAATCGAATACTAACATCGGATGGTAGTGCAAATAGTGCTAATGCCGAAGCTAACTTAACATTTGATGGTTCGGTTTTAAATGTAACCGGGTCTATAAATGCGACAAATATTACAAGCTCATTATATGGTACTGCAAGTTGGGCATTACGAGCGGTGTCCGCATCGTATTCTGAAAATCTTCAAATATCAGGCTCAATTAATAACGCAAGTGTAATTAATTTTGTTACCGGTTCTGACCAACCAAAGGCAGAAGGTAGATTGGGGTGGGATGATGGATACGGAACATTGAATCTCGGACTGAAAGGTGGAAATGTAAACTTGGCAATTGGTGAAGAATTATTCATACGTGCATTTAACGCAGAAGCGACAACATTAACAAAAGGAACTGTAGTTTATATTTTTGGTTCACAAGGAAATCGTGTTTCAGTAAAACGTGCGTCTGCGACAGCTGAATTGGGTTCGGCAAATACATTAGGATTTGTAGCAGAACAAATACTTTCGGGAGAGGAGGGATTCGTACAAACCGAAGGTCCACTCAATGAATTAAACACATTAGGATTAACTGCCGGCGGACTTGTATATTTAAGTAGTTCGGCAGGACAATACACACAAACCACACCACAAGCGCCACTACATTCCGTTAGACTAGGATATGTAGAAAGAGTAAGTGCGACTGTTGGTTCGATATATGTAAAAATAGATAATGGTTACGAATTAGATGAACTGCATGATGTTAAAATTAATGGAATAACATCGGGAGACCTTTTAGTTAGAAGTGGTAGTGTTTGGATAAACTCTAAACAATTAACGGGTTCTTATGGATTGACGGGTTCAAGTACGATTATAGGAACGCAAACCATAACCGGCAGCATAAACGTATCGGGGTCTCAGACATTTATAGGAACATCAGTTAGTGTAGGAAACCAAATAGTTACCGGTAGTTTAATAACAAGTGGGTCTAATACCTTAATAGGAATAAGTGTACTATCGGGTAGTGTTAATGTATCTGGATCATTAAATGCAACTGCTAACTTTACATTACAAGGACATTTAAGATTAGATCCAGGTCAAGATCCAGGACCCAATAACATAACTGCATCGTACTTATTTACATCTGCTTCTAACACAGCTACCGGATATGATTTATATTATCGTCAAAATGGTAACTTAACCAAATTCAAATGGTTAGAAGGTGGATTAAGTTCGGGAATATTATATGGTGGAGGTATTTCTTTTAGTGGCAGTGTAATATATGTTAAAAAAGGTAGTGGTATCATTAATAATATGAATGCCACCAGCGGGTCGGAAATCAATCCTATTATTACTTACGTTAATTGGAATGATTATACTGCATCTGCACAATACATAACTTCATCACAAACGACTTATTTATACGTTGATGGGACAGGAGTAATCTTCCAACAAACTTCTTATTTTGATGAAACTCAATACGAGGAGGCAATACCTCTTGGATTAGTTACACATCCAAACTATTCAAGTATAACAGGATACGCAAGTAGTGTACAAACTACATATAATAGTGATACACAACAAAATGATTTTATTAGGTCATTCGGACCGATAAAAGTAAATGGATTCACACCATCGGGCCAAAGTGGTTCGCTAAGAATCAATATAGGAGATGGTACGGGATTCTTTTTAGGTGGATATTATTCACAAAATCCTAATAGTCCATCACATTATACTGCTACACCTGCTCTTACTGCATCTATGGCTAGGGCGTATAGAACTGGATCTGGAATATATTTGGACAGTAATAATGGCAACTATTACACCGTAGTGGATCCTACAAAATATGATAACGGAAATGGATTATCAAGTGTATCTGGTCCTAACGTTACTATTCAAAGAATATTTTATAGTCCCGAATCTAAGCGTGCAGTAATATACTACGGACATAATTCATATACATCAATAGCAAACGCTTTATCTGCGTTACTTTCTGATAGTTTTGTAGAAGGTGAGTTTACCGCTAAATCATTAATTTTTGCGGGATACCTATTAGTTCAGGGAAATGCTAGTGATTTAACAAATACATCACAAGCAATTTTTATACAAGCGGGTTCTTTTAGAAATACATCGGGTGGGTCTTCAGCTGCTACAAATATAACACAAACTCTGGATGATTTATCGGATGTAAATATTACAACTCCTACAAATGGACAGGCATTAGTTTACAATGGTGGGGTTTGGATAAATGGTACACCACTTAATGCCACATCCGCATCATTTGCACAAACCGCATCACTCGCGGTACTGGCGCTAACCGCATCTTCTGCGGATAACTTTACGGTAAGAGATACATTAGTTGCACAAAGAATAGTTTCGCAAATTATTACTTCTTCGACCGAATTGATTACCGGTTCCACACAATTCGGAACATTGGTATCAAATACACATCAATTTACCGGCTCTGTTAGTATATCCGGTTCACTGATAATAAACGGTACATCTTATACTGCAGCAACTTCGGGCACATCGGGGACGGCAGGAAGCAGTGGAAGTAGCGGAAGCAGTGGTTCAACCGGCAGTAGCGGCAGCAGCGGAACTGCAGGAAGCAGTGGAAGTAGCGGTTCAACCGGCAGCAGTGGCAGCAGCGGGACAGCAGGAAGCAGTGGCAGTAGTGGCAGCAGCGGAACTGCAGGAAGCAGTGGAAGTAGCGGTTCAACCGGCAGTAGTGGCAGCAGCGGAACTGCAGGAAGCAGTGGAAGTAGCGGTTCAACCGGCAGTAGTGGCAGCAGCGGAACTGCAGGAAGCAGCGGAAGCAGCGGTACGAGTGGTGTTGCAAACATATTAAACAATGCTAATGATAGAATATTAACCGCAACGGGAACTCAAGGGGAAGCGAACGCAGAATCACTTTTAACATTTGATGGTACTAAATTAAGTATATTATATCAATCGGGTGACGAGGGTGGTGAAATATTACTAAATAAATCAGCTACTAATAACTCACTCACTGGTAGTGGTATAACTATCGATTCTTATCAAAATAAATTAAGATTTTTTGAACAAGGAGGTGCAGCAAGGGGTGCATATATAGATTTAACAGAAGCAGCAGCAGGTGTAGGAACAAATCTATTGACAGCAGGTTCTTCGGGAACAAGCGGTAGTAGCGGAAGCAGCGGAACTGCAGGAAGCAGTGGTAGTGCGGGCAGTAGTGGTTCAACCGGTAGCAGCGGCAGTAGCGGAACCGCTGGAAGTAGTGGCAGCAGCGGCACGGCAGGAAGCAGTGGAAGTAGTGGTTCAACCGGCAGTAGTGGCAGCAGCGGGACAGCAGGAAGCAGTGGAAGTAGCGGTTCAACCGGCAGTAGTGGCAGCAGCGGGACAGCAGGAAGCAGTGGAAGTAGCGGTTCAACCGGCAGTAGTGGCAGCAGCGGGACAGCAGGAAGCAGCGGAACTGCAGGAACAAGTGGTACCGGATTTACCACAATAGCGACACCTGCAGATAATAGAGTATTAACATCGGATGGTAGTGTAAATAGTGCAGTTGCGGAAGCAAATCTTAATTTTAATGGTAGTGTATTAAATGTAACGGGTAGCGTAATTGCAACATCACTTACATCATCCACACTATTAGTATCCGGCTCCGGAGTACAACGTGCAATCATACATGGTTCAGGTTCTTCTCAATCTATATTTAGTGTATTAGGCAGCCAAGGTGAACTATTTTCAGTTACTGATAACCTTTCGGGTTCACTATTCTCTGTGAATGATATTTCGGGTCTTCCGATATTGGAAGTATTTTCGGATGATACGGTATTGATGGGAGATAGTATTGCACCCGTATTGAATACAACTAAGCGTGTATCTATAACAGGTTCAACTACAATTTATAGTATGAGTACCGGTTCTTACGATGGAATGTTTGTTGAATACACAATTAGGAGTGGTTCTAATGCAAGAATGGGACAATTTATAGCGATGTGGTCTGGGGCATCAACTGTTGTTAGTGATGTATCTACGGTTGATTTTGGAAACACATCAGGCGTAGCCTTTACATCAATAATATCCGGGTCAAATATGGTAATGACAGGTTCTGCATCAGCAGGAACTTGGACTGGCAAATTCATAATTAGAACAATATAATATGGCATTTAATTATTCACCAAAAACAATAACCGATGGCTTGCAATTTTATTATGATGGTGCTAATAAAAAATCTTATATTGGCAGTGGAACATCTTTAATTGATTTAAGTAAGCAAAATAATAATGGTACTTTAGTTAATTCACCATCATTTACGAATGATAATATGGGTTCTATTGTCTTTGATGGTACTAATGATTACGTGTCAATATCTGATAGTACAAGTTTAAGACCTGCAACCACATTAACATTGGAAGCATGTTTTAAAATGACAACAAAAGGCGTATATAATACTATAATTTGTAAACCCGCAAGTAATGCTCCTTGGTCATCACCATTTTTATCATATATGTTGAGAGTACAAACAAATGAGTTACAATTTGGATTTAATAGAGATTCCACATATAGTTTTGTTAATCATACATTCAGTTATCAAACAAATACAATATATCATATTATTGTTACATATAATTTAACAACAGGAGCGTGTTTTTTTTACTTGAATGGGAGTAATGTTGTTAATAGCAGTACATCAACAGGGACAGCAATAACATATGGTACGCAACCATTATTAATTGGTGCCGGATTTGGTTCATCACCAGTTGGAGAGTTATTTACGGGTAATATTTATTTGGCTAAGGTATATAATAGAGTATTAACATCAACAGAAGCATTACAAAATTATAATGCCATAAAATCAAGATTTGGAATTTAATTAAAATAAAAACGAAAACTATGTACGAAAATAGAAATTTTATAATCTTTAATGTATCAGAATTACATAAAATAGATTTTTCTCAAGTTCTTGAAACTTCAGTAGAGACAGTAAAAAAATCGGTAGATGAAACTAAAACTTTTATCAAATGGGACGGAGTTGAACCAATGTGTGTATCTCAATTAACGACCAAAGAAGGTCCGTATACTTATTCCGAAATGATTGAAATACTTGCAGGAACTGAATGGACGCATGAACTACAAATGCCTGGAGCATGAGTACAACAAACGGCGGACCGGATATTGTAAATAGTGGATTGATATTGCATTTGGATACTGCCAACAAAAAAAGTTATATCGGAACTGGGGCAACTTGGACGGATTTAAGTGTAAGTAAAAATAATGCAACACTATTCAATACACCAACATATAATACCGCAAATGCAGGTTATTTTAACTTTGATAAAACCGTATATGAATACGCAACCGCAACTAATCCCGGTAGTTTATCTAATTGGAGTATTGAGGCGTTTTTTAGAGTTACTGGATCTTTGACTGGTCAAGTTACAATGGTTGTGGGCGGGCAATACGATTTAGTATCTAATTTAAATTTTAGTATCGGTACAAATAGAGCCGCATCCTCGTATAATATTTGTGTTGGGTTTTTTAATGGTGCTTGGAGAAATACTGATGGGTTTGCACCATCTTTGAATGTGTGGTATCACGTTGTTGGAACATACAATGGTGCAACAGTTATACAATATAACAATGGAATATTAAACACACAATTATCATATACAGGTACATCCCAATCGGGTGGAGAAATTAGAATAGGTCGAAGATGGGATGAATCTGCGACCAATAGTATTAATTTTTTCCCCGGCGATATAAGCGTAGTAAGAATATATAATAGAGCAATTTCGGCAACTGAAGTTTTACAAAACTACAATGCCCTAAAATCACGTTTTAATTTATTATGATATGGCAGGGAATAGTGGACCAAATATTATCAATGATGGATTAGTATTATACTTAGATGCGGGAAATAAAGATAGTTACTCAGGTACTGGCACTATTTGGAATGATTTAAGTGGTAAAGGGTATAACGCAACATTGATAAATTCACCAACTTTTTCAAATGGTGCAATACAATTTAGAGCAGCATCATCAACATCTGGCCATGCTGTGTGCACATTTAATGAGGGTGTGTTAAAAACTGACTCAACAAGTTGGACAATAGAAACATTTTTCAAATATATATCAATACCATCATCAGATGAGTCTATCGTTATAGGTAGGGCAGGTTGTCATGGTGGAATTTATTTATATTCAAATAATGGTATTTACCATGCAATTAAAACAAATGAATGTTGGGTTGGTGCGGTTCACTATGGTGTAGTTACGATGGTAACCAATACAATATATCACAGTGTTATGACATATAATTCAAATGGTGTTATTAAATCGTATTCAAATGGACAGTATATAACAACAAGTACATTTAATAAATCATCATACGATTTTTTTGGATATGGGGATACTTTTTATATAGGAGGCATTCCATCCGGTGGACCACCTCAAGCATACGCAACGAATACGGATATATCAATAGTTAAATGCTATAATCGTGAATTATCCGATTCAGAAATTCTGCAAAACTACAACGCGCAAAAATCACGTTTTGGACTATAAAAATATTTATATCTATAACAAATTAAAAGGAGTTATCAAAAAATGGCAGTAGAATACGCAACAGGAAGAGTAGTAACTGATGGATTGGTTTTCATGTTAAACGCGGCAGATAGAAATTCTTATGCGGGTGCCGGTACTACTTGGCGAGATATAAGCGGAAATGGATACAACGGAACATTAACAAATGGGCCAACCTACAATTCAAATTTTGGAGGATATATAGCGTTTGATGGAAGCAACGATTACGTTAATGTAGGAATTGGAACCGGAATAAATCAATTAGGTACTGGAAACTTTACTATAACCGGATGGTTTAGAAGACCTAATACAGGAATATTTTCGGGCAACATAATTGGTGATTATTATACTGGAGCCACAGAGGTAACCGGACAATGGCAGGTAGCAGATGGTAGTACAAATAATACAGGTACAAGCAGCATATATGTTTATCGGGTAGGATACGGTGCAGGATGGCTTTTCTTTAACACATCAACGGGATTACCTACTGATACTTGGATAAATTTTGCGGTATCAAGGATAGGTACAACCGTAACACTATATGCTAATGGTGTTAGTTTAGGAACGGCTACAGATTCTGGAAGTTGGGGGCAAACTCTTGGAAACTTAAATATTGGAATAGATGGTGATAACGCCACCGAAGCAAATAATGGATGGATTGCGAACGTATCGGTTTATAAGGGAAAAGGATTAACTGCTGCAGAAGTTTTACAAAATTACAATGCACAAAAAACAAGATTTGGATTATGAGTTTTTATCACGGACCAACAATAGTAACCAATGGATTAGTGTTGAACTTAGATGCAGCCGATAGAAATAGTTATCCTGGTAGTGGGACTACTTGGTTTGATGTGAGTGGTAATGGTAAAAATGCAACATTAACTAATGGTGCTAGTTTTTCAAATAATGCAATGGTTTTTGATGCAACAAATGATTTGGCATCAGTATCGAATCCACTAAATCAATCAAATTTAACACAAGAATGGTCTGTTCTTGCTTGGGTTAATGTAAGTGTAAACGCAGGTGGTGCGGGGTATTTAGTTGATGGATTAAATTCGGGTCTTTTTGCTAGTTATTTTGATGTTGCACCACTTTTATATTTAAATTCAGGTGCTAATGATTATTATACATATGGATCTGGTAATATTGAGGGGACAGGATGGACACATTTAGCATTTAGATTCAAAAATTCAAATGGATACCGAACAATATGGAAAAACGGTATTGAAAATGGAAATGCCAATGGTCCCAATAATACAAGTACACCTTCAGGACAAGCAAGCACGTTCAATATAGGCAATGGTATGGGTGGTTCAATATCATGTATTCAATTTTATAATAGACAATTAACAGATGCCGAAGTTTTACAAAACTATAATGCACAAAAATCCCGATTCGGATTAACTTAAAAAATAAAAAATGGGAAAAATAGCTGGACCTGAACAAGTTATCACAAACGGACTAGTTTTGGCGCTTGATGCTGCGGATAAAAATAGTTATATCGGAACAGATACGATTTGGAATGATATAACGATTAATCAAAATAATGGAACTTTGATAAATGGTCCTACGTTTGATAGTGGAAATGGAGGCAGTATTTCTTTCGATGGAACTAACGATTACATTAACTCAACATCAATTTCTTCTCAATTTACAACCGACATAACAGTTGAATCTTGGATATATGTTACCTCAAGTCCATCTGATTGGGTTAGAATAGTGGGCACCGGTGGTAATGGTGGTAATAACAGAACGTTCGGATTATGGTACGCAGCCGATAGACGATTATTATGGCAAAGATATGGAGGAACCGATCCATCAATATATCCAACAACTCCATTGTTAGAATTAAATAGATGGAATCATATATGTGCGACCACATCGGGTACGACACACTCACTTTACCTAAATACAATTAGTATTGGAACATCGACTGCATCCGGACCGTGGACAGCATCAAATGAAGCTATTACTGTTGGTTTTGCAGGGTTTCACACATATATCACAGGACGAATATCAATAGTTAAACTATATAATGTAGGATTATCTGCATCACAAATCCTTCAAAACTACAACGCTCTAAAATCCCGATTCGGACTATCATAATATCTATAAACGAAAAAAATAACTAATATGATTTATCAAATACAAATGCAATTCATTCCCGACAACGAGCAAATTTGGGTTCAAAAATTAGAAATAAATGACCCTATATGGGAATTTGATACTTTAGAAGAAGCCCAACAAAAAATGGAAGAATTAGATTCCGCAGATACAAGTGGCAGAAAATATCGTATTGCAGAGGTTTAACTTCGGAATTTTATATTTATATCTGACACATTATTTTTAGGGATAGTGGAACTAAAATAATACCCGTATGCCAAATGAATTTATAGCCAGAAATGGTGTAATAGCTCTTAATAGCTCACAAATAACCGGCTCTCTTAATGTAAGTGCGGGTATTACTGGTTCTCTCTTAGGAACTGCATCTGTTGCGTTAACCGCATCTTCTGCGGACAATTTTACGGTTCGTGGAACACTCACAGCGCAAACTATCGTAACACAAATAATAAGTTCATCAACTGAATATGTAAGTGGTTCTACAAAGTTTGGAACAATAGTATCCAATACACACCAATTTACCGGATCTGTTAATATATCAGGTTCACTAATAATAAATGGAACATCGTATACTGCCGCAACATCCGGTACTAGTGGAACTGCAGGTAGCAGCGGAAGTAGTGGTTCAACCGGCAGTAGCGGCAGTAGCGGAACTGCAGGAAGTAGTGGAAGTAGCGGGTCAACCGGCAGCAGTGGAACTGCAGGAAGCAGCGGAAGCAGTGGTTCAACCGGCAGTAGCGGCAGCAGCGGGACTGCAGGAAGTAGTGGAAGTAGCGGGTCAACCGGCAGCAGTGGAACTGCAGGAAGCAGCGGAAGCAGTGGTTCGACCGGCAGCAGCGGAAGTAGCGGAACTAGTGGCACGCGTGGTAGTAGCGGGACCAGCGGAACTGCAGGAAGTAGCGGAAGTAGCGGTTCAACCGGCAGCAGCGGAACTGCAGGAAGTAGCGGGACAGCAGGAAGTAGTGGAAGTAGTGGTTCAACCGGCAGTAGTGGCAGCAGTGGCAGTAGTGGAACATCGGTATCTACGACAGGTGTAACTAACTTTGTTTCTAAATTCAATAGTACAACGACAATTGCAACTGGATCTATTCAGGATCAAGGTGCATCGGGTGCGACTAATATATTCATAAGTTCAAGTAGTAATGTTGGTATCGGTACAACAAGTCCTGGGGCAAAGCTAGAGATTGCGTATACAACAAATCCAACAACAGCAACTCCTCATATTATATTGAGCACTGGGGGCACGGTAAAACAAGCAGCAATTACTGCTGAGTCTTCTGCTATTTCGGGGTTAGTTTTTTCTACAGGAGATGGGACTTTGACCGATAGAATGACTATATTAAGAACAAATGGAAACGTCGGTATAAGCACTACAACTCCTCAATATAAATTAGATGTAAATGGAGGAGCTGCGGGGGTAGTCTCTAGTTTTGGATCTCAAATAGCAAACACTCAAATAGCAGGAATATCTTTTGGGTACGTTGAGCCTGCAAATTCCAATTATAGAAAATCTGCACTTGTTTTTGAAAGAACGGATGGACATGGACAAGGAGCGAATGCTAGTGGAAAGATACACATTTTATTAAATAATAATTCTAACACATCTGCTACCGCAGTTACCGATGCGGTATTAACAATAGATTCAGTAGGAGGAACCGTGGGGTCTGCCAGAGTAGGCATTGGTACTAGATTTCCTACTGCTTCTTTGCATATTAGTGGTAGTGTAGCTTCCGATAATTTAATGAGAGTTCAAAGTTCTGCTGGAGCTGAATACTTTTTCATAAGTGGAAGCGGAAACGTTGGTATTGGTACAACGACTCCTAATCAAAAACTAGAAGTAGCAGGAATCGGCAGGTTTACAGGTACTAATGCGTTTTCTATCGGAGGAGATACTGGACAAAATAGAGTACAATATAGTACCACCGGATTTTCCAGATTTGGAATGCTTAACTCAGGCAACGGATATACCGGATTATCGGTGGCAAGTGTTTCAGTGGGATCCGTTTATGGTGATACTGCTCCACCAACATCCGGTATGATTATAGAAGGAAACGTAGGTATAGGAACTACATCACCCGATAGTAATTTGCAGATAGGAAGCGTCAGCACAGCAGGAAATAGAACAATTAAAATAACAGATTCTGGCTACGGCCTTTTATTAGCAGGAGGTGGCGGGCCAACCAGTAACTATATAAGTTCGATAGGTACTAGCATACCTTTATATTTCCTAGCAGGTAATAGTAATAATGCTAACTATATCTTTTCTAGTACAGGTAACTTAGGTATAGGAACAACATCTCCCAACGCAAAACTCGATGTGAACGGCAATACAATCATCACCGGTTCACTCACTGTTATTACCGGTAGTTCAATTGAACTCCAAGTACTTAACACCGGGGTTAGAATAGGTAATGTAGTTTCCGACGTACACACCGTAACTGGTAGTTTAAGTGTAAGTGGAAGCATAACCGGTTCATTGTTCGGTACTGCATCATTTGCAGTATCTGCCTCTTGGGCGCCGGGTGGTGCTGGGGCTACATTTCCATATGTTGGTAGAGCGATTATAACCGGTAGTCTAATAGTGTCGGCCTCATCTACCGCATCGGCATTTATAGGCAGTGGTTCTAATGTATTGACGGTTGATGGTGTTTCGGGAAGACTATTTAGTGTTAGTGATAGCTTTACCGGATCTCTATTTAGTGTTAATACAATAGCAGGTCTTCCTATAATGGAAGCGTTTTCCGATAATACGGTCCGAATCGGACAATACGGAACACGTGCATTATTTGTATCACAATCTCGTGTTGGAATTGGAAAAGAAACTGCACTTAATTCCCAATTAGATATAAGTGGGAGCCTGACAATAACTGGTAGTATAATAGGTGCAGAACCTATACCTGCAGGAGCAAAACTATATATGTTCTACAATTATTAATATATATTTATATAAAACACAATTTTTATGCCACAAAACACATCACCAATTTTTGCATTAACACCGAATTTGGCACAAGCATATCTTTCGGGTACATATACAGATAGAACCGGAGTTACTGCAGGATTAACAACTTTAGTTACAGCCGGAGCGAGCGGGTCTAAGATTACTCAAATAGGAGTTAAATTTACAGGAAACACAATTACTGGATCGTTAATGGTGTTTGTAACAAATACCGCAGGAGCGAGCCCTAGAATATTCGATGAAATACCAATTCCTGTATTTACCGTAACTGCAGTTACTGGTTCTTATAGAGTGGTAACATCTTATTCGGATTTTCAAATTAATTCGGGCTCACGCGTACAAGTAGGTGTAACCGCACTATCATCGAGTGTGTCTTGTAGTGTATTTGCAATGCAAGGAGATTTCTAAAAAATACTTATGTTTAGAGCGTTTCAAGAAAAAAGTGGAAGTTTTGGAGATAGATTATATCCGAGAACGGATACAAGTAGATTAGGCAGTTTACCCATACCACCAATATCTTCAATAGTAACAGATGGACTTAGATTATATTTAGATGCAGGAAATGCATCTTCTTATCCCGGATCAGGAACTACTTGGACTGATATAAGTGGTTATGGTAATAATTTTACTCTTGTAAATGGACCTACCTACAGTACTGAGAGTGGAGGAGCGATAGTTTTTGATGGTACTAATGATCATGCTACAGGACCTAATTCAAACACATTTGGTATAACAGCAGACTGTACAATAGAAATGGTAATAAAACCGACACAAGCGGTAGGAGGTACTAGTTTTAGATTTACAGCAACTGAAAATATACGTGGTTTATTTGCTCATACTCCATATTTTGACACGTATTATTTTGATAGTGTTAACCAAAGGATACAATTTACAGATAGCGGGTTGATAAATCAAAATGCATATTTTGTATTTAGAAGAAGAACAGGAACATCCCCTTATAGACAGATTATTAGAAACTCAGTACAGAGAGCGGCTGACACTAATATACCTAATACAATGACTTTAAACGCTAATCCGGTTCTTCTAGCAGCCATTCCTGCTGACGCTGAATATTTTAAAGGAAATATGTACATATTTAGGGTATATAATAGAGCATTGACAGATGCAGAGTTGACACAAAACTACGATGCTGATAAAACAAGATTTGGATTATAAAGATATGGAATTAAAAAAATATATAATATTTAATGTGCAAGAACTACCTAAAGTAGATTTTAGTGTAGTCTGCGAAGAATCTCAATACACAATCAGAAAATCTATAAATGGAACTAAAACTTTTGTAAAGTGGAATACTGAGATAGAACCTTGGTTTTTAGATTTGTTGGAAACTAAAGAAGGCCCATATACAATAGAAGAGATATCTGACATACTATTAACCGATGAGTGGAAACCACCATCACCATATGTATAAAATTTTAAATATAATTATTTTTATTTTATTTCAAAAAATAAAATATTATATGTATATTTGAATACATAAATTTAAATTGTTATGCAAAAGTTACTTTTTATAACGCCACATTTATCAACCGGTGGGCAACCTCAATATCTTTATAAACAAATAGAATCTCTCATAAATGATTATGAGATATATTGTATTGAATGGGATAATCATACCGGTGGAAAATTAGTAGTTCAACGAAATCGTATCGAATCTATACTTGGAAAACGATTGATTACATTGGGTGAAGATAAAAATTGGATACTAAATGAAATAGTTGGTATAAACCCCGATATAATTCATTTTCAAGAATTACCCGAATATTTTATTCCATACGAACTTGCTCTCAGAATTTATAAAGAAGATAGGAAGTATAAAATTATAGAAACATCTCACGATTCCGGATTTGATATTAATGGTAAATTGCATTTTCCTGATAGATTCTTAATGGTTTCAGATTATCAGGTAAATAAATTTAAAGTATTGGGTATTCCAACTGAATTGGTAGAATATCCAATTGAATCTAAAACAAAAACACGTAGTAGGGAAGAAATACTAATCGGATTAGGTTTAGACCCGAATGTTAGGCACGTTATAAATGTGGGTCTTTTTACACCAAGAAAAAATCAAGCAGAAGTTATTGAATATGCAAGAAAGTTAAAAGGATATCCAATTCAATTTCACTTTATAGGTAACCAAGCGGATAATTTTAGGCACTATTGGGAGCCGATTATGCGGGATTTTCCATCAAATTGTAAATGGTGGGGAGAACGTAGTGATGTAGATACGTTTTATGAAATGGCAGATTTATTTTTGTTTACATCTCGTGGTCATTCTACTGATAAAGAAACCATGCCACTTGTTATTAGAGAAGCAATTGGTTGGAACATACCTAGTTTAATTTACAATTTAGATGTTTATTTGGGATATTTTGATAAGTATGAAAATATTCAGTATTTGAACAATATCGATTCCGATGTTAATTCGGAAAAGATTGTAGAAATATTGGGATTAAAAAAAAATGAAAATATAGAAACAAATAGTAAAAATAAAATTTTTATAATAGATACATATGCAACTACTGATGTTAAATTAAATCTTCTTAGAGATTGTATAAAATCTATAAAACCAATGCGATGCCCAATTATGATTGTATCACATTGCACATTGCCAGGAGATATAGTTTCATCGGTAGATTATCATTTATATGATTCGGATAATAGATTTAACGTTAGCCATAATTACGCGTATGATATAAATGAAGATTTTAGTATTTTACAAAATTTAAATTATTCGCATGAATTTCCAATCATACGTTCTATGCGATTAGCATTAAATTCTGCTAAAAGTTTAGGATATGACCATTTCTATTTTTGTGAGTTTGATCACAAATATTCGAAAAAAGGAATAGAACAAATACAATTATTAGAAAATGAAATGATTAAAGAAGAAAAAGAGTTTGTTTTCTTTTATCCACCAAAAGCAGTATTTGGCGATATCGTTGGCCAATATTATGAAACAAGCTTTTTTATTGGAAAGACGGAATCATTTTTAAATCAATTTAATTCATATTTTCCGATTGATTTGGAAATTTATAATCAAAATTTTGCTTCACAATTTCCTAATTGTTTAGAGTATTTTTTTTATAAGTGTTTTAATCAAAATAAAGTACTTTTAATAAAAAACTATGTTAAAGATTATTTTTTTGATAGCCAAATAAATATATCATCATATCAGAGTATTAAGTATGAAATACTTTTAGATGAAGAAAAAACTGCATACCTTATAATTACAACAAATGATTTAATTGAATATGATTTTGAAATTCAACTTTCAGATAAAAAAGTTGATTCATTTTTATATCAAAATAATAAAAAATATAAAATTGTAAAATTAAACGATAGTTGCACTATAAAAATTAAAACATTTGTAAATAAAAGTTTACTTGAAACAAAAGTAATTGAATACAATTCTAATGATATCCAATTGTATTCAAACGCAGGACAAATAAAATTTAATAATCGGGATAACAAAGAAAAAATGAAATTACCAATAGATTTAAAATTTGATGAAAATGAAAACAAATTCAATATAGTATATTTAGAAAACATAGATAAACATTTAAAATTATGTATTAAAGATGTAGATTCGAAAGCATGCATATACTCAATGTCTTTACCTCCTGCTAATTCTGGAGCTTGGTTTTGGACTATCCCACTGCCAAAGCATGTAATTGATTTTAAAAATCATCCAAATTTTTCAGGATTTTTAATAGAATACTACAATGAAAATGAACAACTATTGGAGTTTAAGGAATTGAAATTAAAAGATATCCCCATAAAAAAACCAGAATTAAATATATCAAATACTGAACCTATTTTTCTAAATTATGAAGAATTTTTTATAGATGGAATATATGATTCATATGATTTAGATAATTGTAAAGTTGTATTTGATATTGGTGCAAACGTTGGACTTTGGACAAAATACATTTTATCTAGAAATGCAAAAAAGGTATATTGCTTTGAGCCAAATAAAAAAGCGTTACTTCATTTAGAAAAATCATTAAAAAATGATAAAAATATAACAATAATTGATAAAGCAATTTACAAGGAAAACGCATCACTAAAATTTTACATAAATGAAGAAAACTCTTTGATTTCATCTCTTATAGCAGAATCCGGTCACTCTCCATCGTATGATGTAAGTGCTATTACATTAGAAGAAGCTATAAAAAATTCTAACGAAGAAAAAATAGATTTAATAAAAATTGATGTAGAAGGAGCAGAATTTGGTATAATAGATACTCTTTCAAAAGAAATTGTAGAAAAAATAGATAGCTTTTTAATTGAATATCATGATTTTTACTTTGAAAATGGTATGGGTAAAGTAGAAAATATGATTAAAAAATTAAAAGAATTAGGATTTAAGGTTGAACAATCTACAGTAAAAAATACTAAATTTATTTATGCATCAAAAATAAAAAAAAATTATTGGTTAAATAAAAACCAACAAATAAAGCTTTACGATTTGTATAATTTTAGTGAAGATTTTACATGGGATAAAATGTGGATAGGACTTATGGATGGAAGTAACCATATGTTTAAAGAAATGCATTTTACTTATGATGAATATACAAATGGATGTATATATGAAAGATTTGATTGTAAAATAGAAGATGGTGATATTGTTGTTGATTTGGGGGCAAATGTTGGGGTATTTTCAAACTCAGCGTATTACAAGGGTGCTTCTAAAATATATAGTTTTGAACCGAGTAAAATTGCGTTTGAATGCCTAATAAGAAACAAGCCTATAAATAGTGAAATATTTAAAATGGGTGTTTCAAATAAAAATGGATTTGAAAATATATTTTTAAACTCAACGGATGATACAATGTGTGGAACTTTTGCAAATGAAGGACAAATATCCGAATTTGTACCAGTTACTACATTAGATTCATTATTTGAAAATAATGTTTTTGAAAAAATTGATTTTCTAAAAATCGATGTAGAAGGCTATGAAAGAAAAGTATTAGAAGGAATATCGGATGAAAATTTATCTAAAGTTAAAAAAGTTTCTTTGGAATTTCATGGAAATATATTAAATGAAGATGATTCAAAATATATAATGGATAGAATGACATCGACTGGGTTTTCTACATTTCAACTTTTTTTAGGAGATGGAACACTTAGAATATATAATTTTTGGAAATGAATATAGTAGTATTATCGGATATAAATTATGAATATCAGGTCTCAAATCTTTTAAAATCGTTTCAATACGCGAATTTTGAGCCGGATAATATATTCTATTATACAATTGGATACAATTCGAATTTACAGCACAAAAATTTAATAAAAATACCTTGGCCAAAAATTAATTATTTACCTAAATTTGATTTTTATAAACCATCCATTTCTTTAGATGCGTTGAATAGAACTGACGGTGATTTTTGTTATTTTGACTCTGATATAATACTTTCTAAAAGATTTAATCAATTTCAAATAAAATCAAATTTAGGATATCCTTGCTTTTCGGAGGGAGTTATAGAATATCCATTTACTTTTTGGAAAAGTGATACTGAAACAATTTTATTTGATGAAACAAAATTAATGAAATACTTTGGAGTAGTAGACAGATCTATGTTTTATGTTATGGCTTGTTTTTTTACGTTTGATAAACACTCAATTGATTTTTTAGAAGAATGGAAATCTATTTGTGAAAATAAATATCTTTTAAAAAATCACACATCATATTTTCCATTTAGAGATGAAACCGCTGCAAATGTTTTATTATGGAAAAATAATTTAAATGAAAAATATGATAGAATTTTTGTAAATACGCATAAATTTACTACATTTAAATTGTGTGAAAAAAACTATAATATTAAAAAAAGTTTTATAGATGAAAATATGTACGAACAATGTGAAGATTCCAGTCGTGTATATTTTTATCATGGTACAAAAGATAAGTTAGAAAACGAAAAGATATTAAATTATATAAATGAAAATAGTTAATGTCACTCCGGGGTTACTGCCAATACCTCCAAATGGATGGGGAGCTGTTGAAAAAATAATTTGGGAAATTCATAATAACCTATTGGATTTAGGATACGATTCCCAAATAAAATATTTAGATGATATAGATGGTAGTGAAGATATCGTTCATATCCATGTAGCAAACTTGGCCAATATGGCGTATGAACGTGGTATCCCATACTACTTTACATTACATGACCACCATACATTTTTATATGGTAAGGATTCGGAATTGTATAAGGAAAATCTAAAAGCTATTCGTAATGCCAAACGTGCATTTGTTCCTGCAAAATACCTTATTGAATACTTTGATGGAATACCTGAATACCTTTCACATGGTGTTAATACTGATTGGTTTACTCCGGGTGAAACAACGGAACACCGATTACTTTGTGTAGCCAACAATGGGTTTGCTTTTGACCAAACCGAAGACCGTAAAGGGTTTGGATTTGCAATAGAAGCGGCAAAACGAATGGGATTACCAATAACCATTGCAGGGCCATCAAACAACAAAAATTATTTCCAAAAGTACCCAAGTGATTATGATAAATTAACAATATTATATGACGTTTCGGAAGAAGAGTTGAGAGATTTATATAAGCAACATACTATATTCTTACATCCATCGGTATTAGAAGCAGGGCATCCAAACCTTACACTATTGGAAGCAATGGCATGCGGATTACCCGTAATTGGTACATTTGAATCCGATAACTCAATAAAGGGTATGGTGTATGTTGAACGTGATGTAGATTTAATTGTGCAAGCAATTGAATATTTAATGCATAATTTTACATACGTAGAGTATAAATCGGATGCGTTATCGCAGGCAAATGAACTATCTTGGAAAAACATAACAAAAAAATTAATAAAATATTATATTAATTCAGATTCTATGCGAGAAATTTTAATAAAAAATTATAATCTTACAAAAATAAATCCAAAACCATCTTTAAAAGAAAGACCATCTTTTAATATTAATTTTATACAAAGTGCGTTTTTTGAAATAAAAGGTGGACCGGATAAAAGATATAACGTACAATTTATTGATAAAAAAACTGGAAGAATAGAACATTCAGGCATCATAGGCCGTAATTGTTGGATTAAAACAAATAAATCTCATTATGTAGATTGGATGGTAATAGCAGATGATGGTGAAACGAGATACAAATATGAAATATCACTAAAAGGTAAGCGTGTTTATATTGCGTTAGATTCTAAATCCATAGGAGATACGTTAGCATGGTTTCCATATGTAGATGAATTTAGAAAGAAGCACGATTGTAATGTAATATGTTCAACTTTTCATAATAATCTGTTTAAGGAAAACTACCCTGAGATAGAATTTGTAAATCCTGGTGATGTTGTAAACGATTTGTATGCAATGTACACAATTGGTTGGTACTATAATGCAGAGGGAAATGTTGATTATAATAAAAATCCATTAGATTTTAAACCACAAGAATTGCAAAAAACTGCATCTGATATACTTGGCCTCGATTTTAAAGAAATTAAACCAAATATAAAATTAAAACCAAATATAGAAAAAGAAAATATAGTTTCAATAGCAATACATTCAACTGCTCAAGCCAAATATTGGAATAATCCAACGGGTTGGCAAGAAGTTGTAGATTACCTTAAATCGGCAGGATATCGTGTAGTTTTACTATCAAAAGAAGGTAATGGATACATGGGCAATTGGCATCCGCCCGGTATAGAAAAATTAGAAGAAAGTTCATTTGATAACGTAATAGAAATATTGCAAAAATCAAAATTATTCATAGGAATAAGTAGCGGACTTAGTTGGTTAAGTTGGGCAGTGGGGACCAGAATGTGTATAATATCAGGATTTAGTGCAGACTATACAGAAACTAAATCAAACACAATAAGAATAACCGCACCGCAAGATAAGTGTTCAAATTGTTTCAACACACACCGATTAGATGCGGGAGATTGGAATTGGTGTCCTATTCATAAAGGAACTGACCGACAATTTGAATGCACTAAATCAATTACAGCAAAAATTGTGATTGATTCTCTTAAATCGCACATTTGATAATATTTATGACATCTTTATGAGTTAGGTAATATTTATAGAAAACCTAACTATAAATGGCATCTATTTTTCAAATTAGACGTGGTGGATCAACACCATCTCTATCGCACGGTGAATTTTACTTAGATGGTAGTGTACTAAAAATAAATGATGGCAGTTCAACCATTTCTTTATTACCATTAAACGTACAAACAACCGGTAATGTTCTAATTACTGGAAATGTGAAAGGAACTCAGTTGTATGCAACCGGAGTTACAATTAACAATTCAATAGCAACATACGTCGTTGTAGATACAACAACCGGATTATTACAATATACAACAGTTTCTGCAGTAAACGGCACATCCGGAACTGCAGGTAGTAGCGGTTCGGCCGGTAGTAGCGGGTCATCTGGAAATAGTGGGACAAATGGTAGTAGCGGTTCGGCAGGAAGTAGTGGTGTTAGTGGAAGTAGCGGTTCGGCAGGAAGTAGCGGAAGTAGTGGAAAAGATGGCAGTAGTGGCAGCAGCGGAACCAGCAGTACAAGTGGAAGTAGCGGTACGTCCGGAACGCGCGGAAGTAGCGGCACGAGCGGGACCAGCGGAAATACCGGCTCAAGTGGTAGCAGCGGAAGTAGTGGAGTAGCAGGAACTGCAGGAAGTAGTGGAAGTAGTGGTTCGGCCGGAAGCAGTGGTAGTAGCGGAACCGCGGGTAGCAGTGGTAGCAGTGGGACTGCAGGAAGTAGCGGAACCGCAGGTAGTAGTGGCAGTAGTGGGGTTTCTTTCACAGGAATACATACACCAAACACTAATAGAGTATTGGTAGCAGATGGAACAAATCCATTAGCTGCGACAGCATCTATAAACTTAACATTTAATGAAAATAAATTAAAAGTAAGTGCATCAATTGAACAAGGTATAGGTACAACTGCATCAGGAACTGCATCAGTAGCAATGGGATATCAATCAAATGCAACTGCGATATATTCCGTAGCACAAGGACGTTCAACTACCGCAACCGGAGTGGCATCTCATGCGGAAGGATATTCTACACAAACATATCAAACTGCATCACACGCGGAGGGATACTACACCGAAGCAAGAGGATTATATTCCCACGCCGAAGGTTCAAACACGGTTGCACTTGGTGAAGCATCTCACGCAGAAGGCATTGGAACAATTGCATCCGGTTCATATCAAACTGTAGTAGGAAAATATAATAGAAAAAATAACACAACTGGACTTTTCATAATAGGTGACGGTACAAATGATGGAGCAAGAAGTGACCTATTTATTGCAAATACCGATGAAATAATTATAAGTGGTGCGTTTTATTTACCAACTATAACTGAAAATAATAGTGCTACCCGAACAATAGTAATAGATACCGATAATAGACTTTATTATGGAACTTCGGGTATTGGCGGTGCGGGTGGAAGTAGCGGAACAAGCGGAGAAAGTGGGACAGCAGGATCATCTGGATCGAGTGGTACTAGTGGACAAAGTGGTGGTGATAAATACTCAACAACATCATACACAGAATTTACACTTTCGGCAATAAATGTAAATGATGATATTTCATTTACCCTTAATACTCCGGGCCTTTCATATACAACCGGACAACCGGTATTAATAGCAGACATTGGTAATCCGGGAAACAAAATAGAAGGTACGGTCATTACCTATGCCGCAAACTTATTAACAATAAATGTAGATTCTATAAGTGGTACCGCCACCGTAGATGGTTGGGATGTAAACTTAGGAGGAGCTACGGGTCCTGCGGGCTCTTCGGGGACCAGTGGAAGCAGCGGAAGCAGCGGACAAAATGGTAGTAGTGGCACGAGTGGACAAAATGGAAGCAGCGGAAGTAGCGGAACCGCAGGAAGCAGCGGAAGCAGCGGTACTGCAGGAATAAGCGGAAGTAGCGGAACTGCAGGAAGTAGCGGAACGACCGGAAGTAGTGGAAGTAGCGGAAGCAGTGGTACGAGTGGACAAAATGGAAGCAGTGGAAGTAGTGGAAGTAGCGGCACCGCCGGAATAAGTGGAAGCAGCGGAACCGCAGGAAGCAGCGGAACGACAGGTAGCAGTGGAAGCAGCGGAAGTAGCGGAAGTAGCGGGACCAGTGGAACGAGTGGACAAAATGGAAGTAGCGGAAGCAGTGGAACGAGCGGACAAAATGGCAGTAGTGGAACGAGCGGTAGCAGCGGGTCAACCGGAAGTAGTGGAAGTAGTGGTACGTCTGGCTCGGCAGGTAGTAGCGGTTCAACTGGTAGCAGCGGCAGTAGTGGATCTGCAGGAAGTAGCGGAAGTAGTGGAACGAGCGGCCAAAATGGAAGTAGCGGAACGAGCGGAACTGCAGGAAGTAGTGGAAGTAGCGGAAGCAGTGGAAGCAGCGGTAGTGCAGGAACAAGTGGAAGTAGTGGAAGTAGTGGATCATCAGGAATTTCAGGAGGTAGATATGCAACAACATCGACCACTACTCACGGAACTGGAACCGGTTCAAAAACTTTTACGGTAGCATCTGCCGAATTATCATATACTAATGGACAAACTTTAATTGTAGCGTATGGTTTAGATGCTAACGAATACATGGAAGGTAATATAACTTCCTACTCAGGAACAACATTAATTTTAAATATAACATTTAATACTGTAACTACTAATCGTAGTAATTGGGATATAAATATATCGGGTCGTAGAGGTGCATCCGGAACTGCCGGAAGTAGTGGTAGTAGCGGAACTGCCGGAAGCAGTGGCAGCAGCGGAAGTAGTGGTTCAACCGGCAGCAGTGGTAGCAGCGGGACAGCAGGTAGCAGTGGAAGTAGTGGTTCAACCGGCAGCAGCGGAACTGCAGGAAGTAGCGGGACCAGCGGAACTGCAGGAAGTAGCGGGACCAGCGGAACTGCAGGAAGTAGTGGAACGAGCGGACAAAATGGAAGCAGCGGTAGTAGTGGAAGCAGCGGAAGTAGTGGGACCAGTGGACAAAACGGTAGTAGTGGTAGTAGCGGAACCGCAGGAAGCAGCGGAACTAGTGGAACGCGCGGAAGCAGCGGAAGTAGCGGGACAGCAGGAAGCAGTGGCAGCAGCGGAACTGCAGGAAGCAGCGGGACCAGTGGACAAAATGGAAGCAGCGGAAGTAGCGGAAGTAGTGGTTCAACTGGTAGTAGTGGCAGCAGCGGAACTGCAGGAAGCAGCGGGACCAGCGGACAAAATGGAAGCAGCGGAAGCAGCGGAACTAGTGGAACGCGCGGTAGCAGCGGAAGTAGCGGGACAGCAGGAAGCAGCGGGACCAGTGGACAAAATGGAAGTAGCGGAAGTAGCGGTTCAACCGGTAGTAGTGGAACTGCAGGAAGTAGTGGCAGTAGCGGTTCAACGGGTAGCAGTGGCAGTAGCGGCACGAGCGGTACGCGCGGTAGCAGCGGGACAAGTGGAACCGGCGGAAGCAGCGGAACTGCAGGAAGTAGCGGTTCAACCGGCAGCAGTGGCAGTAGTGGATCTGCAGGAAGCAGCGGAACTGCAGGTAGTAGTGGTAGCAGCGGAACTGCAGGAAGTAGCGGTTCAGCAGGTAGTAGCGGGACTAGCGGAACCGCCGGAAGCAGTGGTACTAGTGGCACGCGCGGCAGCAGCGGAACGAGCGGACAAAATGGAAGCAGCGGTAGTAGTGGAAGTAGTGGAAGTAGTGGGGCAAATGGCTCTTTAACACTAACTGGCACAACTGATAATGGAGTTATAACATTAAATGGAAGTGCACCAAACGCTACAGTTGAATCTAATTTGACATTCAATGGAAACACATTAAGTGTGACTGGTACATCAAACGGAGATGCAATAAATGTTGTTACTGGAGATGTTAAAATAACAGCAGGTTCTCTTGCAGTTGGAGGAAATATAAGTCCGAGTGATACTGATGGTAGAATAGATGCAAGTAACGATATTGTAGCATATTCTACATCGGATGAAAGATTAAAAGATATAATAAGTCCGATTGAAAACGCATTAGATAAAGTAAATACATTATCAGGTGTGCGATTTAATTGGAAGCCGGAATATAAAACCATACATGGATACGATGGCGTAGATGTTGGTGTGATTGCTCAAGAAATACAATCGGTATTACCTGAAGCTATAAGACAGAATGATACCGGTTATCTTTCAGTGCGTTACGAAAAGATTATACCTTTATTGATTGAGGCAGTTAAGGAGCAGCAGATTCAAATACATGATTTAAAAAGAAAATTAAGAAATTATGGCTTTACCGTCTAGTGGTCCTATTTCTATGAGTATGGTGAGAACCGAAACATCTCAAAGTTTAGTTAATAATTATGAGTTGCAAGGTTCTTTGTTGGCACTTAATAATTGGGCGTTATCTGCTACAAACATATACGCACCAATAAACGTAGGAGGAATATCACTTCCCGAAGGAAAATTTAATTCTCCAAACAGCCTCAATTACTCAATGTCTTATTGGTACGATTATGACCATAGCGCTTACACATTATCTCAAAATACTGCATCTTTATATCACATATCGGATTACTGCTATTCAAAAACAATGGTAATTATTGATTTAGGAACTGAAAATGGTTTAATTGATATTAATATATCAGGTAGTGTTGCTACTGCCGGAGATTTAGAAGTATACTATGGTAAACCGTGGAAAAACGATGGAAGTCAATATACCGCGTCTATTTCTACATTAGTAACATCTAGTGTTGGAATAACCAGCTTAAATGCAACATATCAATACGATTATACTTATGATTCTAATGTTGGACAATATTTATATGTAGTTTACGTAACAGGATGTTTATAATAAAATAATATATGGCATATAATGTTTGGATAAGAAAAGTTCCGAAACTTACAGTTTATATAAAGTATGTGACATCTCCTGCAGAAATTACATATAGTATTAATTCAGTGCCATCGGGTCTAAATACACCAGTTAACACTACGTCGTGTGATTATTATTTTACAATTCAAAATTTAGAAATAGGAGATCAAATACAATTTACAGATACTTCACTTTTTTACATTGCAGGAGCAACTGATACTTGCCCATCTACTGGATATGGATGTTCTTATACATACACAATGGTGTCGGATAATGATATCGTATATTTATCAGTTGATACAAGTTTCTCTTGTTGATTACTTTATTTATTTTTTCGTTTTGAATTAAAAAATCATATTTATACAAAGAAATCAAAAACAATTAAATTAAACATAAAATGGCAGAAAAACTTGTATCACCTGGCGTTTTTACTAGAGAAAACGACCTTTCGTTTTTACAACAAGGTGTAGCCGAAATAGGTGCGGCATTTATTGGACCATTCAAAGAAGGTCCTCTTGTTCCAACCATCGTAAACTCTCAAGCAGAATTTGAAGAGTATTATGGTGTTGTTGATGATACATATTATACCGGTCTTGCGGTTCAAAATTATTTAAGAGAAGCAGGAACTGCAACAATTTGTCGTGTGGCGGGTGTTGGTGGATATACCGCACAAAATCCAATCCTTATCAAAGCAATATCGGGTTCAGTATCAGCATCACTTGCGGTGTTGTTTTCAACTTCAAACGCAACCGGTGGTCTTTCAGACACTACTATAACTGATGATATTAGTGGTTCTTTCATTATTAGTGGTAGTGCATTAGGATTTAATGGCACAGGTTCACTTGTTTATGAAAATTCTAATAATATAGAGGCTATATTCGGAACTTCCGCACTCGGTAGTAAGGGTGGATATGTTGTTTCGTTTGTTAAAAGTGCACCATTTGATGTTAACGATTCTACAATATCGAAAGTACAATTAGGTGATCAATCCTTCACATTCGATGCGCAAGAAGCACTTACTCCTTGGATTCAATCACAAGATATAAGTGGACAAAGATATGACCTTTTCCGTTTTGAAACAATCGGAGCAGGAAATGCAGCAAATACAAAAGTAAAAATAGGCATTTCAAATGTAAAGCCGGCAGGCTCGGTGGCAGGTTCGGATTATGGTACATTTACAGTTTTGGTTAGAAGATTCGATGATACTGATAATAAAAAAGTAGTATTAGAAACTTACGCAAATATAACACTTGACCCTAACTCACCAAACTACATCGCAAGAGTAATTGGTGATAGAAAAATCACAATTGATAATCTTGGAAAAGTAACCGAAGCAGGTGATTGGGTTAATAATTCAAAATATGTAAGAGTAAGTGTTAAATCTGCAGATCTTATTCCAATTCAAGCAGTACCTTACGCACACGCGGCATATAAATCATACATTAGTGGTTCAACTGCCGATGTAGTATTGATTCCGGCAGTTACCCTAACGACTGGTTCTGTAGCCGATTCCAAATTCTTTAGTGGTATTGATTTGGATACCAATTTAGTAAAAGAAGCCAATAAAGCATATTTAAGACCAATTCCAACCGGAGCTACGACGGGTTCAAATTCAGTATTCTCGTTGGATACAACTTGTGGACTCCCACTAACCGGATCTTCAGGAGTTGATTTGGCAAAAAGACAATTCCTTGTAGCGTTCCAAGAAGGATTTGATGGAATGGCTCCATATACTCCAATCTATAAGGGTTCGGATATGACAGCTGGAAACTCACAAGGATTTGATCTAACTACTTCAACTTCAAGTGGCTCGGTGGCGTATGGTAAAGTTGTAGCGGCCCTTTCAAGCGACCTTTTCGATATCAATATGGTAGTTACTCCGGGTGTTGTGAGAAGACTTCACACCAACGTTGTAACCGATGTACTTGATATGGTTGAACAAAGAAGTGATTGCTTCTACATATATGATGGTGTAGGTCCAACCGATACCGTTCAACAAGCAATCAATGATGCATCTGCAGTTGATACTAACTACGCGGCATCTTACTATCCTTGGATTAAAACCGTAGATGTAAATACAAATAAATTAATAACCATCCCACCATCTGTACTTCTACCAGGTGTATTCGCAGCAAACGATAGAGTTGCCGCTGAATGGTTCGCGCCCGCTGGTTTGAACAGAGGAGGGCTTGTAGGAGCAGTTGCGGTTCTTAATAGACTTACTCAATCTGAAAAAGATACTCTATACGAAGGTAAGGTAAACCCAATCGTTCAGTTTCCTGGACAAGGTATCGTAGTATTCGGACAGAAAACACTACAAGATAAACCATCCGCACTTGATAGGATTAACGTTAGAAGATTGTTGTTGACTGTTAGAAAGTATATCGCTTCGACTTCAAGATATTTGGTGTTCGAACAAAATACTTCTACAACAAGAAACCGCTTTATCAATATAGTTACTCCATACCTTGATGGCATCCAGCAAAGACAAGGACTTTACGCGTTCAGAGTTGTAATGGATGAGAGTAATAACACACCGGATGTAATTGATAGAAATATACTTAAAGGGTCTATCTATCTACAACCAACTAAAACGGCTGAATTTATTCAAATCGACTTCAACATTCTACCGACTGGTGCAAGTTTTAGTGGATAATTTTGAAAACTGAATATTTATAATAAAGTAAAAAACTTAATAAGATGCCAGAAATATTAGAATACGACAAGATGTTTTTCAGAAATTTTGAACCTAAGCTTACAAACAGGTTCATTATGGAAATAAATGGAATTGATTCCTATCTTGTTAAAACCGCAGCTCGCCCAACGTTAACATCCGAAGTTGTTGAACTCGATCACATTAACGTAAAAAGAAAGATAAAGGGAAAATCAACATGGGATGATGTGAACATCACACTTTACGACCCCATCGTTCCAAGTGGAGCGCAGCAAGTAATGGATTGGATTCGCCAATCGCATGAATCTCTAACCGGTCGTGATGGATATGCTGCATTCTATAAAAAGGATGTAAACTTCTACGCACTTGGACCAGTTGGTGATAAGATTGAACAATGGACTTTGAAAGGAGCGTTTATATCATCAGCGAACTTTGGTGATATGGATTGGGCAGGTAACGACCCGGTTTCAATTGAATTGACGCTTTCCTATGATTACGCAATTCTTGAGTATTAATTATAATCTATAAACCCTAAAACTAACCCTAGCCCCGTAAGGCTGGGGTTTTTTATTGTCTAAAAATTAAAGTATTATATATTTATATACAAATAGTTAACTAAAATAAAGTTATTATATGCAAGAACAAAATGTAGAGCAACAAGTTTCAAGAGGTCTTAATAAACCACAAGTGCAGCAAATTCAAAAAAGAGATTTTCCTTTTCCAACTGAAGTAATTTCATTGCCTTCAAAGGGGTTGTGCTATCCCGAAACTAATCCACTTTCTAGTGGTGAAATTACTATTAAATTAATGACAGCGAAAGAGGAAGATATTCTAACATCAACTAATTTGATAAAGAAAGGTATTCAACTTGATAAATTATTAGAATCGATTGTAGTTGAGCCGGGAGTAAACATTAATGATTTAGTAATAGGTGATAAAAATGCCATTCTTGTTACATCAAGAATATTAGCGTTTGGACCCGAGTATAGTGTTACAGTTACTGACCCATATGAAAAAGAGCCGGTAGAAGTATCAGTAGACCTTACAAAAATTAAAATAAAAGAAATTAATTTTGAACTTCTTAATAGGTCAAACGAATATGATTTTGTTCTTCCACAATCCGGCATACCTATCAAATGTAAAATATTGACGCATGGTGATGAAATCTCCATCAACAAAGATATAGAAGCAAGCGAAAAATTAACAAAACAATCAAACGAAATTACAACAAGGTATAGACACTTAATCACCGAAGTTAATGGAAATCGTGATATTGGATATATCAGTAATTTTGTTATGAATCAATTAAGGGCGGCAGATAGTAGAGCTATAAGAAAATACGTAGCCGAAATAACTCCCGATTTAGATCTTACATTTGATTACGTATCCCCATTCACCGGTGAAACGGAGGCACTAAAGATACCGTTTGGTATTGACTTTTTTTATCCTACCGATTGATTATAGTGTAATTCTACATCAAAAAATATTTCAAATGACGTATAATGCCAATGGTGGATTCACCTGGCATGATTTATATTATATGCCCACAAAATTGCGAGAGTTTTATTGGAGGGAATTACTTAAAGCAAAAGAGGAAGAAAAGAAGCAATACGAAAGTATTTCTAAATCGGGCTCATCTTCCAAAATAAGAAGGAGGTGATATTTATAATAAACAAATATCAAATTTTCTTAAAAAGTAATAATGCCTAAAAAAGATTCCAAAATATCGGTAGATGAGATAGAAAATGCCAGTAAATCATTACGGGAATTAAGAGCTAAAATAAAAGAATTAAAGAAGGAATTTGATAATTCTATAAATGCATCAGAAGATCAACTACAAAGTTTAGTTAAGCAAATATCTGCACTTGAAAAACAAGAACGTGGATTAAAGCGCATTCAAACAATACAAAACCGAATAAATCAAGAAGCAAGTAATTTTGATGAACTATTAACAAGTGTTGGTAATAAATTAGGTACACAATCAAAAGCATACGAAAAAATACAAAATGCTCAAGAAAGAGTAATAGATAATTTAAAAGAAACCGCAAGTATATCATCCGAATTAGTAAGTGGTAATAATCGTTTAAGAACTCAATCCGAACAAGCAGCGAAACAATACGCTGCTATGGAAACATCCATTGCAAGTGCGCAAGCAAAGTTTGAAAAGGGTAATATAACAATGGAGCAACTTTCTTCTATAATTTCAACAAACGTAGAGGGTTATCAGAGTTTTATAGATAGTATAGATACATCAACCGAAGCAGGTCGCAAGTTATATGAGCAATTTAAAAAAATAGGTGAGCAACAACGTAAAAATAATAAAGAAGCAAAAGAAACTGCCAAAGGTGTTGAAAAAATAAAAGATATTTTAGGACCAAGGGCAACGAAAGGACTTCAAAGTATTTTTGGAAAAAAATTTGAATCAAAGCTTGCGGGATTTATTGGTAAATCAGGAGCAGGTGCAGGTGCAGGAGCAGGTGGTGGTTTTGGGGCAGGCATGATGGGCAAGGCGTTAGGTGGGTTGGGTACTATGGCAGGAAGTCTTGTAAGATTGGCAGGACCAATTGGAGCAGTAATAAGTGGATTGAAAATGGCTTACGACTATTGGAACTCCGGCAACTTTGCAAGAGATTTGGCGACGTTTAAGGCGACATTTGGAAAGCAAGATTTTGGACCAAGTGGTGTTGCGGAAATGCAAAAATCGCTTGAAGGTACAGAATCATTTAGAAAACGTACTGCAGAATATGCAATACTAAAGCCGCTACAAATACAACAACAACGTGAGCAAGAGTTATTTGATTGGAGAAAACAAGGGTCTCTTAATTTATTTGAATACGAACAAAGTTTAGTAAAAGACCAAATACAATATGAATTAGACCTAAGAAAAGATGCTCTGCAATTCGAATTAAATCAACAAACTGAAACATTAGATGCCGAACTTGATAGAAGAAAAGCTATATCTGCGGCAGGAATAAACGGTGCAAGTAAGTATTTAACTCTATCGGAAAGGGCGTTACGAGCGGTTGGTTCTTCTGCGAAACAAATAATAGAGGCAGTTGGTAAGTTTAGCATTGCATTAGGTACAACTACAAAAGATAGTTTTAAATTAGCACAAAACGCTGCAGGTGTTGGATATAGATTAGGAGGAAGTGCAGATGATGTTTTGGAAATGGTTGGATTGTTCAAATCAATGAGTAATATATCTGCAGATATGGCATCAAATTTAGTAAATGGTATTACTAAATTTGCCAATCTTAATGATGTAGCCCCACAGGCCGTATTTAATCAAATAAAAGAATCTGGAGAAGATATCTACAAATATACTAATCTTACAACAAAGGCATTAGTAAAACAAGCGGTTGCTTTGACAAAGATGGGAGTGTCAATGTCTTCCATGTTAAAGGCAACCGAATCAATGGTATTAAACTATAAAGATAGTATTAAAGCCGAAATGCGTCTTGGAGCGCTAATGGGTAGATCAGTCGACCTTTCGGAAGTTAGAGCAAGACTTGCAATGGGAGAAACCGATATGGCAGCCGAAGCACTGCGCTCTGCTTTAGGTGGAGTTGATATGCAATCTTTAACCGTGTTTCAAAAACAAGCCCTAACTGACGCCACCGGTATGGATATGAAATCTTTGATGAATTTAATGCAAGGTGGAACCGGTGAAGTAAAAGATGAATTGACTGCAGAAAAAGAAGCAGGAAAAGCAATAGCAAACGCCGCTTTACAGCAAGAGATAGCAAATGCTGGTGCAAAATTAGCATTAGAACAACAACAAAGAAAAAAATTATTAGAATTTGAGCAGCAGCAAAGACTAGTAATGATGATGGCCGAGCACGCAATGCAGTTGGATAGTATAAAATATCAAGAGGCGTGGAGAATTAAATGGACGATGGAGTATGAAAAAAGTAGAGAAGATGCGTTAGAAGCTGCAAATAAATTGGTTGAATCTGCAACAAGCCTTACCGCATATTATGGTTCTGATGTTAAAAACCAAACATCAAAAATAATGAGTGGATACGGCCTCAGTTCTGAAATCCCGGCAGTAAACGCCAAAATGGAGGGTATGCTGCGCAGTATTGATATGCTTCAACAAAGTGGTAAAATAAAAGGCACGGACGCTGCTCTATCAATGACAGGTTTATTCGATGTAATAAGACAGGCATCCGAGGAGAAAAAAGCCGGAAAAAACGTAAGTGTAGAAGGTAGAATGCAAGAGTACATGAACACCCAATTTGGCACACAAATGGTTCAATATAATAAAGATCAATATGATAGATTAAGTAAAATAAGCCAAGATATAGCATATAACAAAGATTTAAGTAAATATGATAAAAGTGAGGTAGAATCGGTAAGAAAATATACAAAAGTAGAAAGAGTATTACCAGAAGCTTCGAAAATATATGAACAAAATATGCTAGATCAAATAAAGTATTGGACAAAGCAGGGTAGTGAAAATCAAGTAAAACTTTATAAAGAATCATTGCAAAGGTTATATGATAGAGAGGGAAAAATAAACAAAATATATTTTGATTATAATTCTTTAATGAAAAATGATGCCTTTGGTGCAGGAATGGCAACATCCGGCGGAACTACAACAAGTGGGGGAACTACCACCGGTGGGACTACAACCGGTGGTGCACCTAGCGCCGGAGCCGCAGGTTCTCCTGGTCCAAAAGTAGAAGGTGGTAAAAGTGAAGTAGTCATACCAACCGCCGAATCGATTTTGACAGAAATTAAAAATAATGATCATGCGCGTGGAATTGCTATGTTTAAAGAAATGCAATTACAAACAAAAAATGATGATTTAAGAGGAAAATTCACACTCAATGAAATGAAGCTGGCAGCATCTCAACAATTGACAATGCAAAACAAAATGAAATTTTTACAAGAAGCAATGGTTGAATTACTTGGACAACTTGTAGAAAAAGCAGGAGGAACTCCAACTCTTGTATTAGATGGCAGGGTATTGAGTAAAAATATAAATAAAGTTACTGCAGTAGATACAATTGTAGGTTAATTTATAAAGATATACAAAGATGGCAACAATAATGGATTTATATAATAACGCAACTAAAAATAAACTTGAAAACGAAATATATGGTAAAAGTTCTGTTTTTATTGAATCGCGTGGTGTAATAAACATACCAAGACAAATTGCACTTCTAGCATCATCTCCAAATTCAATCGCAGATTTAATAGGAGGACAAGTTGCCGGATTATTAGGTGGTAGTGCAACACACCCATCGGACACTATTTTTAAGAATAATAAACCATTCACTAAACCAATTACAATAGCCAACGGTATTGCAATAGAAAAAGGAAAAATAAAAGATATAATTAATCCTGAAGAAAATTATTATGTAAAACAATCACCAAATCCTGCTTCATTTATTCAAAGAGTAAATCAAGGAACTAGCAATCCATTGCAAACTGCAGCAAATATTGCGGCAGATGCTTTACGAAATCCACTATCTACCGCAAAATCACTTAATAGACTTAAAAATTCATTAAAAAATAAACCAAATGAAAACTCAACTTATGGTGCGCAAGCTACACTATCTCAAATAGGAACTGAACCTCCAAAAAAAGAAACAATAAAGTTTACCGAATATTTTCCAATTTATGAAATAGTATCAGGTTCGCCTAATCATACACGAACTAAAATTCAAAAGAGAGAAGATGATGCGTCATGGGATACTGCAAATAATAATATAATACAAAATATTCTATCGTATAGAGAACGAGAAGATTTAAATAATATAACAAGGGTTATTATTACTCAATATGGAAACAAAGATAAAAAAATAGTTTTACCTGGTACAATTACTGGATTATCTGAAGATTTTTCTCCCGAATGGACAAATTTTAAATATGTAGGTTCTCCATTCAATGTATATAGATACACAGGTGTAGAACGTAATGTTAAATTTAATTTAAAATTATACTATACCGATCAAATAAGTAAATCCACAATGATAGATAATTTAAATGCTTTAAGGCAGTGGGTCTTTCCTAATGAAGAATTATCTGCAGTATCTTATGGTAATCAAATTAATTCATTGGCATTTTCACCAAATTTAGTATATTTTACAATAACTGGATTGTACAATAATCTTTTTGCATACATAGAAGAATTATCATTCACAATAGATGATAATATCAGTTGGGGAGTGCAATATGATAGAGATAGAAAAAATGATGAATTCACTAGTTTTGAAAAAAATAACGATGCACCATATCCAACTGTAATTGACGTTAGCTTAGGATTTAAAATTATTCCAAATTTTGGAATTACAAAAGATCAAAGTACACCAAACGTGTATAGATACAATTATAATTTTACAAATGGTGGTAATATTGATGAAATAGAATCAGACTACCCACGTCCTGACCCCAAAGTGAACCAAGCAAAAACAGAAAAAACTTCTGAAAAAAATTATGTAATGGCAAATTCTCAAAATTCGCAACCGAACGCACCATTTAGAACACAAACATCAAATAGAACTGAATTTGTAACAAGATAAAAAAATAATATAAATGGCCAGCAGATACATATACACAAATTCAAAGGAGCAAAAAGAAACAAAAACTAAATATTTTGAATCAACTATTTATCCTAAAGTATTACCAACCGATGATGATATCTATATAATAAGTGGACAAGGAGACCGATTAGATTTACTCGCCAGCAAATATTATGGTGATACTCGTATGTGGTGGATTATTGCAAACGCTAACAACTTAAATGATGCAACGTTAGCAGTAGAACCGGGCAGGCAGTTGAGAATACCAACAAATACATCTTTGATTATAAATAACTTAGAAAAAATTAATAAATAGTTTATGCCATTTCCATATGTAACTCCACTAAAATGTTGGGTAGTTAATGTTTTAGAAGAAAGAGAAAAAAACCCAAATCTTCTTACATTTAAAATGCCTTATGCAATTTTAGTATCTACTGCAGTAGTTGTAAAGGGTGAACGTAAAGATAAAAACGAAGATAGAGTAAAGGAATTAGAATCTTTAATAGCAGGTAACACTAACAACAAAGAAATATATCGTGGATGTGTAATATCCAATAAAACTTCAATAAAAGAAAATTATCAATTAAGAGAAACCCTATTGGGGTATGATTTGGAAGGTAAACCTATAACAATTGACGGGGAAGTAAATCGTAGAATTAGTACACCTATAATAGAAAGTATTGAAATTGATACCGATGGTGCAAATAATACTCTTAAAACAACTAGAGTAAATGTAAAATGCTTTTCCTTAAAACAATTAGAAATGTTTGAGGTTTTTTTCCTAAGACCAGGTATGCATTTATTAGTTGAATTCGGTGATAGTAGTTTACTTTCAAAAAAAGTAAATGATGGTAACGCAAAATATTTTAGTAAACCCGAACAGGCCCTAATTACAAACAACACATCTTGGGATAATTTTACACAAACATATATTAGTGCATCCATTGGAGAAGAAAATTATACTAAAAATTATTATGAAAAAGCAGAAAAAAGTTTAGGAACATATGAAAATAGTTTAGGAACGGTAACCGATTATTCACTCACGTCCGAAGAAGGTGGAGTATATTCGGTTATGTTAGAAATATCTCAAGGAAATCAATATAATTTAGCAATCTCAAAACTTAAACCATCCCAAAAAAGTCAAGCATCTATTCCAAAAAAAGGTAAAACCAAATCACCTCCTAAAACTGCCGAAGATTTCTTCAACATAGCAAAAAATCAAATGATATCCGATTTAGATTTGAATCCTGATATATTTAACAAGTTAATAACCGGAGTTTTACCAAATGGTAAACCTGATTGGAAAGATGATTTTTTTAATTGGGGAGTGGAAAACAAAGAACAAAAAGGAGAAGTGATATCGTTGGATAGATACGTTTCATTAAGATTTATAGTAAAAATTTTAATGAACTATTCTACAACTGCGGTGCCGGGTTTAGAGTATAATGTTGATAAATACAATGTTGATGGTAAAGATATCGAATATATACCGGTACGTTCTCACGAATATTTAATTTCTACTAGCAAATCCGTTATATTTCCCGGAAGTGTTCCTACATTTGATGTTTCTGATAAAGATAAGAATGAAATTATATTTAAAAAAATAGAAAATTATCCAATAAATGGATATAGTTTTTATGATTCAAAACAAGTATACAGATATAATGAGAAAAATGAAAAAGTAGAAATTATATTAAAAGATACAGATAAAGGTTATAAATTAGGGAATGCATTAAATATATTTATTCTATATGAAGAAGTTGTAAAAATTTGGAATAGAACATTTTCAAGATTGGATTTTATAAATCAAATTAAATCATTATTGAACGATAATTCATTGGGTTTGTTTGAATTGCATAATGCATCTTCAAAAGAAGGAAAGCCAATTGGATTATTAGATTTTAAAATTAGAAGTAAAGAAGAAAAAAGATTACAAGAAAATTGTAATGCAAAAGATTATAGATTCAAACCATTTAGCGTTGCTTCGATTGTAAAGGAGTTTAAGTTTACTCAAGAACTTGATGATTTGGTTGCGGGACAATCCGTATTTAATAATTATGTTTTAATAAAAAACGCCATTATTTCCACTAATTCTAAAAATAGTAAATCATCAAAAGCAACCGCAAACAATCAACCACAACAACCCACAGCAAATGAGTGGTTTAATCAATTAGAAAAAAATACATACTTGTCTGTTGATTTTTCTCAATACACAACTGCGGATGGATGGTATTCTATAAACCATATAGATGTTGAAAAATTAAAAGCAAATAAAGAAAAACTAATTCGCGATTATAATGAAGGCATTGCGAGAAATGAAGCGAACAAAAACAAAAATACAGAATCATCAGAAGAAGAACAAACACCATTTGTAAAATTGATAAAATCAAAACAAATTAATTTTAAATTAAAACCTTCCGATAAAAATTTAGCATCATTAATTTATTTATACAAATCTAAAATTGAAGGATTAATTAGTCAAAAAACCGAAATTACCGGTACTAAAAGTTTTTTAACACCGATAGAAGTAACGGTTACGATTGATGGAATTAGTGGATTTACGGCGGGTGAGTATTTTAAAATAGATGGTGTCCCCGAAACATATAATAGAGATGGGGTATTTCAAATAACGAATATAAAGCACAATATATCATCGGATGGATGGTCGACAGAACTAACTGCACAATGGTTAATTACAAATTAATATGTACAAAAATATAGCAAAAAATATTGAAAATTTTACTTTAAAAGTACCAAAAACCATTGTACCAAATCCAACCGATGATGATTACTCTATTGGGTTTATAAATCGTTTTTTCATTCAAAAAGCAAACGATGAAAACTCATTTATATTCGAAGTTTCAGAAAATGAATTTACAATTTATGAAACAAATCCATTTTGGAAAGTATTGCAAATACAATGGAGAATATCCGGACCAACTGAATCCATATACAAAGATGGGGAATTATCGGATAGAGGTGTGATTGCATCAAACAAATCATCAATATCGATAGCGAGTTCTCAATTAAAAAATATTTCCTTATATTTGCCAAACCTTTTACAGTTTCACAAAGGGTAATTTGGAAAATTCGAAAATTTTTTGTAGAATTGGTTATGTTTTTAATTGAATCAAATACACAGCTGCAGCAGTTAGCAGATAGTAAAGAAAAAATAAAGTTAATAGTACCAGTATGGTCTTCATCTACTGAACATGAACTTAATACAACTATATCATTTTACTACGTTAGAACTGAATGTAACGAATATATTATTAACCAAAATCATATAGATGCCAATACGTGTCTTTCGATTGAAATTTCAGATTGGGTAAAGTTAGATACATTCGTATATGGAAATCGTTACTTACAAACGTGTGGAATAGATTACGAATGGGCATATTTTGAAGAATGGGGACTTCCCTTCAGGTTTAACGATTTTAGTGAATCTCTATATCACAATCAAAATAGAGGGTACTCGCACATAAATGATTGTATTCCACTCACAAAATGGATGGAAAAATTATCTACATTACCGGTGCCAGTTAGAATGCAAGAATGGTATTTACCATATTCAAAAGCCATAAATACACTCGGTGCAATTGAAATGTCCGGTATCCATATTGACCCTATTAAGTTTAATACTAAACATGAAAATGGGATAGTGTATTCAAAGTATAATCCATACACAATTACTGGTCGTCCATCAAATCGACACGCAGGAACTAATTGGGGTGCGTTGAACAAATCGGATGGGACACGTTCGGGAATCGTTTCTAGATGGGAAGGAGGTACACTAATCAGTATGGATTTTGAATCATATCACATACGACTTATTGCAAAACTTATAGGTTACGAATTGCCTACCGATAAAACCGCACACCAATACTTTGCTGAACTTTATGATGTGGAGTACGAAGAAGCAAAACGTATTACATTTCGTTACCTATATGGTGGTATGGATGCGGTAGCGTTGGAAATACCATTCTTTAGGAAAGTAAATGAATGGATGGAAAAAATGTGGAATGACTTTGTTATACGAGGATATATTGAAACACCAATATTCAAACGCCGAATCGGTTTCAAACGTATAGAAGAACCATCGCAACAAAAAGTATTCAATTATTTACTTCAGGCGTTGGAAACCGAAGTGAACTATAAGAAGTTGAAGGATGTTATGGATATTCTTTCTACAAAAAAATCTAAACTGATATTATATACTTATGATGCAGTTCTAATAGATTTGCATTTCGATGAACGTAAATTGATTAATACGATTTCAAGCACTCTCAATCGTGGTGGATTCCCTGTCAGAATATATGAGGGTATTAATTATGATAAAATGGATTTAATCGGATAATAATTATATTTATATCTATATTATAAACTCAAAGATAAAAAAATGGTTAAAAATATTGATAAAATACTTTCCGAATTGGAATACCATTCAAAAAATGGAATTGTTGATTTAACTAAAAAGGATCAAGTTGATAAATTACAAGAATTACTCAAACGTAGTGGAGTAAGTAATTCAAAAGAAATATCAGAAAAAGTAGCAGTGTACTTCTTACAATTGCAAGAAAAGCAAGAATATGATGCAAAAAGGCAAAAAGAACTTGAAAATTTATTGAAACAAAAAATTAAAAATCCAAAAACAGGTGAAGATATACAAATTTCCACTGCGTTAGGATATGGAAAAACACACCCTGCATATAAGCCGGCTATGGCTAGATTAACGTCAAAGAATTTTTCCTCAAAAGATATTGAAATTGTAGATGCCGAGCCGGAGGATGAAGAAAAACCTAAACCTAAGACTACGAATGTCTTTGGAAAAACCGGAAAAGGAGCGTCGGTATTTTCTGAACCGGAAAAAAAGAAAGAAAAAAATCAAAAATCAAAAAAAGAAATAAATTGGACAAAAGTAGAATCTGATGCAAGAGTAGAATCTGAAAAATTATATGGAAAAAATAACAAAGGTCGTCTTTTGCAAAATTCAACAACATCAGATGCTGCATTACAAAATGGATATACTGAAGGTGAATGGTGGGTAGCGCCCGGCAATGCTGGTTCTAATTTTAACGAAAATATGTCTAATGAAGCAACTTCTATTCTTAAAGTTAATCCAAATTTAGATGAAGAAACTTTGGCAAGAGTCATTTTTAATAAAACAAAAGGAACCGTATTGGCAAGTCAACAAGCTAATCCTGTAATAAAATCTAAAAATAAAATACAAGTACCACCAGATTTTTCAAAAGAAGATCAAATCTTATATAAAAATTGTGTTATCGCTGCCAGAAGTGGAAAAGCAAAATACGATAGGGCAGCTACAGGTGCGGCTGCTTGTAAACAACAAGTTGGATTTGGAGAAGTTAGTAGTGTGACCGGATATGGTGGAACTTCTAAAAAAGAAAGTACACCGAAAGAAGTTGAAACCGATAGAGATAATATGATATCAGAAGTAAATAGCGCAAACAATTGTTATATTTACGATGATGAAACTGGTAAGGTATACAAAGTACCTAAAGATTATTTAACAACTTGGATAAAAAGTTCAGGTGGTGGAGAAAACGCCGCAGATACCGTCGTTCTTACAAAAGATATAAATGGTAATTTATTATATGATGGATGGAGTGATAAAAAAACGTTAGCAGATTTACAAGCAAACGGAACATTATATAATGATATGGTACAATCCGGGTTAAGAGTAGATGAAATGATAAAAGGTGGGCAAATCAAAGATGCAGATGCAACAAAATCAAGACAAATTATAGATGATGGAGCAAATGAAATTAAATTAATTGAGAAAGGATATAGTACGATATCAAGTAATCATTCCAAATATCATTTAAGTCTACCGGAAAACGATTTCAAAAAATTAGAGGAAACTGCGGCTAATAATTCCGATACCAAAAAACACTATAAAAAATGGAAAGAAAATGTAGATGCAGTTGCGGCAGGACAAGGAAAATCAACTGCAAAAAATGTTACCATAGCTGAAGAAATATGTGGTGTAAAAAGAAAAAAATCAAAAGATGAGTTAGCTGCTGATCAATTTATAGAAGATGTACTTGACAAATACGAAGAAGATGATGTAGCAACTTTATTAAAAAATCCGGATTTAGATGGTAACACAAAAAAACAAATATTAAAAGCAATAGATGCCGGAAAAAAAGGTAGAGATGAATACATGAAATGGTTTAATAATGAATGGTTAGTAGATAAAAAAAATAAAGCATCTATTAAATCTCTAAGTTCATTTAGAATATTAAACAATGTTCAAATAAAAATGCCAAGTGTTGTTAGTGATAATGAACGAAAAATTATAGATAGAGTAGCGGTATCGGAGAGAGAAAGATTAAAATCATCTGGACAAAAAATGCCTAAAACGTTGGATACTCAAGCCGCTTTAGAAAGTATGAGAAAGCAAGCGTTTGATGCCCAAAGAGGTATTTTTGAAAAATTAAGTAAAATACCTGCTAGAACTATGTCAGGTGATACAACAACCGCCGCCGCTGCATTAGGATTTAGAGATGTAGTATCTGCTTTACATTTGGATAAAATAGAGTTACCAAAAGATGATGGAGATTTTCATCAAATTTTAAAGAGAAGTACAAATCTTACAATGGAAGGTATACGTGTATCTCCAAAAACAATACGAGAATGTTTAGGTGTAACAAATCTTAAAGATTTAGAAAAAAACTTCGTTGTTGATTTTAGTACTGATAAATTTATTAAAAACGAACAAGGTTTTATAACAGGTAAAACGATTGCTATCTATTTAGTTGATAAAGAAGGTAAACGTAGAGAAATATCACCAAAAGTATTCAGACCCAAACAAGGACCACAAGCAAAAACTGCAAATACATTAGCGTGGTCAGAAGAAATGCAAGAATGTTTTGATTCAAAAAATAATACATGAACACACAATTACTTTGCCTATTTACGACAAAGGAGGTATTAGAAAGTTCTTATAATTTCATTATAGGAAACTATAAACTAACAAACCCAAATATTTTTATATTAGAAAGTCGTATAAAACCTTCAGATTTATTTATTACATTTAATGTAGAACGTGGATCAGGTGCAATTGATTCAGAATGGAAAACTATATTGGTGCATAGAAAGAAGCAATCTAATACTATATACACTATAAATGCACTCAACGAGGTAGTTAAATCCAAAACTGGAGGGCAATTGGATACCACATTCATAATAGATTGGGATGAGTTTAAAAACTGTATACTTACAACATCACAAAGTGGATACAAAAAGATACCAACAAAGGTATTTAAAAATATTAGGATTGATAATTTTGAATTGTAAAATATTTTTTGTATAATTGTGTTATGAAAAGATTTAAACCAATAGAATTAGAAACATCAAATCCACAAAACGTTTTTGATGAATATAAAAAGGAAATATCCAAAAAAATAATTGAAGCAGTAGATTATGGTGTAAAAAATAAAAAAAAGCAAGTTCTTTTTGCTAAAGTTTTTATTAATGGAATTGTGTGTGTATCTTTATCTGTAAATCATAAAGAATACGTAGATGTTTTAGATCAAAATATTGAAAATTTAATAGAATTTGAAGAGTATGAAACTTGTGCGCTTGGAGTTAAACTAAAAAAAGAACTCGTAGGTGAACAAGTAGAAATATCTACAACATGAAAGATGAAAAAACTGAAATATCGTTCGGGGCAGGGTCTACAACTTATGTAAAAACTAAAAAATTGGTTTTTACAAGAAATTTATTGATATTAAAAACTGAAAAAGAGAGTTTTAATCTCGATGTAAAAATTGAAGCAGATTTTGAACAAATTCCCGAAGAATATCACGAAGTTTTTTTGAACTTTTTTACAGCAAAATATTTAGATACGGTTTCTATTAAAGATAATATGTTTTCAAAAAACGTAAAAGTTGAAAAAAACAAATGGTGGTTATTTTGGAAAAATATACTAAATAAGTTATGGAATTAAAAGAAATGGTTAATGGTCCTCAACATTATGGAGGAAAAGATAATCCTTACGAAGTAATAAAAGTATGTGAGGCATGGGAATTAGATAAAGATGCATACCTCTTTAATGTGGTAAAATACGTTGCAAGAGCAGGAAAAAAAGACCCCCAAAAAGAATTGGAAGACCTTAAAAAGGCCCAATTCTATCTCAACAGAAAGATAGAAAATCTCCAAAAATAGATTTGGAATATTCGGAAATTTTTCCTATATTTGATATACAAAACGAAAAAAGGTTATATTTAGATATATAGGATATCGCGATAAAACCTTAAATTTTAAACACTTTTTTAAACCTTAAAAATTAAAACAAAATGGACATTTCATTGGCCCTCAAGCGTTTTCAATCGCTTCAAAACAACACAAAAAAATCAGATTTCATTTGGAAACCCGAAAAAGGACAATCAATCATTCGTATCGTTCCTTACAAGTTCAACAAAGACAATCCTTTTATTGAACTCTTTTTCCACTACAACATTAACAACAAGAGTTATCTGAGTCCAGTATCTTTCGGTAGACCTGACCCAATCGTTGAGTTTGCAGATAAACTTAAACGTACTGGCGACAAGGATGATTGGAAAGCAGGTAAGAATATGGAGCCAAAGCTTCGTACATTTGCGCCGGTTATCGTTCGTGGTAAAGAGCACGAAGGAGTAAAGTTTTGGGGATTTGGTAAGACTGTTTATCAGGACATTTTGGCATACATCGCTGACCCCGATTATGGTGATATTACTGACCCATTGAATGGTCGTGATATTGTGCTTGAAGTTTCGCAAGAAGTAGGTAAAACTTACCCAACCACTACTATTCGTATTAAACCAAAGCAATCAAAAATTTCAGAAGATGTCGATATTGTAAAAAAGGCTCTACAAGAACAAAAAGATATTACTGAACTTTATGAGGAAATGTCTTATACGGAACTTAAATCCGTTCTTGAGAATTGGTTGAATCCATCTTCCGAAAAGCAATCTGCAGTGGCATCTAATGTAGTAGGTGAATTGGCAAGTCCATCTTCTAAAAGAAATCAGAAAACTTCAGATGAAGAAGATGAAGGACCAGGTGACCTCCCTTGGGAAAAGCCCGCACAAAAGACACAATCCGTAAAGGATGAAGTAGCATCGGCATTTGATGATTTATTTAATTAATAATTGGTTACATTTATGGCTAGACAAGAAGATTTGGCAAGCGTACTTGCCGATTCACTCAACAAATCCAATAAAGACGGTAGAATTGCATACTTTCTGACAGATGATGGGGGTGATGCTCCTACAAATGTTAAAGATTGGTTATCTACGGGAAATGCTCTGTTAGATGTTGCAATCTCAAACCGTCCGTATGGTGGATTACCTGTCGGCCGTATAGCAGAATTAACTGGCTTAGAGCAGAGTGGAAAATCTCTGCTCTCTGCCCATCTGCTAGCAGAGACCCAAAAGAAAGGTGGAGTTGCTGTTCTTATTGATACGGAAACGGCAGTAAATAGGGAATTTTTAGAAGCGATTGGTATTGATATTTCAAAATTACTTTATGTATCAGTTGATACAGTTGAAGCGATATTTGAAGCATGTGAAACAATCATTGAAAAAATTAGAACATCGGATAAAAATAGATTAGTAACTATCGTTGTAGATTCAGTTGCCGCGGCATCTACCAAAAAAGAGCTTGAAGCAGATTACGACAAAGATGGATATGCTACAGACAAAGCAATCATTATCTCTAAAGCAATGAGAAAGATTACTAATATGATTGGCAGACAAAGTATTTGTTTAGTATTCACTAATCAATTACGTCAAAAGATGAACGCAATGGCGTTTTCAGACCCTTGGACCACTTCGGGTGGAAAGGCACTTGCATTCCATTCATCTGTTAGATTGAGATTAAAATCAATGGGGCAGGTAAAAGCTGGGCCAAAAGGTTCTGAAAAGATAGTAGGTATTAAAGTAAGAGCACAAGTTATAAAAAACCGATTAGGGCCACCACTTAGACACGCCGACTTTACTATCTATTTTGATAGAGGAATTGATAACTATGGTAGTTGGTTAGAATCTATGAAAGAAAATAAATTAGTAAAGCAGGGTGGAGCGTGGTACGAATACATTGATACCGATAGTGGTGAGGTTATGAAGTTTCAATCAAAAGATTTTTCCGAATTATTAGATGGAAATTCAGATTTGAAAGACCAAATATATCGCAGAATTTGCGAAGCAACAATTTTAAAATACAAAAGTTCAGCATCAGAGGAAGTTGAAATAACAACGGATGAAGCATATGAGTCAGATTAAGAAAAAGTATTTAGATATACTCAACGAAATAGATAGAGAACATACCGAATCAGGAAACTATCATAGGAACTCAAAGGTTCTAATTATTGATGGGCTGAACACATTTATTCGTTCTTGGTCTACTGCTCCTAACTTAAACGATGATGGTGACCATATTGGTGGTATAGTCGGTACTCTAAAGAGTATCGGCTATGCTATTCGTACTCTCAATCCAACACGTGTAATAGTCGTATTTGATGGTAAAGGTGGTGCAAAAAACCGACAGAAAATTTATTCATCATACAAAGAAGATAGAGCCAAAAATAAACTACGTCTAAACCGAGCGTATACTGATATGATGAATCGGGAAGATGAACAAATTTCTTTACGTAGACAAATCGCCGCTTTGGGAGATATCTTGACAACCTTACCTGTTACCGTAATGATGTACGATGGTATTGAGGCAGATGATGTTATTGGTTATATAGCAACTGAAATTATTAAAGAAGATATGAGTCTACAAATCATGTCGTCTGATAAAGATTTTCTTCAATTAGTTAAAAAGAATATTCAGGTTTATTCACCAACGAAGAAAAAAATTTACACTATATCCGAAGTAGTTGATGAGTTTGGTATTCACCCTCATAATTTTATCAATTTTAGAATAATGGATGGAGATGCATCGGATAGTATATCCGGCGTTAAGGGATTAGGTATAAAAACCATCATTAAAAACTTCAAACCACTTACCGAAGAAATTCATTTTACGATTGAACAATTGGCGGATTGGGTAAAAAATCAGCCCAAACAAACTTCCGCACATACAAACTTTCTTTCTAATTTGGATATTTGCGAAAGAAATCGTAGATTGATGTCATTATCCGAATTGGAATTTAGTGGACAACTAAAACTTAAAATAGTTGATCAATGGAACGATGAAACACCAAGATTTGACCGATTTGAGTTTATGAAAACCGGTATGAAATACAAAATACTTGATTCTTTCGGTAACGTAACCGATTGGTTAAACAGCACATTTAGTAATTTAAACAGATACAATTAAAAACATGGAGGTTCACAATGAAGTGTATTAAAAATTTTCAGACAGGAAACATTATTAGAGTAGATGATGTGCAAGCACGTCAAATGGTTGGCTCAACGTGGAGCTATGTATCAAAAGCAGAATGGAAATCTGCTACACGAAAGGTAGTAAAAGAAGAAGTAATCGTAGAAGAACCAAAAACAATCTCTGAAAAACAGATTAGTAGAAAGAAAAACAAAAAGTAATGGAAGCAGTAGATACGCTAGTAAAATACGGAACATCGTATCAAACAAAAGTGGTTACTTCGCTAGTTACTGATTGTAAATTTTTAGAGCAGATTTCCGAAATAACTAACCCATCTTTTTTTGAATCGGATGCAAATCGGTGGATTGTAACGGAAGTACTCAATTATTTTAATGAGTTTAGAACGTGCCCCACATTGGAAGTATTCAAAATAAAAGTGGATACAATTGAAGACCGCATCCTAAAACAAACAGTTGTAGACCAACTACGAAACATTTATCAAAACATTGGTGCAGAAGACCTGCCCTATGTTAAAAAAGAGTTTATAACTTTTGCTAAAAACCAAAAAATAAAAGATGCACTTTTAAAATCGGTGGATTATCTTAAAACCGGTCAATATGAAAAAATCATTGATACAATGACGGCTGCATCAAAAGTTGGAATTGAAAATGATTTGGGTATAGATTACATTGAGGAATTTGAATCCATCATTGAGGAGGTCAAACGAAATTCAGTTCCTACTGGATGGGAAGTTGTCGATGACCTTATGGATGGTGGATTAGGACCAGGCGAGTTGGGGGTGGTAATGGCGCCATCCGGTATCGGTAAAAGTTGGTTTTTATCAAAGATAGCGTGCTCAGCTGCTAAAATTGGATTAAATGTATTACATTACACCTTGGAATTATCCGAAAATTATGTAGGACAAAGATATACAACAATTATTACCGGAATTCAGACATCTGAACATTCACAAAAGCGAGAAGAAATAATACGTAAGATTAAATCCGTCAAAGGACGGGTTAGGATTAAATATTATCCACCACGATTTGCTTCCGCTAAAACATTATCTGCTCATATTGATAAAGTTAAAGCAACCGGTTTTAATCCCGATGTAATTATCATTGATTATGCTGATTTACTTAATTCCGCAGATAGAAGTAAGGATGGACTCTACGCCGAATTAGGAGGTATTTACGAGGAGCTTCGTGGATTGAGTGGCATGGTAGGTTGTCCCATTTGGACCGCTACACAAACGAATAGGTCGGCAATAGACCACGAAGTAATTCAAGCGGATAGTGTAGGTGACTCATATAAGAAAGTGCAAACTGCGGATTTCATTATGAGTGTAAGCCGTAAGACAAAAGATAAACTATCGCAGACAGGTCGTATCCATATTGTTAAGAATCGATTTGGACCAGATGGAATAACATTCCCTGCGAAAATTGATACATATCACGGTCTTATGGAAGTTTACGCCGAAAACTCGCCAAATGGTATCATCGCAACAAAGGAAAGTAAAAGTGGAGAGGCGTTAGAGAAAAAACTACTGCATAAGAAGTACGTAGAAAACATGGGTTAATGATAAACTACACTGCTTTTTCAAAATTTGTGGATGTTGATGAATTGGAATTGGAATATCACCGAATCATATCGGATATATTTTCTATAACCGATAGGGATTACGCAGAAGATGTGATATTTAGATATCATAGGCGTAGAGGATTTCCACACTACAATGTACCAAAGCATGAAAAACTGAATCAACTAAAATCTTTGATTTCGTTTGATGAATCTACTATTTGTAAGGGGAATCAATTACAGCAAACCATGCACTGTCTATCTCTTGCTTGGTCTTATTTTCCACATTGGGTTGATGTTATATGTGGTTCAAGTAAAATGAAACCGATTGAATATTGGAACAATGATGATAAATTAAAAGAAATAATTAAAAAAACTTGGACTTGGCAATTGAAACATGGTAATGGAAAATTTACCTTAAATCGATTGAGGCAAAATTTTAAGATATATGGAGGAAACCAGTCCGTCAGTAATTTCAGACCATCGGTGGCTAAATGGATATATAATACCTATGGTGGTGAGATTGTTTGGGATATGAGTTGTGGATGGGGTGGCAGATTGACAGGATTTCTTACAAGTAGATGTAAAACCTATATAGGAACTGATCCTTCAACTAAAACATACGAAGGGTTAGTATCACTACGAGATGAATTAAACCTCTTTAATAAGCAGATATTACTGCATAAAATTGGATCTGAAGAATTTGTACCCGATACCGAGAGTTTAGATTTATGCTTCACATCTCCACCGTATTTTGATACTGAAAAGTATTCGGATGAAGATACACAGTCATATAAAAAATTTCCAAATCAAAGGGATTGGATGAATGGGTTCTTAAAACAAACCATGATAAATTGTCATAAAGGATTAAAACCTACCGGAAAAATGATGATAAATATTGCAAATACACCCAAATATGTTGGTATTGAAGCAGAAACAATCAACATGGCAGAAGCGGTGGGATTTATTAAAACTGATATTTTGTATTTGGTGTTATCATCGGTTTCGGGTAATGGAATTAAATTGGAGCCCATATTTGTTTTTGATAAGAAAGTGTAATAAATATCAAAAAACAAAAAAATAATTTTTTAGAAAAACATTATTTTTAGTCTTCAAATTTAATATCTATGTTCATACTTCATTATTTTTTTATCAAAAAATGAGGTTTTTTCAAAAAAAATTATTATATTAACAATTCTAAAAAAAAAGATTATGGATATCTCAACACAAATTTTATCGGATATTACGGTGTATATGAAATACGCCAAATACATTCCTGAATTTTCCCGCAGAGAAACTTGGGAAGAATTGGTTACACGCAACATGGATATGCACATTAAAAAATATCCACAATTAGAATCTGAAATACGTTCTACTTATAAATTTGTGTATGATAAAAAAGTTTTACCATCAATGCGTTCTATGCAATTTGCAGGAAAGCCAATTGAAATAAGTCCTAATCGCATTTATAATTGTGCGTATGCACCGGTTGATGATTACCGAGTATTTTCAGAAATCATGTTCTTACTATTAGGTGGGACCGGAGTAGGTTACTCAGTTCAAAAACACCATGTAGATCAACTTCCAGAAATCAGAAAACCAAATCCGGATAAGACTAGAAGATTTCTTATCGGTGATTCCATTGAAGGATGGGCAGATGCAGTATCTATATTAGTTAAAGCATACTTTTTCGGTGGTAGTAAACCTCTATTTGATTTTAGAGATATTCGTCCAAAAGGTGCAAGATTAATTACTTCAGGTGGTAAAGCCCCCGGCCCTCAACCACTAAAAGAATGCTTAATTAAATTAGAAGGCATTCTCGATGCCAAAAATGATGGAGATAAACTCAGACCCATAGAAGTGCATGATATAGTTTGTCATATTGCAGATGCAGTATTGGCAGGTGGCATTCGTAGAGCCGCATTGATTTCGTTGTTTTCTGCGACTGATGATGAAATGATTAGTTGTAAAAGTGGTGCATGGTGGGAACAAAATTCACAACGTGGACGTGCAAACAATTCAGCAGTTTTAATGAGACACAAAATCACAAAGGAATACTTTATGGATTTGTGGAAACGTATTGAAGCAAGTGGAGCAGGTGAGCCGGGTATTTATTTAAGTAACGATAAGGATTGGGGGACAAACCCTTGTTGTGAAATCGCTCTTAGACCTTTCCAATTTTGTAACCTTTGTGAAGTAAATGTATCGGATGTTCAAACGCAAGAAGAGTTAAATGAACGAGTTAAGGCTGCCGCGTTTATTGGAACACTACAAGCCGGCTACACTGATTTCCACTACCTTCGTCCAATTTGGCAAAGAACGACAGAAAAAGATGCGCTTATTGGTGTATCTATGACAGGAATTGGCAGCGGAGCTGTTTTAAAATTTAATATGAAAGAGGCCGCAAAGGTTGTAAAAGATGAAAATGCTAGAATAGCAGATTTGTTAGGAATAAATCACTCGGCAAGAACCACGACAGTTAAACCTGCAGGAACTACATCATTGACATTAGGAACATCATCAGGTATTCATGCTTGGCACAATGATTATTATATTCGTAGAGTGAGAGTGGGTAAAAATGAAGCAATTTATCAATACCTACTATTGAACCATCCCGAATTAATTGAAGATGAATATTTCCGCCCACACGATACTGCAGTAATTTCAATTCCACAAAAGGCACCTGAAACCGCAATATTTAGAACCGAATCTCCAATTCAACTATTGGAAAGAGTAAAACGCGTCCATAATGAATGGATTAAACCAGGACATCGAACTGGTAATAACACGCACAATGTATCTGCAACGGTATCAATCAGAGAGCATGAATGGAAAGCAGTTGGAGAATGGATGTGGGAAAACAAAGATGCGTACAATGGTTTATCAGTTTTACCATATGATGGTGGTAGCTATATTCAAGCTCCTTTTGAAGATTGTACTAAAGAAGAATATGAAAGATTATTGCAAACATTGAGCTCTATTGATTTACGTCAGATTATTGAATTAGATGATAATACGGATTTAAATGGGGAAGCAGCATGTGCAGGTGGCGCGTGTGTTGTTACAACTATGTAATGTATGAAAATAGATAGAACTAATATTGAATTATATTATTTAGAAAATGGTAAAGTAGTGTTTACACCTACTTATCATATTCAAAGGGGATATTGTTGCGGTTCAAAATGTAGACATTGCCCCTTTGAACCTAAATATCAAAAAGGAAATACTAATTATGGCAGAGAATCAATCAGCGAAGCACAAAGAAATGACGGACAAGATTAGAGAAGAAAAACAAAAGCCAAAAGGACCTATTAAGTTTCAAATTCAATTAAACGAAGAACAAAAGGTAGCAAAAGAAAAGATATTAAATAATGCAATAACCGTTTTGAGTGGTAAAGCCGGTAGTGGTAAAACACTACTGGCTTGCCAAGTAGCCCTTGACCTACTATTTAAAAAAGTTATACAAAGAATAATCATTACACGTCCGACTGTAAGTAAAGAGGAAATCGGATTCTTACCCGGAGACCTTCGAGAAAAGATGGAGCCGTGGATGCAACCGATCTACGCAAACTTTTATCAACTTTACAACAAAGAAAAGATTGATGAAATAATAGCAAATGGGACAGTTGAAATTGTACCCGTAGCATTTATGCGTGGTAGAACATTTTTGGATAGTTTTGTAATTGTGGACGAGGCTCAGAATTGTACACACGAACAAATGGAAATGATTACATCACGTTTGGGTATTCGTTCAAAGATGGTTATTTGTGGTGATACACAGCAGGTTGACCTAAAATCAAAAGGAGAGAGTGGATTTAAGTTCTTATTATCCGCTGCAAAAAGAGTTAAGGATATGGATTCTATGGTACTATTAGAAAATCATAGACATCCGGTGGTTGATGCTCTATTGGAAGAATATGATGCATTTAAATCTCAAAATAATATAAATAAAAATTAATATGATAACAGTTAAGAAGTTCAGTGCAACATGGTGTGGCCCGTGCCGAATGTTGGCGCCAATGTTCAATGAGCAAGTAAAACCACAATTTAGTGGAGTTAAATTCGAAGATATTGATGTAGATGCAAATCCAACAGAAACCACAAAGTACGGAGTAACATCCGTACCTACTGTGATTATTGTTAAAGATGGTGTAGAATTGCAAAGATTTACAGGTGTACAAAGTAAATTAGCATACGCCAACGCAATAACCGAAGCGATAAGTTAATTTGTAATTCTCAAAAATTATTTGTATATTTGGTTATGTTAAGAGGAGAATTACATCCCATGCACAAACTTACCGAAAAAGAGGTAGAGAATATACGTGCTTTATGGAGAGTTGGACATAGAAATGTAAAAGTATTGGCTAGAAATCATAGGGTTTCGCCTGCTAACATTAAAAAAATAGTTACAAACAAAACTTGGACTCATATTCTATCTTGGCCTACTGATTTTCAAAAATAAAAATTACATATGTCTTCTCAAAAAGTTACAATAAAAGATTATTTCAAAAAGTTTTATGGGATGCACCCATATCTTACCATTGAAAAGGAAGAATGGGATTGGATAAAAAAAACTTGGGAAAAAGAAGAAATAGTAGAAGAGATTTCAGAAGTGTTGTTTACATATCCATATCCATTTCCTGAACTAACCGCCGATGAAGTATTGGAGGATTTTAGAAAATTAAAAGGGACATGGTGGCCAGACATCCTTGTAGAAGGTGAATGGTTTCCAAGAAACGAAAATAATTCAGCATATGATTTAACATTCGGTGGTAAACCAATGTTTTTTAAAAAAACAATTACCGGTAATAAGGCATCTAATATATTTCATATTCAAACCAGACACAAAGTTGATTGGATTAGAATGCCCTCTCCGTGGAAAACATGGCAAACACCAAAAGGTATACGAACTGTTGTTCGGGCGTTCTTTACACTTGAACAAAGTTTAGATATGGTAAATAAAAAAAATATCATATTAGCCATTCAGATGAGAAAGTATGTACCTGCTCAATTTAAACCGGCTATTGCAAAGGCGTTTTATGATTACTTTAAATCTGAAAATATATTAGATTTTTCGGCAGGATGGGGAGATAGACTTTGTGGATTTTTTGCAAGTGAATATGGAAAGAATTATGTTGGAATAGATCCAAATAAGACAAACACCGAAGGTTATAAAAAACAAATTGAATTTTATAAAAAGAATAAAACTTTTTTTGAAAATGAAAAAACTGCAGAAATGATAGAATCTCCTGCGGAAGACTTAGACTATTCTAGATTTGAAAACTTTTTTGATACAGTTTTTACTTCACCACCATATTTCAATACTGAAAAATATTCATACGATGATACCCAAAGCTGGGTTAGATATAAATCAGTTGATGATTGGAATAAAAATTTTTTACACAAAACACTTGACAAAATCATACCAACAATAAAAACAAATGGAATTTTGGCAATAAACATATCCGATGTATATTCATCTCCTGATAAAGGATATGTTCCCATCGTAAACCCCATGAATGATTTTTTGGAATCAAAAGGGCTTACTTATAGGGGATGTATAGGCATGGAAATGACAAAACGACCAAATAGTGGTGGAGCAGGCACAGCCGCTTCTGATTATTTTTCAGATGAATTTAAAGAAAAAGCAGAACAAACAAAAAATCATGCCTTTGGTGAACCCATATGGATTTGGCAAAAATGATTTGTAAAATACAATAATAAATCATATATTTAATTATAATTAATCAACATGGGCTTCAATTATTCAAAAAAATATTTTTACGAAAAAAATGATTGGTTGTACGAACCTGAAGTAAACTTACTTTATGAAGATGTTCTTAAAATGCCATTCAAACAATTTGAAGAATGGGTAGCATTTTTCAGAGAATTGGCAGTAAGAAAATGGAATGAAACCGGTGCACCTCCTCGGATTGGGGTAGATGAATCAGAAATGATTGAACAATTTTCAAAACTACAAACTTACAAAGTAAATGAGTTTGAAGAAAAAGATGATAATGGCGATGAAGTAATTTTTAACTTTAATAAATTTGCTACACCGGTAAATCAATTTTTTCCAGCAATGTATAAAACTGGAATTGGTGGTTCTACTTACGAAAAGCCAAAACCATCGATATACGATGTATTTTCAGATGATACTTACTTGCCAGAATTCATTAAACAAATGAGAAGGTTGACCCGCCAAGATGGTATGTATAGGTTTTCAAAAACACTACATATTAATAATCCCGAATTCCATAACTCTCATATTCAAAGTGGCAAAGAATGGATAATAAAATGGGCGAATGGGGATAAAAAAGAAGGTTATGGGTTTTGCCTTTCACAAGCAGATAGTAAAGTGCCATCTGCACCAATCACCGCGCAAGAGGTAAAAGAACTTTATAAGGAGGGTATCTTAAAATATGAAAATATTTCATCACTTAGAACCGCCGACTGGGGTGAAAATATAGATAATTTGGTTGATTTACCAAAGCAACCAATTCAAATAAAAATCTATCCATTAGGGCAAAGAATATTTCCTGAAGCCACTGCCGCATTTCGTATTGGAATGGGAACACAAGCGGTGGTAAACTTTCCACCACTTACTGCAAAATATTTATATCAAAGATTCACAACCCATATAAAAAATCAAAAAGTTATTAACATCTACGACCCGTCGGCAGGATGGGGTGGAAGAATATTGGGTGCTCTTTCTATTGATGATAGAAATATCCACTATATTGGAAACGACCCTAATACCGAAAATTGGATTCCTGAAATAGGAAAAACAAGATATGAATACCTTGCGGAGTTTTTTAATAACAAAGTACCTGGAGCAGCTAACTCATTTTGGGGTCACGCGAATACCTATGATATTTTTACAACCGGGTCTGAAATAATTCACAATGAAGTAAGATTTCAAAAATATAAAGGCAAATTGGATTTTGTTTTTACATCTCCACCATATTTTGATAGAGAAAGATATTCCGATGATGATACCCAATCATTTAAGAAATTTAACAACTATGAAAGTTGGAGAGATGGATTTTTGAAACCCACGTTAACTACCGCTTTTGAATATTTGAGAAATGATAGATATATTTGTTGGAACATTGCAGATATAAAAGTAGGACCCGATAAATGGTATCCACTTGAACAAGATAGTATTAACATTCTTACCGAATTGGGGTGTGAATATCGGGGTAAAATAAAAATGACAATGAGTCCTATGACAGGTATGGATTTATCTAAAGCAAAAAATAGTATGCAAATAGAAGGACAATCATACAAATACGAACCTATTTTTGTATTTTATAAACCATAAACAAAATGACAGTTATTCAAGCAGTTTCTCCTGGCGATGCATGGGTAAAAGTATCCAAGCATCTTTTAGAAAATGGAATTAAAGTAGGTGATTTGACCGAAGAGCTAAATGTTATGACAGAGATAACCACATTTCAAAACGATGATTGGTTTGACCCACACTTCAGGCAAATAATGGGAGATGATAGAATTGATTTTGCCTCATCAGTAACATTTGTAGAACCACAAATGAAAAAATCCGATAATCAGTTCTTCAGTGAAGAAGAAGGACTTGAATATTCTTTTATAAAAGATAAATGGTACGATAGCTATTGGGGAAGAATGGTATCTTGGAATGGTGCTTTTAATCAAGTAGAAAATGTAATCAAAATATTAAAAACTGGCAAGGCAGTAAAAAGGTGTGAATTAATCATTTACGAACCACTTCGTGATGCAAAAAATCAATATTCACAACCATGTATGATTGCAATTGATCTTAAACCAAGAAATGGAAAGTTATATTTGACATCAATATTACGTTCAAACCGAGTATCTAAAAGTGGATACGCAGATTATTCTGCATTAGTAAGTATGGGAAAATTCTTAGCTAGAGAAAGTGGATTGACTTTAGAAAAAGTATCAGTATTGGCATGTTCCTGCCACATAGGAACTATGAACGACGAAAAGAAAAAAACCATAGAGTTACTAAAAATATTAAATAAATAATATGTGTGGAATTGTTGCAACAATTGGTTGTAGTAAAGATGATGTAAACACAATGCTTAACGAGATTGAGCATCGTGGCAAAGATAATAGAGGTATTCAAGAATTTACATACAAAGATAAAAAAATAATATTAGGACACAATCGATTGTCTATAAATGATATATCCGAATCGGGTAACCAACCAATGCAATATGAAAATACTTGGTTAATAGTAAATGGAGAAATATGGAATTATCCGGAACTCAGATTAGAATATGAAAAGAGAGGATATACGTTTAAATCAAATTCAGATTCGGAAATAATATTGTTTTTATATAAAGAAAACGAACTACGCAGGTTAACTGGTATGTTTTCTTTTGTTATTTACGATAAAAATAAATTGATTTTATCTAGAGATTGGGTTGGGAAACTACCATTATATATCCTGAACAAAAACGAATATATAATTGCAAGTGAAATAAAGGCAATCGCAACAAAATATAGAAGTTCTGAAATTAAATTTGTACCAAAAAATTCTCTTGTAGAAATTAATCTTGATACAAATAAATTAAAAGTATGCAGTGATTACTATTTTTCTTTTTCAGAAACACCAACCGAAGCAACATCACACGAAGACGTTTCGGAAACAACATTTAAGTTATTGGAAACTGCAGTAGATAAGAGATTATTATCGGATGTCCCGATTGCAACTTCTCTGAGTGGTGGAATCGATTCTGCAGTAATTACTTACCTATTATCTAAGCGGATACCAAATCTTAAAGCATATACGATTGCGTTTGACCAATCATCAAAAGATTTGCAAAAAGCAAGAGTTTGTGCCAAATATTTGGGGATAGAACTTGTTGAAGTTTTTGTACCGAAAGATGATGCTATAATAAAGCAAAGGTTTCTTGAATCTATAAAAGTTATTGAATACCCATCAACGGTTCAGATGGAAGTGGGAGTTTTACAATCATTTATTGCCGAACAAATGGCAAAGGATGGCATCAAAGTTGCGTTTAGTGGTGAAGGCTCAGATGAGGCGTACGGATCATATGGTATGTTCAGAATGTTTAGCAAAAAACCCGATTGGAGTGATATTCGAAAAAAGTTGTTTGAAAAACAATACTACGGTAACTTATTGAGAGGAAATACAATCTTTATGAATTACGGTACAATTGAATTGCGTTGTCCATTTTTTGATGTAGATTTTTTAAATTATACTACAAACTTACCAAATGAATTTCTTTCGGTAGGAAATCAATGGAAATTACCTCTGGCAAACGCGTTTAGAGGAAAACTACCTGACGAAATATTAGATCAAGAAAAGCGGGCCTTTCAAAAAGGTACAAACTTTAAAACATATATTGAAGATATTATTATCAACGACCCTATAATTAATTTTAAAAATCGTAAAAACTTGACATATGTCATATCGGATAATTTTGAGAAAATATATGGATTCTCACCCAAACATATGCGTGATGAATTATTTAATAACGATAAAGGAATCTACAAATGGACATAAAATTAAACGGTCTTAATGAGAACACACCTTTGGAATTGTATAAAGTAAAAGGAAGAGATGTTTGGGTAAAAAGAGATGATTTAATGGGAGATGGTACAATTTTACCACCTTGGGGCAAAACTGCCGCGGTGTATGAATTGGTTAAAAAATATATAAAGAAAGATAGACCACTGACACATCTTTCAGTAGATGGCAGTTGGACGGCGTGGGTATTGGCGGCAATATGTGAGGAATTGGATATTGAATTTTATGCATCATATCCTGATTCTAAAAAAATATCAAAAGAGTATATTGATTTTATTAAAAATTCATATCCTAAAACGCACTTAAATCCTATTAAACCAAACATGATGCAGGTAATGTATAATTCCTTAAAAAGGGATGCCAATAAAAACGAATGGCAAATGTTACCATACGCATTTGATCACGATTACTATAAGGATTATTTAGCAGATAGGATATTACCATTTTCACATTTTGATAATTTAGTAGTTTCAAGTGGTAGTGGCGTAACACTATCGGGATTAGTGAGGGGATTTTATAGAGAAGAACTAAAAGATTTTTTTCCAAAAACTAATAAGAAGGTTTGGTCAACGTGTGTATCATCGGTTCATTCAATTAATAAAACACTTAAAAAAAGTGGAATACACATACCCATAAATGTTCGAAAATCCGAATATCCTTTTGAAAATAGACTAAATGGGTACTCCGCACCATTTCCATGTAATCAATTTTGGGATATTAAGCAATGGAAATGGTTAGAAGAAAACATTGATACTTTGGAGGGTACTATATTATTTTGGAATATTGGGGGACTTTACAAGTTCTAACGCCTTTTGGAAATATGAAATAATTTGTGTATATTAGACTTATCAAAGTTTAAAACATAAAATATGCAAAAATTGTATTCTGAAACCTTTTCAAAAGATTTAACTTTTCTTATCGCAAATCAACCAAATGAGCATGGTATAAACGGTCAAAATTTTTTAAGTGAATGGGATGATAATTCCATAGGCTATGGTGGTAATATGGTTATTAACCAAATTGTAAAAAATAAAGATGGTGATTACTATATACTACGAGCAAATAATAGTAGTAGGTGCAGCGATGAGGATTTCAAAACAAAGTTTATAGGTAAAACTTTAGGTAAAATTAAAAGAAATACAAGTGAATCAGTAGGTCAGGCGCAATTAGGTGGTTCAATCGCACCACATAATTTTTCCTATTTTGAAGAAATAGGCTACGTCACTCCGGATAACAAGTATCGTATTGCTAAATATAATTATGAAACAACAGATCCAATTGAGGCATTAACACCCACACAATTTACAAAATCGTTGGTTAAAATAATTGTGGATGTTTATGAAGTTGAATTTGATGAATTTATTGAAAAGCATGGGTTAGGGAAAAGTTATAATGGTTGGTATAGTAAATCTAAATTATTTAAAGGATTACCATTTAAAATAGATTATTATGGGCTAATTGAGTTTTCTAGAGTTAGATATCAATATAGAATAGGGAAACAATTGAAATATGAACTGATTGAAAATGATGAAATTGTACAAAGTAATAAACTTTCACATTATTATTTTCCATCAAATTGTGGAAATTTGATAAGGCATTATATTGATATGAAGCAGGTCTCGGCTGATGATGGTGATATGTTGCATATAATTGATTTAGATGGTGAAAAATATATGGGAAACTTATTCACATATGAAACTATTAGAAAATCTCAAACTGACAAATTACAAACTCTATATAGAATGTCAAATGGGCAACAAAACATTCATCCATTACACTTGTCAGAGTTAGATAAACCAACAGTAGATGTAGTATCACCCGATGGTACTTATATTGCAACCATTTATTTGTGGCCGAATTCTAGTCAATGGCCGGCGGAATATAATAACAGAAAATGGATATTTGTTTTAACTCCAGAATCGATGATACCTTTTGCTAGATTAAAAGTTAAATTTAGAAATACGACGTTTCCAATCGCGTTAAGAGATTTGGTTAAAAAGATTGCCAAATTTCATAATTTATTAGCCGATACATCCAATGTTAGACTCAAAAAGAATGAAGATGCGGAAATTGAAAATTATAAAAACATTCTAAAAGATACATCACACGTATCACACGCGGTTACTATACTAAACACACACAAACTATTAAACGATAATAATCTTGATTCGTATAAGATAACTCAAAATGATGATAGCACGTATCTATTCAAATTGGATTTAACATTTTCCGATAAACATTTACAAGAATGGCAATCCAATCAAATGGATGATGAACACCTTACCGAATTGTGTGCAAGAATTATTATGCCACATAAGTTTAAAACTATAACTTGGGTTCATGGTGGAAATAGTGATAATCTTGCAAAAAAATTGGAAAGTATTTTAAAAAGTGGTAAATTGAATTTAAATGAAATTGAAAAAATACAAGTAATTCACAAAGCAGACTTGTTTATACCAAATGGTTGGATGAACGCAACAATTGTTTATACAAACCAAAACTTAATTTAATTAAATGTATCAAAATATATATTACGAACGTCATAAAAATACAATGCATATTTGGGATGACCAAAAAGGGTATTTTACTATGCCATATAGAAAATATGCATACAGAAAAGACCCACGTGGGCAACACCTTTCAATGTATGGTGATAGATTAACGCGTATCCATAGTTGGGATAAAGATGATACCGATGAACTTTTTGAGGCGGATATTCCCGAAACCACTAGAGTGCTTGTAGATATTTACGATTCGGATTTACCTTCTACCGGCCATCGGATAATGGCGTTTGATATTGAAGTTGAAATGAATACGGGATTACCTTCTACCGAACAAGCGATGAATGAAATAACATCAATTGCCGCACACGATTCAATGGCAGGTGAATATGATGTTTTTGTGTTAGATAAAAACCGAATTATAAAAAATGATAATAAAAAATTTGTTAGAAATGATAAGGCGGCTAACGTCCACGTTTTTGATAACGAGAAAAATCTCCTACTTGCTTTCCTTAATTATTACGAGGAAGTTTGTCCAACGATCATAACTGGTTGGAACATAGATTTTTTTGATGTACCATATCTTTACAATCGAATTAAAAACGTTTGTGGTAAACAAAACGCAGATAGATTATCACATATCGGTCAATGTTTTTGGTCACCTTATAGACAAAAGTATTCATTCGGTGGGGTGAATATATTAGATTATCTTAATCTATATAAAACCTACACATACACACTTGAACCGAGTTACACTTTGGATTATATAGCTAAAAAAGAAATTGGCAGAGGTAAGGTAGAATATGGTGGCAATCTTGATGAGCTTTTTGAAAAGGATTTGGAAAAGTTTATTGAGTATAACATTGTGGATGTAGAATTGATTGTAGCAATGGATGAAAAACTTCAGTTCATTGAATTGTGTAGGGCAGTATGTCATGCAGGATTTGTCCCATATGAAGATTACATATTTTCATCAAAGTGGTTGGAAGGTGCTTGTCTTGCTTATCTTAAAAAGAAAGGGCTGGTTGCATCCAACAAACCAAAGGACCGAAAAGAAAGGATGCAAGCACTACGAGATAATAATGAGGAAAAGTTCATTGGAGCATATGTTAAAGAACCCATCGTTGGTAAGTATGACTGGATTTATGACTTGGATTTGACATCTCTGTACCCATCAATCATTATGACACTAAATATCAGCCCCGAAACAAAGGTTGGTAAAATTCAAAATTGGAATCCAGAGAAATGGATTAAAGGTGAAGACCAGATTTATAAATTAGTTGGAAAAGATGGTAGCCAATATGAATACAATAGAAAAGAATTAAATGAAGTAATTATAGATGGTAATTTAGGTGTTGCTGCAAATGGAGTTCTATACTCTCAAGATTCACCGGGCCTTATTGCAGATATTCTAAATGACTGGTTTGAAAAACGTGTTGAATTTAGAAAATTAGAAAAGCAGTATGGTGATGCGGGCGATACGGAAAAATATGAATTTTATGCTAAAAGGCAGCTGGTTCAGAAAATCCTTCTTAATTCTATGTATGGTGTTCTTGGTCTTCCTGCCTTTCGGTTTTACGATATTGATAATGCGGAGGCAGTTACTGTTACGGGCCAAACTGTTATTAAGAAAACGGCGGAAATGGCAAACATCAAATATTGGAAAGAACTCGGAACAAAAGATGATTACAATGTTTATATTGATACCGACTCTATCTATATGATGGCAGAGCCATTGATTAAACATAGATATCCAGAATACAAAGAGTTTGATGAACAAAGGATGGCACAAGAAGTCAATACCGTTGCAGAAGAAACGCAGGCATTCCTAAATAAGTTTTACGATATATTTGCAGAGAAATTCTTTTTCATTCCAAAAGAAAAGCATCGCTTCGAAATTAAAAAGGAATATATTAGTAAGGCTGGATTTTGGGTAGCAAAGAAACGTTACGCTCAATGGATGGTTCTAAAAAATGGAATCAAATGTGATAAACTTGATGTTAAAGGATTGGATGTGGTTCGTTCATCGTTTCCGAAAGCGTTTCAGGATTTTATGGCAAAGATGTTAAAAGAAATCCTAATGGGTAAGTCCAAAGAACATATTGATGGTGAACTTATGGAGTTTAAAAAAAACCTAATCAATGTTCCTGTAAATAAAATAGCAAAAGGTGGAGCAGTTAAAGAATTGAGTAAATATGATGCCGGATGGAAAAAAGGAGATACGGTAGCAAACTTTGAAAAAGGAACACCTGCTCACGTAAAAGCAGGAATATCCTACAATAGACTTCTTAAATTTTTCAACTGCCCATTCAAACACGAACCAATACGTGATGGTGATAAAGTTAAGTGGGTGTACCTTAAAACAAACCCATTAGGGCTCGAAGCAGTGGCTTTTAGAGATTATAATGACCCGCAGGAGATAATGGATTTTATAACCAACTATATTGATAGAGAGGGTATTTATAAAGCAGAATTGGATAATAAAATTGATGATTTCTATAACGCACTAAAATGGACGAAACCAACTCCTGAAACGCAAAAGGCTAAGAAATTTTTTGAATTTTGATAAATTTTCCTTATATTGTAAAAACATAAATCTTAAAAAAAAAAATTATGAACAAACAAAATTTGACACGTTTCATTCAAAAGTATGCATTGGGTGGATTGATTGAATCGGTTGCATGGAAATCAGAAGAACAAAAACTTTCAGTACGTTTTATTTCGGATGATAAAACAATGTTAGGTGAAGTGGATTTGGGTAAATTTACTGAACCCGAATTTAACATTGGAATTTACACAACATCACTTCTAAAAAACCTTTTAGGCATTTTGGATAACGATGTTGCACTAAAAGTTGATACACAAAACGATAAAGCCGTATCACTCAAATTGAGTTCAGATAATACTGAAACTAGCTATCAACTTGCAGATTTGGGGGTAATTCCTACGGTTCCTGATTTGAAAACACTTCCCGATTTTGATATCACAATTGAAATGACACCAATGATGATTGATAAATTTATCAAAGCAAAAGGTGCTCTGAGTGATGTTGATACCTTTACAGTATTTACTGAAGATGGAGATTTAAAGATGGCGATTGGTTATAGTTCAATTTCTACAAATCGCGTTACTTTTGTATGTGAAAAATCATATGCAACCGAAGTGCAACCAATTTCATTTTCGGCAAAATATTTGAAAGAAATTTTGACAGCAAATAAAGAAGCATCTGCAGCAAAACTTATGGTATCTGCCAATGGACTCGCGCATATTCAATTCAAAATTGATGAATTTGATTGTCGTTATTATCTTGTCGAAATTTCAAACTAAAAAATAAAATTATGGAATCTACACAATTAGAACTTTTTCCAATAGAAGAACAACAAGTACAACAAACTGAACAATTTCAGCAAGCAGAATGGTGTTTTCAATTTTTTGATAACGAGCCGGTGGTTTTTGCATGGTCTGATACTGATGAAGATGCCGGCGAATTGATTTTAAGAATTGAACCTACATCCAATTCTAGCGTATCATTTTCGGATAAAGGTATGATATTTAAATTGTTCGCTAGACCAATGAGTGAAACCACTCGATTAGAAAGGGAGAAGAAACGACTTGAAAATTAAAATAAACAATATGGTTTTAAAGTTTAAAAAGCTAAACGATACTGCAATTATACCATCATACGCCAAACCGGGTGACGCCGGTTTGGATTTGGTTGCGACGGAAGTATTGGAAGAATCCATGCAACAAATAAAATATGGGACTGGAATCGCAGTAGAAATACCCGAAGGTTATGTGGGGCTATTGTTTCCACGTTCATCGGTTTCTAAAACAAATTTGAGTTTGGCGAATTCGGTTGGAGTTATAGATAGTGGATATCGTGGACAGATTATGTGTGTGTTTAATAAAGTAAATAACCCAATGTTATCATCATACAATGTTGGTGATAAAATTGCGCAACTTGTGATAGTAGCTTGTCCACAATTTATAGTTAAAGAAGTTACAGAATTATCAGATACAGAACGTGGTGAAGGTGGATTTGGTTCAACTGGAAAATAAAAAAATATATGAGTTTTTTCGCAAATGATATAAATAAAAGAGAACACAGTCTTTGGTGTGAAAAATACCGTCCTACAAACCTTTCGGAGTACGTAGGTAATCAAATGGTAAAAGAAACAATACAGCATTATCTTACTGCCAATGATATTCCACATCTGCTTTTCTATGGAAAACCGGGCACCGGTAAGACCACATTGGCAAAGCTGATTGTTAATACTATTAAATGTGATAGTATGATTATAAACGCTTCGGATGAAAACAATGTGGAGACGGTAAGAACAAAAGTAAAGAATTTTGCATCGTCCGTTGGATTCGCAGGATTCAAAGTGATTATACTTGATGAGTTTGATTATATGACTCCAAACGCGCAGGCAATCCTTCGTAACCTAATGGAAACATTCAGTAAGCATTGCCGATTCATTTTGACGTGTAATTACATTGAGAAAATTATTGACCCGATTCAAAGCCGGTGTCAATCTTTCGCAATAACTCCTCCGACTAAAAAGGATGTGGCAGTACAAATGTCTAATATTCTAAATGCAGAAGGTATTAAATTTGACCCAAAGAATTTGGTTGATATTATCAATTCATACTATCCCGATATTCGTAAGATAACTAATACATGCCAACTTCAATCGGCAAGAGGTGAATTGAAAGTAGACCACCAAATAATGGTGGAATCAAACTTTCAGACAAAATTAGTAGAGATTCTTAAATCAGATTTGGACAAACGTAATATGTTCATGTCAATAAGACAAGCAGTTGCAGATAATAAACTAAATGATTATTCGGAAATCTATACTATGCTTTATGATAAAGTTGATGAATATGCTGCAGGCAATACGGCTAATGTTATTCTAACCATAGCAGATGGGATGTCGAAAGATGCTTTGGTAGTGGACAAAGAAATTGTATTTGCATCTACTATGATTCAAATACTTAATATTATAAAATAAAATTATGCAAGAAACCTTAAAAACGGAAATTTTACATAAATCTATGTGGAATATGTATAGTGTAATGAAAAATGATAATTTTACATTTGAAGGTTACAGAGCAATTCAAAAGATTGAGATGATACAGCATATTCTTCCATATTTCTCTAACATAGAAGAATATGAAATATGTAGTGAATTGACAAAAGAAATAGAAAAAATAAAATCATACAAATACTTAACATTATAAAATAAATAAAAATGCAGCAACAACCGCAACCAGTACAGGCTAATATGTCCCTAAATGATGGTAGAGATGTACCATGTGAATGTGGAAACCGAATCTTTATGCCAGGATTCAGATTTAAAAAATTTAGTAGATTATTGACTGGACAGCCAAACGATTCTATCCTTCCGATTGAATTGTTCCTATGCACGGCGTGTGGAAAACCTCTCAATGAACTACTCCCAGCTGAACTAAAAGAAGAAGGGCAATCTCCTAAAATACAATTACAATAATGGCGAAATCTTTGTTTGAACATATCAAAGCCATAACTTCAGAGCAAGACCCAAATTACTTTGATAAGCTGGCTGATGAGGACTTAAAGAGTTGGTCGAACTTTATGATTAACAGGTTCCTTTCAATGAACCCCGATTGGGTAGAATTGGTAGCAACGCTTTTACCTTTAACTCAAACACTTCGTCCGCAGGATATGTATAAAGTTTATATTAATGTAATTCCAAAAGGAAAATACTTTTTGAATTATGTTAAAGGTAAAAAAGAATCAAGCTACGAAGATTTTATAGTTGAGTTGATTGTACGTGAATATCAATGTTCAATAAACCAAGCAAATGACTATTTGGATATTTTATATTCTACCAAAGAAGGACGTGAAAACATCAAGTACATTTGTGAGAGATATGGTATAGAGAAAAAATTAATAACTAAATTAAAACTTAAAGTATAGTGGCACGAGTTTCGTTTTCCCAATATTCAACTTGGAAAAATTGTCCGAATCAGTATAAGTTAAATTACATAGATGAACTTTCGGAATCTAAATCCAATGTAAGCCTAATATTCGGAACGGCAATGCACGAAGTGCTTCAATCTTACATAGACGTCTGCTTGCGATTATCGAAATCGCAGGCAGACCGTTCTATGAATTTGAAACAATTACTTACAGAAAAGATGCGAGATGGATATCAGAAAGAATCTGAAAAGTGTAAAGAAGATATTTGCACAAAAGATGAATTGGTTGAGCATCTAAACGATGGTATTCTTATTTTAGAACAATTTCAAAAATCAAAACACTTCAACAAATTTTTTGATTTAAAATATGATGAAGTAATAGCCATAGAGCAACCCCTAAATACAAAGGTAAAAGATAATGTAAATTTTATCGGGTTTATTGATTTGGTTATTAAGGATTCATTTAATGGTAAGTATCGTATAATAGATTTCAAAACATCTACAAAAGGATGGTCTTCTTACCACAAAAAAGATGAAGTTAAAAATTCACAAATATTAATTTACAAAAAATTCTACTCGGAGTTATTTAGCGTATCGCAAGATATGATAGATGTTGAATTTATTATCTTAAAAAGAAAAATACCGGCGGATACTGAATATCCAATTCCAAGAGTATCAAAGCATGTTCCTGCCAATGGTAAGCCAAGTGTTAATAGAGCTTGGGCCGGGTTTATGGATTTTGTAAATACCGTCTTTGATGAAAATGGAAATAGAAGAACCGATATTACGTATCCAAAGAAACCATCTAAATTATGTGAATGGTGTGAATTTTTTGGTAAGCATTGTGATGGAAAATAAATTTTGTATATACTTATATATAAACAAAAGTATATGGCAAAATTAAAACTGACAACAGTAAAGGTTTTGGAAGACTTATATGATAAAGAGTTTAAAATGTTCATCATTCGTGACGGCATAAACTTTCAAAAACTTGTCAATAGGTCAATGGATCTTTACACAAAAAATGATGATTTTAGAAAACAAATTAACACTTACACTGGATTACAAATAAGCGGTTCACAATTGTAAAATTATGGCTAAAAAGAAAATTTTGTTACTTTCCGATGATTTAAGAATGCCATCTGGCATTGCTAACATTTCAAAACAATTGGTTTTAGGTACGGTCGATAAATATGATTGGGTTCAATTGGGAGCAGCGATACAACACCCAGAGCAAGGTCAAATAATGGATTTAACCCAAAGTGTACGTGATGTAACTGGGGTACAGGATGCTAATGTAAAGTTGTATCCGTGTGATGGTTACGGTAACGCGGATATAATTCGTGCGTTATTGATGCGAGAAAAGCCAGATGCCATTCTACACTTTACTGACCCACGATATTGGATATGGTTGTATGATATTGAACATGAAATTCGCCAATCAGTTCCATTGTTGTTTTATCATATTTGGGATGATTTGCCAGATCCAAAATATAATCGTGATTACTATGAAAGTTGTGATTGGATTGGATGTATTTCAAAGCAAACATATGGTATAACACGTCGTGTGTGGGGATGGGATGCACAATCACAATGGAAGCAACCAAAAGATTGGCAAGTTAGTTATGTGCCGCATGGTATTAATCCCGATTTATACAAGCCGATTGATGTTCCTGAAGAATTTAGAAAAAAGATTTTAGGAGATAAAGAATACGATTTTATATTGTATTGGAATAATAGAAACATTAGAAGAAAGCAACCAATGGATGCGTTACTTGCATTCGAACAATTCAGATTAGGATTACCTGAAGAAAAAAGAGATAGAGTATGTATGTTGATGCACACTCAGCCAGTTGATGAAAATGGAACTGATTTACCAACAATGGTACAACATTGTATGCCGGATGCCCATGTAATCTTTGATGATGGGAGATGGACAGAAACCGAGCTCAATTATCTATACAATATTGCGGATGTAACAATCAATTTAGCATCTAATGAAGGATTTGGATTAGCAACCGCAGAATCGGTAATGGCCGGAACTCCTATCATTGTAAACGTTACTGGTGGATTGCAAGACCAATGTGGTTTTAAATTAAAAGGGACCGATAAGTATCTAACGGCAGAAGACTATGTAAAGATTGGGTCTTTGCATGATAAAAAGAATTATGAATCAGCAGTAACTTGGGGAGAATGGGTAACACCGGTATGGCCAACTCGTTCTGTAAATGGATCCGTACCAACACCATATATTTTTGATGATAAAGTAGATTTTGATGATGTGGCACCACTTATTCGTTATTGGTATTTAATGCCCAAATGGCAAAGGAAAGCATGGGGATTGAATGGCAGAGAATGGATGATGGGTGATGGTGGATTGAGCACACAAAATATGTGCCAAACACTTATTGATGGAATCGAATCTACATTTGAAAATTGGAAACCAAAGAAAAAATTTGAATTGTATAGTATATGAGTAAACCAACATTGTTATATCAAGCACCAATAGCGACACGCAGCGGGTATGGAGACCATGCACGAGATTTATTACATTCCATTTGGAAATTGGATAAATTTGAAGTAAAGATTATTTCTACTAGGTGGGGACAAACCCCAATGGATGCACTTTCATATGAAAATGCCTTTCACAAATGGATTATAGATAATGTAGTACCTGCACCAGAAAGAAAACCGGATATCTTCATACAAATGACAGTTCCAAATGAATTTCAACCAATAGGTCATTATAATATTGGTGTAACTGCGGCAATAGAAACCACTATATCCCCACTAAGTTGGATACAAGGATGTAATCGAATGGATTTGATAATCACAGTTTCGGAACATTCAAAGCGTTCACTAATCGAAAGTATATACTCCGAACATAATCGTGATACACAACAATTTATAAGAAATCATCAAATAGAAAAGCCAGTTGAAATTCTTTTTGAAGGTTACGATGAAAATGATTTTGCCACAAAAGATATACAAAAAGTTTCTGAATTGGATGAAATAAAAGAAGATTTTGCTTTTTTATTCGTAGGACATTGGTTGAAAGGTAATGTGGGTGAAGATCGTAAAAATGTAGGAATACTACTTAAAACTTTTTCTTTAGCATTTAAAAATGAAAAGGTAAAACCTGCGTTAATTTTGAAAACATCAACCGCATCATTTAGTGTGCGGGATAGGGAGCACATTGTTCGTAGTATTAAAAACGCGTTAGGTTCTGATTATGGTAAAGTTCCAGTGTATTTGTTACATGGTGACCTTTCGGCAAAACAAATGAACGGACTTTATAATCATAAAAAAATAAAAGCAATGGTATCTTTCACAAAAGGTGAAGGATTTGGTCGCCCACTTTTAGAGTTTTCTTTAACTGGCAAACCCGTAATTGCATCAAATTGGAGTGGGCATTTAGATTTCTTAAAAGAAGGAGCAGTTTTACTTGAAGGGGAATTGAAAAACGTGCACGAATCTGCCGCAGATGATTTTCTTTTAAAAGAATCAAGCTGGTTTAATGTAAATGTTTCTAACGCGACTATCAAACTAAAAGATGTATATAAGAATTACGAAAAGTATAAAAAGGATTCTGAAAAGTTGGGAGAATACAATAGAGCAAATTTTACCCTTTCAAAAATGACACAAGAATTGGACGGAATATTCAAAAAATATTCTATTTATGACAGGAGTGTAGAGCCGAAAGCTGTAAAGCTACAACTACCTAATCTCAAAAAAATAGAACTACCAAAACTTAAAAAATTAGAATTGCCAAAAATTGATTCTTAAAAATGTCGGAATATAATCTAAAATATAAACCATTTATAAATGATAAAAACATCATTCTTCCACAAAAAATGGAACGAAATAAATTTTATCTTATTAAAGAATATAAATACACCGATGGAGATAGAGTAAAATATCGGGATATGGAAGCACCAATTGTTTACACATTGTTTGTATCAAAAACAAAAGATATAGTCCATTGTGTAAAAGTATCCAATGTTAGTCCCAATATAGTTAAAAGAATGTTTGGCAAATTATATAACGAACAAACTGAAAAATTAGAAATAAAAGGAAGTGCGAGAAACACGTATAATGATTCTGTAAAAAAAGTACCATCAATTAATAATAATGCATATAGAACTTATAAATTGAGTGGAATTACACGTATTTTAGAATTAAAAATGGAAGTAGAAAAAATAGTGCCTAAATCAAAATTAATTCAAAAGGCAAAACCAAAGCCAAAAGTAGAACCTAAAAGTAAAAAATAAGTTTTAATGAAAATAAGTTACGCTATCACAGTTTCAAATGAATTTGATGAAACGATTAGATTAATCAATCACCTTAAAAACTATAAGGGAGATAACGCGGAAATAGTTGTTCTATTGGATTCACCAAAAGCACCAAAAGAGTTAGAGGAATTTTTGATGATATGCGCAGATGGTAAAGACGATTTTACTCTTATCATTTCTGAATTTAATGGAGATTTTTCATCTTGGAAAAACTTTCTCAATTCACATTGTAAGGGTGATTGGATTTATCAAATAGATGCAGATGAAATGATTGATGCCGAATTGATGGTTAATTTAGAGGATATCCTAAATGATAATGATGATGTTGACCTATTTTTTATTCCACGTATTAATACGGTAACCGGTCTTACCGATTACCATATAAAAAAATGGGGATGGAATGTAAACGAACGTGGGTGGGTCAATTTTCCAGATTATCAAACCCGATTATATAAAAGAAAGGATGAAATACTTTGGAAAAACAAAGTACATGAAAGGGTATACGGTTATCAAAAATACAGCAACTTCCCCGCAGAACCATTATTCTGCATAAAGCACGATAAGGATATAAAAAGACAAGAAAAACAAAACTCTTATTACGAAACATTATGAGAAAGTATTTACCAACATTAAGTGAACTAATAGATAGATTATCTATTATTCAATTGAAAGAAGTGTTTATTGCCGAACACAAAGATGAGTATGCAAAAGAAATTGCAGATATTGTGCACGATATTCAATTATATTTGAATGAAACAAAAGAACCAATTACAGCCGAAACAATCCGAGCAATAGTGGTTTTATCACAAATGAATCTTCATATTTGGCACAACGAATCCAACTATCGTAAAGGAATTAAAGATGGTAATAATCTTGAACTAACACATGGATTGAATGGCATTCGTAATACTGCTAAAAACAAAATTCAAGAAGTTATGGGAGGCAGAAAGGATTATAAGATTGATTGTTTGGCTGCAGATTTTAAAGATTGGGAAATATCATGGTAAAACGTGTTTGGGTAAATGGTTCGTTTGATGTTCTTCATATTGGACACATTAACTTACTTGAATACGCTAATTCGTTGGGAAACGTAAGAGTTGGATTAGATACCGATGAAAGAATTAAAGAAAAAAAAGGAGAAAATCGTCCATATAATATTTTGAAAGATAGAATAAAATTCTTATCTTCAATTAAATATGTAGATTCTATTGTAACATTTTCATCCGATAATGAACTTATAGATAGAATAAAAGAATACACACCGGATATAATGGTTATAGGAGATGATTATAAAAATAAAAATATAATAGGGCGATATTATATTCCTAATATATTTTATTTTTCCAGAGTACCAAACAAATCAACTAGTCAAATTTTAAATTATGATAAAACAAAACATCTATCGGGAATTTAAAATTACGAAAGGATTGCAAGAAGAGTTAACTATCAAAAACAATTAATTGTAAAGTTAAAAATAATGAAAGTTTTAGTTGTTGGTGCAGGTGCGTTTGGGTGCTCTATTGCTTTGGAACTATTTAATTGTAATTTTGATGTAACGCTAATTGAAACTAATTCATCAATAATGATGGGAGCATCCAAAAACAATCATAATAGAATCCATTATGGATATCATTATCCCAGAAGTTTAGAAACTGCTCTACAAAGTTTAGATGGATTAAATTCTTTTTTAGAAAATTATTCCGAGTGTATTGTTAAAAATTTTCCAAATTATTATGCAATAGCTAAACATGGTAGTCATGTATCGTCGTATGATTACATACAATTTTGTAACAATGCAAATATAGAATATAAATCTGAATTTCCTAATTCACTTTATTTAAACAATAATTTAATAGATACTTCGTTTAAAGTAAATGAACCAATTTTTGATTGGGAAATATTTAAAGAGTTAATAGAGAAAAAAATAAGTAAAACAAACATTAAATTAAAATTAAATACATCTTTTTTTTCTGTTAATCATACTGATTATGATTATATTATAAATTGTTCATACGCAAATATAAATGTAATTAATAAATTTTTAGGAGCAGAATGTATTGAATTTAAATTGCAAGATGTTATTGTTCCCATATTTACATATAATTCTCCTAAAATAGGAATTACAGTGATGGATGGCCCATTTTGTAGTATAATGCCAAAAGGAAATACATCTAATACATTTTTATTGTATCATGCCAAATATTCTATTTTAAAAGAAACTTATGAAAATGAATTAAGTTGTGCTAAAGATGTAAAAGATAATCTACAGCATTTAATAAATGATTCTATTAATTATTTTCCGTTTTTAAATAATGTAAGTTTTGTTGATTATTGGCAAACTATAAGAGCGTTGCCGATAACTACAAACGATGAGCGATTATCAAAAGTTATGATATCAAAATCATATCCGAAACTCATAACTATTTTTTCTGGAAAAATTACAACTTGCGTTGATGTGGCAAGAGAAGTAAAAGAAAAATTAATTTCCACATGAAAATCGGTATAGTAGGGTACGGCTATTGGGGAAAAATAATTGAATCAAAACTCAACGTTAAACCTATAATAAATCCAAATTCATACGATGATATTGATTTCTTATTTGTGACGACACCACCACCACAACACTATCATATTGTCAAATCTGCTTTATTAAAAAAAACAAATGTATTTTGTGAAAAACCTTTAACATTAAATTATTCTTCTTCAAAAGAATTAATACAGCTATCGTATCAACAAAACGTGGCGTTATATATAGATAATATCTTCTTAGAAAGAAATGAAATTAAAAATATCAATTCAGTACCCAAACAAACTATTGAATTTATTTGGTTAAAAAATGGTCCATTTAAAGATAATTTAATTAATGATTTATTGTATCACGATTTATACATCTTAATACATTTGTTGGGAGATTGTGATATTAGTGATATAAAAATTTTGAATAAAACAAAAAATTCATTATCTTTAATCTTTAAATATGGAAATGTAGATGTTCATGTTTTCTATGATAGAAACTGGTCTGGGCCAAAATGTAAAAAAATTAAAATAGATGATGACATTTTACTAGAACTATCTACTCCATGTAATGATGCTCTAAAAGATTCTATTGATATGTTTTTGAATAATCAATTTAACTTAAAACAAAATCATAAAATTACATTATTAGCATCTAAACTATTTGAATTTTTTTTATGATAAACATATTAATTCATATATTACCACAAGAAATTGATCAATTGGAGCAAACGTTGATTCAATTGAAAAAAAGTAGTAAATATATTTCCGATGAACAATTTTCAGTTGAAGTTGTATTAAATTGTAATTTAACTGATTGGGAGAACAGCAAAATTGATAAACAATTTTTTATTAATAAACTTAAAAACTACGAACACTTAACTCAAAGTTGGGCAACTCCAAACTTTTGGGTTTCGCAAAATGAAGAAATTCTTGGATGTACCGATTTACATAGAAGGTCAGGAAGGATGTATTCACCTGATGCGTTTATATGGTTAGATGTAGATATAATTTTCAGCGATACTTTATTATACAATATTGTGGAAGCTCATAAAATAATAAAAGATAAAGAAAAGTACTTTATAATAACACCTGAAACAACTAGATTATGGGATACGACATGGGATGTTATTACAAATGAAAACGCATTAATCGAAGATGCATCTCATAATAATTATTTTTCAAGAGACCCATATATGAGTACCGGTTTGGTGGGAGACCCTTCAATTACAAAAATAGACCAATTTAAATTTGCCAGTGGTTGGTTTACACTTTTATCTACTGAATTGGTAAAAAAAGTAGATATCCCAAATAAGATGGGTGCATATTATATGGACGATACTTTTATAATGGAATGCTGTAGACTTGGAAAGATGAGAGGATTTAACGCAAATCAATATCTAATAAATAATGAAGTCATTATAGAAAATAATTTATTTAGATATAATCCATATAAAAATTATCTAATCAATATAGACAGGAAAGATGACTTCATACACATAGCTAAAAGTAATTTTGTAACATCTGTCAATGATTTCTTAATAAAGATATAATGTTAAAGATATTTACTAATTTTAGATTAGAAAATGATGCGTATTTTGATGTGCTGCGAAAATATCAAAATAAACCCATCACTTTTTTTTATGATTATGTACCCACTAATATACAAGAATTACAATTAAATCCATATAACTTTATAATGGTCCACGAACCAAATGAGTTTTTTGGAATACATAATTGGGTTAAAAATAATCATGATTTATTTGATGTGATATTGACATGGAATGATGATATTTTAAATACATGCCATAACGCGTATCCATTTACTTGTAACTATCAACAAGATTCTTTGGAATATTATTCTTCTTTTAAAGAAAAAAATAAAAAATTTGAAGTATCGTTTTTAAGTGGAATAAAAACTATAACACAAGGACACATTTTACGAAATAATATTTATTCAATTAAAGATGATATTACTATTCCTAAAAAATGGTTTCACGTTTTAGATGATTTTGATACACACGCAGGAGTTAGACCAGGATATGGAAATTATACAAAAAATCTTTCTCACATTCCAGATCATTTAAAACTTAATCCACAAGTTTTTGGAAAAAGAATTTGTTATGATGAATCAATGTTTCATGTATGTGTAGAAAATGTAAAACATAATAATTGGTATACCGAAAAAATAGGAGAAGCGCTTTGTACTAAAACAATTCCTATATATTGGGGGTGTCCAAATATTGGCGATTTTTATGATGAAAGAGGAATAATTACGTTTGATTCTATTGAAAACTTATTAGAAATACTAAACTCTTTAACACCACAAAAATACTATGATATGAAACCATATGTGGATTATAATTATGAAATCGCAATGCAAGATTCTTTTCAAAATAAATTGGATTCGTTTTTAGAAGAAGTAACGAAAATTAACAAACTATAATATATATTTATATACACACTTAAATCAGTTATTATGACACCAATTAACAAATTAGTTATTGACACTACACAATGTACTACCGATTTATGTCACACGATGGCATTTCATTCAACCGATAAATCCCCATTAGTAAGTCCTCTCCTTGGAAGTATTAACAACGATGGGTCGGTGAGTAAATTAGATGGTTACCACTATGCACCAAGAGCATACGCACACGCATACACCGGAGTTTATAGTTTTTTATTATCTCCTTTTAAAAATAAAAAAATAAAATTTGGTGAAATTGGAGTTCATGAAAATCATTCAATCAGAGGATGGAGGGATTGGTTTCCTAATGCAGAAATTCATGGGTTTGACTGGGTTCGTCCATTTATAGATAGTGCTAAATCGGAAACTCTTTCTAACGTTTATTATCATTATATAAATGTATACGATAAAAGTTCAATTATCAATGCATTGGATGAATCAGGAGATGGGTTCGATATTGTAATTGAGGATAGTTGTCATATTTTACAAACTCAAATAAATGTTATAGAAACGATACATCCATATATTAATCCCGGTGGAATTCTAATAATAGAGGATGTGTACCCAATTGTAAAAAATAAAGATAATAGAGGATTCGGGGATTACTCAGAAGAAGAGTTTGCAGAGGCAATAGAGCCGTTTCGTAAACATTATTCAAATATAATTTTTGTTGATGCTAAACACGATTACAAATATACCGGATTAAATGGAAATCTTAGAATGTTAGTTTTATATAAATAATATATGATGAAAAAAGTATTAATTACAGGAGGAGCGGGGTATTTGGGGTCTGTTTTAACAGAAGTTTTATTGAATAAAGGATATGTGGTAACAATTGTTGATAATTTAATTTATAAACAAACATCGGTCGCACCCTTCGCGTATCATCAAAATTTTAATTTTATTTTAGGGGATGTAACCGATGTATCAACTTTAAAACCATTAGTTAATTCCCACGATATAATCATACCATTGGCGGCCATAGTGGGCATGCCTGCGTGTAAAGCACAACCCGAATTGACAGTTAAAGTTAATTATGAGCAAGTAAAAAATATAACTAAATGGATTACCAATGATCAAATGGTATTGATACCAAACACTAACTCTCAATATGGATCTTCAACTGAAATTATTACTGAAGAATCTCCATTTAAACCACTTTCATTATACGCAGAAACAAAATGTGACGCAGAAAAGGCGGTATTAGATTCGGGTAATGGTATTGCGTTAAGATTGGCAACCGTGTTTGGAATGTCTTATAGAATGAGAATGGATTTACTTGTTAATGATTTTGTTTATAAAGCACTAACCGACGGATATTTGGTTCTTTTTGAATCACACTTTATCCGCAACTACATTCATATCAGAGATATTGCAAATACATTTTTGTTTATGATTGAAAACTATGAAAAATGTAACAATAATGCGTTTAATGTTGGTTTGACATCTGCTAATTGTACTAAATTAGATTTAGCTAAAAAAATTCAAAAATTTATTCCCGATTTAGTAATAGTTGAAAATAATTTTAAACAAGATTTTGATCAAAGAAATTATATGGTATCAAATTCTAAGCTAGAATCATTTGGATGGCAACCTGCATTTACACTTGAAGATGGCATTCAGGAACTAATAAAAGGTTATCAGTTAATTAATAAATTTAAAAATAAAGATTTTACAAATTTATAAAAAAATTATGGATGTATTATTGATATCACCGGGAAATGCAACCGGTATATACCAAGATTTGGCAAATGATTATGCGGCAATTGAGCCACCAACTTGGGCGTTACTTTTGGCAGAAGCGTGCCGAGCCAAAGGATATACCGTATCACTAATTGATGCAAACGCTGAAAAATTAAATAGAGAACAAATTTTTGATAGAATTAAAATCATAAATCCAAGGTTAATATGCTTTGTAGTATATGGTCAAAATGTGAATGCAGGGACAGTAAACATGAGTGGAGCAGTTTATATTTCAAATTTTCTTAAAGAGAAAAAATTACAAATTCCAATTTCATACATAGGGTCTTATATACAAGCAGTTCCAGTTAAAACTTTAAAAGATGAACCTTCGATAGATTTCGGATTTACAAATGAAGGCGTTTATGCTTTGTTGAATGTTTTATCTCAAGAGAAAATTGATTTAGATAATTTAGAGAACATTAAAGGTATAGTTTGGAGAAGTAAAGATGGTATTAAAATAAACCCACCTGAAAAAATAGTTCCCAATGAAAAAATGGATACTGATTTACCCGGATATGCGTGGGATTTACTCCCATACAAAGAAACCCCACTTGATTTGTATAGGGCTCCAATGTGGCACGCCGAATACGACCAAACTAAACGTTCACCATACGCTGCCATTCAAACATCTTTAGGTTGTCAATTTGCGTGTGAATTTTGTATGATAAACATTTTAAATAGAAACGATGAAGATGAGATAGGTGTCGCAGGCAACTACAGCAATATGCGATATTGGTCCCCCGAATTTATTATTAAAGAGTTTGATAAACTCGTTCAATTGGGAGTTCATACTATTAAAATAACAGATGAAATGTTCTTATTGAATAGAAAATATTATGTTCCATTGTGTGAACTATTAAAGGAACGTGGATATGGTAAATTTTTAAGAATGTGGGCGTATTCAAGAGTTGATACTGTCAGAAGACCTGATTTATTGAAATTGGTAAGAGAAGCAGGTATCAAGTGGTTGGCACTCGGCATTGAAAGTGCAGATAAGACGGTTCGTTTGGAAGTATCTAAAGGAAAATTTGAAGATGTAGATATATCACAAGTTATTCAGCAAGTACATGATGCCGATATTGAAGTAATGGCAAACTACATATTCGGATTACCGGGAGATACAAAAGAATCAATGCAAAAAACTTTGGATTTTTCAAAAGAATTGTGTACATTTGGATGGAATGCATACGCAGCTATGGCATTACCGGGAAGTCAACTATATAAAAACGCAATTATGAATGGAATCCCCCTACCAAATACATACGAAGGATATTCGTTTCACGGATATGATACATTACCACTACCAACCGAAACATTAGATGCCGCAGAGATATTGGAATTTAGAGATAAAGCGTTTGAAGAATATCATTCCTATCCACCTTTTTTGCAAAAAATAAAATCTAAATTTGGACAAGTAGCAGTTGATAATATTAATAAAATGCTAGAAGTTAAATTGAAAAGAAAAATAATACAAAAATGAGAAATCTTTTAACTAAAGATGAATTAATTTCCTTTGAAGATGATATAGCGGATTGTTTCAACAATGCTATGATTAAATCTCCCATTCATTTATATTATGGAAATGAAGATCAAATGATTAATATATTTCAAAATGTAAAATCAGACGATTGGGTATTTTGTACTTGGCGTTCTCATTATCAATGTTTACTCAAAGGTGTACCTAAAGAACAAGTAAAGAAAGATATTTTAGAAGGTAAATCTATTACGCTTTGCTATCCACAATACAATATTTATTCCTCCGCCATTGTAACCGGCAACATTCCTATCGCAACCGGTATGGCGTTGGATATCAAACGTAAAGGACAAGCAAATCATGTTTGGTGCTTTGTAGGAGATATGACATCCGAAACCGGCACATTCTTTGAAAATTGGAAGTATGCGGTTAATCACGATTTACCAATAACTTATGTTATAGAAGATAATGGCAAATCGGTGTGTACTCTTACAAAAGAAGTATGGAATAGTGAATTATACTTCAAAAATGAAACTAGAAAAATAATATATTATCAATACGAAACAAAATATCCACACGCCGGTGCAGGTAAAAGAATACAATTTTAATTATGAAATACTTTGATGAACTAAAGAGATCAATGGATTGGTTAAATGAAAAACCAAACACATATTTTATAGGACAAGCAGTAACATACGCGGGTACTGCTATGACAAACACTCTTAAAGATGTTTCTCCTCACAAAATGTTAGAAATGCCGGTTAACGAAGATATGCAAATGGGTATGAGCATAGGTATGGCTCTGAATGGCACTGTACCCATTTCAATTTATCCACGTTGGAATTTTTTATTATTAGCAGCAAATCAGTTGGTTAATCATTTAGATAAAATTAAAATAATGTCCGATGGTGGATACACACCAAAAATAATCATTAGAACTTCTATTGGGTCTCAGAGACCATTGCACCCACAACATCAGCACATAGCAGATTTTACTGGTGGATTTAAGGCAATGTGTGATTGGGTTGATATAATACGATTAGATGAACCACATCAGATATTTGAATCATTTCAGTACGCGTATGAAAGAACGGACAACCGCCCTACCATTTTAGTTGAATGGGGTGATTATTATGGAGAAAAATAAAATAAATATGAATCAGTTTTACTTACCATTAATGAGTGATAATATAGATAAAGAGGATATTGAATCTCTGATTTCTTTTTTAAATCAAACTCCAATTCCTAAATTAACCAATGGTCCAAAAGTTATTGAGTTTGAAAATAAATGGGGAGATTGGTTAGGGACAAAATACAATCTAATGGTTAATTCAGGGGCATCGGCAAATGAATTAACTATGTTAGCTTTAAATTACATTCATGGTGAAGGTGAAATTATAGTTCCACCATTAACTTGGATTTCGGATGTAGCATCGGTAATGTTTGCAGGATTTCAACCGGTGTTTGTTGATATTAATTTAAAAAATCTATCATTTGATTTGGATAAATTAAAAGCAGCAATAAATCCCAAAACAAAAGCAATATTTCTTACACACGTGCTTGGAATAAACGCATTGACAGATGACATAATTGAATTGTGTAAAGAAAGAAATATATTATTAATTGAAGATGTTTGTGAATCACATGGTACAACTTTCAAAGGACAAAAGGTAGGTTCAATTGGATTTGCTTCTAATTTTAGTTTTTACTTTGCGCACCATATGAGTACAATAGAAGGTGGAATGATATGTACTAACGATGAGCATTTTTATCAAATATGTAGAGCACTACGTTCTCATGGTATGATGCGAGAAATGAGTAATGAAGAATTTAAACAAAAAATAATTAATGAAAATCCCGATTTAAATAAAGATTTCATATTCATTAGACCTTCTCATAATTTCAGAAGTACCGAATTAAATGCAGTTATCGGATTATCTCAACTTAAAAAACTCGATAACAATAATATAAATAGAATTAGAAATTTCAATCACTTTATAGAAAGATTAGATTCTACAAAATATATAACTAATTTAGAAGTAGAGGGACAATGTAATTATGCTTTTATAGTAATTTTAAAAGAACCTTCATACGAAATTAGAAATAAACTTGAAAAAGTTCTTAGCGATAACAAAATCGAATTTAGGAGAGGATTATCAGGTGGAGGAAATCAAATTAGACAACCGTTTTTCAAAGGAAAGTTTAATTATGATGAATTTAAAAATGTAGACCACGTCCATCATTTTGGTTGGTACATTGGGAACTATCCCACGTTGGAGGAAGAAAAAATTGATAAATTAATAAACATACTTAACAATGATATTTTCTGAAATTAAAATATTTCAGCCCGATTCGTTTGAAGATTATAGGGGCGAATTGTACACCGTATTTAATCAAAGTGAACACGAATTATTTTTTAATCACGATAAAGTTGCGGTTTCAAAGAAAAATGTGTTAAGAGGAATTCATGGAGATTTCAAAGCTACTAAATTAATAAGTTGTCTACATGGTGAAATATATTTTGTAGTTGTAGATAATAGACCCACATCCCCAACTTATTTAAAATGGGATAGTATAATTTTAAGTGGTGCAAACAAAAAACAAATATTAATCCCACCTGGATTTGGAAATGGACATTTAGTGTTAAGTGATAACGCTGTATTTTTTTATAAATGGGCATACGAAGGGGAATACCCTGATGTTGAAAACCAATTCAGTTTAAATTGGAAAGATTCAAAAATTAATATAAATTGGCCAACCGAAACTCCTATACTTTCACAAAGAGATAAAAATTAAAAAAAATGAATTGGAAAGAACTTGTAAATGAAGTACCCGATTTTCCAAAAACTGGAATATCGTTCAAAGATGTTTCTCCACTTTTAAAATCATCTTTATTTCCAAAGGTAATTGAAGAAATGAGAAATTTAGTTAATCAACCCGATTATTGGGTAGGTATTGATGCTAGAGGATTTATATTCGCTTCGGCGTTATCTACTAAAAATGGTGGTTTGATTATGTGTAGAAAAAAAGGAAAACTACCACCACCGGTAATTCAACAAACATACACTTTGGAATATGGTGAGGATATATTAGAAATGCAACCAGGAAGTGGGAAGGTAGTTATAGTTGATGATGTGTATGCGACAGGTGGAACTATGGAGGCGGTTGAAATACTATGTAAAAAGGCGGGTTACGAAGTGGTAGATAAATTAGTGTTAATTGATTTAACATTTTTACACAAACCAACAAATGTTAAGAGTTTAATTAAATATGAATAAAAAGGTTTTTATAGTAGCAGTTCCCGATGAAGTAGGTATTCAAGGAAATATTTTAGGATATCCGGTAATGTTTAGTGGTGTTGGTAAAATAAACGCCGCTATGACCGCGACTATGGCATTTAGTTTGGGGTATGATGAAATAATAAACATCGGTTCATGTGGATCGTTATCTTTGCCCATTGGAGACGTGGTCAAAGTTGGATTGGTTTATCAAGATATAGATACTACCCCATTAGATGAGTATGGTAAAACTCCATTTGAATCAATATCTAAACAAATAGTTTTAGATTCAAAATCTAATATTAGTTGTTTTACAACCGATTATTTTTACGATGAAAATCAGAAAATAAAATATTCACCATATTATTTGGAAATGATAAAGCGGTGTTCCATAATTGATATGGAGTGTTTTGCAATTGCAAAAGTATGTAAAAGATATGGTGTTAAATTTAGTGCGTATAAATGGGTTTCAGATGGTGGCGACCACTCTCATTGGAAAACGAATTGTGAAATAGGATTCAAAAAAACAAAGGAAATAATAAATGAAAAATTTGAAAAAGGAAAAATTTAAAGATTTCAGTATATTGGTTATAGGAGATTATGGAGTAGATGAATTTGTATATGGAACTGCAATCAGATTGGCACCCGAAGCGCCGGTTCCAGTATTCAATCCAACCAACACAACTTCGAATGATGGAATGGCAGGAAATGTTGTTTCCAATTTAGAAGCGCTGGGTGTAAGTGTTATCTTTATTAAAAATGATAACAAAATAATTAAAAAAAGATATGTTGATGAAAGGTCGGGACAAATATTACTTAGAGTAGATTTTAACGATAAAGCCACACCGATAAATTCTTCAACATTAAAAAAAATAAATAACAACATCTATAATGATACTAAAATAGATGCAATTATTATTAGTGATTATGATAAAGGGTTTTTAGAAGAAGAAGATATTAGGTTCATATGTGAAAACAATATAAATGTGTTTATAGACACAAAAAAAATATTAGGATCTTGGTGTAAAAGTGCTACATACATTAAGATAAATCATGTGGAGTATGAGCACACCGAATATTCTTTGAAAGAATTAGATATTGAAGATAAATTAATCATAACACTATCAAGTAAGGGGTGTCAGCATAAAGGAAAAATATACCCAGTTGAAAAAGTTCAGATAAAAGATGTTTCGGGTGCAGGTGATACCTTTGTATCTGGATTAGTTTGTGAATATATTTTATCTTCTAATATAGAAAGTGCAATTAAATTCGCGCAAGAATGTGCAACAATAGTGGTTCAAAAGCCAGGTGTATCAACAATATAATAAAAAATTAAAATGAAAACTTCGGTTATAACATTTAGTAGAAACGATGGATATAAAGAAAAAGAAAGGTTTTTAATTCATATGAAAGCTTTGTTGGATACATTTGATGAAGTTAATTACATTGATTGGAACTCACCATCACACAGTTTGTTATATGAAGTAATAGATGAGTTACCACACGAAGGTAAAATAAAGCATTTTGTTATATCATCAAATGTGCATAATACTATATTCAATGATTATTCGAATGTTCCTAATGTATCTGCGAACTTATCAATCAATTTAGCGTTAAGAAGAACGAATGCCGATTGGATTGCGGTTACAACAACTGATAACATACCTCCAACAAAAAAGGAATTAGATGAACTTATAAAAAGAAGTGATGAAAATGTATTTTATACGTTTAGTAGAAGGGATATAGAATATAGTGAGGTGGTTAAAAATATAGATAATTTATCAGAGTATAGAGAATATTTAAGAAATGTGACAACTGCAAGGTATTTTTCTGCAAAAGTAACTCCAAACGATAATTATAGTATAATAAATTGTTGTGGAGATTTTCAATTAGCTTCTAAAAAAATATGGATAAGTATCAAAGGAGCAGAAGAAGGTATGATATATAATTGCTTTGTAGATACGAATATTCAAAAAAAAGTAGCTATTAATGGATACAACTTAAAAGCGATATACGATATTCCAATGTATCATATGTCTCATAAAAATCACTTACCACAAGGAGGAAATGTGGAAGATTTACATGAAATAGCCGAAACAAAAGCACCTATGTATAATGATGCTTGGTATTGGGTGGAATTGTTTTCGGAATCTCAAAACGATGAAAATTGGGGGTTCAAAGATACCGAAATTGAATACGAAATATTTTAACAAAAAATTGAAATATCTTATAGGGTTTGATATTTATATTTGTATAAAAATATTTATCTATGAAGTTTGAATTGACCCATCCCAAAATTTGGAATAAAATTGCCGAAAGGAAATTGCGAATGCAAGAACGTATTAAAATTTACGAAAAACTTGGAGGCGCATATCGTTTGGGAGAAAACAAAGGAGAGCAGGTATTTAATAAAATGACCGAACTTCTTAAATATAAAATAAATGAAGCCGAAGGTGAAGACCATGAAGTTTCAATGGGCCAAAACACTCTCGATAATATTATAAAAAACGCACAAGAATTAAAACAAAAGCTCGGAAATTCAGAAAAGAATGTTCCGGCGTGGATACAAGATCACATATCGGTTGCATCAAACAATATTGAACAGGCCAACACTAACTATCACGAATACTAAACCTATTAAAAACGATGGATTCAGTATATACCGTATTAATTACAGCAGTAACCGTATTAGGATCAGCGAGCGCTTGGAGATTTTATGAAAAAAAATTAGAAGCCAAACGTAATGACGAAAATTTTATGAGAGACGATTGCAGAGACAGAATTGCCAAATTGGAAAAGTTACTGCTTGAGAGTTCTCACGAAAAAGATGAAATGAGAAAAACCATATTAGAGCTTACCGCACAAGTATCCGAACTTAGGGTTAAAGTTGAATTTCTTACTAAAGAGCGTGAAACACTTGAAAAAAGAATACAATTAAACGGTTAAAATGAATTTAAGGTCGTTACTTAAAGAATCATTTTCAAAACCAACCAAAGCAATGTGGAATGGTATGGAAATTGAAATTGGGAAAGTTTATACCGGATTTTCTCATAGAGCATTCTCGCCAATAGGGGAAGATATATCTGGTAAAAAGCTTAGGATCTTTGACTTTGACGATACTCTTGTCAAATCCAATTCAAAGATATATTTGCAAAGCAAAGATGGTGATATTAAAACATTGACTCCGGCGGAATACGCAATATACGAACCAAAGCCGGGAGATAAATTTGACTTCTCTGAATTTAGTAAAGTAATAGAACCACAAGAAATAAAAGGTGTAACAAAACTACTAAGGCGTTTTGCTAAATCTGAAGGTGAAAGAAAGATAGTTATCCTAACCGCTAGAAGTGCATATAAACCCGTAAAGGATTATTTAGCCGGAATTGGATTGCCAGGAATATATGTCGTAGCATTGGGTGACGGTGATCCGCAAAAGAAAGCTGACTGGATTGAAGATAAAATACGGACGGGATATAACGATGTATTTTTTATAGATGATTCTCACAAAAATGTACAAGCAGTAAATGCATTAAAGAAAAAATATCCAAATATCAAATTAAGAGTTCAGCATGTAAATCATGAAGTTCCAAAAACACCCGCTACATTTAATCGAAACGAAAGTATAAAATCTTTGAAAACATTGATTCCAAAAAATAAATAATACTATATATATAATAAAAGATAGTAAAATGATAAATTACAGAGCATATAAAAGTACAACACTCACATCCGGTCAATCTGGTAGTTATAATTTATCCGGATCTATATCTGCGTGGGGAGTAATGCGAGCATCCGTCGCATCTGGCTCCATAAACTTAGAAGGTGGTGGTACTATTCAAATAGCAGATATTACGCCAGGTGTACCCTTTCCATGCTATATGACTAGTGTATCCGTTACCGCGGGCTCTGTTTATGTACTTTCTTAAAATAGACTAAAAGGTTATGATATACTGGTTCACTGGACAGAGCGGTAGTGGCAAAACTGCAATTGCTCAAAAACTTAAAATTTGGTTATCTGCGGAAAAACGCAATTGGAGAAAGTCGGTTCACGTTATTGATGAATCGGACTTAAAAGATAAGTTTACAGAAGAATCATACGCAAATATAGCGTTTTACATAGCTAGATATTTATCCGATAAAGGTGATGATGTAATTGTTTCTATACAATCTCCAAAACGAGATGAGCGTGAACGATTTAAATCGGAAAGTAAAATGCTTGAGGTTTATTGTCATACAAAGGCAAGGCAGGGTAGAGGGATTAATACTGAATACGAACCCCCCATTGAAAACTTCGCCGATTTAGATACAACTACCGATTTGGATACAACATTTAAAAAATTATTAAGGTTACTTATTTAACACGTCTATGGAGGATTCCAATCAAGACAAGCCGGTTATTACTAGAATTACAAAGCCGGGATTAGGCGCAAGGCCCATTTTAGAATCACAAATACTCGCTGCCCAAGAAAAATCAAAATCGGCAGCAGAAGCAGCTCGTACACTCGGAATATCATACAATACATACAAAAAGTATGCTAAAATGTATGGAATCATGGAGCGTCTAAAAAACCCCGCAGGGATAGGTATTGATAGAAAAAAACACATTCGGAATCGCTCATATCACATTGAAGACCTCATTAACGGAAAACATCCAAAGTATCCTCTACACCGATTCAAAAATAAAATGTTTGATAGCGGATACATACCACGTGTCTGCAGCTGTTGCGGGTTTAGTGAAGCGCGAATAACGGATGGTAAATATCCATTGTTATTAGATTTTTTGGATGGTGATTTAAATAATCGTATATTAGACAACATTAGACCTCTATGCTTCAATTGCTTTTTCCTATTAGTAGGCAATCGTAACGAAAAGCACTATGAGCCCAAATCCAATGAAGAACTATAAATTGGGAATGTTAAAAACTTTCCTTATCTTTAGATAGCATCAAAAAGAAAAAGATGCATATTTTTTAACTAAACAAAATGTATGAAAAAAACAATGATGACGCTACTTTTAGTAGCAGCAAGTTTGTTGGGTTTTAGCCAAATTACAACATCAACGATTTCCGGTGTTGTAAAAAACTCAAAAGGTGAAGTATTAAGTGGTGCAAGTGTCCATGTAACACACACACCTACCGGTACTGAATACTTTACTAACACTAACAAATCCGGTGTGTATGTAATTCCCGCTGCAAGAGTCGGAGGACCATACACAATTCATGCTTCATTTGTTGGATTTAACAAAGGTGAGATTAAGGATGTAAACACACAATTGGGTCTTACCACAAACGTTGATTTTGTTCTCATTGATGTCGCATCTTCACTCAATGAAATCGTTGTGACGGGAACAAGAAATCCAATCTTTTCAAAAGATAGAACCGGTGCCTCCCAACAATTTGGAAGGAGAGAATTGCAAAGCGTACCCATTACGGGTGCAAGGACTATTGATGGTGTAACAAAATACACACCATTTGGTAATGGAGCATCATTCGGAGCGCAAGACTCTCGTATGAATAACTTTACGATTGATGGTTCACAATTCAATAATAACTTCGGTTTGGGTTCATCTGCACAAGCGGGTGGTAGAACTGGAGCATCTGCAATTTCATTGGATGCCATTGAGCAATTGCAAGTAAACGTAGCACCCTATGATGTTCGTCAAAGCGGATTCACTGGTGCAGGTATTAACGCAGTAACGCGTAGTGGTACTAACAATATCGAAGGTTCGGTATATGGATTCACCCGTGACAACTCTTCCAAATTTGTTGGAAATAGTGCATATGGAGTACCTGTAACGGCGGCAAAGTTTGATGAAAAGGTTTGGGGATTCCGTATGGGAGCACCAATCATTAAGAACAAACTTTTTATCTTTGGTAACTATGAAACACTTGAAAGAACCGAACCCGGCACCACTTGGATTTCCGAAGGATCACCACTCACAGGTTCGCAAGTAAGTCGTGTTAAGTATTCCGATATGAAGACCCTTTCGGAATTTATGAAATCTAAATTCAATTACGAAACCGGCGCCTGGGAAGGTTACTCTAATACAAACGAATCTAATAAGTTTCTTGTAAGGGTTGACTGGAATATTAATCCAAAACACAAATTGACTGCACGTTATGTACATCATAATTCATCAGCAGAGATTAACATTTCAAACTCTCAATCAGCTGGTGCAGGAAACCGAACCACACAATTCAACGCAATGTCGTTTAAGAATAGTGGTTATATTATTATGGATAACACTCGTTCAGCAGTGGTTGAACTTAACTCAAAGTTCACAAATACACTCCATAACAATTTCATCGTAGGATATGATAGGCAAATTGAAGACCGTGCATATCTTTCTCAAATGTTCCCCACAATCGATATTCGTGAAGGTTCAGCAACCTACACTTCCGTAGGATTCGACCCATTCACTCCGGGTAACAAATTGAACTATGGTACATTCCACATTACGAACAACCTTACGAAATATGCTGACAAACATACCTTTACTGGTGGTGTAAATTTCGAAGCATATAAATCTAATAATCTATTCTATCCCGCTTCTAATGGTGTTTACATCTTTAATAGCTTGGCAGATTTTTACAACGCAGCAAATCAATCGTTGGCAAATGGTGGCAAACCTTCAACACTTGCACCTGCTCGTTTTCAAATGAGATATTCCGCTCTATCGGGTGGAGCAGAACCAATGCAAGTTTTGGAAACCACACGATTTGATGTATATGGACAAGATGCGTGGGATATCCGCAAAGATCTTAAATTAACTTTTGGTCTTCGTGCAGCAGTTATCGGTATCGGAAATACGGCACTTGAAAACAAAGCAGTATCTGCTATGGCATTCGCTAATGGTGAAAAATTCAATACCGGGGTAATGCCTGAAACTCAAATCCTATGGGAGCCTCGGTTCGGTTTCAACTGGGATGTTGAAGGAAAGAAAGCCACACAAGTTCGTGGTGGTACTGGTATCTTCACCGGTCGCCCTCCGTATGTATTCATCTCTAATCAGGTTGGAAACAATGGTGTACTCACTGGATTTATTGATGTAAGTGGAGCAGCAGCTGCAGGTTATGGATTCACCGCCAACCCGGCGCAGTATTTCACTCCGATAACACCAACGCTTCCTACTACATTTGACTTGGCATTCACCGACCCGAACTATAAGTTTCCGCAAGTATGGCGTAGTAACTTGGCAGTTGATCAAAAATTGCCTTGGTTCGGACTCGTAGCATCTGCAGAAGTATTTTATAATAAATCACTTAACGCAGTTCATTACTACAACGCTAATTTGGAATCACCCGTTGGAACTTTGAGTGGCTCTGATAATAGAGCAAAGTTTGCCAACAATGACCCTGGTACTCGTATCAACGATAACGTATCAATGGCAGCGGTATTGACATCAAAGGATGGCCCTTACCATAAAGCAATGATTGTTAAGTTGGAAAAGCCTTACGCTAAAGGTCTTTGGGGTTCAGTAGCATATACTCTTTCTGAAGCAAGAGATTACATGAGTGCAGGTTCTATCGCAAGTGGTAGCTGGCAAAGTGCTCGTTCCGTAAATGGTAATAACAACCTCGGACTATCTCTTTCAGATAATAACCTTCCACATAGAATCGTAGGTCTTATCGGATATCGTAAAGAGTATGGTGGAAAGTTTGGTGGAGCAACGACCGTAACATTGGGTTATGTAGGTGCAAAATCTAATCCATTCTCTTACTTTGTAGCCGGTGACCTTAATGGTGACAGGGTTCGTGATAATGAATTGGTATATGTACCAAAAGCAGCAGCAGAAGTTAAGTTCGCACCACTCACCGTTGGTAGTAAGACTTACACCGAAGTAGAACAACAGACAGCATTTGATGCATTCATTTTGCAAGACCCATATCTTAGTGGTCGTCGTGGACAATACGCTGAAAGAAACGGATTTGTACTTCCATTCCTTCATAGGTTCGATTTCTCTGTGATGCAGGACTTTTATGTAAAAGTAAAAGACCAAAAGAATACATTCCAAGTTAGGTTTGATATTCTTAACGCAGGAAATCTAATGAATGATAAATGGGGTGTTTCTCAAAGAGCAACCGCACCGGCTCTATTGAACTTTGTAAGTTATAACGCAGCTGGAGAACCAACATATAGGCTTTCTACTCAAAGAAACCCTGATGGTTCAACAATTCTCGCACGTGATACTTATCAAAGAAACTCATCCGTATTTGATGTGTGGACAGCACAATTGGGTGTACGATACATTTTTGGTAAATAACCTAATAAAATGGGAGGGAGTTAAACACTCTCTCCCTTTTTTTATTTTATGACAAAGATAATAAATCTATTTTCAGGACCAGGTGCAGGAAAATCAACCCAAGCGGCTGGTCTTTTTTATGAAATGAAACGATTGGGATATAACGTTGAAATGCCATACGAATATCCAAAGCTTGTAGCATGGGAACACAATACTCATGCAATCAAAGACCAATTATATATTACCGCAAATCAACATCGAAACATAGCAAGACTTTACGGACAAGTTGATTATGTAATTGTAGACTCTCCAATACTATTTGGACTCATTTATAAAGGAAGATATGATGCGGTGCCTGAATATCCTGCCATATTTTACTCCAACAAGTTTGATGAATTTATTGTAGACCTTCATATGCATTATGATTCTATAAACATATACTTAGAACGTAATGCTGAATTTTATGACCCAAATGGAAGGTTTCAAAGTATGGAAGATTCTTTGCGTATTGATAAAGAGATACTAACAATGCTGCAGGCTAACTCAATACCATATCATACAGTAAAGGTTGATGCGGATTCCATTAAAAAAATAATTGGATTACTTAAATAAATTTCGTATATTGTGTAAACAAAATTAAAAGTTATGACAAAATTTTATCAAGTTACGGTAGCAATGGAAACCGAAGATGCAAAAGGAAAGATTAAAAAAGTAAAAGAACTTTACCTCGTTGATGCAATGTCTTGTACGGAAGCAGAAGCAAAGCTTGTAAAGAAGTTCAGAGATGAGGGTGTGAGAAATGAGTTTGAAGTAACCAAAGTAACGGACACTAAAATACTTGAAGTAATCTGATATGGAAAAAGAAATCAAAGAAGAAAAACGAGTTGTCCTTAAAAGAGTTCCGCCGGGTGACCGTTGGGTAGCAGTAAATGCTGCCCAATCTTCTTCCGTTTATCCAACATTAACAGATGCATTGGAAGGACACTATCAACAAACTGGTGAAACACGTTTTTATATGGATGCTCGTAAAGGAACAGTTGAAGTTGTAATGGAGCAAGAAGTTGAAAAACCGGTAAAAAGATTTTCACTATACGGAGAGGATTAATCAAAAACAATTTATGAAATCCATAATTTTATTTCTACTACTACCAATTGGAGTAATATGTCAGGATACCGTTTTCAACAAAACACTATCCGAAATATCAGTTAAAACTACCGGACAAAAAACGACAGAAATATCCGTTATAAAAACAATTCGTAATTCAAATGTAGTATCAGATGGATTATCAATTGAATTTATTAAGAAAACACCCGATAGGACGGTTAGTGATGCATTAAAAAGAATTTCAGGTGTAACGGTACAAAATGATAAGTTTGTTTTAGTAAGGGGATTGGCAGACAGATATAATTCCGCAATGTTAAATAAAACATTACTGCCATCTACCGAACCCGATAGAAGGGCGTTTTCGTTTGATATTATTCCAACGTCGTTGGTTGATAATATTATCATAGCCAAATCGGCTGCGGCTAATTTGCCTGGAGATTGGACCGGAGGATTGGTGCAAATTACAACAAAGGATGTATTTGATAATAGCATTAACCTATCATTAGGTAGTGGATTGGGAATGGTTTCATCATTCAAATCATTCTCTTTAGTAAGAGAAACGGAGTTCCCACAAAGGTTTCCATCCACGTATGCATTCAGAACTAGCTCAAATGGAGATAGAAGGGCATTCACAAAGTTGATAGAATCACCAGTTGCAAAAGGATTCACTTCACCTTCTAACTTAAATGGTTCTTTTTCGGCCGGATATAAGCGAGGTAAGTGGAATGGTATATTGAGTTCAACGATTAGAAACTCCTATGGGTTAAACTATATTGAAAGAACGGATTACCAATCATCAACGGAGTTGGCATATGATTATAAAGATACCTTATACACAAAAAGGCTTCAAGCCAATGGATTGCTGAATTTAACTTATTTGGGAAAAAATCGTTATAGTTGGAAGACCCTTTTGAATTATCAAAAAGATGATTCATATCTTACGCGTGTGGGCAATAATTATGATAATGTACAAAATGTATTGAGTAATGCTTCAAATCATATTAACTCATTCATCATCAATTCTCAATTAGATGGAAAGGTAAAAGATTGGGACTTTAATTTAGGGTATAATTTTACATTCAGAGAGCAACCGGATTATAGAGTAAATCCTATAACTAAATCATTAGGAGTAAATACACCATACACTATCGCTTGGAGAGATACATATCGGTTTTGGTCTATAATGGATGAAAACGCGTTTAATGGAAATCTTAATAAAGATTTTGGTAGGGTTAAAGTAGGAGCAGGATATACTAAAAAGTTTAGAGAATTTAAAGCCAGAGTATTTAGATATACTGCTTCCGATATGTTGGATGAAATTACAAACAATACCGATAAATACAATTCCGATTTTGACTTAGCAAGTGGATATGCGATGTATGATAATACTTGGGGTAAATGGAAACTCAATACCGGTCTAAGAACCGAATATAATACATTCAAAGTAAATACATCCGATTTTAGTGGTACACCGATAACTGTAGATAGAAACTATTTAGACCTACTCCCATCGGTAAACCTTTCTTACAATTTAGAGAAAACAAAGTATAGGTTTTCGGTAAGTAAAACATTAGCCAGGCCTGAATTTAGAGAGGTAGCCAATTTTGCTTATTATGATTTTGTAAGGAATGCACAAATATTGGGTAATTCAAATTTAGAAAAATCGGACATCTATAACATTGACCTTAAATGGGAGAATTACATATCAGATAATCAAAGTGTATCCGTTTCGGCATTTGGTAAATATTTTCTAAAACCAATTGAACAAATTGTAGCAGATGGTTCAGTTCCTTCTAATCTTTTACTTACATACACCAACCCTAATCGGGCTACACTTTTTGGAGTAGAGGTTGAGGTTCGGAAGAAAATAAAAGATTGGTTAGATGTGTACACAAATGCATCTCTTATGAACTCGGAAGTAAATGTGAATAAAATAAAAAGACAATTGCAGGGACAATCAAACTATGTAATAAACTCAGGCGTAAACATTAAAAGAAAACAAAACACACTTAACATATCTTACAATCGAGTTGGAGATAGAATATCAGCAGTAGGATTTCAGGGATACGCAGATATTTTTGAAAACGCTAGGGATGTTATTGATGTAGTGTTTCTTCGCAAAATCAAACGAGGTGATATTAAATTGGCAATAGGTGATATATTAGCACAACCATCGGTTTATTATCAAAAGTTACAAACAAAAAGGAATCTAATAAAAACAAACAACGAACAAACCGTTTCATTGACATTAAATTTGAAATTATGAAAAATTTACTTTTAGGTATTTGTATTATCGTATTATTTGGATGTAAAAAAGAATTGGGAGGAGGAGACCCACCCCCAAATGTTCCTACATCGACCACATTGAATGGAAATATCAATACCACGATTACATTGACATCCGACAAAACTTGGACTCTAAAAGGATATGTGTATGTGACCGATGGAGCAAAACTGGTTATTCAACCAGGTACTACCATAGTATCCGATATAGCAGAAAAAGGTGCATTGATTGTTGAAAGGGGCGCACAAATCATAGCAGAAGGAACGGCCCAAAAACCGATTGTATTCACTTCGGGCAAACCCGTAGGAGAAAGAGCACCCGGCGATTGGGGTGGCGTTGTAATTTTAGGTAAAGCAACAACAAACCGCTCTACTGAACCTACAATCGAAGGCGGAATCGGAAGACCGTATGGTGGAACGAATGATGCAGACAATAGTGGGATTCTAAAGTATGTCCGAATTGAATACGCCGGTATTGCAGCAATGCCCAATTCGGAAATAAATGGATTGACTCTCGGCGGTGTAGGTAGTGGGACTATCATCGAAAATGTGCAAACGGTTTACGCAAACGATGATGCTTTTGAATTTTTCGGTGGTACTGTTAATTGTAAAAACCTATATGCATATGCAACCGCCGATGATGATTTTGATTTTGATTTCGGATATTGTGGTACAATTGAAAGTGGTGTAGCAAAAAGAGACCCAAAATTTGTAGATAATGGTGATGCCGGAAATGGTGTGGAATGTGATAACGATGGAACGGGTTCATCCGCACAACCATTTACACATCCTAAATTAATAGGTATGATATTAGTCGGTCCATTTGATGCAACCGCCCTACCAAACCATAATTTAGGATTAAGATGGAGAAGAGCAACTCGATTCACTATAACCAATTCAAAAATTTTGGGATACCAAAAAGGTGGTTTTAGTATTGAATCAAATGAAACGGCACAATCTTATAAGGATGGTGTTTCTAAATTTGAAAACAATGAAGTTCAAGCATACGATCCACTATTGAATTTCAGGTCAACTTCGGCCTTATTTACGGCATCTGAAATGAAGACCAAATCAATTTCACAAGGAAGTAAAGAGGTCGTTTATACAAAATCCGAAATGGAAATATTTTCAAAACCTATTTGGATAAATGGATGGACTCGCTTTCCAAATAAAGGATTTTAACAACTTTTATATATTTATATTAAACTAAAACAAAATGGGACTATTTTCGTTTATTAAAAATTTATTCAAAAAGCAGCAACACAAAGAGTTACCAATTACTATTGATAAAGCAGTGCTTGAAGCGGCTAAAGAAACGCCACTAAAGATTGTAAAGGCTCCTAAAAAAGAAGTAGTAGAAACACAAATAACGGATGCAGTTACAACGGAAGTGCCTAAAAAACGTTCAACTAAAAAAGTAACAAAATAATGGCAAAAGTTTCATCTGATAGTAGGAAAATTTCATTCGGTAAAAGAAAACGTGGAAAATCTCAAAAGAGTTTTAATAAGCACAATCGTAAAGAAAAAAACTACAGAGGGCAAGGGTAATGAATAAAATTGAAAGAAAGCTTTACAATATCATCAATGAGGATGATATTGTAAAAAATAAGAAAACAGGAAACGTTTATAAAGTTAAAACGTTCAATCCAGATATTCATGACAAACCTACTCCGGATGAAGTAGAAACTGCCAAAGAAAAAAACGGCGGCAAATTACCTTCCAAAAAAGATAAAACTACAAAAGTAAATACTACTGCGACTCCACAAACGCCTGCAGGAAAATCTTCAAATATTGATTTCAAGAGCTCTGCGGAAAAAACTTCTACAACTGGTATTGATGATACAAAATTGAAATCATTGATACCAGGAATAGACACATCTAAAAAAGGATTGGATGATGTTTCTAATATAGAAAGGCAGCAGATATCTACCATCATAGATAAACTTGCAGAGCTAGGTAAGCAAGCAAAAGAGAAAGGAGAAAAAGCACCAAACTTCAATCTATGTCAGGTGAGTATTCCCGGAACAAACCTTTATTGTGATGATAACAAAGGTATTCCAAGAGCAGATATGCCCCAATTTAAAGGAACACCGGTAGCAGGTTCGCCCGCTGATAAACTTCCAAAGGATGAATCGGGTGAAGCAGATACCGAAGAGTTTTTCAAAGAAATGTTGAACAAAAAAGGTATCAAAGTATCTAAACCTATGGCGGTTCCACCTGACAGATTGAAAGCAACACAATCTGAATTGGTTGGAGTGAAAGTGGCAGGAATGAGTAAAGTACTTGACAACCCAGACCATCCTGCATACGCTAAGATAACTGCACCTATTTACATATCGAATGATGGGTATGTATTGGATGGACACCATCGTTGGGCAGCGGTTGTTGCACATAACGCGGCACATCCAGATAAACCTATTTCTATGAACGTTAGGGTAATTGATGAACCTATTGTTCCATTGGTTAAACGTTCAAACAAATTCGCAGAGGATATGGGTATCCGTGCAAAAGCAGCAGATACCGGTGCAGCAGGAGGCCCGCAACCAATTACAAAATAAAATTTGGAATATTCCTAAATCTTTCGTATATTGTTGCAATAACAAAACAATATAAAATGAAAGGAATATCAATTGCACTACAAGTAATCTTCGTTACATCCATTATCGGACTCGCTATTTCTTATTTTACAAAGATTATAGATATAATTCCCGACCTAAACTTCTTCGAAGCGGTTGGGATTTATGCTTTATATATGCCACTACATCACACAATCAGCAGTTCGCTTAATAAAAGTGATGAACCCATATGATTAATAAAAGCAGATGAAAATACTATTAATTATAACGTTATTTTTCAAAACCATTTTTCAACCAATAGATGTCATATTCGTTGGCGGATTAGATGGAGCAGGGTATAAATCTTTAAATGAGCAAGTTACCATATTCAAAAGTGGATTCGGCAAAGATAAATCCGTTATGGCGTTCAGATACAATGATAACTCAAATGAAATAATAAACGCAATAACTAAAAACAAAAGTGCCAAAGTGGTATTGTTTAGTGCAGGTTGTAGACACGCGGTACAAATACTAAAAAGAAAATCAATAGATCCAAATCGTATATGGATAATAGAACCATACGCACCAAATCCAAAACTATCAGCAGCCATTGAAGGTTCGGATATCCCCAAAACAAACATATATGTTGGAACTACTCAATCACGAGGAAAAGGTATAGCGGCAGGTGTACTATCATCAAAATCTTCTGGACATTGGGCATCACTTGAAAACGTAGCAAAACAAATAAAATAATATATGTCACTAATAGAACACGCAAAATCAGAATTAGAATTAGCAGGACTATTCTCGAAGGAAGGAGATTTCTATGAAGGAATGACGGGAAACGCCGTTATGGAATTAATCGAAGTATTTTCCAAACAAGGGCACTCCGGGATGTCGGCAGCTGGAGTTATTCATATTTTTAGTAAACTTGCTAAATTTGAACCACTATCTCCTGTACAAGGAACGGATGATGAATGGGCAAACGTATTTGATGATGTACTTCAAAATAAAAGATATAGTGCGGTATTCAAATACGCGGATGGAACGTGCACCTATAATACCGCAATAGTAAAGAGATGCCCAAATGGTACAACTTGGACAGGCCCGCTATATCTAACAAGAGAGGATGCAATCAATAGTACGAATCAAATAAGAGTAAGGATTAAAGGATTTCCATTTACTCCAAAAACATTCTATGTTGATGTAATAGAGGAAGAAATAGAGAAAGATGATTGGATTATGTGGGTTAAAGATCCTTCTCAATTAGAGGAAGTATTTGATTACTATGAAAGATATTAAGTTATGAGTAAAGAAAGATACAACCAAATCATTGATGAGGTTTATCATAGAGGATATTTGAGTCATGTAGTTATAGGAGTACAAGCAGGCTTAGATAGAATTACGGGTTATATGGATGGATGCTTAGTTGAATTTGATGGATTCTATGAACACTTTTCTACTAATCCGTCATTTGCTTATGATCTTAGAGCTTATACAAAAGATGAGTTCATCAACAAATGTAAAACCGACCAAGAGTTCTCCGAAAAGTGGGGTTTAAAGATTGAAGAACAAATGTTAACTGAAGAAAGAAGATATAACATTTGGTTCAACAATAACTATGAAACTGGTATGGAAAGATTTTTCAATCCTGAACAATTACCAGACTATGATAACCCATACTATCAACCAACACCAACAAAAGAAATCACTGTAATCTATAACGGAGAAACTATAAAGGTTTATGAATAACAAAAGGATCATTAAAGTAGAAATACCAAAAGAAATATGGGATGCTCATATGTCAATATTTAATTTCCGTGATATCATTGGTGCATGGATAAAAAGTATTGATGATGTTGTAAATCAAATGTCAAAACAAAACGAAAATGAATAACATATGGGACTACTATTTGGTAACTACTTAGAAGAAGGATTTTACGAAAAAGATTCGTATGGTACGTTTACTAAACTTACAAACTACAAAGATATATTAAAGGCTCAACAAAACAATAACCTTTATGAAAACGATGGTGTAGCGACAACCTATGTAGACAAAGATGCTGATATCAACTATAAGTCAATAAAACAAAACGAAAATGTCTAACACAGAATATATGATGACTGGGTTTACAACCGCACAAACATTTAACAATGAGAAAAAGAGTTCTTGTTTCCTTTTTCATAAATGGACCAAATGGAAAAGATATGATAGAGAACGCAGACAATTTAACTTTAAAACAGGACAAAGTATTGATTATGTGGAAGAAGTTCAAGAAAGGATCTGTTTGAAATGCGGTAAAACACAAATAGAAGTATTAGATTAATAAACAAAATGAAATGAGTAACATAGAGCAACAATACTTAGATCTAGTCAAAGACATATTACAAAACGGATACACTAAAGGAGATCGTACCGGTACTGGAACTAAATCAGTATTTGGTAGAACCATACGTCATTCTATGAAGGATGGATTTCCACTTCTCACTACAAAGAAGATGGCATGGAAAACAATGGTGACCGAACTTCTGTGGTTCTTACGCGGCTCCACAAACATTAAGTATCTTGTGGATAATGGATGCCATATTTGGGATGGGGATGCTTATAAACGGTATAAAAATACTCAAATATCATCAATTACCTTCTATGATAGAGAGAAACACTTTAAAGTTGATGGATTAGAGTTTAATAGTGGGTATCCTAATTATGTCCATTTTACAAAAGAACAATTCATCAACAAAATCAAAACCGATGATGAGTTTGCAAAGATGTGGGGAGAATTAGGACCAATCTACGGTAACCAATGGAGAAGCTGGGCAGATTATTATAATGGTTCGGGCGAATATACAGACCAAATCGCAAACGCGATTCACCTACTGAAGACAGACCCTGATAGTAGGAGGATACTTGTGAGTGCTTGGAATGTTGGAGAACTCGACCAGATGGTCTTGCCACCGTGTCACTACTCGTTTCAATTTTATACGAGAGAGTTAGACGAGACAGAGAGAGTGAAGTTGATGGATAAGCATTTAGGAGTAATTGATAAAGATAAGCTACCTCAAGATTACAGGTTCTATTACACAGAAAAACAATTATCAGAACATAATATACCAACCAGAGCAATCTCTTTAATTTGGTCACAGAGGTCAGTGGACGTGGGATTGGGGCTCCCATTCAACATCGCATCCTACGCACTTCTATTAGAAATTATCGCCAAAGAAGTCAATATGATTCCCGAAGAAGTGATTGGTAATTTGGGAGATTGTCACATCTATCTCAATCACATAGATGGATTGAAAGAGCAATTGACAAGAACGCCGTATGATTTGCCTAAATTGGATAAATTACCTGATTACCTTTGCAAGAAAGATAATTGGGAGTGTTATAAACCAAACGATATTAAGATATTAAATTACCAATCACATCCGGCAATTAAACTTCCCCTTTCAAATTAAAAAACAAAAGTTATGCAAAACCATTACGAGTATTGGTACAAACGAATTATTAAAGATGGATTAAAATCTTGTAAACTTGTCATTGGGCTGGGATTATCCGTAGCATTAGGTTATTCGGTAAATCTGCCCATCGGAATTTTATTTTTCGGATGGGTATTTACGGATTCGCTAATAAATAAAAACTAAAATGAAAAATCAAAATACGAACAACCTAGCATTATCAGATATGGAAAGCGATGGTGTGTATTTTCCTGAACACATCAAAACTGAGCTGGAAAAACAAAGAGAAGAACTATTCTGTGAATATAGCGGATTACCTTCACCAAAAGCTTACGAAATAAATTAAAACAAAAGTTATGGCATTACCACAATTACCAATCCCAAAAGAAAGAAACTTATACTTGGCCAAACAAGTAGACCAAGATTCGATTAACGAAATCACAAAGGCAATTATTGATATTAATGATGAAGATGCTGACTTGGCTAAGTTAGCAGAATTATATGGTATGACTTACAAACCCAAACCGATTATGCTTTATATAGATTCATATGGCGGTGCAGTATATCAGTGCTTTGGACTATTAAGTGTTATGGATAAATCAAAAGTTCCAGTACATACGGTCGTAACCGGTGCAGCTATGAGTTGCGGATTTATGATAGCAATAACTGGACATAGACGTTATTCATATGAAAAAGCAACCCATATGTATCATCAAGTAAGCAGCGCCGTATGGGGAAAGTTGAAAGATATAGAAGAAGATGTGGAGGAAGCAAAGAGGCTACAATCAATGATTGAGGAGCATACATTGGAATACACAAAGATGACAAGAGAAATGTTGGATAAAAACTACAAAGATAAAAAGGACTGGTTTATTAGTTCAGATGAAGCTTTGAAACTTGGTATCATTGATGAAATTATAAAATAGATAAAATATTAATAACTATGTTAGGAATTGTAATACTAATCTCCGCAATGGCCCTATCGGTATTGTGGTTGAAATATGGTGGAATGGATTATATCCATACTAAAAACGAGAATGATAGTAAAAAATAACTATTGGTATGAAAATCATTATTCATCCGGAAGAACTATTACCGGAATTTATAAATGATTGGAAAGCAGGATTAATTTGGAATCCAACAATTGATTATGCAGATAATGCTCTTTATGCCGTGCATGAACATACACAGCAACAAATAATTATATTTTATTTTAAGGAATATGGTTGGATAAATGATAATCGTTACAACACATATGATGTATCGGTTGTGGACGGCAATATTATTATTGATATTTGGATTCCGAAATATTTATATGTAAAGGTAAGATGAAAAAAATTATATTATTTATTATCTTAATCGGACTCATAGGATGTGGTCAATATACTTTTCCCGATGATGTATATTATTCATCACCGATATACAAAAATCGTAGATGGAATACACTATCGAATTACTATTACAACCAACCATATCCGAATTGGAATAATAGCTGGTATTGGAATAGATCACCCGTCATCGTAGTTCCGGTACAACCAAACCGACCAAATTATTCAGATGGACCACGCAAAATATATCAACCAAAAGAATCTAATCCAAAGCAAATTCCCGGAGATAACCGTGCTCCAATAAGAAAATTTGGAAATTCCAATTAATTTGAGTACATTTATTAAAATGAAGTTATAAAATGGAATCGGCATCAAAAATTAAGGTTATTATATGTGATGACCATGTATTATTTAGACAGGGTATAAAATCAACATTATCGTTCTATCAAAATATAGATGTGATAGGAGAAGCAGGAGATGGTGTGCAACTTATGCATTTACTAAAACATATGACACCCAATGTTATCCTATTGGATATTAACATGCCCATAATGGATGGTATAGAAACTCTACCAAAATTAAAACAAGAGTATCCTGATATTAAAATAGTAATCGTTTCAATGCACAATAACGCATCGATGATTTCAAAAATGCTTGCGTTGGGAGCGAATTCATACCTAACAAAGGGAGACATGCCCGAAACCATCTACGAAGCCATATGTGGAGTTTATAGCGATGATGTCTACTTTACTCCACTTATGAATAAAGCAATGCTAAAAGCAACGCAAGAAAATGATACCCTAAAAAATATGGATGTTCGTTCTGAAATAAAAAAAGAAGAGCCGAAATTCCAAAGTGGACAATCCACAAAAGAATCGATAGATAAGAGTACTGAAATACTTGAACGTATTGTTAAAAAACTTGATGAAATTGAGCAAAGGGCTAACCACGAAGAGCAAAAACAAGAAACAATTTTACATTGGGAAAATTCAGATACTGAAGAATCATTTTCTTGGAAAAATACCCTTAAAAAGGGAGTTGTAGCAGGAGTAGTTTCGGCAACCATAATAATATTGATATGGGTAGCGTTAAAGTGGAGGCAATCTGCGGCAGATAATTTAAGTATATTAGATAAAATAGAATTACCATCACCTAATCATGAGCACGGAGAAACAAATCAAGCAACCTTCCAAATGGGAAGTAATTTATTCAGATGATGATTGTCAGCAGATTTGGAAATATGATTTGATAAAATTTCCAAATGGCCCAATATCAGTTGAAACAAATTGGAAACCACATATCATAAAAGAATGGAAAGAAGGTAAATCATTAAAATCGGTAAGAGTAAAAACACATAAAAAAGATGCAAAAACAACAACTGGTAAACGCAATACAAGCGTGGATGCAAAGGTTCGCAAATCGGGATAACGATGCATTCTACTATGATGTAGATAAATGGCATTTAATACTTCAATATCATTTCGATTTAGATGGTGAACAATATGAACCATATGCTTGGTTAGCAAAAGGAAGTAAACTCGGAAACGCATTAGATTCGATTGAAGAAAAAGAATTACAAGAAATTTTGACAACACTCCTTAAAATTAAAAAACATCATTAATATGATTTTCAGAAATTGGGAAGGGGCCCGGGGATACTCAACGTCGTAACGAACCAAAATTTTTTATTAACACAATATATACTAAATCAACAAAGCCAACGCCAAGGCCAATTAAGGCGGCTTCGACAAGGGGAACAATCAAACGAAAATATAAACGAATACGAAACTATGCAACAAAACATTACATACCATGCACCAAAAGGGCTATGGGGCCCGGCCGTAGAATATGTACGAGTGGGAGAGGATGGAAAGATGTGGATTGGCAATGGCGAATATGAAACACGTGTGAATTACTGCCCATTCACCGGCACACCTGCACCCCAACGCATGGAGCCACTTCCATATAAAGCAGACCCATATGCCAAGACATTTATTGATGAAGATTCCGATTAATCTTATATTTATATCGGATTATGGCATATCTTAATATAAACATTCCGCCCATTCAATGTTGGATTCGAAGTGGGTTTTTGGATAACCGGCCCGATGGTCCTCACGAACTTCTACCGTGTGTGGTCTTTGGAATGGCATCCATACCCGGTCGTGTCCCACTATTTCACTTCATGATGGAAGATGAAGGTCTATGGTGGAGGATGCCCATACACGCGTTTGCGAGCCGTCCTGACACCCCACAATCCCCATTGCATGAGCTGGTGCTTTGGGATTCATTCTCATACCACCCGGCAGTTACGGTGTTCACCCTATTGGCAGGAAGCCGTATGGGATACCGTCGTAGGGATGGGGAATGGGAATGGGGGAGATACCTAATGACACTTGATTGGGCAGCCGCGGACCCCAATGCGGGCGATTATGGATTTAGCGAAACGCCCGACCAACATAAATGCGGGCACATTATTGAATTGGATTCCGGTAACTATGCGATACAACCGAACAATCGTTGTCGGGTTTTCACTCCATTTTTTACGACAAAACCATATGGAAGTGCCGCCAAACGTAGTATAAACACCCATGTATGGACTGTGGAAGATACGGCGAAATGGCGTCTGTCTGATGATGACCGCTTTAATTACCAAGTTACAGAGAATGAATAGGTTTGAAATACCATTAAAGTTTATTAGATTTGTTTAACAAAGAAAAGAAATGAAAATTAGGAATTATGAGGATTGGATGGATGATGAAACCCCAATTCGTGTAAAGGTAAAGAAGATTAAACCGGCTAAACCGAAAAAGGAATGGGATGATGGATATGTCCCGAAATCTAAGCCGAAAGGAAAGCAAAAAAGACGAGATGTAGAATAGTTATGTAAAAGATATGGCTATCCTATTAAAACCCTTATTAAACGAAGGAGTATTCAATCGTGGTGTACTCAAATGTGTGTTTACTGCAGGTGGACCCGGTTCGGGTAAATCGTATATCATAGACCAGATATTTGGATTGCCGAAGCGTTCAAGCCTTACCGGCATGGGATTGAAGGTAATAAATTCGGATCATGCTTTTGAGGCGTTTCTACAAAAAAATGGTATCAATCCAAAGGAGTTGGGTAAGATACGAGATGAAGACCCGGAGTTTTATTCATCAGTAATAGATACCGGCCGAGATAAAACTGGCTCCGGTATACGACAAAAGGCATTTCGTATGGTATCTGCGACACGTAAGATGTATATGGAAGGGCGACTGGGAATGATAATGGATAGTACCGGTGCCAATCCGGCTTACATTGCCGGCCGTAAATCTGAAATGGAAGCCGCCGGTTATGATGCGGCAATGGTGTTCGTTAATACTACATTAGAAGTTGCATTGAAACGTAATAGTGAGCGGGAACGTTCCATATCAAACGAGCTTGTTGAAGGGTTATGGAATAAATGCCAGTCTGCATTGGGTGAATATCGCACGATATTTGGAAACCGATTGTATATTGTTGAAAACTCAGAGTCTTCTAATCCGGATTCAGATGTAAAACGAGTCGTTCGCCGATTTGTTGATGCCCCGGTGGTCAATCCGATAGGAAAAAAGTGGATGGAAACGGCCCTAATTTTGAGGAAAAACCGATAGATATTTCTTTTTTTAATACGTAATCGGTTGATTTTCAACGATTTAAAAAATATTTTCCGAAATGTTTGGTAAATCCAAAAAAAAGTAGTAACTTTGGTTATCGACCAAAAATGGGAGATATATAGTTCTTATAAATATGGGCGTGTATTGGTAATTGATTGGTATGTGAGTGTTACCATCACAAGTAGGGAAATGATACTATCCCTTAATATTGTATCGAAGAATAACTGGCAACACATACGCCAACGCTGAGTACGCAGTAGCTGCGTAACCGCTCCCGCACACATCGTGGGATTAAAATAGAATGTGATTCTCTATGTGGCATAGTGGCCGAATCGAACCACTATCACCGTCGGCTAACACGGTGTGAGAATGTTAGATAGGTGTCCAACCCGAATGTAGGAATAAACTTGTGATACGTTGGTGGTAGGATTTCTTATCAAGACGTGGGTTCGACTCCCACCACGTCCACTTTGGACTCTTAGCTCAGTTGGTTAGAGCAAATGACTCATAATCATTAGGTCCACGGTTCGAGCCCGTGAGAGTCCACACTATTGTGGTATGGGTGATAAAGAAGCCACAAGGTCTGTGGGGAATCACCTCCCTCGACAGATAGTGTAGTGGTATGCTACGTATTAGTTACTCGATACTGATTGGCGGCTCGGAATAGACGAGCAAATTTTAACACATCCATCTCCTATGTGTCATAGATTATAGATGTGGTAAACCATACAGAATGTGTTTATGGTAGTCAATAAGAGATGGATGTGTTATTATAATCAATTCGTTGATTTTCAATGGATAACAAAAAAATTTGGTAGATTGGAAAATTTTCCTTAACTTTGAGTTATCAAACGAAAATGAGATTTGAAAATTGCTCTTTAGTGTAACGGTTAGCACAACAGATTTTGATTCTGTTAGTTTAGGTTCGAATCCTAAAAGGGCATCTAAAAAAATAGTTCTTTATATATATTTATACATTGTGGGGAGATTGTTGGTTATCCGCAGGTCTCATAAGCCTCGCCTACGGTGGTTCGATTCCACCCCCCGCAACTATAAAGATTTGGAAAGTTGAAAAACTTTACTTAACTTTATAAACTTGTTCAGAAGTAGGAAGTATTATATGGTGTAAATAAACATAACCGAAAATGTTCAACGAATAAAGATTTGGTAATTTGAAAAACTTTACTTATCTTTAGTAAAATCGCACTACCGATTCAGATGTGAAAGTAGTATAAACGGAGTATCCTTAATAGGGCGTAAGTTTGGTTCACATTAAAGTTCTTTTACATTACGAAATGAGTACATAGTAACCTCGCGTTACATAGTACAAATCGGCCGCCTATGGTCGTTAAATAAACTACGAAAGTAGGATAAAGTGTTGGTGTTTGGTTAAGCACCGATGCGCCTCCCAAAAGAGGTTGAGTAGGCAAGTGGGATACCACTCGGACTTAGTAACTGACGGCAAGGCTGTAGGTGAGGTGTCTGGGTGAATGGGCTAAGTAGATAGTTCATTTGAATCCGGAAGGATAATAGGAATAACCCATAGGGTATATGTGAGAAGTACGAACTTAATCCCTTCGTATCATTTCGTTATCCAATATTAGAGTTCACTTAAAACCGAAAGGTATGGTAAAGTACGAGTGGTGTCGTTGTTGCCCTTAACCTTCGCTTACCAAAGCATGAGTTATGAAGCAGACTTAAAATATGGTGATAGGGATATCACATCGGGTAGTTTAGTATTTCCTCACTCAAAAGGTGAGGGAGCTGGCAGATGGGCCACTACCTGAATCAATCTACAAACCAACTTTATACTTGCATTTGGTAGCAAAACTATAAAATCAAAATGAAGCATAAGTGCCCATCAGTTACGGATGAAAGGTGTCTACATAGTTGGGAGTTGTTCCCAGCCACGATACCTCCGCAAGAGGTCTGTGATTCTTACGAAAAGCTTCTAACACCGCAAGTGTGAATCTGCTCGGCAGGGTAGAAGAAGGGGAGTAATAAGAGAGTAGTCAGTAACTTAATGAGTGGTTAGCATTACTAACCGACACTGAACGGATACCGCTCAAAAGGTGGTGGATAAGAGAGGAACTAATAATCTTTCTAAAGGCTGTTCTCAACAAAGGGTAATCTCACCTTTATAAGTGGAGTTAGTGTAACGGTAGCACGGCGGCCCTCCAGGTCGCAGGATGGAGTTCGACTCTCTGGCTTCGCTCTGGTAACTTTTTTTGAAAATACTTTATACTTATAACAAAACAATTATGAACCTGTTTAATAAACATATCAATCGCACGTATCCCATCATTAAGTGGGAAGGAGTCTGCGTGTTCGATACAAATGTATAGCAGGGGCATAGTGAACATATAAGTAGACTGTGATAGCGTAAAATACCCCTGATTGTTTCGGGGGTATTTTCGTTATTGTCATTTGCTGATGTAGCTCAGAGGTAGAGCAGGGTCCTGTTAAGACTCAGGTCGGGATATCGTAATTCTCCATCAGCGCAGGTATGTTCTTTGACATATGGAAAACGGAGAAGGTTAGCTCAGAGGCAGAGCACTTGGTTTACATCCAAGAGGTCGGGATATCGTAATTCCCACCTTCTACTACAATGGGGTATCGCATAGCGGCAATTGCGGGGCACTGTAAATGCTCTCTCTTCGGAGTCCGGCGGTTCGAGTCCGTCTACCCCAACAACATGGCCAAATGCCTGAGTAAATATCTTATGAAATAGTAAGAGGCGGCCGCCAGGAGCTTTCGTATAGCTGGTGCGTACGCCCGCCTGAAGAGCGGGAGGATGGGGTTCGATTCCCTGAGGCTCCACCACTAAAAAATAATAATATGCGTAAAATATCATTGGATGAATTGTTTCGTAGAGTGAAGACGCCCGAATATAGGGAAGAGCAAATCGCCCAAACTCAAAAGTGGTTTGATTCCGTTAGTGTTGATTATATGCTCGGAATGTATGTAGGTGAATACATTGTAACAAACAATTTGCCTACACTGTCCACCGAATACCTACACTCTAATAACCTGATTCAGGTAAGCGAAGAGGATACGGATATGAATAAAAAACTGCATGATGCATGGACGAGTGATATGGAAAATCCGGAGAATTGGAAAGCGTATAGAGAACATTGTAAAGAATTGGAAAGAAAGTATTTACCGCCGACGTTGGGATGTATATTGGGTTTGACCAAATACAACGATGAGGCCCAATTCAAAGCCGGATTGTGGGAAGCATTGTGGAATTGTGATATGTGTTCTTATGATATCTCTCCGGAAAATATAAAGATAGAACATGATATGTACTTGGAACATACGTTTATAACGTTTCAGTACAATTCTAATTCTGATATAGAATGAATAGTTGACCTCGTAGCTCAGTTGGTTAGAGCACTAAACTTTTAATTTAGGAGTCCTGCGTTCGAGTCGCAGCGGGGTCACAATGTTTGGATAGCTCAATTGGTTGGAGCACTTCGCTGATACCGAAGAGGATGTGAGTTCGAGTCTCACTCCAAACACATACACGGGTTAGGCTATGGTAGCCAATGGGACTCCAAATCCCTAGGAGTGAGTTCGATTCTTACAACCCGTGCTAACCGGCCTTTTAGTTTAACGGATAGAATGATTGACTACGGATCAATTGGTGGGCGTTCGATTCGCTCAGAGGCTACATTAAAACGAATTGTTATGAAAGTGGATAGAAGTAAGTTAGGATGGTTTCTCAAAAACATCAGGCGTAAATCGCCAGAATTATCCGATGAAGAATTGATTAATGAATTGGCCAATTGGATGGAAGTGAACCCCGGTTGTATTGATAACGAAGGGGTAAGTCATCCGGGTCGGTTCAGTTACTCTACCGTTGGCTATGGTGTATTTTCATTATTCGGTGAAAGGTATCGTATGGGTAGGATTGAGATATTCGATAGTGAAGATGAAAGCGGATACGCTGTTTCCGAAGGTAGTTACTCAATGCCATTTGTAGCTGCAAATCAATTTGAAAATTTCATCGAATCATTGGAAACCGACCTTCCAATCAATATAGAAATCGGTTCACATGGATGGTGCGAATCGGAATGTGCACGTGATTTAGGGTTTGAGAGTGTTGAGCAAATGAAAGACCCGGAGAAAGTAAAAGAGTATCGCCAAAAGAAAAGCGATGAATGGGCGAGAGAGCAAGGATACAAAGATTACGATGACTTGCTCGCCAATAGTAAGTTTGGTGACTTGAGATTAAAAACTAAAAAAGATGAACAATAAAATCATATTCATTGATGTTGATGGCCCATTGGCATGGGGAACATGGGGAACGGGCCGTGTTGAACTGCACGCCGGTTCACAATTGTTCAAAATCCCATACAGATGGGTAGAGGAAGATTGCCAGGCTCTACACAAAGTTCTTCGTGAGACTGATGCACGACTTGTATTGAGCTCGGATTGGAGAAAGCATTTCAGTTTTATCCAAATGAAACGAGTATTTGAACACTTTGGAATACCTGGTCACTTGTTGATTGATATCACCACACATCAAGACCTATGGAAGAAAATGAGCCGTCCACCAATCGAATGGGAACGTGCGGCAGAAATTCGTAAATGGGTAAAGGATAACGGAGTGAAAAATTGGATTGCCATTGATGATTTGAATCTCGCCGGCCAATTCAAATGGATGCGTGTTCCACAATGGAGACACGTTCAGGTGAATGGTGACCACGGAAATGGTGGTAGGTTGCGTGACAAAGTTGATGAGTGTATTAGTAAACTAAATAAATAAAATAAAAGTTATGGCAAGTATTGAAATTGATGTTGATGACCTTATTTTCGGTTTAGCCCGATATGAAAAGCAAGAGTTAGCAGACGCATTGTATGAAGATGGATATGTTCCAAAGCAAATGGGTGGAGTTCATCCGGATGATGTATCCGTTAGTGAATTTGATGCGCAAGTAAGCAAACTCATTGGAAATGCGTGGAAACTAACAAAAGAAGATGAGGAAACAATTTTGAAAATCGCAAATAAATTAGTTTAATTTTTTAAAATCAAATGTTATGAATTGGTATTCTATTTTTTATTGGGTAACTCGTGCAGATTCTGTTAGGACTTTCTTCGATGTAGCAAGTGATATTTTTACGTGGATGGCTATTTTTGCATTTATTGCGATGATAGGTGCGGCGATGCATTTAATGAGTCAAATTTCTGATGGTAATTGTAAAACCGAAGAAGAAGAAAAAACACATCCTGAGGTTCGTTCGGCAAAAATGTTAAAACGATACATCTCAAGTATATTTTATGTTACTTTGGTTTTATCTTTGATTACTTGGGCGGGTTATATGTTTACTCCTACAAAGAAAGAAACATTACTAATCATAGCCGGCGGTGGTACGATGCAATTCCTTACTACGGATTCGGCGGCTAAACAAATACCGCATGAACTTTCTACCTTTGTAGTTACTGAATTGAAATCAATGGCAAAGGAAGCACAGGTGGATTTGGGTATAGCAAGCCAAAAGGACAAGATATTGGAAGAAGCTAAAAATATGACATCGCAGCAATTGATAGAGAGAGTGAAGGTTGATACGAATTTTGCTAAAATCATAATGGATAGGTAATAGGCTGGCGGGATGGCCGAGTGGCTCAGGTGGAGGACTGCAACCCCTCTTAGGTAGGTTCGATTCCTACTCCCGCCTCTTTATATGGTAGCTATCGCTTAAATGGAATAAAGCGTCTGTTTGTGAAGCAGAAGATTATGGGATCGTACCCCATTAGTTACCCACATAGATTTGGAATATACAAATAAATTCCTTATCATTGTATAACAATTGCTCCCGTCGAATAATGGTTGAGTTCGTCAGATTTTCGATCTGAAGATGCCGGTTCGATTCCGGTCGGGAGTACAAATAGGTTGATTGGGGAATGATTATATCAACAGCACGAGAGTGAATACCGGCTGATATAATCGGAGTTGGGAGGTATTCACCTAAGTAACGCCAATCGTAAAAGAAGTTGTCCACGCGACCATCTTCTTCTTTCCTATGGTTAGTCAGGTGGCGAATGGTAACGCAGCTCGCGGTGTACACAAAGGAGTGACCATGCAGGTTCGAATCCTGTCCTGACTACTAAAAATTGATTATTATGAAAAAATACACTGACAAAAACAAGTTGTTTGATACTGGTGGTAATGAATGGGCAGACCAAGTTTTTTGTATGATGCAAAATAACGGATGTTTATCCGAGTCACTTAAAGTAAGAATTAATAATCTTGCATTGTGGATTGTGACTAACCATAAAGGATATCAAGATAGTATTCGTGAATCTATTGAGGAGTTGGAAACAGAGATGAATTGGATGTCAATCTTTTCGAGAGATTTTACATCAAAATTGTATTCATTGCTCAATAATGCTTTGAATGTAGAAATCGCAAAAACTAAATAACATGGAAAAAAGTCTTTTAAAATTCATTAGAATAGATAATAAATACGTTTTGGAAATTTTAGGATGGAAAGAAAAAGATTATGATGATGAACATGGTGAGATAGGGGATCATTTGATTGTTGAGTGTTTGATTTCTGTCCCTGATACATCAATTACAATGAATAATATGTTTGGTGAAGAAAAGAGAACGTGTTTGGTTAACAAAAATCAATTCCAACAATGGATGGACACAGAAAATCGTATTAAGTGGATATAAATAAAATAGTCAGGTGGCGGAACGGTAGACGCACCGAAAGGTAGGTACGGTATGAAGCCCGATTAAACAATCCTAAATACAGATTCGATTCGTGTCCTGACTACTGAACAATAAAAAAATGAAAAACGAAAGATTAGAAAAGTTATCCGATGATGTCCGTAGAGGAACTCCAATTAGGTTTGATGAGGTATTGGAAGTAATAGCGTATCAAGAAGAGCTAAAAAGAAATCGAAAACTAAAACCGACTCTAAAACGATTCTTCGATAGGCTATTCAAAATTAAATAGAAGTGGTAGTCAGGTGACGTAATGGGTAAACGTTAAGGCCGTCGCATAATATAGGGGATGTGTGAAAACACTATACGTGATGTAACTCTAGGCATAGCTCCTGGTATGAGAGTGTGGGGTTCGATTCCCCACCCTGACGCAGAAAATAAAAATAAAAGTATATGATTAAAGTATTTACAAGTGGAAAACGCGGCACCTTTGCTGGTGATGAATTGAATCGGCAATTTGATGCATGGGTTGCAGAATTTGGACCAAACACAATAAAGATTGAATCAGTACATACCAACAGCAATGGAGATGGTTGGATGTTGACGGTTGTATATAGTATTGTAAGATAATATAAGCCGAGGTCGCATAGTGGCCGATTGCACCTGACTTGTAATCAGGATCCGCAAGGACACGCCGGTTCGAATCCGGCTCTCGGCTCAGTTTTGGTTCGTTAGTATAATAGTAGAATATCGCACTGTCACTGCGAAGGCAGGGGAGCGTAACCCCTACGAACCGCCAAAAGATAATTATCTTTTATGGTCCCATAGCTCAACAGGATTAGAGCGACGCTCTTCTAAAGCGTAGGTTTCGTGTTCGAATCACGATGGGACTACCATTTTTTCTCAATTCCATTATACCTATTATAAAGGAAAAGAGATGCCCATAAAGTTTTCAAATACTGGAGCCGGCGGCGGATTATCAATGAATAATCAAAGCGGAATCGGCAGAATGGTGATGAACGTAGGGGCGGCTGCAACACAATCGGTAGTATCTGATGCAATTCGTGCAGCACTTTCGTCGGCAAATACCGCAAGTTATGATTCGGCAAGTGTTGGTGATTTTGTTCAAGTGAACTCGGCATCGTATAATGCAGTATTTTCGGCATTGAATGGTATGGTGAAGTATGGTCACACCGATGCACAAATAACCGGTCCTACTACTGGTAGTACGAGTTGGGGTGCACCATTTGCGTTTGCTATGACAGCATCGGTAATACCACAAGGCAATTATATTATTGGATATTCGCTTGTAGCCAGAAGTGCAGTAACACAAAGTTACGCATTATATTATACAACGGCATCTAATGCAACCGCCTCTACCGCAGTTGGTGAAAGAATTGGACAGATGAACCGCTTCCCAACTGCCGGAACTGATACGCGTGTATTCCTAATAAGGAAAGCACCAATAGATATACTACCTGCTAATTCTGTATTATACATTTGGTCAACGGGTAGTTTGACAATTAAAGGGCCGTTGATTGCACGTATTCCATATAAATCAGTAATAGGCCCGGCTCCTCAACAAATAACTGGATCTTGGTTATCGTGGGTTAGCCCCAACACGGGTCAACCGGCTCACCAATTCCTGGTTACATCTCAAAAACAATGGTAATCAGTTTTGGTTTAATCCAAAAAAATACTTATATTTAATACTTAAACACTGGGTGTTAGCGTAGTCCGGTTATCGCGCTTGCTTTGGGAGCAAGAAATCGCCAGTTCGAATCTGGCACACCCAACTCAATATAAATGTCACAATGATGGCATATTTTTAATCAAAACAAAAAGCGCATGAAAAAAATCATCACTGTTTGTTTGCTCGTCTTACCTTTATTGTTTACGAGCTTCGCTGCGAACAACTCGCGGAATACTCCTCCTAATTATGAATTATTGTGGAGTGAATTGATAGCAAATGGGATTAAATATCCCGAAGTAGTATTTGCACAAGCTGTTTTAGAAAGTGGGCATTTTAAATCTACAGTCTTCAAATTAAATAACAATCTATTCGGAATGAAGTATCCGAAAGTGAGGGAGACGTTGGCCACTGGATCTAATCGTGGATACGCTACATTTTTCAGTTGGAAAGATTCTGTTAAGGATTACAAAATGTGGCAAGACCGTTTTATACAAAAACGTAGTATATCCAATCGAACCGAGTATCTATCCTATTTAGATAAAATATATTCCCAGTCAAGTGGATATTCGGCAATCTTAAAAAAGATAATCAAAAAATTCGATTATTTGGGATAATTCTCCACGTAAGTCATTGATTATCAATAGACGTTATAATTCATAGAATATCAATGAGTTATAACTCGTTGATAATCAATGACTATTAGATTTTTTCTAACAAAGTCCTCAAAAATTTAGAAAAAATTCAACAAATAGGTTTGTTTATTAGCACAGAATGCCCTAACTTTGTGTAGTAATACACAATGAGACCCACTATGTCTAAAAAATCGTATAGTATGATAAACAATATCGAATTAATCAAACCTTTGCTGAACTTCGATAACGAGGGTGACTTTTATATGTTGTATATCTTCAAAAGAAAGAAGGACCAGCCCGAAGGTGAAAGGGATAATCACCAATCGGTTCGTACAATAAAAACATATTGCGTTTCCAGTATTCAATATTTGGAAAAACGTTATGATGAAATAATCCAACTTTGTGAGATGTTTAAAGCACGTGCCTACATCCATATTCAGAAACAAAATCATAAAGATGTTTCATTGGATATGATGATGGCTTTGGCACAAAGACTCAAAGATGGTCAGTTCGTTCAAAACAACTTATTTGATTCGGTTGTTGGGCAACTGAAAACTTATGAGAAGCGTTGGATTATCGATATTGATACAAAGGATGAAATTGTTAGAGAAGATATCCGGGCATTTATCAACGTATTAAGACCGGAAGGATATAAATGTATTGCGGAAATTCCAACTAAAAATGGATTTCATCTTATTACTAATAGATTTGATGTTATAGAGTTCAAAAAGAAGTATCCTAATGTTGATATTCAGAAAAAGAATCCAACTTTGCTGTACTGCCCCTTCAGCTTAGATTCATTAGAACTTAAAGAGCGATAAACACATTATTATGAGAAACGATTTGAATTTGGTTGGTAAACGTATTAGTGTACTCCATCCAAAGTGGCCCGGTCAAAGAATCACTGGTATCTGCCAATCGTGCGGAGTGAATCCGTTACATGGGCATATGCAGGTAACGATTGATAGGATGCCTATTTGGCCGGTGAAAGTAAAAGAAATCATTGTATTAAAAGATGAAACAAATGAAAATAAGTTTAAATAAAGGTCAACAATTGTGGTTCACATCTGATACACACTACAATCACGCCAACATCTGTTCCACTACAACACAATGGAAAGACCCGGTGACGTGTAGAGATTTCAAATCATTGGATGAAATGAACGATACATTGGTGAATAACATCAACGCCGAAGTCGGACAAGATGATATTCTTTTTCATTTGGGCGATTGGAGTTTTGGTGGGTTTGAGCAAATCGAAGCCTTCCGTAATCGTATCGTATGTAAGAACATTCACATCATCACCGGAAACCACGACCATCATATTGAGAGAAACAAAGAAGGATGTCAATCACATTTCAGTTCCGTAAACAAATACTTACATTTAACTGTAAAACGGAATGTGGGTACTCCGCTTGTTAGTAGTGAATTGTTTGTACTGATGCACTTTCCTATTGCCAGTTGGGACCAAATGGCCAATGGTGCAATTCATTTGCATGGACACGTTCATTTACCTATGGCTAGTAGAATTGGACCAGGTAAAATGATGGATGTTGGTGTGGACGGTAATGGTTTGAGGCCGATTTCGGTAAGTGAAATTGCTACCCGTATGAGAAGGCAACCAATCAAAAGCCTAATGAGTTTCGACCATCATGAATCAGTAGAAAAATATAAATAAAAGTTATGAAAAAGAAACTTAAAGCAGCATTTTACACATTTTTGGTATTATTAGTGTTTGGGTTATTGCTTATTAGTGAAAAAACATATCCGTATGAAACGATGATGATTATTGTGATTTTAGTTTTATGTGTTATCGTTTACGCTCTTTATGTAGCGATTTTAAATTTAATTGACTAAAACAAAAACAATGAAAGATTTTATCCCATTCAAAGATGCGTTTGAGTTGAAGCAACTTGGGTTTGATGAACCGTGTTTTGCACATTTCCTAAACAAAAAGTTTTATTCAAAGTCTTTTGATAGACAAGGCGATGGTATAACTCTCAGTCCAACATTTTCACAGTCATTCAGATTCTTTCGTAAGAACTATGGGCTATTTATTAGTTTTGTTAGGTATAGAAAATCAGTAGTAATTGAAATGCCTGATACCTTTTCTAAGGTGTACGAAATATGGATTCAAGATGAAAATAAAGATGAATCTATTTGGGTTGGGAGTTTTGATGGACAAGAAGAAGCAGAACTTGCTTGTCTCCGTAAACTCATTGAAATAGTAAAACAAAAACAATGATAAACCTAGATAAAGCAACCTTAATTGGAGAAGGGGAATGGGTAAAAGACTCAGCTTATCAAGTCTATGAACTGGATGGCAAGTTCTATACCGCCATTGTAGTCGGACACGATAACAAAGAAATCCTTGATGACTCGATAGTGGAGATTGAGAAAGAAGATATTAGTAAGTACATCTGATAAATAAATTGCAAAAATGCTAGTTATAAAAAATATTGATAGGATTATCGGAATGTTTTGTAATGGGATTGATGTAATGGATGCTGGACAAAACGCATCCAAAACTAGATACACATTTAAATTTGATATACCTTGGGTTCAGAGTAGCCTTCGTGGTCCAATCGTTGAAGTTGTATTGGAGAGAGTTCCTAATTCTGATGGAAAGTATCAACTATTTGCTATGGGATGGCAGAAAGTAACGTTTATTTACGTTGATGAATCCGACATACGTCATGCCCATTGTTTGGCTGGTAGAATTAAAACTGTATTGAAGAAGTTACAACATTGGATTGAATCACACAAATAAATTTCACAAATGTTAATCATAAAAAATATTGATAGGGCAGTTGGAATGGAGTGCGATGGGCACGTAATAGAAAGTGTAGGTGAAGTGCTTGTAGCAGGTAGACCTAGCTATGCATTTAGGTTTAGAAATATACCATACGCACAGAATAACTCCTTCGGACCGATTGTGGAAGTTATCTTATATAAAACTCCCCTTTCCGATGGAACATATCAGCTATTTGCTATGGGATGGCATCGTGTGACTTACATTAATATAGATGAACACCGTTTAAAACGACCATATCGAATAGCATTTAACATCGAAGTTGTTTTGAAAAAATTAAAAACTTATCTTTTATCTATACAATAATATAAAAAGAGCATATGAAAACATTAATCATATTACGTGGTTTACCCGGTAGTGGTAAAAGCTCATTTGCTAAATATATGTTTTCAAATAATGTGTTTGAGGCAGACCAATACTTTTACGATTCAAACGGTAACTACAATTTTGACGCTTCGAAATTGCATGAAGCCCATTTGGATTGTCAAAAGCGTGTTGAGGAATTGATGCAAATGAGTGAAACGACTCAGTATGGACAAGAGATTGTAGTATCCAATACGGCAACTACCGAAAGGGAACTTGAACCATATTTGAAGTTAGCAAAGAGCTATGGATACACCGTTGTATCATTGATTGTAGAAAATAGACATGGTAATAAATCCGTACATGGTGTACCGGATGAGACTTTGGAAAAAATGCGGAAACGTTTTAGTGTAAAATTATGAAATATCCATTAAACATATTGAACGATTATATCGGACGAGGATTGATAGTTAAGCAAGACCATCCAACGTTACCTTTATCAATCTACAATTACAGCAGAACGTGCCAATACGACCGATTGTGGGATGCAGTTACATTGGATTGCCGTGGATTGGTTTTGGATAATGAAGGCACTGTGGTAGCCAAACCATTTCCAAAATTTTTCAATATGGAAGAATTATCCAATAGTGAAATTCCAAACGAATCATTTGAAGTCTTTGAAAAGATGGACGGTTCTTTAGGAATTGCATTTTACTATAACGGAGATTGGATAGTAGCAACGAGAGGTTCATTCGTTTCAGAGCAAGCCGTTAAGGCAACTGAAATGTTGAAGGGATTATCTATATTGAAAAACTATCCTACAACTGGATTGAGAAAAAATTGGACTTACCTTTTTGAAATCATATATGATGAGAATCGGATAGTCTGCCGCTACCCATTTGAGGGTTTGGTATTGTTGGGTGCATATGATAGAGATACTTTGGACGAAATTGAATTTGAAACTTTGACTAAATCAGTAGCACTTTTTACCGATGTAAGAGTTGTTAGAAAGTACAATGGTGTTACTGACTTCACTAAGTTGAAGGATATGATTTCAAATGATGCCGAAGGTTATGTAATACGTTTCAAAGGTGGGAAGAGAATGAAAATCAAAGGTGAAGAGTATGTAAGACTTCATAAGATAATCACCAATGTTTCGAATGTAGATATCTGGGAATTGTTGCGGACCGGTGGTGATTTGAATGAGTTATTGGAAAGAGTGCCGGACGAATTTGATACGTGGGTAAAGGATACCGTAAAAGACTTGGTAGTTAGATTTGAAAATATTAAACGTGATTATTTGGAAATATTCTCAATCATTCGTAGTGAAAATTTGAGCAGAAAAGAGTTTGCAATCAAAGCAATCCGTTATAATCATGCATCAATATTATTTTCTATGTTAGATGGGAGGGATTACGATTCTATTATATGGAAATGTATTCGCCCTAAATACGCAAAACCTTTTCGGAAAGATTTGGATAATTAAAAAACTTTTACTATATTTACATTATAGACAAACATACCTATTAAGGTAGGTATGGGCCCTGGTGATGGAATAGGTAGACATGCAAGACTTAACGCAAGCTTCAACACGTCGCGGCGTTAATCTTGTTCGCTGAAAGCGAGTGCGGGTTCGACCCCCGCCTGGGGCACGATTATCGTTCTTTGACATATAGGAGAAAACAAACTATGGAACAAATGTATATTGCCTATGTTCTTGGGATAGCTACAGTCATACTAATTGGTATGGTTATCGGCATCGTGAGGGCAAATATAATGGTAAGTAAGCACGTTAAGAGATTCGATGATGTGTATTCAAACACGCATTCAATGTTTGAAAATACAAATAGAGAACTCAATGAATTTAAAAGGGATGTGTATGAACACATACTACCTGATGTACATCGCGATATTGATTCAGTTTCGGGTGAAATCCATAAACGTATTGATGAATTTCAGAAAAATGTTCATGATCAGGTTGAGCCGGAAATTCATAAAAGAATTGATGAAAATCGTTCTTATATTGATTCCCGATTTGACAAATTTGAAACAAAACTAAAATCAGAAAAAGTATTATAATAATTAAAAATTAAAAACGTCCATAGAACGATAATCAATGGGGATGTAGCTCAGTTGGCTAGAGCGTTAGATTTGCATTCTAAAAGTCGGGGGTTCGAATCCCTCCATCTCCACTAACTGCGAGAATAGTATAACGGTTATTACTCCAGCCTTCCAAGCTGGATATGTCGGTTCGATTCCGACTTCTCGCTCAATGAGTAAGAGATACTCAGTAGTCTTTGACCTAAGACTCATTTAACAATAGGTTAGCAGAATGTCTGCGGCTAGAGTGAGACATCGTGGGATAAAGAGACTGACACAATCTCTCCCAGTAGTGTTGGCTGTTTTAATGAGGGATGCCTCGCGGGTTTTAAGAAATAGAAAACCGAAATAACTACTCATCTGTAATCTCAAGGTGGGGAAACTGCGGAAGTAGCTCAATTGGTAGAGCGCAGCCTTGCCAAGGCTGAGGTTGCCGGATCGTACCCGGCCTTCCGCTCTTATAATGGAGAGGGTCCGAATGGACGAGGACGCTGTCTTGAAAACAGTCGGGTGTAAAAGCCTTGGGGGTTCGATTCCCTTCCTCTCCGCATAGATTGACAGGTGGTGAAACGATGTAATATCTTGGCAAACACAGCTGCTCGTCTCGCAGTCGCCGATATAGAAATAGGTAATGAGTATGGGTTGACCACAATGCTGCAGCACTATGTGCTCGTTACTGAATCTCGGTTTGTTGGTTCGAATCCAACCCTGTCAGCAGTGAACATAGATTCAATTCTGCCTGCCTCCAATGGTAGCAACTATAAAACGTATGTTATAGTGTTGGATGTTCGACTACATTAAGTTGTAGATAAAAGAGCAGGATTCGCCTTGGTGATGGAATGGTAGACATGCTTGACTCAAAATCAAGTGTCGAAAGACGTATCGGTTCGAGTCCGATTCGAGGTACAATGGAGAGTTGCCCGAAAGGTAAGGGGCCGGTTTGCTAAACCGAGGCTGGGGTAAAACTCAAGATGGATCGTTACCATCACTCTCCGCTTAATTGCCCTGGTGGTGGAATTGGCAGTCACGCCGCACTTAGGATGCGGTGCCGAAAGGCGTATCGGTTCGAGTCCGATTCGGGGTACTATTAGTATTTGTATTATGTAAAATTTAAAACTTTGTAACAATGTAAAAACGTGTTGTATGAAATTCAAAAAACTTTATCAGAAAGACGAATTCGAGTTAGTTCCATATATGAAAGAATACCTTAAAGAACATACCGATGTGGATATTCTAATTGGATGCGACTCACAAAACTTTACCGACCGAACAATCTATGCTATCGTAGTTGCGATGCATACGCCAGGTAAAGGTGCTCATGTCATTTTTCGTAGATGGAAAGCTGATAAAGAACCTACACGTTCCATTCGATTGTTGAATGAAGTTTGGTATGCGATTGAAGCTGCCGAAGAATTGAAAGTGGCCGGTTTGCCCAAAGTGAAATTCATTGATATTGACATCAACCCAGATCCCAAATTCAAATCCAATGAAGTATTCCGTCAAGCCGTTGGACTTGTGGAAGGTATGGGATATCGCTGCAGATTCAAGTCTCTTGGTCCGATAGCCACATACGCAGCAGATCATTTGGTAAAGGTATAACTTTACTTTTATACCCAAAAAGTCAAGGTATAACTTTACTTTTTAGTGTAACTCATTGATTTTCAATGGGTTACAAAATTATTTGGTTATATCGGCAACTTTACGTATCTTTGTGTAACAAAGTTTGGGATAATTCTGCCTATAATAATACAGACACATATGAAGTTAGAAACAATTTACAAATCCACGAAGGGCGGTAAGGTGCAGGAGTGGACTATTGAAGTAGTAAAGAATCGGTATCGTACCATATCAGGCCAAACCGATGGTAAAAAAGTAATTAGTGAGTGGACAGAAGTGTATGGTAAGAATGAAGGGCGAGCAAACGCCACTACGGATAACGAGCAGGCACTCAAAGAAGCTGAAGCTAAACGTAAATTGAAATTGGAACGTGGTTACTTTGAGAACATCAAACATATAAATAAGAAGCAATACTTTGAACCGATGTTGGCCGCAAAATGGGAGGACTACAAAGATAAGGTCGAATACCCTATCTACTCTCAACCGAAGCTGGACGGTATTCGCTGTATAGTTACAAAGGATGGAATGTTCAGCCGTAATGGTAAAGAGATTATATCCGCACCACATATCCGCCAATCATTGGATAAACTATTTCAGAACAAACCCGATTTGATATTGGATGGTGAGTTGTATGCCGATAAGTTCGCCAACGATTTCAATAAGATTGTTTCGTTAGTGAAGAAAACCAAACCAACCGAAGAAGATTTAGAAGAAAGTGAGAAGAACATTCAGTATTGGATTTACGATGTACCAAGTGTAAATGACGTGTTTGTGAATCGTTCTATTACTTTGGTTGATTTGTTTGATGATTTCAAAAATGCCTTTGAAAAGCATTGTGTTAGAGTTGAAACTACCGTATGCTTAACCGAAGAAGTGCTGATGGCTATGTATGGTCAATATGTGGAAGCCGGATATGAAGGACAGATGCTACGTTTGGATGGTAAGTATGAAAACAAACGTAGTAAGAACCTATTGAAGCACAAATCATTTATTGATGAAGAATACCAAATCATTGATATTTGTGAGGGTGAAGGTAATAGAGCAGGAACTGCTGGGTACTTTGTATTCCAAACGGAAGATGGTAAACGCTTCAAATCAAATGTAAAGGGAACGTGGGAAGAAACTGCCGAAATGTTGAAGAACCGAAAACAGCTCATAGGTAAGCAGGCAACTGTAAAGTATTTCAATTTAACGCCGGACGGCATACCTCGTTTTCCGTTTGTTGTAAACATTGATAGAAATTCATACGAGTAAAAATAAACAAATTATGACACCAAAAGAAAAAGCGAAAGAGCTGGTTGAAAAAATGTCAATGGGAGAGGAGTTCAATGGTAGTCTTGAACTTATGGAATTATATTCTGTACCAAAGAACAAATACGCTAAGGAGTGTGCATTAATAGCGGTGGATGAGATATTAAACGATTTGAAGGAATCACTTGAAATAGCAGGAGATTTTCACCCCCATGCTAAAGGTCTTATTGCAGGATCTTTATTAGCTTGGCAAAAAGTAAAAATTGAAATAGAAAAACAATGACACCAAAAGAACAAGCTATTGATATCATTTCACAGATGAACAATGCATCTGCGACTATAACATTATCGGAGTGGGATGGCGCGCCAGCATGGATGAAGTTCGAATTGAAAAGAAAAGGATTGGTTGTAGTTAATACAATTCTCAAAGAATATAAACGTATTGCCGTTCCTTATGTTGCCGACAAATCGTATGTTATTGATATAGAGTATTGGCAAGAAGTAAAACAAGAAATTGAAAAATTATAAAGTAATGAAAGACTTTGTTCCTTACGAATTAGCATATGAACTCAAACAACTTGGGTTTGATGCAGATGATTATTTTGGGTTTTGGAACTTGTTTGAATATAGCGGTGAGTGGAAATTGGATTCAAGAATCCATGGGGATTCTATCGATTACATCGAAGCACCGCTATACCAACAAGCATTCAGATTCTTTCGTGAGAAGTATAAAGCAAGTCCAATCATTACTTGTTACTCCGAACTTGGAAACGCTTGGAGGTATCACATTCCCAACGAAGGTGGAGAGTATGATTTTTACACATACGAAGAAGCAGAGTTAGCGTGTCTCAAAAAACTCATTGAAATAGTAAAAACAATATAATATGGCGCAAATAACAAAAGAAACTTTGATTAATGCACTATACACCCATCCTACAAACGATAAGGAGATTGGGCATAATTCGGCAATCATTTGGATTTTGAAAACTTTGATAGATACAAAAGATAATCTACCGAATAGTGATGATGCTATATTGAAATCCGCATTTGATTTTCATTCGTTTGTGGGGTACGATGTTATCAGTCGTTCTACCATAACCACCATTATGTCGTATGCTAAATCTGGCCATAAGCTACAAGCGGTTAAAGAATTGAAAGATGCGACCGGATTAGGATTGAAAGAATCAAAAGATGTCATTGATAGAGTTTTTGATTTAATAAAAATATAAACAATAAATGGTAAGATTAATATGAGATTCAGCTTATTCGAAATTATGTTAGGTGAATGGGGTGGACTTTCCATCTTTTCCATTGAAACGCCTTTGAATGTCAGAGCACTGCTTCGTATAGAAAAATTTAGAAACAAATGGATGATTGGGGTATTATTCATAGAATTTACAATATATAGCCGATGAAACATAGACTTACAATCAAAAATATCGAAGCCTTTACTACAAAAGACTTTGGTGCGTGTATGTGTCGGATTACAACTACACCCGATGTCTATACGTTTGATTTCATTTCCATGCAAACTTGTGATTCCGTACTGAAATTACATTTAGAACGAACTCCACACCACTGGGATGATGATTTGGGAAAATTCATGTATAAGTATGAAGATAGCAGCTATGTATCCGCGGAGTGGTTCAATATTGATAACGCGTATAAGTTATTTAAAACGCGACTCGATAATATATTTGGTAAAAAATCATATTAAAACATAAATAAAATGGATGAGCAATTAGAGTATGTAAATGAAGTTCTATCGCAAGCAAAAGAATGGGGCGTCCAAGCGGAAGTAGTTTTATACGCATTGAAGTATATGAAAGACACTCCGAGTCTATCCGTTGAAGATGCAATTACATTTGGTATTGAAGAATGGACTAAATAATTAAATATGAAATTTGCAGCAAAAAGAAACTACTACACACGAGAGCACGTTAAAGGTATGAGAGAACGTTTAAAGAAGATTAAACCTAAACGTGAAGGAGTTACGCCTGAATATTTACAATTCGCATTGGGTGACCTCAAAGCAGCGGGCCATATGCGGGTTATTGGATTCGAAGGTTTGGAAACCAAAGAAGAAGAACACCCTAATGGAATCGCCGTATTTCCTCCATTCAAGCGTATAACCAATGTTCTTACATTCAATTCTGGTCATAGTGTAGACGTAAACGAAGCACCACATTTGAAAGGATACCTACAATCTGCATCTGACGCAGATAAACATCGGTATCAAATACGTGGATGGTTTAATCCCGATGGAACGGTGAGAATAGAGTTAGTTACTAATCACAAAAAACAGACAACATAATATGAATTTAAGAGAAGCAACTACGGCCAAACATAAAGAGGCAGAATCCGTTCCATTCAATCAAAGGTTAATGCGAGGTGAATTGACTCACGAAGAGTATGGTCGATATCTGACGGTACAATACAATATATTTGATACAATCGAGTCTAAATTCGGACTACCACGTACTGATTTATTCAGAGCGGATTTGATATTGGATGATTTGACAGAACTTGGTGTTATTGATATCACTACACTGGGGCCGAACGCAAGATTGTATTGTGATTATCTACGTGGCTTGGACTACAAATCTGCGCAACCACACATATACTTAAACTATATGGCGATATTGATGGGAGGGCAGATGATGAAGAGCAAAGTAATCGGATCTGGACGTATGTACGATTTTGGAGATAGTAGTAATGTAAGACATTTGGCTAAAATCATTCGGAATGATATTAAAGATGATTGGGCAGATGAAGTGAACAAAGGTTACGAATTTATCATTTCCATCTTAAACGAATTAAACGATACAAAATGAACGAACAAAGAGTTTTAGAATTGTTAGATGAAATCAAAAAAGAAATTCTTGAATTGAAAGATATCATCAACACGCGTAACAAAACAAATTCTACACCAACAACAAAAATTACAGTGATTGGAAATCGTCCTCAAAAAACTATGAAGGTAAAAGGTGTGGATTCCGACGAGGACTTCACACTATAACCCGCTTATTGGAAATCAACGAGTTATACATTACATCAGGGTTATATACATAACTCATTGATTCTCAGTGCCTTAAAAAATATTTTTAAAAAGCCATTGTTATTTGAAAAAATTGTCGTAAATTTGTGTATCGACACACAAACCAAAAAAATCTATTAAATTATGGGATATTACACGCGCCTGAAACAAAAGGCAACCGATAAGTGGAGTAAATCTTATGCTTCATCTTATTGGTATGATGATTATGAAAGGTCATTTGACTATTATGACCGGTACACCGATTGGGGGTACAAAAAGGATGAAGTTCAGATTATGAAAAAATCTGCTAACCTTTACAAACTCGCTTCGGTTCGTAGAGCAATCGCAAACTTTGTTCAGATTGTAACCGGAAAGAAAATCCCAGTAACGTTCGCTACCAAATCGGATAGCAAAACCGATGGCCAGCAGGTTATTCTTTCTGCCGATGTTGATGATAACTTCGATGTATCGGTGGGTTTGGCACTGCACGAAGGTTCACATATCGTTCTTTCTGATTTCAAAATGTTGAGAGAATTTTCGGATAGCAAAATGGCGTATTCGGTACTCGATCACAAAGGTGAGGCAGATAATGTGACCAAGTTTCAATCAAATCCTAGATTTGACGGTGGAGCGTATTCCAAACAAAAATACGCGATGTTCCATCCGAATGGTAAGATTCGTACCCGTGCTAAACTGACGGAGGAATTGTATCAATTCATTATGAATCTTAGTAATTGGATTGAAGACCGACGTATTGATAGTTGGATTTACAAAACTGCGCCGGGGTATCGTGATTACTATGTATCTATGTATGAACATTATTTCAACGATAAAATTGTTACGAAAGGCATCGATTCCGATGAGTTCACCGACGAAACGATTGATTCGTATTTGTTCCGCATCGTAAACCTTCTCAATGAGAAAACGAGTTTGAGTAAACTGAAAGGTCTTCGCACGATTGCACAACTGCTTGACCTTAAAAACATCAGTAGACTCAAATCATCCGCCGATTCTTTGAGCTTGGCCATTGATGTTACTGCAGAAATGTTGAAATATACAAAACCAGCAGATGGTCAAAAAGTAAAAGGAGAAGATGAAGATGGTGAAGGTGATGGTGAAGGTGGTGATGGTGAAACTATTGATGATTTGGATGGATATGATGTAGTTGAATCCGATGGTGATACCAAAGGTAAGCAAGTTCGTCTGAGCCCCAAAGCACTTGAACAACTCAAAAAGAAGATTCAAAAACAAAAAGAATTTCTGAATGGGAAAATTAAGAAAAAATATGTAAGCAAGACCGAACTGAAAAGTCTTGAGAACATCGAAGAATCGGATACCGAACTGACCAAAGTTGGTATGAAGTTGACCGAAGATGGTCGTATTGTTGGTAAAGGTGTAGATTGTATCGTAGTGAAACGTCTTACCGATAATATGATTGAATCTTCAGATTTCCCATGTTCAACACGTGGGTATGATGGTGCGATTCACAAAAAGTATGAAGCAGAAGTTCAACGTGGTATTCAACTCGGTACATTACTCGGTAAGAAACTACAAGTTCGTGCCGAAAGCCGTGAGACTATATTCAGTCGCCTTAAAAGTGGTAGGATTGATAAACGTATGATTGCATCATTGGGGTATGATAATGAGAGTGTATTTTTCAATCATCATATTGACCAATACAAAAAAGTGAACTTACACATATCAATTGACTACTCCGGCTCAATGCAGGGAGAAAAAATGCGTCGTACCGTCACCGCAGTTGTCGCCATTGCCAAAGCATGTATTATGGCTAGAAACATTGATGTACAAATATCCATTCGTACTACATCGGGTAGCCCCGAATTGCCGTGGGTATGTATGGTATACAATAGCCGTTACGATAGCTTGAAAAAGCTTTGTAAGTACATGTCAATTCTTCGTCCACATGGAACTACGCCGGAAGGACTTTGTTTTGAGGCGATTCAAAAGTATCTTATTCCACAATCGAATGATATGGATAGTTATTTTCTGAATTTCTCCGATGGACAACCTTGCTTTAGTATTTCCAATGGTGAAAACCAACTGAACTATGGAGGTAATACTGCGGCAGTACACACTCGCGAGCAAGTAAAGCGTATGGGGGAAATGGGTATTCAAGTACTATCCTACTTCATCACTGATATTCGCTCATCTCGATTTGAATCAAGTGAAGATTGGGATATATTCAAACGTTCCTACAGCGATGGTGCTAAATTTGTGAACGTTGAAAATATGTTTGAAGTAGCAAAGACAATGAATGAAATGTTTCTTAAAAAATAATATAAATAAAATTATAATCACCAACCAATAAACAGTTATTTTATGGCAATCAGAAAAAATCGTAGCACTGCATCTCGTAAAACTGCAGCAAAGAGTGTTAAGCGTTCAACCACTAAGCGTGTAACTGCTAAAAAATCGATTGAGTACACGAATGATTTCTATCAGGTCGTTGAGTTCGGAGAATCGTTTGCGTTGATGAATACCAATGGTAAACCTGCCGCTAAAGTGCCCGGTATTTCCAAAGCCAAAATGAAGCAAGCACATGATGAAGGCAAGGCACTTCGTGGGTACGTTACAGCGAGTGGCAAGATTGCTTACAAACTTGTTGATATGGATGAGTTCAAACGTGCCGCAGTTTCTATTCAGGAAAACGAAGTTAACTCCGTGAGTGAGGCGTTTGAAACGCATGAGCAGTTGAAGCAGTTCATCCATGAAGCCGGTAAGGAACTTAAACCCGCCGGTCTTTTCATTACCGAATTGAAATGGAAGTATCTTATTCGTTCTGCCGTTCGTGGTAAGAACATTATGATGGTCGGACCTACCGGTTGTGGTAAGACACTTGCAGCTCAATCATTGGTTCGTTCTCTGAAACGTCCCGATTTTTATTTCAACCTTGGTGCTACGCAGGACCCACGCGCAACACTTGTAGGTAATACGCACTTCAACAAAGAGAATGGAACGTTCTTCAGCGAATCCGCCTTTGTGAAGGCTATCAGCACTCCGAACGCAATCATCCTGCTTGACGAGATTAGCCGTGCTCACCCCGAAGCGTGGAACATCCTTATGACGGTTCTTGATTCCGGTCAGCGTTATCTTCGTCTTGATGAGGCAGAAGGTTCACCGGTTATCAAAGTTGCTAATGGTGTTACCTTCATCGCTACCGCTAACATCGGTAACGAATACACCTCGACTCGTATTATGGACCGTGCCATTATGGACCGTTTCGTTACGATTGAGATGGACCTGTTGGATAAGGAAAACGAACTTGCTCTTTTGAAGTTCAAATTCCCTGAAGCCGATGAGTATTCTCTGAACGCTCTCGCTGAAATCGCTAGCACCACTCGTGAAATGATTAAGACCGATATGAGTAAAGTATCGACTATCGTTTCTTCGCGTGTGAATGTGGAGGCAGCTGGTTTGATTTACGATGGCTTCTCTCTTATGGAGGCGGCTGAAATCGCAATCCTTCCATACTTCAGTAACGATGGTGGACTCGATAGTGAGCGTGTGTTTATGAAACAGCTCATTCAGAAGTACATCAAGACGGAAGAGGCTGAACAAAAAGAAGAGGCTCTCTTTACCGAAGAGCAGGCCGATGATACGGTTATTACTTGGTAATAGGTTTGGTGATTCATATACGCAGGGAGGCTTCGGCTTCCCTGCTTTTTTTATTTAGACAAGTTTGGTAACACTATAAATTAAATGTATATTTATGAGTGAAATCATTTAATGAAATTATAAATTATGAAAAAGTTTCGCATAACAGCAATATCCGATACTCACACATATCATCGTGAGTTGACGTTGCCCGGTGGCGATATACTTATTCATTCCGGCGACTTCACTAGTATCGGTAGAAAAGATGAAGTAGAAGATTTCATCGGTTGGTTATCCGACCAACCATACAAATACAAAGTATTCATAGCCGGTAATCACGACATTGTGTTCGATAGTGAAAGAAAGTTTCGTGTTAAGTCGGAATGGATTGATAGACACATATTCAATGGATACAATACTGAATGGGTTAAACTTGCTCAACATGATAAGCCGCATTGGTTAAAAACATTACTCGGTAATCTGAAAAATGGTGTACACTATTTAGAAAATAGTTCAGTTTGTATTGAAGGAATAAACATATGGGGCTCTCCATACTCACCAAGCTTCGGAAGTGGATGGGGATTTAATTCGGATAGAGGATATGATATGAATGAACATTGGAATTTGATTCCTATGGATACTCACATACTCATAACACATACTCCGATGTATGGATACAACGACCGAACATTGAACACGAATGAAAATGTTGGATGCGCCGATCTTTATCATAGAGTGCGTGAAGTGAAACCCCATTTACATTTTTGTGGACATATTCATGAGGGCATGGGGCACAAAGTAATCGGACTGAAAGATTGGTACGATTGCCAAACGTTCAATTCAAGTAATCTTAATATCAGATACGAATGTGTTAATCCTCCGATAAATTTTGACTACAACTTTGATACTGCGGAGTTGGAGTTTCATATGTAAAAATAAAAACAGTTATATGAAAAAAACATTTTGGTTATATCTTGATGATATGAGAACACCAATGGATCAAAATTGGATTGTTGTTCGTAGTTATGATGAATTTTGTATGGCAGTACATCAGTATGGTTTGGAAAATATTGAAAGGATTTCTTTTGACCACGATTTGGGTGAATCCGCTATTTTGGAATATTATAGAAACGTGAAAGATAATTACAAAATTGATTACGATAACATAATTGAAAAGACCGGATACGATTGCGCAAAGTGGTTGGTTAAATATAGTATGGATACTGGTATTCCCATCCCAGATATTTATGTTCATTCCGCCAATCCGATTGGAGCTGGTAACATTATCGGATACATAAACAATTATTTGAAAAATTGTAGAATAAAAAAAGTGGCTGAATTGAAACGTTGGGATAATTACATTGATGAGCTAGAACAAAACGTTTAATTAAAAATATAAATTATGAGAGTTTACAAGGTTGAACTTATGATTGTGGATTTCGATGAAGTGGGCGATGATATTCCCGTAGTGATAGAAAATCAACGTTATCCGAATTATTGTATATCACCCCATGTTGTAAAGATGGAACATAGAGAAATTGGTGAATGGCACGATGATCATCCTTTGAATAAAAGAGATTCATTTAAAAAATACCATGAGGAATTATTCTCAAAAGATGAACAGATCGAAAACTAACTATGTGACGGATGGGCGTAAATGCTCATCCGTTTTTTATTATAGTATTTTTACATATGTAATCAATTGATTCTCAATAAAAATCCTATTTTCCCCAAAATCAACCAGTTATAACACGTTGATTATCAATGGCTATTTGATAATTTCTAACAAAATCCCCAAAAATTTCGAAAACTTTTAACAAAACGCCCATTGAAATGTCCCCAAAATGCCCTAACTTTGTGTGGTAACACACAATGAGACCCACTATGTCTAAAAAATCACACATTATGAATATGGTATTTACAAACATTTCTCAAGCTAAAAAACTGACTGCCCTTTCCTATCTTGGTTCAGTAGCATCTTCATCTAAAATCGCTAAAGGATTAAAGTACAATGAACGTACCTATATTCTGTATCTTGCTCCCGCGTCTGTGAGTGGATACAATGTGTGTCCAATGAGTACGAAAGAATGTCGTGATGCGTGTTTGGCCGAATCTGGTCACAATCGTATTGATGTGAAAGAAAATCGTATCAATAAATCTCGTATCGCTAAAACAAAATTGTTCTTTGAACATCGTGAGTTTTTTATGAAATGGTTGGTTACCGAAATCACCAAAGCACATTTGGAAGCCAATACACTTGGGTATCGTTTTTCGGTAAGGATAAATGGTACATCTGATATTGACCCTCAATCTTTCAAATTGGATGGTAAGAATATATTGGAGTGGTTTTCTAACGTTACCTTTTATGATTATACAAAGGTGGCTAAACGTTTTCGTTTGTTAAATCAATATTCGAACTATGACCTCACATATTCGTTCAGCGGATACAATATGATTGATTGTGAAAGATTGTTGAGTGAAAGGAAAGGGCGTGTAGCTATGGTGTTTGAAGGTAAACGACTCCCTTCCACATTTATGGGTTACAAAGTAATTGATGGCGATGAATACGATATGAGATACATTGATGAGCCGGGTGTTATTGTTGGACTGAAATTCAAAAAGGTTCGCAACAAAATTGATACGGCTAACAATCCGTTCATCATTCCTATGAATAGTACATTTAGTGTTTACGAAAAATAAAATATAAAAATATGAGTAAGGTAAAAGTATTGGGTAATCAGTATGGTATTGAGATTACGAGGCCGTGGAATGATAAAATGTATGAACATAACGATAAGGTAGCAAGTGAAATGAAAGAGAATATATTTCAGGCTATCAATAAAGCGTATAACGATGATGATGAAACGGCTCTGAAAGAAATCGGTAAATCGGTATCTGGATATGGATTCGGATTTGGATTCGGAATGGATGAAATGCATGCCCAAATAAGTAAGGAATTGGATAGAGTTCAAAACTTTTGGTTGAATGATGTATATCCGCACCTAGTGAAAAAAGGTTATGTAAAAGAACTTGAAATTGGTTTTGTTGGTTATGGAAAATAAATTATTATGGCACATTCTAAATTACACATCATATGTGGTAATTGTGGTCAAAACGATATGTTTGATTACAAAATTTCAACCGAAGTAGATGATGATACCAATGAAAAATATCAGATTGTTTATATAGGTTGTCAAAATTGCAACACAATACATCCATTAGATAACAACGCTTCAAAAATAAAATAATGGATATGAAAGATGAAATGAAAGAATGGCAAGATATGGCCTTACAAGCAATGAGTGAAGATGATGTGCCGGAATACGATTCAGCCGGATTCACCGAAAATGATAGATTTGTAAACGAACAAAATTCCGTAATTATGACCGATAGGAAGTTAGCAAGTATAAGAACGATTACCGATATCCAACCGATTGATGGTGCGGATGCTATCGAAGTTGCCGTTGTTGGCGGATGGAAGGTAGTAACTAAAAAGGGCGAGTATAAGCCGGGTGACCTTTGTGTTTATTGTGAAGTTGATTCGTTCTTACCGATTTGTGATGAGTTTGAGTTTCTTCGTAAATCTTCATATAAGAAAATGAAAGATGGTAGTGAGGGATTCAGATTGAAAACGATTCGATTGCGTGGACAGGTTTCACAAGGTTTGTTGTTACCACTTACTATGTTAGATAGTACATTATATAAAGGACTTATCACCATAGTAGACGGTGAAGATGTAACTGAAAGGTTGGGTATCACTAAATATGAGCCACCAATACCGGCCGAACTATCCGGCAAAGTGAAAGGGTTGTTCCCATCATTCATTAGAAAGACCGATGAAGAGCGTGTACAAAACTTAACAAAAGAATATGAAGGCTGGAGATTACAATCAAAGCATCAGTTCTATGTAACGGAAAAGCTTGATGGTAGTTCAGCAACGTTCTATTACAAAGATGGTGTGTTTGGAGTGTGTAGCCGTAATTTGGAATTGAGTGAACCTGAACCATTCGTACCCGGTATGGTTATGTGTGATGATGGCATTGAACGACCTAAAACGGAAAACACATTTTGGAAGGTGGCTAGAGAGCTTGACTTGGAAAACAAACTTAGGAGTTATGGTAAGAACCTTTCCATTCAGGGTGAGTTAATCGGTGAGGGTATTCAGGGTAATCCATATAAGATAAAAGGTCAGACCGTAAGGTTCTTTAACATCTTTGATATTGATAACCAAACCTATTATGGCCTTCCGATGTTTATGGCTACGATGGAACATACCTTTGGGTTGGAGACTGTGCCGGTTTTAGATACAAACTTTATCTTACCGAATGATGTGAGTGAATTGTTGAGTTACGCTGATGCTAAATCGGTACTTAATCCAAACTTTGATAGGGAGGGTGTAGTGATTCGTAGTTTAGATAGAACTATCTCATTCAAAGTAATATCAAATACTTTTTTATTGAAACACGAAAAATAAACAATTATGAAACTACTCAAAAACTCCGGCGTATTAGCAGCAATTATAATGGTAATACTCTTAATACTTGGATTAACTAGTCCGAGAGTATTAGGTATGGTTATAATAGCAGTTCTTGGTGTACTCCTTATTCTTTTAATATGGTTATTAATTACATTCCTTATAAATACAATTAAAGATAGTTTATGAAAATCAGAGAAGATATAACAATCGAACTAACAGCGACCGAAGTTAGAAAAATATTGAAAGACCATTTTTCGGACAAATACGATATAGATAATGTCCAGTTCAATATAGGCACTGTCTACGATGATGGCATGCCGGTTTCGTGTGTTGGGACCGATGAAGTGACAGGAGTTCGATTACTTGGTAAAAACAAACAAAAATAAAAGTTATGAAATTAGACCTTACAAATCCCACAGCAAATAGAATAGAAAACCTTTTATATAAGGTATCAAAATTCCCCGATGGGCAGCAAAGTTTAGAAATTCCCAATTCCGAACATGATAAAATCCGACATGGTACATCTAATGTAACGATAGTATCTCGTCTAAATAACTTTTCCGATTTGGAATTGATTATTTGTGGAGTGAAAGCAATTAGAGGATTGAACAAAACAATGAAGATTGATTTATCAGTTCCTTACTTTATAGGAGCTCGTTCCGATAGAAAATTTGTTGAGGGTGGAATCAATTATGTAAAAGATGTTATTTCTCCAGTTATCAACTCTTTGGACTTTGATAGGGTTAAGGTATTAGATCCACATTCGGATGTAATTGAAGCGTGTGTGAATGGACTTAAAAAAGCAACCAATACATACTATCAATTTATCAACTTCGCTGTATCCAAAATATCAGGCTCAACCTTTAATCCAGACGAATTATGTTTGATAAGCCCCGATTCCGGCGCATACAAAAAAACATTTGATGTAGCTAAAGCATTGGGAGTTCAATCAATTGCTACGGCGAATAAAATCCGTGATATAAAGACGGGGCAAATCATAAAAACGGAAGTACCGAATCTACCGATTAGTAAGACAGATGTACCATTAAAGTATGTTATCATTGATGATATTTGTGATGGAGGACGTACCTTTATTGAATTGGCTAAAGCAATACGTGAACAATTACCTACGGCTCAAATCTATTTGGTAGTTACTCACGGTATCTTCTCCGCCGGTTTGGACGTACTTACTCCACATTTTAATAAAATTATAACAACAAACTCTTACAAAGATATTGAAGCTGATGAAATCATAACACACCAGTTCAATGTATTTACCAATTTCTTAATTTAATTCAAACAATAAACACATATATTATGAATCCGCTTCTTCTTACTGACGGTTACAAGACAGGACACCATCAACAATATCCCAAAGGTACGACTATGGTATATTCAAACTTCACACCGCGTAGTAACAAACACGCTCCTAAAGGATGTGATGAAGTCGTATCGTTTGGACAGCAAATGGTTATGATGGAAATCCACGAGGCTTTTGAAAAGGAATTTTTCAGTCAGCCAAAGGATGTAGTTATCGCTGAAATCAAAGAGGAACTGAGTCTTTACCTTGGTACTGACTATGATGTTTCGCACTTTGAAAGGTTGCACGATTTGGGTTATCTTCCGATTGAAGTGAAAGCAATCACCGAAGGTACTACCGTTCCTATTAAGGTGCCGGTTCTGACCATTCGTAATACTCACCCCGATTTCTATTGGATTACGAACTATTTGGAAACTATTATTTCTAACTTGCTTTGGAAGCCTATGACATCCGCTACCATAGCACATCAATATCGTAAAGTATTGACGAAGTGGCAGGATAAAACGGACAAGGAACGTGCGTGGTTTGTTGATTGGCAGGCACATGACTTCTCAATGCGTGGTCTTGATAGTATTGATGTAACAATCAGTTCTGGTCTTGGACATGCCACATCGTTCTTGGGGTCGGATAGTCTTCCAGTAATTCACGGTGCTCGCAAATTCTATGGAGCAAAAGGTATGGTTGTTGGTAGTGTAAATGCAACCGAACATAGTGTAATGTGTGCAGGTAGTAAAGATGATGAAATCGGAACGTTCAGTAGATTGTTGGACACATATCCCACCGGTATCCTTTCGGTTGTATCCGATACTTGGGACTTGTGGAAAGTATGTACGGAGCACGTTGTTGTACTGAAAGATAAGATTATGGCACGTGATGGTAAATTGGTAATCAGACCTGATAGTGGTAATCCTACCGATATTGTGTGTGGTTTAAACACAAAGCCTGATATGTACTCGGCGGAACAAGCAACACATCCTTCATATAAAGGTGTGATTGAATTGCTTTGGGATGTGTTTGGCGGTACAATCAATGAGCAGGGTTACAAAGTATTAGACCCTCACATTGGAGCAATCTATGGTGACTCTATTACGCTTGAGAGGGCTGAGGAAATTTGCCAAAGGCTCGCTAGTAAGGGATTCGCTTCGACTAACATTGTGTTCGGTGTGGGTTCATTCACATATCAGTACAACACACGCGATACATTCGGTTTCGCTATGAAGGCTACTTATGTTGAAGTGAACGAAGAAGGTAGAGAAATCTTCAAAGACCCTATCACCGATGATGGTACAAAGAAATCTGCTACTGGTTTGTTGCAGGTAGTTGAAGTAATGGAATCCGATTCATTGGGTAAACTTCATCATAAAAACTATGAACTGAAGGATAAAGTATCTTGGGAAGAAGAACGACATGGTGCGTTGAATACTATCTACAAAGATGGTACATTCCACAATCGGATTACCTTCGATGAGATTCGTTCTAAATTGAAGTGAATTATTTTATAAAACTTATAAATCTTTTTGTATGAAAGTAAAACTTGAAATGACTACGTGCATCAAATGTGGTGGTAAGATGCCCAAACTTCGACTCGTTAAGTATGGCTACAAATCCTGCGTTAATTGTTCTACCGTTGAACAAGTTGGTGGTATTCCGGTCACCAATCACAAAACCGGTAACACAATTCAAGTCGTACCAAAAGACATTGCTGACAATATCAATAGATTGGCCGCTCGGCAAGGGTATGGAGTTATGAAGGGAATGAAGCATAACTAATGAAAACACTATTTGATATCGTAGTAACCACTATGAACGGAGATACCTTTCAACTGAAGGGTATCTCCTTTTCAAAGGTGGCACAATTAGCAAATCAAACCGAATCAATCAAACAAATCCATATTAAAAAGGAATATCTTAAAAGGATTAAATAATAAATTATATGAAAACGGAAATACTAAATACTAAATGGTATTGGTGGATTCCCATAATCGGGCTATACTTCATTGAGGAAATGTCCGGATGGGTATTTGATTCCATCGAAACATCTGTTTATGTAAAACGAATGTTAATCGCTTATTTCAATATGGCATATCACGTATTGGGATTGGTTCTAATAATTCTTTTAGTATCTAAATAGTGTTTATGGAAAAGTTCAAAAGTTTTTATCCTCCCACTTGTGTTCAGGGCCCCGTAAGTGGGAGATGGTACATCATCGCAAATGGAAAGTGGATTGAGGTTAGTCGGCAGTATAGTTGGAATGAATTGGAAAAATTGTGGATTAAAGAAACTATCCAACCGAAACCAGAAACACCGAAACGTAAACCAAATGGCGAATGGCATTATGTTGGTAGTAAAGGTGAAATCTATGAAGTGAAATCCGATGATGATTTTTGGACTTGTAACTGTCCCGCCCATGCTTTCGGACGAGGCAGAGATTGTAAACATATTATAGAAGCAAAATCTAAAAAGAAACGTAAATGAAACGATATCTAAAAGACCAATCGTTTTGGGGATTAATTGCATTGGTGACTATGTTAACGTATTTAATATTAAAAAATTAACACTATGGTGACTATTAACAACTTTAACAAGATACATGATGCTAGATTCCGAATTGATAATGTAGAATGCCGTATTGAAGCAGAGACATGGAATAATAATGTATGGGTATATGAAGATGTGCATGATATATTTAACGGACACGCTTTATGGTTTGAGTTTAACTGGAAGGTAAATTCTTTTAATGTAAAAAAATGTGAGAGAGGCAGCGGAAATGTTGGAACGTATGTTGTTCAGGATGCATCTATTGATCTCGATAGTATAAAGACATCGGATACATTTATCGCTTTCCTTAAATTCATAGCAGAAAGATTGGTATGGAATAAACTTTTATAATTAAAATATTTTTTATGTCAGAAATTAAAAAGCAAACGGCAGTTGAATGGTTATTCGAACATCTTTACAAAGTAGAGTACGGTACTCCACAAGGAGAAAGGCCTAACATCTTTGAACACGCCAAACAAATGGAGGAAGACCAACGTATGGAATTGGCCGATGCGGCATATGAAGCTGGAAAGTTAGATAGTGAATTTTCCAATATGTTTGACGACCCGAAAGCACGTTTTATGAACTCGGTAAAAAATAACAATGTATGAACAAACCGATAGGATTTCAAAAGTTGGCAGATTACGCCGAACCAAAAAAGACACAAAATGGGTTTCGTATTGTAATCGCAGACCGGAATGCGGCTCCTGATTCATTTTGGATTTTTCCTGAAGATGAACGTGTGGATGCGCTTTTATGTGCAATGGATTGGAAAAATGAAAAACTTCATATTAGAGTGTGCCTTAGAGGGGCGGGGCACTCCGGTATATGGCACGATACTTATCTACCCTTTTATAAAAGTAATGTCCAGTCGGTAGGACTGTTTTATTCTGAAGTTTGTGGATTATACAATATGTTTATCAATTTCTTAAAAGGAAATACCGACTATCCAAACTATGTAAAGCTAAATAAATCTACGATGGATTTGAGTAATATACCACTCGTCGTTTCGGAAAATAGACCATATATAGTCAAATCTTCAAATGGCACGGACTATTATACGGTAACACTTACTGCGGACGAATATTGGGAATGTAGTTGTCCGGGGTATATGTTCTCAAAACAAACTCCGAAGACTTGTAAACATATTACCGAAGTGAAGACACGAATTAAATGGTAAATCAAATGTATGAAGAACTATACAATACAAAATGGATTTGGTGGATTCCAATAATTTCAGTATTTTACTTTGGTGAAATAGCAGAATGGATGTTGGATTCTAAAACACCCGAACAACGCCAAAACCGAAGGGATGTGTTCTTTTGGTTTATTGGCCCAACGAACTTTATATACTTTATTTTATTAATTAAACTTTTTATATAACAAAACAAAAAAAATGGCGCAAGAAACTATTGAACTAAAAACATTCAAAAGATTGTCCGAAGATAAAGTGGCTTTGGATGGATTGATATGGACAGCATACCCTGAAAAGGCAAACGTATTCAAAAATGAAGAAACTGGTCACGTGGTACACTCTATCGTATTGGATGGTATTCCATATTTTCCTATGAGTATTGATAATCGTAAAAGAAAATAAAAAACAATGAAAGAATTCTTAAAAAGAAAAGCAGTGCAGAAAGTTATTAGCACGGTATTGAAAATATTCGCAATACTCATTATGTTTGAGTTTGTGATTTTCCCCGGCCTAACTGCAAGTGATACTGCACTTAATAGCATCAGTGCCTTTTTGGGCATTATACTGATATTCTATACCGTCTACTTATTTGCATATGATATATGGAGTTCGGATGGAATCCATAGTACAGTTGAAGCAGAATTAAACCAAATAAAAAACAAAAAAGAAGAAAACGTTAAAGAAAGTTAATTATGGCTAATTATGAAAGTTTCGAACAAAGGTATGCTCGCCGACAAAAAGAGCAAGAAGAAGAAATAAAACAAGAAAAATTAAAACAACAATTAAAAATTAAAAAAATGGTAAAGGTTATTTTCGCAGCAGTACTTGGTATTTTGATTTCTATTTTGCTTTTTGCATCGTGTGAACGAATTGATGCAGGGCATGTTGGTGTTAAAGTGAATTTGTATGGTGATAACAAAGGCGTAAGTGATGTCACCGAAGTAACCGGTATGGTATTCTATAATCCGATTACGCATAATATCTATGAGTTCCCTACATTTATTCAACACAAAGAATATACCGGTGATAATTCATTTATCGTAAACTCAAAGGATGGTTCGGAGTTCCACGTATCACCTATTATTAACTATTCGGTAAAACGTGAGAAAGTTCCTCAAATCTTTTCAAAGTATCGTAGAAGCTTGGATCAAATCGAAGAAGGCTTTTTGAAAACCGCAGTATTTGATGCGTTCCGACTGGCTACTAACAAATATACGGCGGATGAGCTTATTGGAAACCGTCAAAACTATGAAGTTGAAGTAAGACGTATTTTGGAAACACAATTATTGAATGAAGGATTTATTGTTAATCAGTTTACATCTAACCTTATTTATCCTGAAACTTTCAAAAACGCAATCAATGCTAAAAACAATGCAGTACAAGCCGCTCTCAAAGCAGAGAACGATGTGAAAACCGCTGAGGCTGAAGCCAAAATTAAAGTGGCGCAAGCAGAAGGTGAAGCACAATCTATGCTGACCCGAGCAAAGGCCGAAGCGGAATCAAACCGATTGAAGCAGCAAACTCTTACACCGATGCTTATCCAACAACAATGGATTGAAGCTTGGAGGGCAGGCGGTAGTAATGTACCAAGCGTTGTAACATCGGATAATGGTGGTGGGTTTATTTTGAACTTGAATAAGTAATACAATAACAATGGGGTCGGTAATATCGCCGACCCCACAAAAAACAAAACTATGATTTTAAATAGATTTCCGAATCCACCAGCTGAATTTTCAGCAAATGTATATGGCGAAGAAATTAAAATTACAAAAGCATATTCAGATATGGATATAAATGAATTGCTGGAGGTATTTCGTAGATTGGCAATTGGATGTCAGTTTTCCGAAGAAACTTGGAGAGATGGTGTTATACAAATGGCAAATCTTTACGAAGAAGAAATGCGAGAAGATGATTCGTCCGATGGAATATAGATAGTATTGTATAATGTATTATACTTATACTAAAGTTATAGTATTATTCACGAAACGCAAATCAAATGGACGAGGGTGAGAGTAAAAATAAAACAAATAAAAACAAATTACATGGAATTGTTAAAGACATCGTTTCTGATGTTAGCAATGTTTTTCAATCCATTCGGGTTCGATATACTATTCAAAATTGTTTTGGATTGGACAGGGTCATATTGGAAAACCGATATAATTTTTTATTCCATTTCAATTCTATTCTTTTTATCTTATTTATACTTAAATTCAAAAAGTAAACGTAGTGAAAAAATCGGATGAAGTAAATGACCCGGCCGTGTTGCACATTGATTTGGGTAATCAACCAATATCAAGTTGGTTGAAGGCCAATAGGTATATTATACATTCCGAGTTAGTTCGTTACATAGAAATACTAATAAACAAAAATTTAGATTTTACACAAGCTATTCTAATCACAAATTTTGTAGAAAACATTGTTCTTATTGTTCGGAAAGAAAACGCCGATATCACACTTGATAAAGCTATGAATTATTTTCTTTCGATAGAGGAATATGAACTATGCGCGAAAATTCGTGATTTGCAAATACTTATAGAAAAATCTAAAACGGATGAAAAAAGAAATACTAAAGATAGTGGGCAAAATAAAAGAAAATCTAAAGTCCATTGACGATGATGGCATTTATCACAAATTGTTAGATAGTGTTTTTGAAGATGCGGAACAAATTGAAGATATCATTTACAATGATGACATTAATAGTGGATACGGCATAGAAGAAGAGGAAGACTTCGAATAATAAAATAAAAAAGGTTATGAGTAAATTAGGAGTGGGCATTTGCTACGCAATACTTGCCCAAATACTAACATATTTCCAATTACAAGGGAATATCAAATGGAATTGGTATGAACGCTATCCGATAGCAGTATACTTACTATCTCTGCCACTTACATTCTTATACATCAAATCAGTTGAATGCTTTGTCCTATCATTTGATGGACAGGTGTGGCCATCTCGTCTTATAGGTTTCGCTATTGGTATATTTGTCTTTACAATTCTGACAGAGATATTTTTTAAAGAGCCGTTCACTATAAAAACATTACTTACTTTGTTTTTAGCAGTGTGTATTATTCTTATACAAATATTTTGGAAATGAGAAAACCAAATCTTACAAAGATAAACGATATACTTTACGAAGTGGTCCACGTATTGAAAGCAGAAAAACTAAAAAAAGAATTAGATAGTGATGGGATAGAACTATTAAAAAAGTGCTACAATGCAGAACACATATTTAAGAATACACAAACAAACGAATATATATTTGTAAACAAGATAGAAGAATTAGAAACGATAAACGATTAAAATAAAAATTATGTCAACAGAAACATTAGCAATGATTTGGTTTATAGGTGGTATTGTATACGCCTTTGTAAATGGAGCAATCAGAAAGATTGATACCGATGGCGATTGGCTTCTTCCTTTGGGATGGGTGCTCTTATGGCCCATGATGCTTCCGACGGTATTAATTCAAAAACTATATCAAAAAGTAGTTGAATAAGATATTTATACTAAAACGTAAATGGAATTATACAATTACAACGCAGAAATCATTAAAGTAATAGATGGCGATACGATTAAAGCTAAAATTGATTTGGGATTTTATATGACATGGGAAACGAATATACGTTTCTATGGTATAAATTCTGATGAACTTAAGTCGGAAGACCCTATTTTAAAAGAATCGGCCCAAAAGGCTAAGGCTTATCTTGAAACTATATTGAAACCCGGCGATAAAGTGAAAATATCCTCAAGAAATTTAGATAAATATAAACGTCCGATAGCAACTATATACAAAGATGGGTTAAACGTTAATGAGCAAATGATAGTTAATAAACACGCTAAACCATACATGATATGAAAACGCTTACCCATCGCCAACGAAAGGCTAAAAGTAGAAAACGTATGGCAAAAATATCCAAACGTATAAATAGAAAAAAGTAAAATGAATCCCTTTGAATAAAGGGATTTTGTTTTTTACGGAAATTTTCGTATCTTTGAGTAAATCAATCATTATGGATACGATGAATTTAGCTGAGAAAATACATACCGAGCCACATCTCGATAGAACCGATACGCGTGAGTTTATAAAAAATTTGAGTAAAATGGAATCAATGATAGAAAGTGGAGAAGAGTCAAGCAAATTATTTAGGTTGGAAGAAAAACTACATTCAATGACAACATTGCCCGTTACTAATAGTACATTTTATAAACCAGTAGAGGCCGGGTCGTTCCCAATAAGCAATTACATTTATACTGAAACCGGCAATGTTATAACACACTTCTTTGAAGCCGAATCGGATATGGATACCGGCTTCGATAGTGCAAAAGCATACGATGGATTAATAGCTAATGGTTACAATGTTATATTTTCAAAGGATTGTGCTATTGATAAAAAGCACTGGACAACTGAGTATATTTTAGAAAAGAAAACAAAATCGGGTTATATTGTAATATCACTCAGTCCAATTGAATACAAAAACACTAATCGAGTTGATAGAGATAATGGATATTGTTATGTACATTCTAATGGAGATGTTGCCGAATATCAAAAGGCAGTTGATATTATGAAATCAGCCTTCAGAAAGCTAAAGGTTAAAATTAACAATGTACATTTGGTTATGTCAACCCAACGTGGTTATACTACTGCACCATTTGAACTACCCCAAACTACATTGGATATTCAATTGAACTATGGGAAGGACTTCGTTCCAATCCATACAAAGATTATTACACAGTTAAACAAAACAAAAGGTAAAGGGCTGGTTCTACTGCATGGTGTACCTGGCACTGGAAAGACTCACTACCTTAAATATCTTGCTTCTAAGATAGAAGGTAAGCGTGTCCTATTTATTCCACCATACCTTGCGGACTTCATTACATCGCCGGAAATGACTCCGTTTCTTATTCAGAACTCGGACTCCGTTCTGTTTATCGAAGATGCGGAACGTGTTATTACCGATAGGAACACAAATGGTTCGACGGGTGTATCTAATATCCTAAACCTAACCGATGGTATTCTTTCTGACATTCTTAACATTCAGATTGTAGCAACATTCAATATGGATAAACGAAAAATTGATACGGCACTACTTCGTAAAGGTCGTTTGATTGCTGAACACAAATTTGATGCACTTCCTGCTGATGATGCACAAAATTTGATAAATCATTTGGGTATCAGTCATACGACTACTACACCAATGACCCTTACCGAAATTTATAATATAAACGAAGCAGAGTATAAGAGTGAAGAACCTACACGAATTGGATTCAAATATTGATTATGCTTACAATAGAAAACATCGGGAGTATTACCGACAGGATTAATCATAGTAATGTAGTAACTTCCGCAGTTCAAATAAAGGATGATTGTTATATTATTCTTTTTTATCTAAAAGGGCATAGGAATAAGTGGTATGAATTGAAATTGAGTAGAGCGCCAAACATAGATGAAACGTATAATGTATCTTGTGGTCTATGGCAGGATAAAATTTCTAAATCAGAATTATTATCACCGGATAAATTAGCAGGGGTTGTAAACACAATTGCTGAAATGATGCCGAATATATAAGATATGGGGAAGCTAACAATAAATGGAATACGTAAACTTAAATATTCCGAACTTTGGACAGAAAACTTATCTGTAATTGAGGTAGTAGAAATGGAACGTTCCTATGACATCTTTCTGAAATGGAAAGGCACACTATACAATGTATCGTTAATGCGTGATGTAGAAATAGCACCAGCTCTCTTTCTGCACCGTCACCCATACAAAATAAAATTGGGTACATTTATAGCAGGAAAGACCATAGTTCTAAATTATATGATATTAATGCACCGGCCGGAAGGTTTTATCACTTGCTTGGAAAAGTTTATGGAAGATTGTAGTAAATAGTAATATTCAAAAGTTTATGAAAACGCGAGTGATTATAGATGGTGTAGGAAAGATAGGACAATATTGGACGGATAATGTAATAGTGCAATTCTTAATAGAAGAAGATAAAGATTATGTGTTTAAAGTGGAGTATAAAAATGAGCATTACATTATACGAATGAATCGCTTTTCAACAAAGTTAGGACCATGGTGTATCGAGCCCCATACCTTCGAACCAACAATGCCCGCAAAAATAAGATTCAATGGATACAATGCAAATGATGCCAAAAAGTTAGCAGCACTTGATATCCAAACAAAAAACATATTAAACCCATATGCATTTGTTATCGCTATAAAAGAATATTTGGAATGGAATGTTGATCTGCCATTTTAATTTTGACACCAATGAAAAAGTTAATAACTATAAACAATCCACATAAACTGTTGGCACTGATGAACAGCATGAGAGGCGGTATAACGGTTGGGCCAATCATTGATGAACACGATTCATACAGAATGATATTCATGTCTAATAACAATAGGGAGACCATTGATTATGTATTGCGCATATATAGATTCATAGAAATGGATGTTGATACCGGCCACCCATGTATATGGTTACGGTTACTTACTAAACCGCAGATGCAACCTCAATTTGTGAGAGAATGGAAACTAGGATTGCACCTATTGAATGACCCATTTGAATTAGTAATGGATTTAATTAAAATGGATACGTCATACGATATCAATCCCAAATCCAAAGTGAAAACGGAATACGACCACCTCAATCTCTCTCGTAAGGTAGCCTTAAAAACATTAAAAAGACTTTAAAGGATATGAGCAATATATTGACTATAAATAATATAGAGAAGGCATGTCACGCCTGTCGAACATATGCACATGACAACTTTTACAATTTCCATTGCGGAGAAGATAGAGATTTCTATTGGATATACTTTGAATGTCGAACAAATGATGGGATTAAAATAAAAGAGTGTAGAGTAAACATAAGCAGGTATATACAGCATATAAGTCCAGATTCGATACGATGTGTTACGATAGGTTTCAATACAAATGAAATCGTAGATGGAAGTACAAATCCGATTGCTCATACACGTCGATTTAATATACCCATATCCAAATTAAAGAATTACGTCCGATTGGTATCTGAAATTTTAAATATGGCAGGAGTAGAGGACTACATTCCACGTGGAGTTTAATTTTGAAACCAATGAATAAGTTACTAAATATAAATAATCTAGAAAAAGTATTCCCTACTATTCCAGTCGAAGATGGACGTAATCGTAATGTGATTGTTTATCCGGATGAGTATAAATTGTTTTGGAGTGCGTATGATGATAAAGTATTAGGACAGTGGTGGCTTATAATAGATAGGATAATTCGTGTAGACCCATTTGATCATACTGATAATTGTCTAATTCGATTAGAATATAGAGACCGGGCGTTTACCGTTAAAAATCCACGCACTTGGTTAATGCCAATCGAATCATTGTATGCCCCCGATGTGTTGGGACATGTAATAAAGGGAATGATTGATGATGAGAATTTCATACCCATGTTTAGTGGGAGTACATCTGCTAGTATATCAACAATACTAAATGGACCGTTTACACCAAGACAGAGTGTATCCTCGCGGTATTCAAAAAAAATAGTTAATCCCGCGTATTATGGTAATATAAGTGGTAGTATGAATGTTACGAGTAGTGTAAATATACACCCCAATAGTTCATTGACACAAAATATATGAGTAAAAAGTTGACGATATTAAATGTAAGTAAAATACTTGACGAAGGTAAGACACTACTTCCTTTAACGTTTAATAACACCTGTACCCTCGAATGCGATACGTATTATTGGTTATACTTTGAAGAGGCAGATGATATGGGAACTGTAATCAAAAAACACGAACTTTTTATATTTCGGAATATACAAATAGATACAGCATCGGCATCCCACCCGATAAAGTATATCAATATCAAGCTAGCTACAACCGATGTATTATCAAAACTTCGTAATAGGAGAACATACCCTATAGCCTTACCATCATTAAAAGACCATTGGCCCATTACGGCTAACTTACTAACTATGGTGCGTCGTGAGGACCACATTCCGAAGATGAGAGTAAATTTGGGCAATACTAATCCAATAATGAATAATATCAGTCATAGTTTTTCAATATAAAGATATGAGTAAGAAAATAACCATATACAATAAAATGTATTTGATTAACATATTAGGTGGAATGTCGCACTATTATTTCGAAGATGATGACAAACTTTTAGATATTCGTTCAAAAACGACTGAGTTGGAATACGCATTTATTATGGAAAAGGTAAATGGACGGGTTTATATATTTTCTATTGATAGAGAACCGACCGATATAGATGGGATACCATGTGTGTATATTACTTTATCTATATTCAAAGAACAAAACCCCATTCTGAACTACCGATGGCCTATGGCTTTATTGAAACTAAAATATCCATACGATTTGATTGATGATATATGGAGTATGATAATAGACGATGATTACTATCCACAATGCAAAACATCAATCGAATACGATAAGAAATCCTTTTTGCGTAAACATCCCATATTAATAAATGTAATTAAATAAGTATGAGTAAAAAGCTGACCATATATAATATGGATAAATTGGTAAGTGCCATTTATTTTAAAATGGGTGACATGATATCACCACCTTTTTTCGGAAGTGACCAAGATAGATATTGGATAGCATTTAACGAATATACGGCAGAAGGTAAATACGCAAAGCAACATAGTTTAAACATAGAAAGGACCATATTGGTATCCCCAAGTGGCAAACCTTATATTAGAATGCGATTCACTACACATAATGTTGAGGATGGCCAATTGAATCCCTTACCTAAAATAAGAGAATTTAAAATGTACTTAACTACTTTAACCAAACCCAATCCATTAGCAGAAGTGATTGCAAGACTGGTTAAGCACGATGATTACCTACCAAATAGAATAAGTAAACAAATGTTATCATCTTATTGGTAAAATCAATTCGGAATACACTAATAAAAAAACTTATGAGTAATAGATTGACAATACATAATATAGATAAACTAGGACACATAATAAATGTAATATTAGGACCGGTAGTCAATCTAAAGATATACGAATCCGATGCCGCTCAATATTACATAATAATATTCGAATCCGAACCAACCGCAGCTGGAACTGTTGTAATGTATAAACTTTACATGAACAGAGAACCATTCTACTACTCCGATGGAACACGTTATGCAGGACTATCCATTTCCCATCACCGAATACACAACGGTGCGGCTCAACCACATACTTCTGTTTATAAGGAATGGAATATGCCGCTACACCATTTGGACACTCCGTTACCCCTGATATCGGAACTGTATCTACTGATGAGCGATGATGGATACATTCCGAAACTGGACCCAACATCTAACTATGCCCTACCCCTTCCATTCAAATCGCATATAATGACGGCATTCTCAACGCATACATTAGAACATACGATAGGGCTGAATGTGTTACGACCTTATTGGCAGCAGCGATTCGGAATACACTAATAATAATTCTATTAATAACCCCTCCAATCTATATAGTAATAGTAGTAGTAATAAGAAAAGAATACTCTCCCATATAATATAATACACATACAAGATACTCCCCCAATTATATGAGACTAACTATAAATAACCCACATAAGTTAATACTACATGATACCATCGGCATTCCCCTACCCACACTTACAATAACTCCTAACCGATACCAATGGATATCAGCATATCATGGTAGTAGCGGGGTTTGGTTGAACATAGCGATGAGCAGAATCTCCGCGGATGGGGGTTCTATGTACGAAATGGAAGTGGCAAGTAAAGATGGATACGTGATACCTTCGCGTACATTTATATTGAAACTATCCGAAATAACACCTGAAGGTATTAAGGGGATATTGGATAGACTCCTATAACCATGTTAAAACGAATCATCTCTATCAAAACGAATGTGATATTCCATAATCGTAGATAAAACAATTATGGTATCAAAGGATAGGGGATATGTAGCCAAAATCCCACCCACGTCGCCATCGCTGAAAAAAAATAAATATAAGGGATTGCCTCACATGAAAAATGAATATAAGGCCATGCCACAAAATGAATATAAAGGAATACATACCGGCCGAAGTGAATGGATGGGCCGTTTAGAAAATATTTAATGATTTGGATATAATGTTAGAAAATATTCAATGAAACATCGTGTTGAGTTAGAAAATATCTAACAAAAATCGCAAAGCGTTGATATTGAATACTTTATCTATACTATATGGATACCATACATAAGAGATTGAGGATCAATTGGTTATAAAAAACCTTGTAAGTCATTGATATTCAGGGAAGCATAAGCCGTTGATTATCAAGGGGCATTAGATAATTTCTAACAAAACCCCGAAAAATTTCGAAAACTTTTATCAAAAAGCCCATTGTAGTATGAAAAATAAGCCTTAACTTTGGGGAGTATCCCCAAATGAGGTGGTGATATGATAAAAAACTCTAATATGAAAGGTACGTTACAATTCCAAGATTTCCGCTTATCCACTTCTTCGCCTTCTATCCTTGAGAGGGCCGCTGCTAATCCGGTTAAAAACTTCGCGGGTTCAAAAATTCCGCAGCGTAAGGGCGGTAAGATATCCGCCACGGTTACGTTCAAACATTGGAATGGCCGTGTAACCACAATCGAATGTAAATCTAAGAGCGAGATTGTGAAGGCTCGCAAATTCTTTGATATGTTCCGTGATGAGGAACTGGGTATGCGTGACTTCATTCGTGAGTTCCCGACTAAAATGGGTGTGATTCCGAAAAAATTCCATTCCGAAATTCGTAAAGGTTTGAAGGAACTTTTCAACGTTCGGAATAAGGCTCAGGCCGATTGGATTATCGCTAACATCTAATCCACTCCCTTTCTTTCTCTATTACTATTACTATTATATAACATTATTAATTCCTGATTATGAGCACGAAAATGAATATTAAGAAAGCCATCCGCACTCTCCGCCTCGCAGATAATAACTTTGTACCCGATCGTTATTGGGTGTACGAAGTGAAAGTGGCTAAGGGAGTTGTTAAACGTTTCGTATCTATGAAAGATGCCAAAACATTCGTAAAGAATCAAACGGCTCTGGCCAAAACGTTCCTCGCCGCTAAAAGGGCACTCGCCGCTACTGCGTGAAGATAACCTTTAAAAAAGTAAATATGAATACCAACGAACAAATGTGGTTAGAGCTTATGGCCGTATGGGAATGTGTGGAGAATGAACAACCCGCTGAAGCACTCCGAAGGACTAAAGCGTTCCGATTCAGATGGAAGTGGAAACGTAAACGGCTTCCTCGCCTTGTTTTGAAAGAACTTCAGAGGGCTGAGATGTACGCTGGTGTTATGGTGTGGTTAGGTGGTAATCAATAACAATATAAAAATAATATATGAATATTCCAAAAAACATTCCGAATCGTTCCTCAAAGTATTTGTGTTCCTTTCCGATGTATGATGTGAAGGGTATCAATGAGTTCCGCGAAATGTTGAAGCGTGAGCATGGTGTAACCGCCGTCCAAATCCGTGGGAGGCACTCCAATCGTAAATCGGTATTAGGTGCAGGATGGAGAGCAGGTACTCAAAATGATATCCCTTGGAAACAAGCAGAATGGGTAGCGTTCTATGCGAGGTAACTATGAGTAAATATTGGAACGGTGCCCGATACGACACGGGCGAAAGAAAACACTACTACTTCCGTCGATTGAAACATATGCCGGAACGTTCAAAGTTCGGAAAGATTCATCGGAAGATGTGGATAGCTAAACAAATCAAATTAGGATGAGCATGAGGAAGAAACGAAGTGATAGAAACCACGTGATATACCTTATCACCAATACGATTAATAACAAACAATACATTGGTATTACAGTCGCTAAAGGTAGGGCATTCAAATGGTCAGCCATCAATCGTTTCCATAAGCATGTGAGCCGGGCCCGCATCGAATGGGAAAAGGACTGGCCGTTGTATCGTGATATGAGACGTTGGGATGGCGAGGAGAATGTAGTATATGAAGTGAACGTACTTCAGGTGGTACGTGGTAAAGCCGAAGCACACCGAATCGAAACTGAATTAATAAATACACTTAAACCTAAATTAAACGGTTAATTATGAATATCGAAAACATTGGTGGAATTCTGGGATTGATTAATGAAATGGATGAGCAACGTGTAAAGCTGGCGATGGTACTCGCTAACGTTATTACAGCCGATTCGCCGGATAGCACGGAATCGCTCGCTCTTCGGATGGCAACGGTTGCATCACTTGAGGACTTCATTGAGGAGCTCAACGATGAACCACAAAACAAACCGCTTCGCGAGTTTCTTCAAATGAAGATTGATGCCGCGTGGGAACGTGTTAATGAAATGACAGATGGCGGGTCACTTCGTGAAGTTATGAAACAAATGCGTGTGAATGCCAAAGAGAAGATTGCACGTATGAACGACGGGGATAGCATCCTCGGTGGAATTGATTTCTCCGATAACTAATCGGATGGTTCGGTCAGGTGGTGAAATAGGTAGACACACCAGCATCCGAGCTGGCAAAGGTAATAGTAAATAACTTTGTACAGGTTCGAATCCTGTCCTGACTACAAATAAAAATAAAAACATATGAGTGAAGATAAATCAAAAAAACAAACGTACATACGAAACACAAAGCGTGATGATATCATAGAGCTGAAAGCGCTTGAGATATTCAAACGAATAGATGATGGCATCATATCCTATGAGGCATTCGTTAAAGGATTCAAAGCAGGTTATCTGCTTGGACAAAGTGAAGCTGAAGATACAATAATCGTAATATAATATGGCAATAAAAGCTGAACAAATTTCTAAACACGGTAATACTAAACGTAGTGGTAAGTGGTATAAAAAGATGCGTAACCGCAAGATTCGCAGAGTGAAAGCTACCGAAATTCCCCACATCAAATACGATGGTTGGGCCGATTAATAAAAACAAATATAAATCTATATGACTAACTTTCTTCTGTTTCTAATCGTCCTCTTACTGATTGCTATCTCTAACCGAATTAATAGAAAATAATGAGTGAACTAATTTTACCAGCGGTGTTTATGGGGCTGTTATGGATTGCTACCTTCCGGCCGGCGGATGAAGACATTACATTCGAAGATATTGATAACGAAATAAAAAATAAATAAATGATAGAGTTTCTTAAAAGGTATGGATGGTCCATATGGCTCGGCTCATCTATGAGCATTGCTAACATCACCGTAATGAATTGGAAATGGTGGGTGATAATAATTCCGACAATCATACTCGTCGGAATGTATGGTGATTTCAGAAAAAACGAAAACAAATAAAAACAAATAAAATGGATAGTAAAAAGTACGATGTATTGCAGACGGTTATTGGACAACGTTTCACTGGTGAGGAAACCGAACAAGTAATGATTCTCGTTGATTCCCTATTGGATGAGGCATATAACGATGGTGCCGGCGAATCCGATGATGATGGTGGAATACTGCACGTAAGTAAAGAAACTTCCGATTTGCTTTATTCATTGGAGCTTGAAGATGAGAAAATGATTGAATTGGTTGATGCTATTTGGGAAGAAAAAGATATCTCTTGGCGTGAAGGATATGAAGCAGCATTAGATGGTGAAGCGAAGGTATCTCCTATGGATTAATAAATAAAAAAGTTACTATGAGTAAAGCAGTGAAAAAAACGACTACTAAAAAGCCCGCTACAAAGAAGGCTACCAAACCTGCGGCCAAAAAGACGGCCACTAAAAAGGCTGCTACGAAGAAGGCGGTCAAGCCGGCGGCTAAGAAGGCGGCCACTAAAAATGCTACGGCTAAGAAACCGGCAACTAAAAAGGCTGCTACTAAAAAGCCGGCCACTAAAAAGCCGGCGGTTAAGAAGCCGACGGCCAAAGCAGTAAGTTCTCGCCTTCCGCGTGGTTACAAAATCACAAAGGTAGTTCGTGAATTGAACTTGCCGGCGGATATTGGTGGTAAGGACTTCTATGAATTGTATGAAGTGACTGGACCGGGTGTTGATAAACCGCGTATGTTTATTTCAGATGAAACCGCCCGTGACTTCATTCGTAAAGCAGATAAGCTGGTTAGTGAAGTGAAAGCAATCGCCGGCAAAGGACACGCTCCCGTTGGTATGCGTGATGTAGTGCGGGGAACTGCCGATATAATGGCATCCGCTGAATTGGCCGATGTTGAATTGGGCCCGAAGTCCGACCGTAAGGAATCTAAAGTTATGTACTCGGATAGTGAGTAAATATAAAACTACCTGTGCCCTTGAGAAACTCGTATCAGTCCGAAAGGGCGAGGATAAGCAGGCCAGCTCCGAAATAAAAGGGTAAGAGAATAAGGAGCAAAACTAATAAATAAAAACAAACAAAAAACAAATAAAATGAAAGCAGACCAAGTTAAAATCGGAGCATGTATTAGAGTTATCGCAACCGTGGATGGATATCGTAAAGATATAAAATATAGTATTACACGTATAGATAGGTCGGATAATACTCTGAAAGCTGAATTGGCAGCTGTACCGGGAACAGAGAGTGGATGGTTGAAGTTTTCGCAGGTAGAGATTTGGGAGATGACCAAAGATGAACTTTTGAAGGATATTTCCGAAGCACAGGCACTCATTGAAGATAGGCATAGTATGCTTGCGTGGATGTCGATGACCGGCTCCGATGTGTTCAATGAAGATGAATTTAAGGTATGGCAGGTGCTGACGGCTATGGAAGATGAGAATATCAGCAAGATTGACAAAGTGAAACGAATTGCTCAAATGATTAAGGGTTAATTCTATTCTTATAATTAAAAACAAAAACTTAAATAAATAAAACAAAACAAATATGGCAAGGTTAAAAGCACTTCCTCAGGTCGGAGACATTGTACTTGTAAAGGCTAATTCAAACTCACACAGTTATACTATTGGTAAAAGGTATCGAGTCCTAGCCCATACCGGCGCCACCACATTTATGGCCGGAGACTTGGATGGAGTATGGAAAGGTAATAATCTGAAGTACAAAGATTGTGATCCAGGCACCGTAGATAAAGCCGCAATCGAATCCGAAATCCAAACGCTGACCGGAAGGATTAGCAAACTCAAAACTGATATTGAGCACAATCAATCCATTATTGCTTGGATGGACGAGACCGGTACGGATGTGTATGATGAAAACGAACATAAGGTTTGGCAGACACTTACTACAATTGAAAATGAATCAATGAGTAAGATGGACAAGGTAAGGGCCATCGCCGCTCTCTTGAAATAATCGAATTATGAAACGAAATCGGATTAAACAATTTATATACAACTTAAAAATCAAATTAAAAATGAGTAAGAAGCCAAAAGTAGGAGATATTATCGTAGTAACTGGAAATGAGGGATCTGCAAATTATACCATCGGAGAAAAATATCGTGTTAAAACCATTAAAGGTAAGGTACTAACGGCCGAGACGCTTGATGGATTATGGCAGGGTAATTGGCTCCAAGAATATGACGCTAAAGTAGTAGGTATCACTAGGGAAGATTACCAAAAGGAGATTGCCGAACATCAAGCCCAAATCGACGAGGCCAACGCCGTAATCGCTTGGATGGATGAAGCCGGTGTAACGGAATACGATGAAAATGAATTTAAGGTATGGCAGGCTCTCACTACAATCGAAAACGGCTCAATGAGTAAGTTGGATAAAGTGAAAGCAATCGCCGGATTACTGAAGTAATCGGCTGGTCGGTCGGATAGCTTATAATGAGGAAACGGTCATCTCATCCTATACGGTTTAGCGTTGCGGGTTCGAGTCCCGCTCCGACTGCAAAATGAATATAAAATGAAAAACGGATTATATTATCTGAATAAATTACCATATGCGGTACAGGTTAAGTATTTAAAAAATCTTGATAATGTCGGATCCATTTCTTTCTTTTTGCAAAGTAAATGTCGAAGTTTTGAAGTCTTTATGAAGCGTGGATTCGTTTGGAATAGCACACCCGAAGGCCGACAATATTGGAGTGATATACTATCAAAATACCGAATATAATGATGAAGGGAATAGATTGTTTGCTGCAGTTACCATATAAGATGCAAGTTCAGATATTAAAAAATATGGCCAATCAAGATATCAATATATCGGATAAATTGCTATATGGGTTTGATGATGTGGCGCATTTTATAATTGCTGGATTCGGATGGAATGATACACCGGAAGGACATCTATATTGGGTTAGAATGCATAGCAAATATCAAAAATTAAATAGTTAATAAAATGATAAAAGGTATAGATTGTTTAAAGATGCTATCGTATAAAGTCCAAGTTCAATTTTTGAAGAACTGTGCTTCACAAGGAAAAACTATATCCGATATTCTTTCATCCGAATTTGATAATGTAAGCGAATTTGTTAGTGGAAATTTCATTTGGGAGTCAACGCCGGAAGGAGGCGATTATTGGTTTGATATTGCCGAAATCTTTAGAATATGAAAAATGGTATTATAATAAGCTTCAGCCGTTACCGCCGGCCGGTGTGGAAGCGAGATGAATGGCACATCCTTCCGTATATTCAGCTTGTATATCATTCAGACCATTTTTTGGAAACTGGTGTTTATACTAAAGCGATTATATTATCTTACGGTTGGTTCAATCGGCAATGGACTTTGACAATACAATGTGGATATTAATTAAAGTATAAAAACATATATTATGAGAAAGCTAGGAGTAGAATGGCTGAGTAAATTAAGTAAAGAAGACCAAATCCTATTTTGTAAGAATAGAGTAAACCACAGAAATCGTGGAGAGGTTACAAAGCGCGGATTGACAATCGCGCAATATCTGATTCTTGAATATGATTCGTTTAGTCAGTTTATTGACCATGCATTTATGTGGGAAGATACCCCCGAAGGGCACGATTATTGGGATACGATTGCACATAAAGATAAATAAATATAAGATATGAAAGCGGTAGAATGGCTGGGTAAATTAAGTAAAGAGGACCAAATCCTATTTTGTAAGAATCGGGTTAATCACAAACGACCAAAAGATAAAGGGACTATAGCTACCTTTCTATCTTATGATTTTGACACGTTTGAATCTTTTATAGATGCCGGGTTTGTATGGCGTGATACACCGGAAGGACACGAATATTGGAATAAGATATATAATGCGCAATTGATATGAAAACCGGAGTAGAATGGTTGGCAACAATGCCATATAAACTGCAAGTATTGTTTCTGAAACGATTGTCCGAATGCGGGAAGTACATCGGACTGGAAAGCATCGCTGGATATTTAAATTATGAATTTACAGAGTTTCATGATTTTATATGTGGAGGGTTTACATGGTCAGATACAGCTGAAGGGCATGATTATTGGAGTCTTATCGCGAATGAAAGATATAAATAAATATAAGATATGAAGAAAGGACTAGAATGGTTGAAGATGATACCATATAAACTGCAAGTATTGTTTCTGAAACGATTGAGTGAAACGGAATCGTCAAAGCCGGATGATTATGGCCAACCCCATATCATATCGGAATACTTAAATCGTGATTTTAATTCGTTCTATTCGTTTATCAATGAATCGTTCACATGGGCCAAAACACCGGAAGGGCATCAGTATTGGGCGGGCGTTGCTATGCAGTTCGAATCTGACTAAATTAGAATAAATGTGGAATGATGAATATGATTATTGGTATAATGAGCAACCAATTTAATAAATAAAACAAATATAACAATGACAAAGCAAAACGCAATTGAATTAGTAAATGTAAGCCCCGCATCTATCTTTACGCGGGAAGATGTAGTGAAGATTATCAACGGTATTGATGATCTGCCGGCGGTAGATGAAATCGCAGATGTAGTAGAAGAAACACCAGATGATGAGGACAATCGGCTGATAACGTTTAAACGCGGAGCGTTCTTGAATGTATTGGTTGGTGTTATGCATGATGAATTTAATCGTATAGACCTTAGAAGAGAGGCAGAAGTTGAGTTGAGTATGGGGTACGATAGGCAAATCGAAATAGATAGTATCGACTATTCGTTTGATGATGTTATTGACCAAGTAAGAGCTGACGTTGAAGATTGGATTGATAACAATGCAAACCCCGCAAAAGCCTAAACTATGGATACACTATTTTATATTAAGCAAGACTCAAAAGGACGCTGTACAATCACCGCAGTAGATACAAATCAGCCGGTGACAGTAGATATGGATCTGGATGAAGCGGTAGCATTCCTCGATAAAATGCAACGAAACAAAGCAATGGCCCTTACGCCCGATGAGCCACGGCTATTCTATAATAGGGCAGAACATTAATTTGGAATATCGGAATAATTTTAGTATATTTATAAACATTTAACAAACAAAAAAAAAAGAAAGAAAATGAAAACAATCTTCGCAATCTTCGCAGTAGCATCTATGACCTTCGTATCATGTGGTCAATCAAGTGAAGCCGTAACCGCAACCGACACGGCAGTAGTAGTAATGGACACCACTGGTACAGACTCAGTTGTAGTTGACACCATTCTACCTGCCGGCGCTATTGCACAATGATGAAAGCCCGCTCGTTAATCGACCGGCAACGGACACGCTGTTACTTCCGATAACGGCAGTCCAATTTACTACAAGCGGTCGGACTATATTATTAGTTCGGCCGCTTTTTAATTTATATTTGTTATGCCTAAAATTTATCTTAACACAAAAATAGATAAAATAGGCCGCCGAAAGGCAGTAAGTATTGCCAATATGGCCCTGCGTTGGTGCAGACGTACACTCGGAACAAACAAAAGAAAGAAACACTTACCAAAATGGTACATACAAAAGTCCATAGACTTGGACTCGGACTATCATTATCACGGTGAATATGACCCAGTAGATAATGAAATTTACATCTATTGGGACACATTCGATACTGTGGCAGACCTAATAAGCACTTGTATTCACGAATGGACACACCAATTACAACCACTATTGACCAAATACGACCCTGATGCGGACTATGAAAGTAATCCCTATGAATTAGAAGCACGACAAAACGAATCATTGCACGGACCAGCTTGCTGGGACTATATTAAGAATAAACTAAATGGCAAGCCAGATGGTAACAGAGACTTACGCACTAAAAAAGCTAAAGGAAGCAGAAGTAGTTCTAATGAGAAAGATAAAAAGATTGCAGGACGGAAAGCCAAAATGGACGGCCTCAAAAGAACTGGACGAAGTAAGAGAGGCTATTCATATTCTCTCTTCGAATGGAATAGATGCAAAAGGCAGGCAATCAGAAGTAATATATTAATAAACAAAATAAATTTCGAATCAATTGAAATCGGATACAAATAAAGCGAAATTAAATATAATGCGAACGATAGAGCCAGATATCACCCTTTCCGAAGCAGAATGGATGAAGGAGTATAACATAGGTAAGACGGCACCCAAACCCGAAGCATTGGATACGGCAAGGGATATGATGCGACAATATAGTTATACCGATACTGGAGAGCTTAACCAAATGTATCTGGACATGATTAAGGATATGTGATATCCTACTACATATAACATGCTCCCATATAGGGATGAACCGCCGGCATAATACGCTGGCGGTATTCTTATGCCCACGATTTTCACTTGCGATTTTTATATTTATTTTCACCCCTTATATTCATTTGCACCGCTTATATTCATTTGCACCCCTTATATTTAATTTATATAAATCTAACACTTATATTCATTTGCACCCCTTATATTTACTTGAACCGAATTTCATGTAACTGGAAAAATAAATATAAATATAAACCGGGCCTAATCGGTGAAAATATTTCGGGTAATTTTTTCCCATATGGAAACACTTTTTGAAACAAAAGGTTTTTGGCTTCTATTCCCTTTCGGCTCACACCCCATCCGGGCTAAAATTTTTTTGGGGAGTAAAAAACCTATAAGGAAGATATTTATAGAAAACGCAAGGGATGATACGGCTTAAAGGATTGATACCAATTAGAATACTATGGGAGACCGGAGAGGGTTCGGCCAAACCATACGAGTACGATATGGTGTATTCGGGAGGCACTATGAAGGATTGGGAGTTTACCACCGATTCGGGTGTGCAATATACGATGACGATTAGCTTGAAACGTAAAACCGTATCGAAGGTGAAGAATACGGTTGAGTGGTATGTGGATTTCAGAATAGATACGGTTTCTGCAGGGGACCCGAAGATGAGTAGGTATGGAGATACAAACCGTGGTGAACTATACCGGGTAATGGCTACGATAGTTGCGATACTACGTGACGAAATTCGAAAGGACGGGGCGCCGGATACTATACGGTGGATTGCCGATGACCGCCGTACCCGGCTATATGGACAGTATATCAAAAGGGCGTTTCCCAAAGCCGTAACAAAGATTAGTGGTAACGAAGTGGTAATGAAATTAAAAGGATGAGAGAAGAAGAATATAAGAAGATAGCAAACGGCTTTGGGTGCACGGTCGGCCTCGCGACGTTCATTCCGTCCGGATTACGTATAAAAGAAGACCCAACCCGATACATACTACAAGCCATTGATATGGGTGTGTATCCAGCCATGCAAAGGAGGGTATTGACAGGTGAGTGGGGGCGGAAGGGCGAAACTGCACGCTACCGAGAAACATTAAAATGGTTAAGAAATGATAAGGCAAAATCCACAAAGGTATAGCCGGGTAGGTGATGAAGTGCTCGTGGCTGCCAATCCTCCGGCAGTAACCCCACTTGCCATCGGTCTTTCGCCGGAACGTGAACTCCTACCCCTATTGGAGGCAGATGGAATTATTGTGGAGTGCGCGGGGCGGCTGCTTGTTAGCCCGAAAACACTCGCGAGTCTTTCTGCTGCGCGAGAGGGCGGTGACCCACACTATTGGTACACCCGCAATGGCGAAGTAAAGACAGTATCCGGACTGGCTGCCCCTATGGGTGATGCCGTACCAATCATAAAGGTAGATGTTTCAGGTCTACAAGGGCTTGCGGCCCAACAGGAATTCGTTCTCCGTACCGCTGGGGTGACGGAAGTGGATTGGTCGTATGATGACCCTGGTCCGGTGCCAAAGGGGATTCTGGAGCAAATAAATTGGACTATTAGCCCATCTGCCGAAAGGCCCGCTGACAGGTGGAGGTTATCGGATTTGGGATTGGGTGCGGATTACTCCTACGCCACATTAAAGATTGCTCCACCGGCCGAGGGTGGCAGGATTGATTACAATGGAATTGCCGAAATAGTTAAGCGTGTGTCGGAACGTCTTGCCGACCTACGTGTAGATTTTAATCGTATTGGCGATATCTACTTTGATGGTGTACTACCCGAAGGTGTTGGGGAATCCGACCTGATTGTTTCCGCCATTACGGAAGTACCGCCGGCGCAAGGCCCCGACCCGAATCGCCAAAGGGTACGCAAGGAAACTCGTCTTGCGGGAGTGGATAGTGGACCAACCGAACGTGGCAATGCCGGTGCCGATGTGGTGACCGCCATTGGGGCTGCCGATTCTACTTCGGATACGACCCCACCGGCTGCCGAAGATACTGCTCCTGCCTCTCCGGTTGATGAGGGAGGTCGTCGTACTATTGTGGACCGTGCGGTTGGTGTTGCAAATACTGCAATTCGTTTTCTGGGCCTCACTACTCCGGTTGGGCTTATATTCCGCGGATTGCGTAAATTGTTTCGCCGATGAGAGCCTTAATTTGTATCCTTGTGTTGGCATGGTTGCTTTGGCGAGGATGGATAGTGATTGTGCCGATGGATTGGTTTAGACGATATATATCGGTTTGAAAAAATGTTGTAATCCTAACGACGAATTAATTCCCCCAACCCCCTTATATTTATTTGTATGATAAGACTGAAAGATTTATTGAGTGAGACAGTAACCGATGTGAAGTGGGTATCGAAAGCATATACATTTGCGTATTCACGTAAATTTCCATTTACACCAAAGATTGCAAAAATATTGAATGAAGGTAAACGTGTTCGGGCGTTTCACATTACAAGTATAAAAAAGTTAGACCAATTGGACTCACTTCAGGGTACTAAAAAGTCTATAAGTTGTATGACCCGCGTACCAAATGCATCTATGCGAGTAGATATACCCGGTATTTGGAACTCTGGCGTTATGTTTTATTTGGAGGGTACTTTATTAATTAAAGGCGATGATGATATAATGTCCGAACCAGATGAACAGGGTAGACGTTGGGCATCATTGATTGGTAATGTTTTTTTGGATTGGTGGGAGTTTCTTGAGCAGGATAGTAAATTAAAATCTATTTTAGATGATATAAACGGAGCTAAACTATTTAAATACTACACATCAGATAAATCTAAAAAGAATGTTAAAAATCGTGGTGAAATTTTAAGAAAATATGTAGAAAGGTATATACAGCTTGCTGAAAAGTTTGCTGAACAAAATAAAAGTGAATTGGCAGATGCATTTAATTTTGGGTTTGATGATAATCCTGATTCTTGGGATGAACTATTATTAAATGATATAAAATTGATAGATGTTATATGGGGTGCGGAACGGGATAGAAATAATATAATTGATAAAAATATCGTTAAGAACGTAAAATCTAAATTAAAGTCAATGGTGTCCGGCAAAGTTACAATTGCCGAAGATGATTCCGATATCAGAGTATTTGTGATGAAGGGTAGAATAAGAAGATAAACAAATAATTTTTAATTTCAAATATTTAATATAAAATAGGTTACTATGAATTGGTATGTAACAAGTACAGGGTATTCAAATTGGTCTAGTCCGAATCCATATTGGAATTGTATAAAAGTCATTTATGAATATAAAAGCCTTAGAAAAAATTGAAGGAGCGTGGATAAAGTATAATTGGGATTTCTTGAAAGAGCGTCAAACTATTCCATTCGGTGTATTGGTTTCCATAGTTGATATCATAGAAAGGTTTTATAAAAATAAATCGGCAAAGGAATTAGTTTTAATGAAAATACATGGATTGCCGGCTTACATAGTTGTACATCGCAATGATTACAAAGAACTATTGAGCTGGTTGCAAGAAAAATTTATAGAATTAGAAATGTTTGAAATATGTGCACGTATTCAATCAATTAAACAAAAAGTTGTATGAACAAAGTAGAAGAAATACTAAAATCATGGGCAATCCAATTAAGCCCAAATGATGAGCAAAACGAATTGGCGGCCAAACGTTTAGAAATTTGTAATAAATGCGAAAAGAAAAAGAAAAATTCGGTTGGCGTGTATGTGTGTTCCGAATGTGGCTGCGTTTTAAAATCAAAAGTTTTCACTCCCGCAGAAAAGGGGTGTCCATTAGGTAAATGGTAATGTATGATAACCGTCCCACAAACTCCAATAACTGATGCAAGTTTTAGAAAATGGAAGTGCTTCAAAATAGATGTAAAGGATGATGAATCAGGCGAAAACTATTGGTATTGGATTATACCATTAGTCGATGCCAGCGAAGAGGACTTTCTAAAGGTAGATGATTACTATCCACATATGTGGTCTTCCGAAAATGGTGAATTTATAGATGATGATGGAAATCACGTATATTCTATTTTTATGTTTGATGATGATCTTCCAGCATTAACTACCGAAGAAGAAGTGGAGATTATTTACCAAATACTTACCAAAAAAGAGCTATATCAATAATTTGGTTTTTTCAAAAATTTTTTGTATATTGTACTATAAAAAGTTATAAAATGAAAAAAACAGAAAAAGAGTTATTAGAGGCATACGAAGGATTTATAGGATTCGTAAAAAAAGTATTTAAAGGTGAGAGATTGGAACGATTGCTGTTCATGTACAGTGAATCCGAATTGGGAAAAGAGTTGGCGGTTGCACCTGCGAGTGGTAAATTACACTTTCACAATGCATATATCGGTGGATATGTAGACCATGTGATGAATGTTGCGAAAAACGCCTTTAAGATGAAAAAATTATTTGAAGATGGTGGTGGATTTGTGGATTTTACAGATGAAGAATTATTTTTTGCCGCACTACATCACGATTTAGGAAAGTTGGGAGATGGTGTTAACCCAAATTATTTGCCTCAAACTGATGAATGGGCACAAAGAAAGAAAAATGAATATTTTATACACAATCCAGAACTGCATTATCTTGATGTTACCCATCGCGCAGTTTGGTTACTAAACAAGTATGGTATCTCTTACACAGAAAAAGAAATGCTCGGAATCTTTTTGGCAGATGGACTTTATAATAAAGCAAATGAAAAATATTTTATAGTATACAACGAAGATTTTAGATTGAAAACCGAATTGCCATACATTATTCATTGGGCCGATCACATGTCTTGCAGACAAGAAAATTCTCAATGGAAAAATTCTTAAAGAATTAAATACTTATATAAAACGCACACTTCTATGAATTGGAAATCTTTTAATTTTGATTTTATTAAAATGAGTAAGAAGGAGTTTATGGATACCATTATCCTATATACTACAACATTACTTATCACTTTGGGAATGGTTTACCTGCTATTTCCTAATTTCGTAAAAGGGCTTACTGATGTAAGTACAATAAGAACAAATGTTTCTACGATTGACCAAAAAATAGATAGTGTAAAAACTGGACAAAACCTTTTGCATGAAAAGGTTGATGTCATTATAGAAAATCAATATAATTTTACGGGCTCTACACTTGATTCTATAAGACTATTAAATCAGAAAATTGATATTTTACAAAACGCAACTTATCAAAATAATAGGCTTGTTAATCAAAACTCGCGAGATTTACAAACTCTCAAACAATTGTATTACGAAAGGCAGTTAAATGATAATAACGGAAATAAGGTTTCATCTTTAGAGGGTTTGTTTAGAAAACAATAGTAAAGTTTTATTGGTTTATTGTTAACCATAAATTTATGGTTAACAATA